CAGGTGGTGCTCCGCCTCCACCAGCTCCTGGCGCTCCGGGTGGCGGCGGGGGTGATGGTGATAAAGAGGGCACAATCAAACTGCTGTCAGAGTTCTTTAACAATCTGAAAACCGGCCTGCCCATCAGTGTTGAGGAAGATCAAAAACAGAGCGAAAAGGTTCCAGACAAGGCACCAGAGAAAAAGTCTTGGATGAATTGGGATGATAATCTTGTTGTTAAGGCTCAAGATGCCACTCCTGCCGCTCCAGTTGCACCGCCTCCGCCAGAAGCTCCACCAGCAGCCCCAGAAGCTCCCGCTGCTGAGACGCCGGCTGCTGAGGCCACCCCACCAACAGATAACACTGATGACGTGATTGAGAACGCTCTTGGTGATGTGTCAATGGATGACATCATCAATCGTCTTGAGATGTTGGTTGGAGTATACAACAAGCGTGAGATTTCAAGACAGCTTGCCGTTCTAGATATCATGATGGACAAGCGTGGTTTGTCAGCATTCTTCCCGGCTTTGGGAGAGGCACAAGCCAAGGCACTGGAAGCAAACCAGTATATCGGAAGCCGTCTTGAGGGTGTTCTTACCAAGCTGAAGGGATCTGTACAAGCTCCAGAAGCTACAAATTGGATTAAAGACAACAAGCAAGAGGACACAAGTACAGCTGAGGTTCGTCAGAAATTGACTGAACAACAGGAAAAGGAAGAGCAGCGTAGGGAGATGAGGAAGCAAAAGGAACTAGAACCAAAGGCGGCACCAGCTCAGCCTGTGGGAGAGGTTGCTCCTGAAATACAAGAACCAGCAAGGGTAGAACAATCTCCAGCAATCCCAGTGAGGTAATTAGTGTCAATCCGTGATGTGCTTCTTGAAATAAAGCGTATTTCAACCGAGAATGGTTTGTCCGAGCCATTTGTGGTTGGAGGCTTGCCCAGAGACAAATTTCTGGACAGAGCACGCATGGTCAAAGACATAGACATAACCACAGGTGATGAGTCTGTAAAAAAACTTGCCGTATTGGTTGCCAATAGATACCAAGCACATCCGATACAGTTCGAGGACGGTCATCACCAGGTTGTTATTGGACAGGTGAGATTCGATTTCTCATCTAATTTCAATTCTCCAGATATTGAATACTTTTTGAACAGGGCTGGTGTAAAAGATCCAACGCCAATGCAGCAGGAGTTGTTTAGTAGGGATTTCACCTGCAACACTTTGATTGTTCCAATGAATCTTAGGAGTTTGAGCGATCCTACAGGTCTTGGTATTAATGATATCAAGAACAAGATATTGAGAACTCCTTTGCCACCACGAATCACTATGAGAGATGATCCTAGAAGGGTCATCAGGTCAATCTATTTGGCCACCAAGCTTGGATTTGAGGTTGAACAAGGTATTGTGGATTGGGCATTGAAAAACCAAGCTGCTATACATAAAGCTAGTAAACCAATGTATTCAAAGGGTAAATTGGCCGATGCCACTAGAGCAGATGTAGAGAAGACAATCAGGTTGATGACTGAGATGAATCTTTGGCATGTAGTAAGTATTCCGAAGATTTTAGAGGATGCTTATTTTCAGAGAGGAGTAGTAAAATGAGAGGAGAGGGATTGTGGCTAGTTTCGATGGCGCTAAAGAAGAAAGATCCAAGGGTGGATATGGATGTGAGGCCATCTCCAATTTTGTTCAAGAACTATGATTATACTGCTGAGGGGCCAAATGAAACAAGCCCTGGCGGAGGGTTATATCATGGAAGGATGGATCGTTTCAAGAGCGTGAAGGACTTTGTAAACAAGCGCAGGAAGGCAAACAAGAAGCTTAAGAAGTCTACCGCCGCTGATGATAGAGAGCCTTGGATGTATGAAGATGACTTTGATAAAGATTTGGCGGCCTCTATTCATGATATCAGCGTGTTTGTAAAAAACTGTCCAGAAACCTCACTTGAAGAAATTGGTGATATCATTGCAGACGAGGGATATCTAGATTATTTGTCAAAGCACAAATCATTACCAGACTATAAAGATGGCATTAGGTTAATAGAGGCTTTCCTAAACAGAAAGGGTCTGCTAAAATCTCAGAAGCTGGTTGATAAACTTGCCGCATTACTTGAACAGGTTGGAACAGAATACGAAGACGAAACACCATGAGAAAACTAGCTCTAATTCGCAAAAACACCAATGAAGAAAGGTGTCCATTTGGCTTGCCGATTCCATTCGGTTGCAAGCATGCTGGTAAATTTGTCGAAAACATGGCTCCGTTTTCATCTATGGGCAAAGAGGTTAGCGAAGATGAGAAAGATCAAATAGCAGATGCTAACGTAAGGCTTTTTGCTTGGGAGCTATCCAGAAGCCATGAGGAGCCTGAAAAATGTCCATATGCCACGGTTATCATGGACAACAAAGAGGCTGTAGAATGCAATTTTGAGGACACAGCTCCGGGCGTTCCAGCGGCAAATTTGGTTGGCGCTCCATTCTATTCACAAGTGTTTACAGGTAGTGGTGGCAGTGGTTTGTACAGCTATCCTGTTGGGTATTACGCAGACTACAACACAAGCAGAAACCTATTTTTTGGAATGTACTCTCTACAAGGCTCTGAAGAAAAGAACGAACGGATCAGGAAGATTGCTGATGAGTTTGCGGATAGCATATCAATAAACAGGAATAGGTAAGTGTATAGCTATATTGGTTCACGAGGCAGAAAATGAGTATACAGAAGCTTGCTGATGATTTTGATTCTCAAGATGTTGCTGGTCCTTTCAAAAAGGATCTTCTTAGGGGTTTGAAGCCTTTGATTGTTCATGAGGAAGAACCTGAAGAGGATATTGAAGAAAGGGATGATGACGTTGAGGTATCCGATGAGCCAGGAGAGGAGGGTGTAGTTTTCATCATTGATGACATACCAGGCGCTCCAGGCGCAGAGGCTATAGAGGTTGATGAGGGTGATAAGGACGTTGAGATTGATGAGTCAGAGATGCCAGAAGGCGATGAGTGGAAATGGGAAACCCCTACTTTCATTCCTTGGCTTCAGAAAATGATCAAGAACGTTCCTCAGCATACTGGATATGACACCACAGGTCTTGAGAAGGCCATCTCTTACTTTGAGAGCATTGATCGTGAAATCACAAAAGCTATGCGTACCGATTACAAGAACGAAATCAATTCTGCCCATGCTGAGAAGGCTAGAGAAGAGATTGAGAACGGACTTGAGCGTTTGATGGATCGTTTGGAGAAGGTACGCACTACCAAGTACAAGCGTCATGCAAAGAAAAAGAGCAAGTCTTGGACAGAGGAATATGGCATTGTAAAAGAGGCTGGAACAGCGAAAATCACAGGAATCACAGTAACTGTTCCGTTGTTGATTGCCAGGATTGCTCGTGTTTGCATCAATGGCATGGTTTCTGCCGGACACGATATTGAAGACATATTTGAGAAACAGGCGAAGGAATATAACCTTGATAAAAGGGAGCGCGCAGAGCTTGCGCAGCTTCTTGATGATATGGGTTATGCCGTAAGAATGGATCGTGGTTATCCGGTTGGAGAACACGTTGATACCACAAAGTCTGACAATTTTGACTGGGCTGCAAACTACCCTGGATAAGGAAAAACTATGAGACAAAACGGATTTTTTTACAGAGCTGACAGTGATGATGTATCACAACAGGACAAGGTTCAGGGTGATCCAAATGTATCTGATTGGCTTGTTAGATTTGCAGAAGAGCAAGATCTAAAGCAATCGTTGGCTGGTGGTAAAACCGCTGTAGAGGCGGCTAGGGAGCGTCAGCGTTCCATACTTGAGATGATGAGCAACATCATGGGAGGAAGCTCATCCAAGTTCAGCTCGGTTGAAGAGGTTGTAAAAGACTATCAGCGTCGTACTGGTCTTGACACCATATCACAGAAGAAAGCTTCTGATGAGCTTGGTTTTGCGGCCTCTTTGATCATTGAGGCCGGCAACAAGGACGGAAAGCCTCCGGTGGCCATTGGGGATTTGAAGAGCAAGATTCAGAAACTATGTGCTAAGTTGCATGGAGCCAAGGCAGCTGATGTATCTGTAACACTTGAAAAGGTTGGCGATAAGTTTGTTGCCTCCAGCAAGTGCAAAGGCAAGGTAAAGGGCAAGGCATGCCTCAGCAAGAAAGAAGCTTTGAATAGTTTGATTGAGAAGCTGAAGGGCATGATCAAGGCCAAGGGTTCTTCCGAGTCGAAGGAAGATGTTGCTGATGTTAAGAAACATCCAGTGCATCAAGCGCATCCAGCAGAGCCTATTCCAACCGAGAAGCCTGAAGCTCCTCCCGAGGGTAGCGAGGTTATTCCAGAGCGTGTTGGGGATTTGTTTGGAGAGGAGGAAATTCCTACTCTGTTTGATCAACCCGGAGAGGCACAGCCTTTTGGTAGTAGTACGTCTCTTGATGCAGCGGCCAGTGATTATGCAGCATTCTTGATGGCATACGGAAAAAAAAAATTCTGAGAACCGCCGAGGATGAACAAGAATATGCTCAAGAAGATGTCGATGACGCTAAACCGTCTGTTCTTAAATCGCATCCGGCGATTGATAATTTCGTCAACAACGTTGTTGATACTAACAAACACATTCAGATACCAGCCATTATACACTCGATTCTAGAGACATTTTCGCGTGATGGCGTTGGTCAGCAACACGTTTCTGACAAGAAATTCCTCAATTATCTGAACAAGATCCTAATCAAGAAGCGTCCACAAGACCACAACAGCACCCCTAACAACATAGGTCGTGGAGTGGGTATTGTGATTGAGATGGGTGGTAGAGAAGACTCAAATCGCAATCCTTTTGCTATCCTTGAGCCAACGCCATCTAAATAACAAACAAATTTGTGGCATTCTCCAGTATTTAGATATGCATATGAAAGCTGTGCATGTTTTTACTGGAGAATTTGATGAAGCAAGATAGTTTTGCCTCTTTGCTTGAGGCATACAGAGAAGGCGTCCTTTCAATGGACCCGGTCTTCTTTGTTGAGAATTTTTTAACTGTTGATGGCAAGTCGTTTGATTTGGGAACTGGATACAAGCCATTCAACGACATTTACAGATACATTGCCCTTCAAGCGGTTCAAGAAAACTCAAAGCCAATCGTAATGGTGAAGGGGCGTCAGGTTGGTGCCACCACCATGGCGGCGGCTTTGGAATGTTATTTCGTTGCATGTGGTCTGTTTGGAAATAACGGAAGACCACCAATGCGTATGATGCATTTGTTTCCTACATTATCTTTGGCTGCCGCTTATACCAAAGACAAACTAGATCCAATCATTGGTTCTGCCCGTCCAGTACCAGGCGCTCTAAAATCAAACGGACTTCTGAAGTCTTATATTGAAGCAAAACTAGACGCCTCCAATCCTGCCAACAACAACATGCACTTCAAGAAGTTCATGCACGGCAACCAGATTTGGATTGAGTCTACTGGTTTGGATGGTGACCGTATTCGTGGACGAACCTGCGATGCTGCTTTTTTTGATGAGTGTTTTCCGTACTCTCAAAATATAGAAACTGATGTTGGCAAAGTTAAAATTGGAAAACTGTACGACATGTTCAAAGATGGTAAAACTTTACCACTAGTTAAAACGTACAATGAGGATTTGGATCGGTTCGAATTAAAACGTATCACAAATGCATGGAAACGTGGTGAGCGTGATCTTGTAAAGATAATTTGTGGTAATAGAGAGGTGCTATGCACTAGCAATCATAGGTTTTTGACCACTGATGGTTGGAAACAGGCTAATGATATAGAGGTTGGAGAGTTGATAAAAACAACGCCAGCAGATGTTGGTCAATTATCAAAATCACTAAACGACGATCAAATACAGATTATTTTAGGATCATTCCTTGGTGATGGTCATTTGTCAAAACACGGCCTTAATAAATATAGGATAAGCGAAAGGCACGGAATATCTCAACAAAACTATTGTGCCTGGAAGGCTGATATGTTTGGGGTAAAGCCTAAGCTTGTAGAAAAAAATGGATATTCACAGAAACCTGCGTTATCTTTTGCAAGCAAGTTATTTGGTTTTAAAGCCGATTTCCCATCAGAAAAAAACACCTGTCCACAATGGATTTTAGATCAGCTTGATGAACGTGGTCTTGCTATATGGTTTATGGATGATGGTAGTACAAATAAACACATTGGTGGTGTTATAAATACATGCTCATTTGATGAAGAAACACAAATTAGGTTAGTAGCAAAACTAAAATCGTTTGGAATTGATTGTGAGTATAGGTTCTATAAATATAAAGGAAAGAAAAAAGAAGGTTACTATTCCATCTATCTTAACAAAACCGGTTATCGAAAGTTGTGCGACATTGTTCGTAAATATATTCATAGCGACTTGTATTACAAGGTATATGAGGCTTGCGATGAAACATCTTGTTATAAGTGGAATTCAAAGTTCAAACAACATGGTGTTATAACTGTTGTTGGTAAAGAGGTTGTAAACAAACCAGAATGTGTATATGATATTGAGGTTGAGGATAATCATAATTTCATAGTTACATCTGTAAAACATGCAAAAAATGGCGGTGGCCTGATCGCGCATAATTGCCAAGATATGTCTGATATTGCCATTGGTGCTGTTACCAAGATTCTGGCCCAATCAAAATACGGAGCAAGAGGCGAAGGTCTACAGGTATATTTCGGTACACCAAAGACAAAGGGCGGATCTTATTGGAAAATGTGGGAAGCATCTTGTCAAAACTACTACCACCTGCGTTGTGAGCATTGTGGAGAGTATTTCCCTCTGTATCGTCCAGACATCAACTGGGAAGATGTGTGGATTATTGGAACCACTGTAAGGTGCAGTTATTGTAAGCGAGATCAGGATAAAAACGAAGCTGTAGAACGTGGTAAGTGGGTTCCTCTAAACAACCCTGAAAATTCCGCGTTTGTTGGATATCATATCAACCAGCTGTTTATCCCTCACTTTACCAGGGAAACGATTGAGAAAACCAAGCCAGAGAACAACAAGACCAACACCGAGAGGGTGTACATGAACGAGGTTCTTGGTGAGTTTTTCGATGGTGATGGAGGAACCATTTCCGTTGAAGAGATTCGACAAAACTGTGCTGATAGGAATCGTAAACTATCAAAGAGCATTTCATCAGAGTCAAATCGAAAAGTGTATGCTGGTTTCGACTGGGGACAAAGAGCAGCGTTGGACCAAGCCACCGGAAGAAGGCAAGGAAAGTCATACAGCTGTGCGGTTATTCTTACAGCAGATGGCCCGAACATTTTCAACGTAGAGTTTGCCACCCGTCTTCTAAGCAACGATCCTCAAGAGAAAGTGGATGTTGTAGAGGAGATGTTCAGGCGCTACACGGTTACGCTTGGAGTGGGAGATATTGGTGACGCCTTTGACCTTACACACAAACTGCAAAACATCCATGGTGATAGGTTTCTGGCTAGCCGTTCATCTTTCCGCATCAACGGTAGAGTAAAGTATTCTGAAGACGAATTTCCAAAAGTAATCCTTTTTGAGAAGGATTATTACATTGGTGAAATGATAGGTCTTATGAAAGAGGGTAAGATTAAATTTCCGTTTGGAAGCTATGATCGTATTGGTTGGTTGGTAAAACATTGTGCCAGTATGGATACGAGGATTACGAGGGATAAGTCTGGTGAGCCGGTCAAAAGGTACGTCAAAGGAGATGGGCCAAACGACGGGCTCATGGCGCTTTTAAATGCGTATTTGGCTTGGAAATTTGATGTAACTCAAGGTTTCAAGATCAAGAGTCCGCAACAGATGCGGCATGACAGAGCAACCAATGTTCGGCAGATAGGTGCTATACTTGGTTATGTTCCGAAACTTTTTGGATCTAGGGGTTGATATATTAGGAATGTACTATGAGTAAAGGCGGCAATAAATCAAGAGCAGAACAATTGCTTGAGCAGAAGAAGACACTTCCTCCTGAATTATCTGATAGGATGGCACGTAGCGTAAGTGATTATAGGCGTGGCACTCTCGGAGAAGAGTTGGAATCTGGAATGTATAGGGAAAAAGGATCGTCTATGTATAAGGGTTCATCATCTCCTGATGAGGCAATGTTCAAGCCATCAATGCTTGGTATGATATCACACTCAAGCGGTGGTAAAAACATTTACAAGAAAGGTGATGGCAGCAGTTCAAATGTAGGGACTCAACCATCAAGCAGTTGGCGAGGATCGAACAACACAGACAGGCAAATACCAGAAGTATACTCGCCATTGTGGCTCAACTCGAACCTGAACCTTCCAAGAGACAGAACCACAATCAATGCCTGGAGCCGTTCGTTCTTTGCCCTGAATCCAATTGTTCATAATGCCATTACTCTTCACTCTACATACCCAATTGCCAAACTCAATATCAAGTGCAAAGACCCAGCGATAGAGAAGTTCTTTGCCCAGATGATTGATGAGATTGACCTCATGAATGTCTGTACAATGATTGCTCAGGAATACTACATTCTTGGCGAAGCATTTGTGTATGGTGAGTTGAATGAGGCTACAGGCAAATGGTCACGCCTCATGATATTGAACCCTGACTACATCAACGTTCAGCGTTCAGTTATAGCCGCTGAGCCAATCATCAGTTTGCGTCCAGACGAAAACCTGAAGCGTGTTGTGTTTGGTAACAAGCCAGCAGATATACAGCAGCGTAAACAGCTGGATCCTAGCATCATTGAGCATGTACGCAGGAATGAGAACATACCTCTCAACAACTTCTACGTATCCCATATTGCCAGAAGGATTTCGCCGTATGAGATTCGTGGAACTGGCATTATCGTAAGCGCTTTCAGACCACTCATGCTTTTTGATAAGTTGAGAGAGTGTAAGTATGCGCAGGCTGATAACATGATCAATCCTCTCACATTGGTGAAGATTGGTGATGCAGAATTCAAGCCAGGTCCAGCAGATCTTGAGCATTGGAGAAACGTATTCGAGGAAGGTGAGAGCGATAAGAATTTCAAGATATTTACACACAACTCAGTGACAGTTGAGCGTGTTGGTTATGGACAGGGTATTTATGATACGTCCAATGATATCACCCAGTTGATCAAGGAGATTTACATTGGGTTGATGGTGCCGTCTGTGATTATGGATGGCAGCGATACGACCTATGCCACAGGAAGCGTTGCGCTGGATGTTTTGAGACAGCGTTACATGCAGTTCAGAAACTACATGTCCAGCTGGCTAAGGAATAGAGTTTTTGCTCCAATATCACAGATCAACGATTTTTATGAGTATGTTGATGGCGAGAAGGTGCTGATTGTTCCAGAGGTTGATTGGAATCATATGTCATTGTTTGACATGGATACTTTCATTAACAACCTAATCAATCTATCTCAGGGTGAGGGTCCTGCCAAGAGAGTTTCTTTGCAAACGCTGTATAGAAGCATTGGTTTGGAATATGAAGAGGAGCAGCGTAAACTCAGATACGAAGCAATACAAGATGCTATACGTCAAAGAGAGCTGGCTTCATTGCAGAAGTACAGTTTGCATGAGTTGAAATCGCTTGGACCGAATGATGATATTGAGGAAGTTACACAAGAACCGGTGCCTGGTGAGAGTCCGTACATCTCTGGTGCTGGTGGGGCACCTCCGGGTGCTCCTGGTGGCGGCGGAGGCGGAGCACCACCTCCACCTCCGGGCCTTGGACCAATGCCAGGAGCACCTCCACCTCCTCCAATTGGTGGTGGCGGAAAGCCACCTGGACCATGATGATTTGGGTTTTACCCTTTATGGGTCCGGGCATATTTTGGCTTCTTGTTTAGAGATCGATCAGGAGACATATGACTTTTGAAAAAGAAGCGCAAAGCCGTTCAATCGTGAACAGGGTTATTGAGACCGTTAATCCTATAACCGGTGTTCGTACATGGTTGAGTGATGATTATGGTGCAGATTTGGAAGCTCTCGTTGCGCTTGATGATACCATCAGGTCAAATGCACTGGAGGATGAGCCCTCTATGCGCGAGGCTATACACAATGCACGCATGGCTATGAATAGCAGGCTTTACCCAGATGTTATCGCAAACGTTTGGGTTTTGCTGGCATTTGCAAGCCGTGTTATTGGACCCGTTGAACAGTTCAAGAGTCGTGGCACAGATGCTGTCAAGAAATTTTACGAAAAAACGGAACTTGGAAAAGATCAGTTTGCTCAGGTGCAAAAGGATTATGAAGCGTCTTTGCCAAACCAGCCACAGCACATTCAGGAGAAGTTTACACCAAAGCCAGCCCCAACCGCCACCACCACAACTCAACCATTGGCTGGGACATCTTTGGTACAACCTGCCGCTGGAAATCCGGCAGCATCTGGCATTCCTCCTCTTGGAGCCGCAGCTGTACTTGCAGAGCATGGCCTAATATCAAAGGCTGATTTGACAGATATGTGGTATGGTGCGAAAGAGATGCTGCCAACGTGGCGTGGTCTTGAGGGTGGTGTTCTGGAGAAGGCTTATGGTCTTCAGATGCAAGAACAACGTGAAAGTGCAAGACAAGCACTTGCCCTTGGTAATGAGGTTTTCAGAGGCTTGAAGAGAATGTTTCAGAAGATGGATTATGCCAGGGCAACCGGTATGGTTTCCAATTATCTGAAGGCGTATGATGCGTTCAAGCAGCAGTTAGTGGCCAAGTGGGGTGATTGGTATACACTCTATCAGGCACGTTTCATAAATGACATTCCTGCATTGGCAAAGGTTGATGTAAAGAACATTACCGCTGCCCCTCAACAGGCTGCCGGTGTTGCTTCTACTTTGGCATCATCGCCTGCTGGTGCTGGTGCTGGTGCTGCTGCAAGGGAAGCTCCTCCCGCTGGTGCAGCCGGTCCAACAGGTCCAACAGGGGCAACCGGTGTAACGGGAGTCACAGGGGCAACTGGAGCGGCAGCTAAGACCACCACCACCACCACAACTGGGGTAACAGGAGCCACAGGCGCCACAGGCGCCACAGGAGCCACCGGAGCAACGGGACCTACAGGCCCAGCAAAGGGAACATTCCCAGTTCCAAAATACCCACACCTTAGAAGTTTGAAGAACAAGGAGCAAAGGAAAACAGAGATTCATGGATTCGTATTGGAAGACAACATGGCACTTAGGGTGACTGTTGGTGAAGAAATAAAGCTCAAGGATTTTTTGGGCAAGTGGTTTGACTATGACACAGTAGAAAAAGCCGCAAAGATATCTGACGTAATCAATAAAGGAAGAGTGCTTGTTGATGGAAATATCGTTAGAGATCCTGAGTTAAAGCTACACACCGGTCAAAGAGTGATTGTGACCGAGCAAACAGTCCCAGAACCAAAAAAACCAAATGCCATATACTTTGCACTTGCTGCAACTAAGCCAACAGTAATAGAATCTCTAAAGGACTTTTTCAATAACGAGGTTGGTGATGATGTATTGAAGAAATACATTGAGAAGGGTTGGGTATCATTCACAAATGATAAAGGTGGTTTGGAGATAACAACCAAAACCAATCAGCCAGTTGGTGCTGGTAAGAGCATTACTGTTCGCATGTTGAGCAAGGAAGTTCCAAACAAATATCACGGAAAGGGATTCTCCACAGAGATGCGTGAAGATCTTTCTTCTGGAAGGGTATCAGATTCAGCGGCTCAGCCTGCTGCTGCCAAGGCTCCGGCGAAACGTGAAGCCGAACCCATTACAGGAAATGATGCCGACCTTCTCAGTATTGAACAAGACGATTTCATCCTAAAAGCAAAAAAGAACCTTGGAACGCTTAAAGATGTAATAAGCCGTTTGGGTGCTGACTACGATCCTTCACAGCCTTATGTACATTTTGTAAACGGTGTAGAATCTAAGAAACTAGACACACCAATCCCAATGGGTACAATGGTAAAGCTCTACCAGACAGTAATAGATCCTTCCCAAAGAAGGAATGCCAATCTTATCAAAGATAAGGTTAGTCTGTTTGATTTCTTGCTGAGTAAAGTTACTGTGACACCTGAAAACAAAGCCGCTGTAGAAGAAGGCATTCAGAAAATGATTTCTGGTGGTCAGGTTTATGTCAACAACAATGTTCAGAAAAACAATGTTGAATTGGAACCAGTCAAAGAAAATGGACTTGGCGGGGATGTTGTGGTTGTTGCAAAAGACGGAGCAGCTCCTAAAAACAAAATACCAGAAGGCGATAAAGAGTTCCTGGTTGGTGGAAAGGACAAAGGAACTGACATAGGTTCTTTCATATACGCAATGGTAACATCGATACCTTCATTTCAATCAATATCACCACGTTTGAAAACGCCATGGGTTGATGCTTTGTTGAGTTCTGGAAGGGTTTCTAACAAAGACGGCACAATCACAGATAAGGGTTATCAAGTACAAGAGGATGAGAAGATTACTGTCAAAGACTGGAAGGGTGCTTTGGATAACCTTAGACTCCAAATGGCTGGCGTTAGAAAAGGACGCGATGCAGGTGGAGAGGCCGCTTCAGAGAATCCAGAAGATTATGATTGGGATGAAACCGGAGAAGGCAGTTTTAACTTGGAAGAAGAAGGCACACAAACCGCAGGTGCTGAGCCAGCTGTCGGTGGCCCAGGTGGAAAGGAATATTTCAAGACCGTACATTTGCCACAGTTTTCTTCCTACACAGTAACAAAGAACACCAAGCTTAAAAAGCTTGTATCTCTTTGGTATGCGGATGATAAGGTTGGAGCGGCTGATATAAAGAGTGGTAACATTCTTGTTGGCGGCAATCCAGTCACAGAGCCCGGAACTGAAATTGCTAGTGGAAGCGTACTTACGTTGAAAGATGGTGATACGGATAAGCTAAAAGGCGAGCGTATGATGCTGTCTGAGGCAGTGGCTGATTACGTCAACAGCAGATACCCTGGCAGGTTTGCAGAAGCTGAAATAGATCAGTTGTTCTCTGCTGGAAAAGTAACAGTTGATGATAAGGATGTACAGCCTAATCTAAATGTAGATCCTCAGTCTTTGATTGAGGTTGATTTTACAGGACTAGACCTGCCAGCACCAGCGGAAGCTTCAACATCTACAGCTCAATCAACACCAGCGGCAGCACCAAAACCTGTGAAGGAAGCTCCAAAAGCAAAAGAGGCTCCGGCCCCAGCTCCAGCTGAGCCTCCAGCTCCTATTGAGGTTAATCCAAATACACCAACTTATACTCCAGATGGTAATGTCAAATTACAAACGGCTGTTGGTGCTTGGGGTATGAATTGGAAGACACCAATCAATGTCACTGAGGCAAAAGCTCTCATTGCTAGTGGAAGAGTTTATGTTGGTTCAGACAAGGTGACAGATCCAAGGTTCATGGTTGGTCCAGACAGCGTAATATCTCTGGATAAAACGCCAGCCGCTGATGTTCCTGCTGCTGCCGCCGATACCACCAAAGAGATAGTAACAAAAACCCTAAAGCCAGATGGTCAAGGTTTGTTGAATGCTATTCGTGCTAATGTCAAACCTCCAATGCCTGATAAGGAAATAGCACGTGCAATCAGAGACGGCAGGGTTACAGTTGATGGAAATGTTGTAACAAAACCTGGAACTGTTGTAAAGCCAGAAAATGTGATCAAAATTACAATGCCTATAACTGAGGCTCCGGAAAAGGCTAAGGAAACAGTTCCAACAGCAGAAGAAGCAACACCAGTAGCAGAAGAAAAGCCAGTTGAAACTGTAGAAGGCGGTGGTAACAAATTTGTTGTACCTTATTCTGGAACAACGGAAGACCATGCTTATGTCCCACCATCAGGCAGTTTAAAACATGCCCTTTCAGATTTCTTGAAGAAAAACGATATGGAAGAGGTAAATGTTGATGACTTGATTAGAAGCGGTCGTGTAAAGGTGACAACTATTGATAATGATAACATAAAAGAAATTCCGGCCGATGGACAATATATAACCAAGCCAAGTGATGAGATTTTGATTGAGAACCTGCCATCAGAACTAAAGCATGTAAAACTCACAGCCCAAACCGATACGACGCTCAAAACATTACTAGACGCCTTTGTGGCTAAGAAATCCTCTGGAGACGGTGCCTCGGCAGCTCTGTACAAACAGATTGATGTTGCAGCCTTGATAGAAAATGGCTTTGTATGGGTCAATGGTTCAGTTGTAAAAGAGCCTGATGCTCAAATAGCAAAGGAGTCTGTTGTAAAGATGTTCCATGACAATAGCATGCTAAGGTCAGCTGCAATGCGTATAGTGAACAGGATGATCAAGCAAGCAGAGGTAGCGTACGAGAACGGCGCGGTATACATTGCTAATACAATCCTGAAGAAAGCCGCTGATGTATGCGCAATGGTTGGAGACTATAGTAACGGTAACAAACTTCTGATTGCCGCTAACAAGTTGGTCAAAAATGGATAAAACAGGGAATGAAATCTCAAACTTTACCAATGATCTGGTCATCCTTCGTCAAGCCGCACTTGAGCTTCACAGGGATGAACCGGACTTGGTGCGCGTAGCTGGCATTGTCCAGAGAATACGCAATTGGTGGAAAGCCAGGTTTGATACAGATTTCATGAACAGGCAAAACGAGCTTCAGGGTAAGTATGAAGCTCTAAAGCCTTCCATGTCAGAGCTGATTACCAATCTGAATGCATTGGAGAACGGATTCAAAGACCAAGACCCAGATGCAGTGGCACAGCTTGTTGGCCCCATCAGATCAATACTTCCTCGTGTCATGTCTGAAATTTCCAAATTCAACAAGTCAATCAAAGACACTGATAATGCCGTACCAAGTGAAACTGTTACTCCAAAACCTCAACAAGAAGCAGAAAAAGGCGGTAAATTCATCCGTACAGTTACAAGAGAACAGGCTAATGATCCTGAGGTTCTGAAACAGCTAATCAGTCAGTTGGATAAAAATTTCGATGTTCCAATACGTGATGGCATATACAAAAAACTAACAGATTTCAATTGGTACAAGAGCTATAAGAAAATAGAAATAAGCACAGATGTCAAAAGGAACATCTGGGACAGGGTGGAGACAGCTCTACTAAATAGTCCATTAGCTTCAAACATATCAAGAGAAGATGCCGTTGAGATACTGAATTATGGATTCTCAACTATGATAGAGAATCTTGAAAAATCTATCTTGAACTTTGGTATAATCAACTCGTGTGCGCCAGCATTCCCAAGCGAGAACAGTAGCGTAAAAAACAGACCAGCCAATGAAATGAGGCTTGACATAAATGCGGGTGCTGTGGCTTTGCCCTCTTCAAAGTACAGCATATACATTGAATTCCCTCATGTCATTCTAATAGATCTTGGTACAGCAGAGAAGAAGATCAAGGCGCTGTCAATGGCTGCTGTAAACAACATAAGAGTATCAACACATTCAGATTTCAGAATACGAGAGACTCCGGTGACAACTGAAGCCTCGGCAGCGGAACCTGTAGCTGATCAGGCTACAACCGTTGCTGATCAGGCTACAACTGTCAATGCATCAGTCAACCCTGATAACATTCTTGTCAAGTTGGTGAAACGCCATTTGATTGCCTCTTCGCTACCTAAGACACGTGTACTGATAAAGTCAACAAACGAAGTTCCAAGAGAGTATCTTGTTAGATACATGAAGGTTTTGGGATCTGCGTTGAGGGAAGAGCTTGACGCAGAATCATCCGTTCATGATGGTGGAAGTCAATTGGTGGAAGTTGAGTCTGACATATACGGTAGTGATATTGCAGTAAAAGATGCAGCTTACGGAATTGCTTCTGGGGTATCTGATGCATTTGAGAAAGCCTTTGGATACGGTATCAAGGTTGCTATAGATATCGGAACATCATCTGAGCACGGTTTGATTTCTTCAGCGGTGCTTGATGAGAGTTTCAGGAAATTGGCTTTCGAGTCATGGAGCAGGAATGTCTGAGAGATTGATCAGGGAACTTGGCGATTTGTGCAAGGAAATACGGCTTTTGGGAGATAACCAATTGCTGGACATGGCTCTTTGCGCTTATGCCGCCGTTTCTGGATCTTCTCAAAAAACCAATGTTGATGTGAGTTATACATCTGTCATGCGCGAGCTTCGTAAGAAAAAAGACCTGGATGTTGTTAGAAAGTTTCAGAGGTCATTCAAGGATGCTTTTGAGAGGGCTTTGGATGAGGATGTGGAAGACCCAGCGAACGTTGCGTTGATGGTGGCCATGAAAGCCATCAAATATCGCAAGGAGGAGTGATATGCCTGCCAAATTTGCAGAGGTGGTGAAAGGCCTATTTCGTGGTGGTGCGCCTTCTAATGAGGACATCAACATGCTTCGTGACCTTTGGGGTGTGAACAAAATTGTCAGTCTTGATGGAGATGTAGCTGACAATATTGCGCCAACTGTTCGTGCCCTTGGGATGAAGCACGTTGTTTTAGACCTTGGGACCGGAGATGATCCAAGGGTTGAAACGCTGAAAAAGAAGATAGTTCCTTCATTGTTAGATGATGGTCCAACATATGTTCATTGCAAGCATGGCAAGGACAGAACCGGAATGGCTGTAGCTATGTTCCGTATTTTGACGGGATGGCCAATTGAGAAAGCCCTGGCCGAAGCTGCTAAGTTTGGAATGGGTAAGGGTATGCCAAAAGACGTTGGTAATACGTACTATGAGGCTGTGAGTTCTTTCAAGCCAAACCAGGATACCAATGATGCCGCTGATGTTGTAGATGCCGCAAGAGAAACACTGCAACACAATCCAGCTATTGATAATTCAGCTATATCTAATCCAAACCAGTGTAGTTTCAGTTTACCAACGGATGGTAATGCTCCAAGGATAAGCAGGTCAGCGGCGTTCCAGGCCATGTTGCGTGTCAATGCGTGGAATGCTCTTACTCCTAAAGTTTATTGTCAATGCAAACAAGAAGATAGATATAAGAAGCAGTTGTGGTTCTCTTCTCCACAGATGGCAAAGCAACACGCCAACAACAGCAAGCTTCCTTTGTTTTCCGCTGAGATCAGACAATCAGAAAGGGTTAGTGCGCCAATGCCAAGCACCAAGTCAAACAAGGCACTAGAGGACCATTGGTTATCTAAAGGAATGGATATCGTCAAATTCACTGATAATGTGTTTTTGGTATTAGTTCCAAACAATGCATTGGATGCAATGGTTGAGGAGGAGGCTGGCACATCCTCCCAAGACAAAAACGATATGATTGAAGTTGGAATAAGGGATAATTATCAGGGTGGAGGGGACAGTTATATTGGTAACCCTGGTGGTGGAGCGCCGATTAGTGGTGGGTTTGCCGGAACTACCTTCTTGCCGTTCTCTAATGGTTTGTAAGGAATATCTGAGCATATAGGAATAAGGGCACAACCATGATTGAGAGAAAAGCCTACGCAATTCAGATGAGCTTCGAAGTTCCCGACTCGGAAAAGAGACTTGCCGAGAAGGCGGAGGAGCGTTTTGAGGAATTGCTTTCAACAATGAAAGTGGCGATAGAGTATCTAGATCTTATTTATGGTCCATTCAAGAAACATGACAATCTTGATATGAAACTCATTATGCACTATAGAAAAACCTTCAGACAGTATCGTGATGCGGTTAAGAGAAGGTATGACAAAATAATAAAGATGGCATTCAAGTGTGTTATGTTGATGAATGAGTTTGCCAAAGACTTTGCAATCAAAGAGATTGTAAACTCTTTTCTTGCTATGGTCAAGGAACTAGAAAAATACATTAATATCTTCTTATCAATATTCTCGGATTTGAGTGATGCGGAGTTCAAAAACAAGTTGATATCAACAATTGACTCTATCCGCAAGACAAGCAACCAGATACGCCAGGTAGTGAATGATCGAATTTTGGATCATATAGATACGAATATCCTGGCAAAGAATTGGGCGAGTGATTTCTCTGACAAATATCAAGAGATAGTTGAGGAGAAGATTCCGCTAGTTATGCAGTTGTTTAGAGAGAGACAACAAGCACTGAGTGAAAGAAATTCTAACGAATGAGATGCGTATGATTATCAAGACAGGCGATGCACAAATTCTTGAGGTTGTTCCGGCGATAGAAGAAGAACAGCAGACCAAGAAAGCGAAGAACAAGATGCTTGGCCAGGCTTTGGAAAGGGCTAAAGACATTGTTGTTCAAAAACCAATTGACAAAAGGAATGGGAGCTAAAATATGACTCTAATCAAACTTGGAGAGGCTGTTCAGTTAGATCCTCGTTCTTTAAGATCCGTTGATGCTTTTGCTGGTGATGTTGATTTGGACATTGATGGAAAAATGTACAAGTTCGCTCAGCAGCTCAAGGTCATTGCACCACAGGCAAAGGACTTTTTGTACTTTACATGTGTGATGATGCATGCGGCTGAAGCGGCTCTTTTGAATGACGACGGATCGTTGAAAAAACACGCAGACGGCAGACCAGTATCTGCTGGCTGGGAAAACACACCCAATGGCGGTGTAAAATGGATATGTAGCGACCCAGGTATAAGGGCCTACAAGAACAACAATAACGACATATTCCCAGAGTTAGAGCTAAAGACAGCTTACAAGAAATGGGTGGGTCGTCCTCTGTGCCTCGATCATAAGTCAGATTCTGTTGACAAGATTCGAGGCGTTATTGTTGATACGGTATGGGATGACAAGCGCAAGAGAGTGATTGCTCTGTGTGCTTTGGACAAGAAGAACTACCCAGACCTAGCTGATAAAGTTTCCTCTGGTGTGGCCGCCAACGTATCTATGGGTACTGCGGTTGGTAGGGCCGTTTGCACCGAGGCTGGATGTCATCGTGTTGCAAGAACTGAAAAAGATTTCTGCGCACATATGAGAAGCAAGACATGCTACGGAGAAATAAATCTTGACCTTGCCCCAATAGAGTTGTCTTTGGTGGTTAATGGAGCGGATCCAAAAGCCAAGGTAAAGCATGTTATAGCACAAGACTTAGGTAAGGCAGCGGAGTTGCTGACAGACTATCTTAGCTTAAAAGAGTCTGCCAAGAAAGTATCTACGCAAGATCTGGCATCAATAAAAAGAGACCTTGCCCACCTGAGTGACAAGCTTGCACAGCTTGAAAATGGTGATGAAAATGATTCGGGCGTAGTTGAAGTGTCGAAGGCAACACGTACCCCAGCAAGTGTCAATATACATTCGACAGAAAAAACAGCATCGGAGGAAGATGAAATCCCACCGTATGCTTCTGAGTTACAGAAAGCAATTCTGCGAGCACATACAAAAATTGCATCTCTGCAAGACAACTTTAACAGACTTTCTTCAGTTTCGAAGAGCGAGGAACAAAACATGAGTACAAAACGCGCATATTATCAGGGAACCGTGGAGCCAAAGCCAGGCGATACCATGTACCAACCAGATCCGTTAGCCGATAAGGCGAGGCTGATGGACAAACACCTACATGGCCCAGGGGCTTTCCCTGACGTAGGCGATGTTGAGGGAATGTATCCGGGCATCACCCAGGATGACAAGGATCTCAAGAAGACCCTTCAGCGTTTGGCTGACGAAGAGGAGAGGGCAATGTTCCGTGAGGCAGCTCTCAAGAAAGCCAAGGAACAGCTGATGAAGCGTCATGCTTATATACAGGGCACCACAGAGCCAAATGCTGGCGGTGTAACTTACAAGCCAGATCCATTGGCTGATAAGGCTCGTGAAGAGGATAAGCACCTTGAGGGCGCTCCTCCATTCCCAGGTGTTGGCAAGGTTGACGGTCTCTATGATGATGACCTCGCTACAAAAGAGAAGCTTTCCCGTGCCGGTCTCAGGGCTAGATTTGAGAAGGTTGCATTCCCAGATGGTCGTTTGAATAAGGCCGCTTCTCGTTGGGAAGTATATGCTGGAAACAAGCTCGTTCTTGCTGCTACCGTTGATCAGATTACAAAGGGAAATGCCCGTCATCTGTATGAAGCTGTTGCCACCAAGCGTTTTGGTGAGAGTCTTTTGAGCAGAATCAAGACAGAAGGATTTCAGGCCACAGCCAACGCCATGTTGAAGAGCGCTGCGGATCCAGCCCCTGCCGCTGATCCTGCCGCTCCAGCTCCAGCCCCAGCAGCTCCTCCAGCGGGAGATGCGCCAGGTCTTGAGCCTCCAAAGGATGTTGACGCAGCTGCTCCGGCAAATGTTCCAGACATTGCAAAAGACATTCAGGATCTTGGAGATGAGCTTGTTCAGAAAGCGAATGATCTTGTTGAAGCTTCTGGATCGGTTGATAAGGATGCCAAGAATCTTGAAGGTGTACCAGAGGCCGGTGCAGATGAGTTCAAGGCTGCCGAGCAGGGTAAGCCACAGAAAGACGCCGCTCTTCAGAGCATGCGTAAGACTGTAAATGGTATGTTGCGTGATGGAATTCGTGAGACAGCGGGTAATCTGCTCAGTCATGCGAAGGAGCTTCATACAGCTCGTGAAGTATACTTGACAAGCTACGCTTCCATGTCCCCACAGCAACGTCAGTATTTGAATGCGCTCACAGTTGATGCTGTACAAGATGCTAGAGCGCTATTGGCAGAAACAACTAAACTCATGGGCGCTGTGATCAAGTACGCGTATGGTACGGCTGAGCTTGAGAAGCGCGCAGGAGCAAATTCACAAGGAGCGCTTATGAGCTATGCCGAAGACGATGAGAACGATGCAAAGAAGGGCAAGAACCCATTCGCCAAGAAGGATGAGGACGATAAGAAAGACGACGATGAGGATTCAAAGAAGTGCAAGGACGATGAGAACGATCTGAGTGATAGTGATATCAACGATCTCATGAAGAGCCTGAGCGATGAGGATGATTGCGGTTACATGGACGAGAATGATCTTGTTCCTCAAACCGCAAATAAGCCAGCTACCCCTCAGCCAGCAATACCACCAGGACAGGGCAAGCCAGCTCCAGGTCCAGCACCAACACCAGTTCCTGCACCAGCTCCAGCTCCACAGGATGAGGACGATTTGTTCAAGTTTGATGATGAGAATGATTTGTTTGCTGATGACGACGCTGACGCTGATGACAATGACTCTGTCAAGCTCGATGTAGACGATGCCGGCAAGATCGGAATTTCTACAGCGGCTGGACGTGCAGCTCTCCGTACCAAGATTGCAAAGGACGGACTACTCGGATTCAACGAGCTTAGTCAGCAGGCTCACCCACGTGGTAGCGCAGAGATCCCAGGCAAGCTTGACACGAAGCCATCCGTTGAGTCCAAGTTCCACGTGTTCAAGGACCTCAAGGAGCAGATGCTTGATCTGGCTCACATGCCACCAAAGGTTCGCAAGCAGGCTGAGGAGATTCAGCGCTTGATAACGGCCGGACAGCTCAAGGTTGCCGACGTTGGACAGCTTGCTTCCTTCGGTGTTGATCAGGCAGCTATTGCATTCTGGAAGGAGCTGTATGGTCAGGGCGATTCCAAGAGCAAGGAGTTCGCAAAGGAACTGACTTCTGAGCATGAGACTCAGAAGCGCGCTGAGGATGCCCGTATATACGAAGCCCGTGTAAAGCGTGCTTATGACCTGGCTTACGAGATGCGTGAGAGAGGAATGATTGAAGGCAGCCAGATGAAAGAGCAGGTTGACGAGATCATGAAGTGGAATGATGACGGATTCACCTCTGTAAAGAGAATGATTGGTCGTCAGCCAGTGGTCAAGCAGGCTTCTGTTCCGATGGTTGGTTTGCTTCACTCCGGTGATGTAATTCTCCCAGCTGCTGGTGCTTTCTCGGCATCCGGCGGAAATGGCGACGGTGATATCAAGAACTATTTCGACAGCTACTTCGCTAACAAGAAGTTCTAATACACCGAGCTAAGGAAAGGGTTGTGGGGACTGGCGGATAGCTAGTCCCCCAATCTTGATATCTTGAACAATAGGAGAATTTCAATGAAATTTGACATAGCTAATAACATGAACCAGATCCTTGGCAGCCAAGAATACCGTAAGGTTTTTGAGCGTCCAGCTTTGCAGAAAAAAGCATCTTCACAAGAGGCATCAGGCCTTGAGTCTTTGGCAGCCGAACTGTCCAAGATATCTGAGAAGCTTGACAATGCTGGTTTGGAAGAGGGTGCAAAAACAGCTCTTAAGGCAGTTGCAGCCATGATGAAAGAGGCCCGTTCCAAGAAGGCGTGGCAGGATGAATCTTCTGATGAGGGAGATGTCAAGATGCCAGCATGGAAACGTGACTTTTATTCAGACCCAAACAGGGTTGATTTCAAAGACCCAGAAGACATAGAGGTAGAACCACTTACTGAGGACGATCTTGACGGTGAAAAACTTCTCAGGATGGAGTTGAAGCCACGTGAACCAGAGGAACTTGATATTCCTGGTGATTCACTTGTGCAAATAACACCAAGAAAGCCAATTGATGATCCTGTTGGAGAGATGGTTGGCGAGCCACAGTTTGACATTGCGGATGTTGTTTGTGATGACGACGATGATGTTCCAACAAACAAGGCAGCTTTCTTGAAGGCAATCGACAAGGCAATTTACCGTCAGGCGTTTCTTGATGAGATAGAGCGCGCGATTTTGGTTGTTGAAGCTGCTGATAAAAAGAAGAAAGCAGATCCAAAGGCTGAGGTCAGGAATCGTCCAGCACCAGTGTTTGATGCCAAGCACCCAAAGGTAAAGGACAATAAGGACCACTTCCCAATTGATACGATTGGAAGGGCAAGGAATGCATTGGTCAGAAGTCATCAGTTTGATGGCGCACCTCCATGGTGGAAGGGTTCCTTGAAGGAGCTTCAGAACGCTGTGGCGAAAGCGGTACACGGCAAGTATCCGGCCATTGGAAAGGAAGACAAGAAGAAGTAATGCGGGCGCTTGAGCAGCTTATCAACAAAGGAAAATGATGAGAGATTTTTCACAGAGTTTAGAGAACGCGATGGCTGCAAATCTATCTGGGGCCAATGTAAAGTTGGCCTCAGAAGAGAGCGCTATCAATCATCTTGAGAAGGCTCATAACATCTTGATTAATGCTGGATTTGAAGAGTATGCCAGTGATGTTGGTAAGATTTTGTACTCATATGCTAGCATTGGGGATATAGAGGTGGAACTATGAGATGGAACAACCTTTCCGGTGATGAGATTTTTGAGGCAATGGAAAGGATTGGTTTATCAAAAGTTGCATCTGAAGATTCAGCTGATGACGAGGCGATAGTTTCGGCATTGGAAGAGTTGGACGCAGCGGCTCAGAGTTTTGAGGCTGCTGGATTAGTGAGACAGGCTAGGCAGGTTTCTGAACTTATGACAGTGGTAGCAGCAAAGAAAAAACCACCGGTAAAGAACAAGCCAGCAAAAAAAGGCGTAAGTGAAGAGGCCAAAAAGGTACTTAGGATGTTTGGTTTTTCTGATAAAGACCTTGAGGGCCATGAAACAGATTCAGACAACCTAAAATAAGGAGATACACATGAGCAGCTTGAAGAAAATCGCAATGATCGCCGCAAAGAAGGCAGCAATCGAAACCTATCGTTCCATCATGAAAATGGCCGAGAGAGCCAGGGATGAAGCGGGCCTTTTGCAGTATACAGCCGAAGAGCTTGGTCAGATGAGACCAAAGGGCGAGACTATGCAAATTGGAAATCCAATTGGTTATGGCTACATTGGAACTGAAAAATGGAACGTTTACGGCGCACCTTTGAACAAGGATAACGTAGCACTTCTTTACAAAGCAATGTAATATGCGATAGGTAATGTATGTCAAAGATCAAAAAGATAGCAATGATCGCAGCTAAAAAGGCTGCAATCGAAACATATCGCTCAATCATGAAACTGGCCGATGGTCTTTTTGAGGCTAAGCCAATACTTGATGTAAATAAACAACCTACTGGACATGTTGACGAGGATGAATTACTCTCATTCTTGAGAAACAACGGTGCCAAAAACGTTGCTGAAACTGTTCGTGGAGCAGATATGGGAACGGATGGCGAAAAGGTTCTGAAGGACCCGGCAACTCTTAAAAGAGAATGGGCCGGAGTAAAGGGTAAAATTGGTCCAAAGACCACAGCTATCATAATCCAGAGGGTATATGATAATACTGGCAACGAAGTAGATCCTGCCACAGGTAAAAATTATCCAAAGGTAGATCTCAAACAACCATAACCAACAAATAGCAACGTCGATAAAGCCCCGGCCTAAAATCCGGGGCTTTGTTGTTATATCTACCATTATAGCCTATAGGAGATAGCACAGATGACACTAAAAATAGTTCAAGTAGGTAACTCACTTCCAGTATCATACCCAGTTGATTCAAACGCAGAATTTGAGCCTGGAATGATTGCGCAATTCAAGTTATCAGGAAACCAGATTGTTGTTGGCGTAAGCGACGGACGCGCACCATTTGGCATTATAGACGATTACAAAACAAGGGCATTCTCAGCACCGTCCATTGATGAAGAAGTAATTGCCGTTGCCCCTGCTGTTATTGAGCAGGACGGAAGGCTGGTTACTGCCACCGATGTGAAATGGGAACTCAAAAATCCAAACGTAATTCCGCAAAGCTTCGTAACAAGCCCGGTTGATGTTCACTTGAATCCACGTAATGGAATCGTGACTTTCCCGGCAGGAACGCCATTGAACTTTGATGATAATGGTGATGGTCTTATGGATTCAATCAGAACGGTTGTAAGCTATACCTATCAGATTCCCAACATATCAGGAGATGACTCTACTCTGGCCAGCGGTAAGGTTACGATATGGTTCCAGAGAGGAATATTCCAGACTGATAAGTATGAGACAAATCAGAGGTATCCATTGAATGCTATTCTGTTTGTTTCTCCTAATGGTATGCTTACAACGGAACAGCCAAGCGAAGAACATCCTGGTGTTGCGATTGTGACCGGACCTCCAACAGCTTTGTTCAGCACCCTTGAATTTGAGTGGTTGTAATCTATGTTCAAGATAGTTGAATGTGCTTTTACACATCCAATAAGGATGCCAGTAAAACCAGGAATACGAATAAGTGCTGGGCACATAGTTAGAACTATTGATTACAAAAATCATGTTGTTGTTGATATTAGTGATGGGTATAGTTTTCTAGGAGTGGCCGGCAACAGGTGTAAGGGCGGGGCAGAAGTTGACTATGGGAATGTGGTCAAGATTTTCCCACAGCGCATGGTGTTGAGAATTGACAAGTATGACAAGAAGTACCCAATGGGAGCGGGAAGCTCGTTGTATGTTGGGTTCGATGGAATTCTGACTTCAAGGAAGCCGCATGAAAGAGCGGTTATTACTGCCAAGGTGATATCACCAGAAACAGAAGAGCGGAAGTTTATTGAGATCTTGTATTTGTGAAGATGCTGGTAACAGTGCATAAGTTCACATTCAATTGATACCTTGTTGGGTATGTTGTATAAAGGTGTTTCATGGTAATGGACGAAGTTTGGAAGGAATTTTTCACTGACCATCAGACCGCTCGCGCACTGGATAGCTCAGAGGTTTTCCGTGAATATGCGAGAGCTGAGTTAGCTCGTGATGAGTTGAGGAAGCGTGCCCAGGCTCAAAACAGCATGGACGCCAGAATCCAAGAGCTTAACGAGATAGAAGAGATGAATCGTAAAGTGGCTAGCGATCCTGCGCTTAAAGCGAAGCTTCGTCAGGCACGTGATTATCTTGAGGAGCATCCAGAGGCAGTGGCGGGTGTTGATCAAAACTTTGTTCGTGGACTGAGCCTACTTGACCTTGAGGACTAAAACATGAAGATTGGACTTGCAAAGCAATCATTTCAGAATCTATACGGCTCCGAGGTATATCGTGAGCTTGAGCGTCAAGCTGTGCGCAAAGGACACTTTGAGCCAACACCAGCGGAGCAGGTTAAGCTTGCATCCAATGAGCTTGCCATATCGAAGCGTGTGAATGCAGAGGTTGATCTGACACCTAGCAGTGACCTGTCACAGGACATTGCCAAGCTTGCCCATGCTCTTCGTCGCAAGGGATACGTCAAGCAAGCTGAGGATCTTGAATCAAACTTTGTGTTGTTCAAGCAGGCCGAGACAGCTTTGTACAATGTCAACAACGAGAGGGCTAAAGAGCTTATGGAGATGGCGCATTCCGATGGGGATGTGGACATTGTTGATGGTGGGGAGCTTGGGGAGATTGAGACAATTCAGAGCGCGGCGGATAAGATACTTGCCGTTGTGAACAAGAAGCCAACGGGGAAATTGGCTTCGATGGCAGCTCTGATTATGAAAAGGGGAGAGGTGCCAATTGGACCACCAACCGCTGAACAGGCAGCTGCTGCGACAACTACCGGAACTAAAGAGCGTTCCTTGAAGATTAACAAATCAGAACGAGAATGGTCACAAGAACTGGCAAAAGTGAATGCGGCTCTTGGTACCATAGCAGCGGCCATACCAGAACAGCCAATACCAATTAGCAACAGTCCTTTGGAATGGGATGAAGCTGCAACACAAAAGTTTAGTGTGTATAGTGGTATTAGACCTGATGTTGCAAAAAAAGGTGTTGATGCAATGAGGAAAGCCAATGCTTCTGGTGTTTTGGAACATGGTGGTTTTTCACTTAATGCACAGTATGTCAAATCTATTATCTATAAAGATCCAATGACTAATACTAATTTCATGGATTTTGTTAGGTTCCTTGGTGTTGACCCAAATTATTTTGGCGCCAATGGAGAAAAGGGTTGTTTTAGCTACTGGATGGAAGACCCAGGTGCGGTAGAGTTGATAAAAGGTATTTTGGACTGGAGTAACCCATTAGGAGTATACCAAAGGATATTTGGACAAGACGAGGTAAACAAATCTCCTAAGTCCATATACTACCAGACAAGAGTAGTGTATGGACAGCCAGGTTTTATACCTCGTGTTGAGGCTAATATACAAGCCCTAACCAGCGACATAATTGCAATATTCAACGGCATAATACAAGCTGCCTTTGGAGGCGATGGTGTAAATATAACCAAAGCACAGCAGATTATGAAATCTGATTTCGACAAGATTAGACAGTCTGTTTCAAAAGCATTGACACCAGATGTTGCAAACGAAAGTGGAAAATTCAACGTACAAAAAGCACAATCAGTCCTAAGTGAACTTGATAAAAACCAGAACATCATAACAAACAACAATGATGCTTTTGAGAGAATAAAGGCAACAGATACTGGTTTGGCTACCAAACTACAAGGCGCTATAGCTTCTTTTGGTAAGGTTTTGGAAAGTTCTGTGTCTAAAATGCGTGAGTTCAGTAAAGTCGGGGACGAAAATGTTGTGGCTTATATTGCAGAACTTAAACAGTGGCAAGATCTTTGGAAGCGTGTTGCTACCCACGCTGCGGCAACTGATGAAGAAAAAATGATTTCTAACAAGAACAAAGATGCAATTGATGATGCTTTGGCAGCAATTCAGACCGGAGATTTTGGCGAAATATCAGATGGTCTTGGGTTGAATATCAAGAACATGAAAGATTTGAACAATTACTTTGAGACAAGTATAAGGACGCCTGGTTTGGACAATTATTTGAAGGTTCTAGACAAAAAGGTGAAGTAATGAAAAAATTAGGAACACCAACAGTTACCAAATTGCCAGGTATGTCAGGAAAACAACAGGCCCCACAAGGTGGGGGCGGCGGTCCTGGCGCAGCTTCGACCAGAGGGGGCGGAGGCAGAAAAGCATCCGATGAGCAGAAAGACATAGTTCGTTCTATGCAAGTCCTCATGTTGAATTTGTCTACTGGTATACAAAACAAACTAGCTGACAAAATAAAGGCTGGCGCCGTGATAGCTGGTTTACCAAAAGGCAACAAGCTTACGGTTGATGGCCTGAAAGTAGAAGCTGGTAAAATCGGAAGGACATCTAGGAGTTTTGCAGGTGCCGCTCCAGAAGACGGATTGTGGTCAACCAATACCCAGCAAGCTCTTTTGACCATTAAAAACCTGGCAGCATCGGTTGGTGCTACTGACATTTCTATCAAAGAAGGTCCAACCTATGATAAGGGCACGGACAATGAAATAAAGCAAAATGCCGAGTATAACATCACAAACATCTCAAGACTTTTTCAGGTGTTTGGTCTTGATATACCACATGAGCTTCGTGGGTCTGGAATTGCCGTTGATAAGGTTGACTGGCTTCCTGATGTAATCAACGAGGATGGTCTAGAGAATTGGTGGACAGTTTGGCAGAAGGGTAAAGCCCTTATGATGCAAGACATCGATAGCATTGGTTCTTTCTATGCGTTTTTAGTTCCAAGCGGTCCAAAACTTGAAGGTGTTGATTGCAAGCCTCTTGAAGGATCTCCTCCACCGTCACAGGGCGGAAACCAAAGGTCTGCCCAACCAGACGAGAGAAAAGGAGGTCCTCAAAAACCAACCACACGCCCATATGAAAGTCACCTTCCAAATCAAACCGGACCACAACAAGCGCCTCCAACAAGTGGAGAAGGAAGTGTTGTTCCTGGTAGTGGTGGCGCTCTTCGTGGTGGGGCATCTGCAAGAGCTTCTTTAGATCAGAATAGCCTTGTCGCTCTAGCTGAGAAAATCAAGAGAGCCAGCATCATTCGTTTGGGTGATGAAGAGACTGAAAAAGATGCTCAGGAGATGGACGAAGAAGAAGCCGCTGACAATGCGTATTTCGACTCTGATGAAGACGAAACGCCAGGTGAAAAACCAGACACAAACCCATCAAGTGCTGCTGGTTTAGGCAACGCCATGAACTGGGACTCTGCTGATTTGTGTGTCAATCAGTTTGACCTTATCATCAGATGGCTGGCCACACGCGCCAACAGCATGTTGAACAAGCTCCTGTATCTTTCCAACCCAAGAGTTGGTAGGAATCATCCGGGCACCAATCAGCCTATCAATCCAAAAGACATTGAAGTTGCTCGCCGCTATGTAGACCAGACAAGAATGCTTTGGGCTCAGTGGCAGCGTGCAATGCCAGCTCTGATTGCATACATCAAAAAACTGGCTGAAAAAAATCCTGAACTTTGGCAGAAACCAAGGCTCAACCAGGCCATGTTCTCCAAAGCGGGAAGCATGGGTGGTGGAGAAGGAGGCGGCGGAATGTGGGGTCTCTATGGAGGTCCAGGTGGCGCCAACAGAAGAGGCGGCCGTTGGGGCAATAACAGAGGCGGTCAGAGAGGGGGCGGTGGTGGAAGCTACGGCGGAAGTCACTCTGGAGATGGCCCAATCGATCCATCAATGAGTTTCACAGACCTTATCCGCAAGGGATATGCGCTTCCAGAAGAGAACGCAAAGGACGTTGATAACCTCAATAACACCGAGGTTCGTATTGGTGATTGGCTTGGGGATATGAGTTGGCAAGCGTTGACACAACACTATCGTCTACAGAGCGAGACAGAGCTTGCTGAAGAAGCTAACGTCAGCCCTGAGAAGTTCCAGATTGTGGCCCGTAGGATTGGGGATATCATCAATGGTTTCTTCAAGATGTGGAGAAATTCAGAACCACCGCCAGATGAAGCCGAAGCAAAAGCACAGTCGGCAATGTTGGCAAGGTGGATGAGTGCAATTAGAAGTTCGTACAGAAATGCATCAAATTCAATGAGCCAAAGCTACTATGGAAGAAGGTTAGACCCAACCAAACAGCCACGTAGGTGGTAATATGACAACTGGAGAATTCAAACTAATCTCAGATTGTTTACTTTTGGAAAGAACACTGAAAGTCATTGCGGAGCTGGAGGCTGAAGAGAATGGCGGAGACATGGTCAAAAACGCATTTGACATGTCTTCGTTTTTCAGCGGTATATTGGGTACGATCAAAAACTCGGTAGCTGGACAGGCAGAGGGCCAGTCCCCATTGCACGTTGCTGTCAGGTTCTTGGCACCAGCGATGTTTTTCAGATTGAACCCAGTGCTTGGTATCCTTGTTACCATAGCACAATCACTTGGTTTTGATCTGGTTAGCATATTCGAGAAGATTGCAAATCCAATCATAGACATGCTAAAAAGCAACAAACCTATAAAACCAGAGGATGTAGATCAGTTAGGCAGGGCGGCAGCAGCCAGTCTTGGTGCAACAGCTTCAGAAGATCTGCTTGGACCACTTCGCAAACTGGATAAATACGGACTGAAAGTTGCCATAGCTGAGGGGGCCTTTTCTTCTGCTTGGGGTAAGGGTTTTTTGGGCACAAGCGGAGGTGTTCCATGGATGGGTCAAGGTCTATCTCCGTTACAAAGAATGTTTACATTCATGGCTCCTTCCGCTGGTAAAAACATACTAGTTGGATTCATCGTATCAGCTATCAAGACGGTTTTGATGTCTTGTGGTCTTTTGGCTGGTGTTGGTTTGGCGGCCGGTGCTGTTGGTTTGTTGATGCACGGAAACAAACCAGTTGCTGGGACAGTGACCCCGGCCCCCGGACACGCCCATGTTCCGGCTGGTGCTCCAAAACCAGGACAACCAGGGGCTCCAACCGTTCAACCATCTAGTTCTGCTGCCCATGCATTCAAATCCAAACCAGAAGAGTTTAGCCCACATGCACGAAGCTTAGGATATGGCGAGGGCGATGAATACTACGATGACAGAACCATTGATACAAATGGTATGACACCAGAGCAGATACTACAGACCTGGATTTTCAGCCAGTACCCACAACTAGGTCTTACGATAACCCAAGATCAGTTACCGGGAGTATTGAGGACGACACCGGAGTATACAACAGTAGTGAACAAGCTGCGCCAATATTGGACACCTGGCAGCGCATATCTTCGGATACCAGAAGAGCTTGGCGATTCTTCCAATGAGATTTTGGGACGTTTTATGCCGCAGGTTTTGAGAACCCTTCAAGCGAAGCCAGTTCAACCTAGCCAACAGCTATACGATTTTGAGCGACAATATCAGGAGAGCCCATGAGTTCATTTAGAAACACATCAGACATTTTTGAAGAGTATGCAAGAATTGCTATTGCTCATGGTCTTGTCTCTGAAGCCGAGGATGACAAGAACGATGCCAAGACAGAGAAGAATGATTCTCTGTCTGATGATGCGATAGCTATGTTGTATGGAGTTGAGCCAAAGAACTTTTATGGCAAGGACTCCATTCTTGAAGCCGCTCATCCAGATACATATGTGGTTGGACGTGCGTATGACCCAATGAATGCTGTTGTGGAAAATCTGCAAGAGCGTCAGAACATCATGAGTCAGATTGCTCTTAGAACACCTGATGGAACGGCCACACAAAAACGCTATGTTCAGGCCAGGTCTGATTTGATTAATTCTTTGGTAAGAGCTGGGTTTTTGATGGACAATAGGAATGAGTCATCTCTGATGAAGATGGCAGATTCCTGTGCGCTGCGTTTGAGTCAAGAAAAAAAAATGGTTAAAAACGCCAATCCATGGCTGATAGCTGCCGGAATAGCCACCGTTGTATCTGGTTTGATTGGGGCTTCTCTTTGGTTTACAAAAGGGTCCACCACAGTTCAGAATGTTTACGCCAATGCCGAGATGGTGAAGAAACAAGCGCAAACCGTTCAAGAGTCTTATTCCAAGGACATCTCTGACAGAATGGATGAGATTATGAAGCTTGCGGCAAATGCTTACAAGCAAGCCGAAGAAGCTAAGTCTATGGTTTCAAAGTACAAAATAGGAAAGAGCATATCAAAGAGCACTGTGCAAAACCTTAGTTCTGATATGATTTCAGATCCTGTTCAGAAGAAAGTGGCAGAGAGCATACTCACATCCTTGAAAGAGTATAACGCAAAACTAGAAGAGCTTGGCGGACCAAATGGCAAGATTATGGTTTGGGCAAAGACGATATTTTCGCTTGTTCCAAAGGCTGATATGTCAACCCAGGTAAGCAGTGATGAGTATGCAAAACTGAAAACGATTTGGGATCAGTTTACATCAAGCCCACAAGGAATATTGGTAAACCGTCTGATTGGAACTCAAAAGTTCTCAGAGATGGCTAATGATGCAATGAAGTACATCAGCGGAAATTTTGAGGGTCCAAAGACGCCAGAAAACGTTGAAGGCGGTTTGTTGGGTGCGGTAGAAAAAGAAAAGGTTTCTACCAAGTCTACAATTGGTACGTTGGAATCACTTCTTCCCGCTATACAGAATGTTGTTAGTAAAACAGTAGCGCAAAACATGATTAGCGCCCCGGCGTCCCCAGCAGCGCCAGCAAAACCAGGAAAATACATTCTCAGAGGAGACCCTGAGCCAGCCTCTCCAATAGGAAAGCCAACCGGACCTGGGGCACCAATTAGCTAAGGTTTTCAATGCCAGATCCAACCCCAGCAACACCATATCCAACAGTAATACCTACCGTTCCGGCGACACCAGCCCCAGCAACGGGTGGTGTTATTGTGCCTTCGCCTGGAGCTTCAACCATTCCGGTTGAGGATCCTGTTGTCAAAGAGTGGCAAAACTATCTGAAAACCGCACCGCTTGGTATTTCATATGCTGGTCCGGTTGATGGAAAATACAACCCAGAACTATTGACGGCGGCCAAAGCCCTTGAAGCAAAACTCAAAGAACAGGGCAAGCAAACTTCAATTGTTTCTTCTGATAAAATCACAGCGTCATCAGCCCAAGTAAAAACCGAAGTTGATCAACTGGCAGCCGCTCAGAAATCAGCACCTCCAAACATCAAGGTTTGGAAGGAATACGCCAAAAACCATGGTTATACTGGTAATGTAGATTCTCCAGATATTGATGCAAATTTCAAACAGACAATGCTGAATCTTGAAGGCAAGCTGTCTCATGACGTACCTTCTATTACTGGTATGTTGTGGCAGGGCAATGCACCTAATCCAAACCTTACACCGGCCCAATATGAAGAGGCTTTGAAACTTTTACAGACTGCTAAAGCAAAAGCCAAAAAAGCTTCGGTATATGAGTTTGTTGAGAAGCCAAATAGGTTTGTGGCGTTTACCAAGATGGCGCAACCAACTTTAGATGAGCTTGGTCCGCCGGTTGAGCCAAGCGATTTGGGATCAGCTGGTAAGAGAATACTAACACAAGACGATTCACAACAGTACAACGGAGACCCTGATACAGATCAAAATAGACCTGTGCATTCAGAAATTCCAGGCGCTGAGAAAAAACCAGAAGACGAGAATGAGGCAGAAAAAACGCCGTCTGATGGTGGTAGAGCGAATCAGAGAATGAAAGAGTTAACAAATTTGATGGAGCAAGCAAAAAAAAGTTGTATGATTCTATCACTATGGGGGCATACAATTTGTAACAGCTCATAATAAAGAGTTGTGTTTTGTAAGACCGCAAGATGTAAGTTGTTTGCGACCAACACTTAAGGGTGTTGAAACACACTAAAAAGGATAATCATGGCACTAGAACTTGTACAATCAGGCTTTCAGCCACTTGGTCAGTTTGATGGAGCGGACGATGTTTACTTGACCGTCAAGGGTGGCGAGGTAGCTACTATAATTGGCGTATCAAGGACAGGCACTGACCTTCGCACAGCTGACGTGGCAAACGACGGATACGTTGGAACGACCCGTCCAGCAGCTACCACAAATCTTACTTCCGGCAACCGTCCATTGTTCCTCGTGGACGATGGCATTGTTGGATACGGCACTCTGTTTGGTTCCGTCATTGGCGGAGTTGCCGGACAGATTACGACAGGCGCTCCACTCGGACCACACACAGCCGCTGCCTCTGGCAAGCTGACACTGTGGGACAAGCCAGGCACCTATGCGATTACGCTTGATGCAGTCGATACTACATCCGCAACCGGCTTGGTCCCAACCAACGCCACATTGCAGATTGGCGACGCTCTCTATGCAACAGCCACTGGTTTGGTAACTCCAAACAACGCTGTATCTTTCGAGAGCCCAGGCGCTTCGGCACCAAAGATTGGCCGTTTCCTCAACTTCGAGACCAACAAGGGTGGCGCACTCGTCACAACCCCAGTCAGCCTCGTAAGCGCTGCAAACAGCCCAGTAGGCCAGGGACAGCCACAGCTCTCCAGATTTGCCCGTGCGTTGATCTTCTTCAACCCACCTGTCTAAGTTAGAGAGTTTTTTTCCGAAGGATCGGAGGGGTTTAGCGGCCCCTCCTGATCGCCAGGGTTGTTGACAGAGTTGGCAACCTATAACCAAAAACAGGAGTCTACACATGTCTTTTTTTAATACACAGGGCACCGTAAATGCCACCAGTTTGAAGGATGCATTGAACACAATCGTTCGTTATGCATCGATCCTCGAAGAGGGACAGCCCTCCAACATGCAGCTTGCCGGACAGCCAAGCCTAAACAACGAGAAGCGTGATGAGCTGATTTCTCGTGCGATTCTGACACAGGAAGGAAAGATTGCCCTTGCCCAGGCCATGGCGAACCCAATCCGTTAAGTAACCGGCGGATGTAAAATTTAGCTATATGCTGGAACCTCCGAAAGCCTAATCACCGCAGCACTCAACAGGCCGACCACAGTAGGCGGCTTAAAACAAGCTAAGGTAACAGAATTAGGATGAAACGGACAATCAGCAGGAAAGGCAGACAAAATGGAAATGTATATAAAACAATATGAAGCTGGCCTTACAATAAAACAAATTGCAGAACTTAACGAAGTTTCTTTTGAAGCAGTTAGAAAAGCAATAAAAGGCAAAGTGAAATGGCGTAGAAATTACATTTCAGATTTTACCGAAGAGCAGAAACAAAAAGCTATAAAAATGTTTGATGATGGGCAAACGGTCAAAGAGATAGCAAAGTGGTTTGAGATATCACCACCAGCAATATCAAGACTCCTGATAGCAAACAATAGACAGCCTGATTCTTCTGCTAGAAGATATGAGATACTAAGAGCAACACCTCTAAATCTAATTCAAAAACAATTTATCGTTGGACATTTATTAGGCGATGGTTGTTTATATAGGGATGGAGAAAACTCACTGTTCAAAATATCACTCTCTCATAAAAAAGAACATGAACAATACTTCCACTGGAAAAGAACGATGTTAGATCCGTTCGTAAACACTTGGAGGGAAAATACAGATAAGAGAGGTAATTCGGTAATGTTAAATGCAACAACGATATGTCATCCAGAATTAAAGCAATTTGCTGACATGTTCTATACACAAGATAGAATAAAGGTTGTGCCAAAAAATCTTGATTTATTTTTGACACCACTTAGTTTAGCAGTTTGGATAATGGATGATGGCAATCTGAATAGCGGAGTAAATATGAGAATAGCCACAATGGGTTTCTCAAGTGAAGACCATATAAGATTGCAGGACTATCTAAGAAGTGTGTTTGATATAAGAAGTAAAATAATGGGTTTTAGTTATAAAGGTAAACAATACCAGCAAATAACAATAAACAAAGAAAACACTCAAAAGTTATCAAACATAGTTAGGCCGTATATAATTGATTGCATGAAATACAAGATAATGTCTGATTCCTCAACGACTGAATGCTAAACACTAACAAATAGTGATGTTACAGTCTGAACCATATAGAGATATATGGAGCCAAGCAGAAATGACTTGGCCGGCTTCCCTAGCCGTAACACTTTGCGCAACTTGGACTACCAGGGTATTGCGCGTCGTCTCTTGGTTGTTGACCCGCTCCCACAGGGCGTCAACCCAACCTACGAGCGTGATATTGACGTAGCTGCAACCGTTGTTTCCAGCAATGGAACCGGTGGTGAGAGCCGCGTATTCGGTGACCGTATCACCGTTCCAACGTTCGAGCTTTACTCCAACCCAACGGTTAGAATCTCTGAGGTTCGTCGTCGTCGTTTCAACGTCATTGACCGTGCAGTGCAGAAGGCCCGTCAGGAGCTGATGGCTCAGGAAGATGCAAACATCTTCGCAGCCATTGACGCTGCTGCTCAGGTTGAGAACGTTGTACAGGACATCGCTGACGGTGGTCTCCTCAAGCGTGACCTTGTTGAGATCAAGGCGCAGATTGATCGCTGGGACTTGGTAACGACCAAGTTCTTCATGAACATCAATGAGTTTACAGACATCCTCAACTGGGCATCCGGCGGCGGCCAGGGTCCAGGTGGTGGTGAAGTTGACCCAGTTACACAGCGTGAGATTCTCCAGACCGGCCTCTACGCCCACATCTGGGGCGCGGACATCATGGTCTCCAAGATTGTTCCATCGGGAACTGTCTACGGCGCAGCTGACCCAGAGTTCGTAGGTGTAATGCCAATCCGTCAGGACATCGAAGTTATCCCAGCTGACGAGCCAAAGCAACTTAAACTCGGGTGGGTGGTATCAGAAGAAATCGGAATCGGCATTGTCAACCCAAGAGGCACAGCCGTTTCCAGAAAGTCAACGCTGGTCGGATAATTGAACCAGTAACGGTTACATAACGGAAGGCGGGATTATTCCCGCCTTCTTTTTTCTTTGCGTGACCCTAAATAATTCTAATCGTTTTTAACTGATATATGGATCGGCATGAAAGAGCCAAGGATAGTTTGTGTGCTAGCGCAATCAGAACCAGAGTACGTTGGTAAAATGCCGCTTCGTTCTGATATAGTTGTTCTACCAGCTGATGATCCTAAATTACTGAAAAAAATTGGTTTTAGTGTTGAAGAGAAAATTGGTATTGGTGTTGTCAATCCAAGAGGCGTGGCTATAGCAAGCAAGATAACTGTTGTTGATGGAATATTGAACGAACACCCTCCGGCTTTGGTAATTCGTAAAGTTACTATTGTTGAATGATTGTCATGTTGCGTTGGTCGCGCACTGTATATTTAGGTATATTGGTGCGATTATACCAATGGTGATTGATAATGACAACAAATAGGCAAACTGTTATTGTTCCTGATGAAGTTACTTATCCAGACGGGTACGTTGTTACATATGACCTTGTAAGTCAGTCATTTGTACCTAAAGCCCCAATAACATCGTATGGTCCAACGGGTCCTACAGGGGCCACCGGTCCCATTGGCCTTGGGTATGCAGGGCTCACTTCAAATACTAGTTTTGCATCTAGTGATACCGGTACTAAGATTCTAACAACAAATCTATCTTCTATACAAACCTCATTTGGTGTTGGAACAAGAATTAGGGTTGCTTCAGCGGCAACACCAACAGATTTTGTTGAAGGCATCATTGCGTCTTTTGGCGGTTCGCTGTTGAGTTTCACCATAGATTACAATTCTGGTAGCGGAACACATACAGATTGGAACATAAGCGTAGCTGGACAAGTTGGATCTACAGGACCAACCGGAGCAACGGGACCAACTGGTGCGACCGGAGCAACAGGAGCAACGGGATATGGAAACTATGATTTGAACAATCTGTACCCAAATGTAATTCAAGATCCAACTGGGTTTGCTACAAGAACAACATCAAAAGTGACACTGGATGTTGGTAATAAAACCCTAATCATAGATCCTGTTGGTGGTTCAACGTTTGATTACTACATAATGGGTATCAAGTATACGGTTGGTACAAAATCGGTAGCTTGGACAGCTGTCGAAGGATCGCATTTCTTCTACCTAGACTCAAGTAGTAATCTGGTTCATACAACAGATCCAACGGTATGGGCGGCGTGCATTCTTGGAACTGCTGGGGCACCTGTTTGGTTTTTGGCCTGGGATAATACCAATAGCAAAATCCTAAGATCCATTGAAGAAAGGCACGGAACACAGTTGCCTGGTTCTATCCATTCTTATCTTCACACCTATTTGGGAACACAATGGAAAAGTGGTGGTGCGTTAGCAAACTTCACAATAAGCACTGGAGCTGCTGATTCGCACGCTCAATTTTCTGTTGATGACGTTGTGATAGCTGATGAGGATTTGCAGAGAAGCATTACAAATGCTGCATCACAAGTATTGTCAACAGTAGCTCAGTTGCCTGTTTTTTATCTATCTGGCACAATTGCTAGTCCTGTTTTTAGATTCAAAGAAGCTGATACATTCCCATTCATACAAAGTGGCTCAGCGGGATATACCGGAGCAAATGGTAGAATTGCGTATAACGAAAATACAGGTGCCAATTGGGTTTTGACAGAGGTTCCTGTAAACGACAATTACGTACTATCTCATATAATTGCAACACCAGCACCAGACGGCTACACACCGATTATGGCTGTGCTAGGACAGACGTTTTATACTACGCTGGCCAATGCAACAACGGGGGCAACTACTGAAGCAGGATCTCTTCAGGGTTTGGTGTCTTTGATGTCAACCGAGTATAAAATACTTGGAACGGTTATCTATCAAACAAATTCTGGATATGGAAACACAGTAAAAGCAAGAGTGGTTGCTCCGTCTACTGGTGGTAATTATGTTGATTTTAGAGCTTCCAAATTCAACAACTCCACTACACAAGGCGCTGCGGGACCAACCGGAATAGGGTATGCTGGATTTTCTTCTGCAACTTCTTTTGCATCAAATACGACAGGGCCAATTTCAATAACTACAAACTTCGCCAATACAGCAACAGCTTTTGCGGTTGGGGATAGAATAAGGGTGGCATCTCTCGCTACGCCGACAGATTTTGTCGAGGGTATAGTTACAGCGTTTTCTGGAACGTCGTTGACATTTACATCTGATTTGACATCAGGTTCTGGAACACATACTGATTGGGTTATTGGAATTGCTGGTCAACAGGGAACCACAGGACCAACAGGACCAACAGGTGCCACTGGGGCAACGGGAATTGGATACGCAGGTCTAACGTCATCCACATCTTTTGTAGCTTCTTCAGTTACGCCAGTAAGCCCGGCAACTATAACCACAAACCTAGCATCAACAGCGAGTGCATTTGCTGTAGGGGAGCGAGTACGAGTAGCCTCGGCCGGTACACCAGCAGATTACGCAGAAGGTCCAATTTCATCTTTCAGCGGCACTACCATGGTAATCACCTGGGATTTTGGTGCAGGATCTGGAAGTGCCCATACTGATTGGACTATTTCAGCAACCGGTGTGAGAGGTTCCACTGGACCTACTGGACCTACTGGACCTACTGGACCTACTGGGGCCACAGGCGCTACTGGCCCTTTGGTTCCATTATCAACAATCCTTGGTGTTGGTGATACAACAGATGGAAATGACATTTACCTAACAGGAACTGACAGGTTATTAACTGATGCCGGTTACCTTGCAAAATCAGGTGGTTCAATACGTTTAAATGGAAAAGACGGGATTCCAGGCCAAGATGGTTATTCTGTTTACATTCGTTCTGGAGACTCTATTGATGGGTACGCTGGTATCGCTATTACGTTATCTGCTGCCGTGTCTGGATCTTATGCTGGAGGGTTAAATCTATACACAGGAAATTTTGGTAGTTATGGTAAAGCGGCCAGTGCAAATATAAACAACGCATCTTCTGGACAGTCAGCGTATTGGTACATAACATCCGGAGGTTTTGGTAGTGATACAGATGCAGTATTCCAACTAGGATCATCTTCGGCTTCCAATTCCTATGGTTGGAAACTTGCTGGTGGAACATTTGGAGGATCTGGCAACGGAACAGGCGCAACGCTTGAAGCAAAAGCTGTAACATCATCATACGGATCAGAGATATACATTAGCACAGGCGGAACAACCGATGGTTATCCTGGTACGTCAATGTCGCTATGGAAAGCACAAAATGGTTTGAATGCCGGTGGTTTTAATCTATATACAGGCGATTTTGGAAGTTTTGGAAAAGCGGCATCAGCAGTTATAGACGGGGCATCTGCTACACAATCGGCATATTGGTTCTTGTCATCTGGAGGTTTTGGAACACATTCAGGATCCACTTTCCAATTGGGTCGTGCAATTTCTGCTTCCACTTTTGGTTGGTCTTTGGTTGGTGGAAATTACACGGGAATAAGCAACACCGGAGCTAGTTTCTCTGGATCGAGTGCGTTATCAACAAACGGATCAAACATTACACTAACGTCTGGAATATCTCCAGATGGGTATCCGTCAGCTACATTAAATATTTACGGTGGTAGAACAGCAACCAGAGATGGTTATGTTGGAATAAATTCCTGGCTTAAGATTGAAAGAAAGGCAGCCCCAACGGGTTTGGTAAACGTACTATATGCAAAATCTGCAACTAATGAACTGCATTGGATTGATAACGCAGGAACCGATAATATCATATCTCCACCTGTAAGCATGCCAACCGGAACAGCTGCTCAAGTTCTTCAATACAACAACTCTTCTGTTCTTACAGCGCAGTCGATGTTGTATGCGTCTTCGACAACGATTACAGCAGCGCCAACACTTGGGTTTATCAGAGGTGCAGGTAGCGATGTTATCATTGGTGCTAAAATTGGAGCAAACAACTTCAACGCACTGAGCCTTGATGCTGGAACTACATCACTGTGGCTGGGCTCTACTGCGGCAGCTGGTCCTACATATTTGAAACTAGGATCGCCAAGCAATGTACAATTGCAGGTTGGTAGTACCAATGCAATTCAGATTGATACATCGAACATAACCATGGTGGGAGCTGATGGAAATACAGGGGGAAGTATCTCTCTTAGTTCTGGCGCTAGCTCTTCCATGAACACAACCAAAGCATCTATTACAATTGTTCCTGCTAATAGCGGAACCACAGCAAATACAAATGGTCAGGTTGGAGTAACTGGCGCTATTGTACATGCACCAAACGTTTGTCAAAAACCAATGCCAGGAGATGGGTCTACGGCTTTTTGGTGGAAACTTGATGAGCTTGGTGCTGCTGGAGCTGTTCCAACTGCATGGGCAAGCTCAGGTACGCAAAACGTCAATTTGATAAAAGTGGGTGGAGCTGTAGCTGTTGCTCAAGGAATTCATGGTAACTGTTTATCTTTTACAGCGGCAAATGCTGCTGTAGTTTGGAACAACCTAAACCAGGCTATAAGTTCGGCGATTACGTTGTCGTTCTGGATCAATCCATCAACGTTTATTGCTAACACGTATTTTGTCACCAAAGACTACTGGTCAGAGTTTACCTATAGCAAAGGTGGTTTTTATGTTGGTTTTTCGAGCAGCGCAACTGATAACTGGACAATTTCTGTAACTGATAATGGTGGTGGAACACACACATATGCATCATCAAATTTCGCTGTTCGTAATTTGCCAATAGGAACCTGGAGTCATGTTGCTATTAGCGTGGATAGCGTTGCTTTGTCTGTGTATCTTAATGGTAAATTGATATACCGCACAACAACCGGATACACATTGGGTTCTAGTGGTGGTTGGCATCTTGGAGGTTTGTTGTGGGGTGATGGAACTGTAATGGCAAGCACCTGCTTCACTGGTTTGATTGATGATGTCAGGGTTGATAACACTGTCAGATCTTCAAAATACATTGCTGACCTGTACAACTCAGCTTTTGGAACAGCTCAAATATACGACGGAATTTACTCACCAGATGCAAGCACTTATCTCAGGTGGATTTTTAATGAAACCGGAACACCATGGAAACATTCTGGTTTCTATGGAGGCGCTCTTGATTTGACTGTTGGACAAGGAACTGTAGACGTTGCGCCTGGATTGTTTGTAAATTCTGTACGTACATCTATTGGGAGTTTGAAAACAGCTGATACATCTGTAAACCCAGGCAATACGTTCACTATATCTGCTTGGGTAAATCTGAGTGCATATTCTGTGGTCGATCAACTAGCCAACCTGTATAGTATCATAATATGTAAAAACTATAGACCTGTTACCGATCCTAATCCTTGGGCATCGCCATTTGCATCAATATACATAGCACTTACTGGTGCTATGGATGGCAGTTGGGAAATTAGATTGATTACAGGATCTGGTGTAGCGAACCTTTTTAGCATTGGTGGTGCAAATGTAATACCGCTGAACACTTGGTGTTTGATATCTCTTACATATGATGGGTCTATTGTAAAGGCTTATCTTAATGGAAATCTTGCGGCGAGTATGTCGGCCACCGGCAACGTTGACTATGGTACAAATGGCCCATGGATGGTTGGCGGAAGGCTGACCGGTGGTAACTGGGGTAGTAACGCTCAATACTTTGATGGTATGATTGATGATGTAAGGGTTGAGACAACTGTACGTTCAGAGGCTTATCTCAAAGCAATGTACCAGAAGGGTTTTGTTGGAATTACGTATGTTGATGTTCAGGGTAGGTTGGTATATCAATCACCAAACGGAAACATAACTGTACTTGGGGCTGGTTGAGGGTAATATGTCGAAAGGTATAAATAACGCAAAAATATACAGCGGAGAGTTTAGAACATCTATATACAGGAATGGAAGTGGTTCGGCAATTCCAGATGCTATAACCATACAATCAATCAACATGAAACAGTTACCAGTAGCGATTACTGATTTCTGTCATGTGTTTGTAGATTCGATCATCATGTTCAACATCTATCCTGGTGGCAGCACTGGTTCTGACGCTACCCATCACAACTTTGCAAGCTACTCTGGTGGTATGCAAAAAAGCGTAAAGCTGAACTATGATCCAATACTCCCATACCCTTTCTCAAAGAACAGCTCATTTTCGGCATCTCCAACCAAGTTCCTTACCTATAGGCAGGGAAACACAAGACTAGATCCTGATATGTCATTCCAGGTAAGAACAACATCTGGTACTGACCTTTCGATATGGAGTGCATACTATGCTGTGCCAGACCCTGCATTGACGTTTTCTTCAGCTAACATCAATGGTGAAACACAGTCACGCGTAGACTTTTGTAACATATGGGGAGTCGTTGGTATTGGTAATACGGAGATTACAAGGGCCGATCCTAATTCAATCAATGTCAATTGTGCTATGTTTGCAAATGCTGTAAATGGAAACGTCTCTGCACTGATAAACTATTCGTGTGTTTCTAGGATAGTGGTTGCTCAGCCAGATTTGTACGGGATAATATGAAAGCAAGAAAGATCGTTGTCATTTGCCCTTTCTCCAGACCTGAGTTTCAACAGAATGTTTTTGATAATTTCACACAGCAAACGTTCCACGGAAAAGAACTTGTTATTGTTGAGAATGGTGAGTCTGTTGGGAAATGGAAGCTACCAGCCACTCAGATTTTGAACTCTAACAAGCACCAAGCATCGGCAAAAAACACAGGCCTGCTCTATGTTGGCGAAAAGTTTCCAGACGCTTTGTGGACAACTTTCGATGATGATGACTACTACGGACCAGGGTACTTGGAAGAGCTAGCGGAAAATTCAGACAAGGCAGATGTAATTGGAAAAGCAAACATTTTCATGAAATCAAAAAGCGGAAAGCTTAGGTTCATAGACATCTGTAGAGAAAACGAATACTCAAATTACTTGTGGGGTTGTTCCATATCTTCGTGGGTAAAAGATATCAATTTCCCATACACAGGGGTATGGGGAGAGGATAACACTTGGCTTGATATCGCTGAATCAAAGGGTCTGAAAATTTACGCTACATCTAGGTATAATGCATACATAAATAGGTGCCACGAAAGGAACACCTGGAGAACAACAGATCAAAACATAGTTAACACAAGCAATAAAGTTGTTGAATATGAGTTTGATATAGATGTTATTAACAACAAAAAACAAGCTCAAGGCAAAGAACTTCAGAGATCTAATGCGTTTGATTTCTCTCATGTTGAGGAGCAATTTAATCTTTCTGATTTTGAGAAGTTCATTGACGGGCACATAGAAGGAGAGTTATGGCAAAGATCACATCACCAGTAACCAACACAGAAATACCAAGTGGATACTTTACCGTTACAGGAGAGATAGACGATGCTACAGAGGTAGTTGACGGATATGCGTGGTTGGTGATGGGACGCACTCATTATCATCATGTGATGTGGCCAAAGGCTAATGTCTCTGGAAATTTCAGTGAGTCAATTTTCGAAGGAGGGGATCCTGGCCCAATTATTTGCAGACTGATGGTAGTAACACCAAGCGTTCATGAGAGGTTTATGGATGTTTCTGTAACTGATGCCGGTTTGGAAATACCAGACTTCGTGCAGCTTGACTATGTAAATCTGACAAAAACTGGAGATTTAGCGCCAAAGCCATGATTGTTAGCTAGGCATTCTTCAGTATGAATATGACTCTGCATGAACGGTGAACCGCATGAAACTACCAATAGAAGCTAGAATTAAATTGCTTTGCAAGGTTGTGGGAGATTTCTACAAATACGCCCACACCAACGAGCAAATATTGCCGTCTTCTATTACCTATCGTGTAACAGCGCCTGAAGAAAGCACTTTGGTAAAACAAGCCGCCAGACAGGCTGCCTTTGAGTCTCTTAAAAATTCCACATCTAGTTCTGTACGCCAGGACAAGATTACCAAGCTGGCGTTTGATACGAGAAGAATTGATCAGGAGCATGATCGCAATCCTCGCCACAACCTACAATATTGGCACAGATCAGATCCGTTCATTGATGACGAAGACCAGAAGAAGCTTGATATCTTTGCTCGTCTTGGAAAAATCCTTGGGCAACTCAAGGATAAACTCGGAACGGACCCGCAGTGGTTTGAAAGCTATGTTCGTCAGCTACACGATAACGTCAATAGGATATTGAGGGTCAAGCAGGCTGACATGGATATTTTCAGGCCTCAGTTGGCTTATCTTGAACAGTTGGTTTATGCTAGATATAGATTGACTATGGAGAATCTTGAGAAATTCTCGGATGAGCAGTTGACGGAATCAATCCTGGCCAAGGATGAAAACCTAAACGGCAAGTCAAAGTTTCTCACCACGGTATCTAAAGATGAAAAACCTGCGGCGCTGATAAAAGACAGCTTGACCAAAACAACTCAAGATTCTATTGTCAATGCAATTTTCGGCGCTCCAAACTTGAGAAGGGATGGGGAAAGAACAGTGGAGAGGACAATCACAATTAAAATCGTTGACAGTGTTGTAGACTAAAAAGGAGCAAGATGCCACCCGTTGGTTTTGAGACATGGTTTCCGAAGCAATGTCCCACATCATTCGTGGTGAAAAACATCGCTCCAGGGAACAAAAGAGTTCACGTTTTTCACTATCCTATTGCTAACGGGATGGAGCGTGATCTCATGGCCATTCCCTACGTTTCTGAGGCTGATATTCGTCATTCTTTGTTAAAGGGTGAGCTGTATACGAAGCTTCTGTGCCGTGATATTAGAGTAACAGAAAGCAACATTGACCTTATTCAATTTGATGCGTGTCACAAAAACTTCCTGCAACAGGCCGGTATAACGATTGGCCTTGATTGTGGTGGTAGCGGATCTAACGTTAGGTATTTGTTCAGGCAGAATGTACCATTAATTGGACCTTTAAATAACGCCAATAGGGTGTTCATGGTGCCTTACCAAGAGAAGTTTTTGAACAACAATTTTGATGGTAATGATTTTCGTATAATAGTTGAGCATAACGGAAGGAGGTTGATTGAGAACGTTGATTACACTGTTCTTGAGTCTACCCCTGGTTCTGGATATGACTTAATACGAATGGATTCTTTTGTACCAAATACAAGAAGTCATTTGATTGCTGACTACGTAATCGAAAACAGCATCTAAGGAGACAATATGGCATCACGTCAAAACGCACTTGATCAAGAACTAGACATTGCTGGTTCACAACTACAATCATCAACAATGGTTTTGGCTGATGAGCCAAATCTTTTGGGATCTCCGGTTACTGGACAAACTGGCGCAGCTGGAACAATTACGGCTGCCTCTGGCGGTATCAGTACAATGGATGGTCTTACCGGTATGACCGCTGATTCTGTTGGCAAATTCCTGACAGTTTCTGGAGCAGCTAATGCAGGAAATAACGGAACGTTTTTGATAGTTGCGTATAACTCTGCAACATCAGTAGACATAGCAAACGTTTCTGGTGTATTTCCAGATGCGAATACAGGGGCTTTGGTATGGACTGAACGCAATCCATATTCTTTGCTTGATGACTTGAATTATGAGCGTACAGACCGCGCTGCTATCAAAGGTGTTGCGTATTCTGCGGCAATTCCTACATACACACGTCCAACCGCTACAGGAACACCAGTACCAGCAAACCTGTCAAATATAGCTGGTAAAACAACTGATGCTCAGGCCATTGTTGCCAATCGCAAATTTGAAGACCTTACAATTAATCTTGGTGACACTTATATCACACTAAGTGATACCGGAAACCTGAAACACGCTGATGCAATAGATAGAACAGGCGTACCAATCTGGGACGGTGCTGACGCTGGTAATTGGGAGGCAACATACTGTGAAATCGCATCTCAGCAAGAACAGGAGTTGTTGGTTGTTGGAGGTCCATATGACGGATACAGAATCTTTGGACGTTCAAGGGCGGGGGCTTCTACATCTCCAAACTCTGTTGAGGTAGAGTTCTTCTGTGTAAGGCGCGGAGATCCTGTCTCTACAGCTGTTGCTTACACATGGGATGGTTACCAGCCAACTTCGGTTGATATCTACTACCCATACCGTACACGACTTGACCAGATGTCAGAAACGGCAATGCGCGTTCTTTTGGTCAATGGTTTGGTGAGCGATGCTGTTACAACAGAGCTGAATAACATCTATTCAACATTGGGCACAAATTCCACATCAACAAGCTTGGCAGGATTGTTGACCAATCTTGGAGCGTATTACCCATTCTATAACCTACCTGACGCATCTCCGTCTGTGGTTGAGGCTTTAAACACTTTGAACGAGCAGATTGGAAACCGTGATTACACCGGACCAATACTCACTGACGGATATACCATTACACAGTCTCTGCAGCAACTTGCTAATGCTATTTCTGGAGCAACATCACAGAGGTACATTGAAAGGCTGGCGGCTTCGATTACAGCAAACACTGCACACACCCTACCAGGTGGTTTGACATATACACCAGATGGAACGAACAATGGTAAAAATATGTGGGTGTTTACGAGAGGTTTGTTGAGAGATCCGGGCCCAGTAAGCAGTGGAAATGACTACGCTGAAACAAGCTCAACACAGATAACTTTCTATTCCAAGCTTAATGCTGGCGATCACATAAACTACATCGTATACATCTGATATATGATAGGTTGTGCAGAAAGTTGATCTAACATTCACAGAAATAGAACATCCAAGTTTCTGGTGCGATTCAGGACACAGACCACCAGAAACTTGGGGTAAAGATCAGAAACCCACTCGCTTTTTCCGAGCTTCTGGAAAGGCCGGTGGGGTTTTCTGTGAGTGTTGTATGATTGTTGCTAATTACGTATCTGACAGACAAAGGAAAGAAAATGGCATATAATGAAGACTTGATAAATTTGAAGAAAAGAGTTGCAGATCTTATATCAGAAGGGATAATCAACCCAAACAGCAAAGATATATATGAGTCAACTTTGATTCAGGTTATGAATGACGCTGAGAGGAATCGTCAAACATGTATGACGAGTGCTGAGAATTTGAAGCGTCAGGCCGCTATTCTTGAAGGACAGGCTGGTGGTTTCGCCTCTGTTAGCAGTTTGATTATAGCTGTTCTAAATGGATTCGTAGCCATTGCTGAAAAAAATAAGAACGAACTGCGTGAGCGCGAAGCTGAGCGTAAAGCCAATGAAGAAGAGGTATCTGCGGCGGTGTTAGAAGAGAAAATTCCTGCGAAAAGGAAGAGCAAGCACACTGAGAAATAAGACTAAACCAGCATTAGAGTATGTCACAGGATAACCTAATCCGAAAAGAAGACATACTCGATTCTGATTTCCACGATGCCTATGAACTTGGTTCTGATGGGTATAGTGTCTATTTCTATGCTGCTAATGTAATATCCACAACAGCTATTACAAAAACAGTAGTAGTATCGGGTATCAATCATTCTGTCCGCGATAACAACGTGCAGGCAGAGGATAGGGTTTACCTTTATGGAACGTCTGGAGCTGATGGGTATTACACCATTGCTTCAATTATCAATGACACTTCTTTTACAGTCGCAGGAGAGATACCAAACTCATCTGGCGGATACTGTAACTACATCTATAGATCTGGTTCTTTAAATATTGGGTTTGATCCAACCAATACAAATAACATTACGGCCCATAACGTTCAAGAAGCTATTGAGCAGTTGGATCAGGTTGTTACAGCAAACCCAACAGGTCTTGATGGATACAAGCATGCTGAGCTTAGACAGCTGATTCATCTTGCTGATGGTGTTGGTGGTCCTTTTGAAGGGTTTACTACAGGTGCGTACAGGGAATACACCGGTTCAATGATATTCCCAACAAAGGTAACTTGGTATACAAACCCAACTAAAACCAAGAAAATTGTAGAAAAACAGATAACCTACAATTCAAACCTTGCACCTACTCTAATCATTTGGAATGTGTATTTCAATGATGGTGTAAACGTTGCAGCTACCGCAACTGATACAATCACAAACTCTGGCCCATTTGAGGTATCTAGAGTTCGTACTATTGTTGACTACAGCGTTGCAAGCGGCGATCTGACATCTGAGACTCACAAGAGTTTGAGACAATTGATACACCTAGCAGAGGGTGTTGGCGGTCCATTTGAGACGTTCCCAAGCGGTGTTTACAGAGAGCTGAATCCAGTTGGACCATTCCCGACATCTGTCATTTGGTACATAGATTCCAGCAAACTGCAAAAGATTGTTGAAAAAACTGTCGTGTATAATTCCAAAAGTGTACCAACACAGATTACATGGAAAGTTTACGACACAAATGGCATTACAATTATGGCCACAGCAATTGACACAATAACATACTATCCTGGTACAGTGTTTGAGATGTCAAGGTCAAGGAACATCCTTTGAGCTATGAATAGTAGGGCATACGAATAGCCATTAAAGGAGAAGGATGTCATCAGAATCGCCAGCATCAATTTTGTTTTCATCAGATGGATATGAATTAGCAGCGGTTACCGCTACAGCTATCCCTACTGGCACTCGTGGTCTTCTGGCAATGGGTTCTGATGGTACCAATGCCAGGTTCATCAACGTTGACAGCTCTGCAAGGGTGATTACGGCCGGTGCTGGTGTTGCTGGTACTCCTGCCGGTGGCGTACTTAGCATTCAGGGTGTGGCTGGCGGTACGGCAATTCCTGTTTCGGGTAGCATTACAGCAAACAACGCCTCTGTATCTGCGACAGGATCTGCTCCTCCGGCATCTGCTACTTATATTGGTGGTAGCGTAACAACAGCCGCCCCCACATACACAACCGGACAGATGAATGCGCTTTCTCTGACAACAGCGGGAGCCTTGAGAGTTGATGGCTCTGGAGCCACTCAGCCAGTATCTGGTAGCGTAACAGTGAGCGGAACAGTTACTGCTAATCAGGGCACAGCCGCTGCAACAGCTAGTGCATGGCCAATAAAACTTACTGACGCTACCAACACAGCCTCTTTGCTGAATACCACACCAGCCGGAACAGAATATGGTTTGGTTGTTAGGAATATTCCATCTGGCACACAGACAATATCAGGAACCGTTACGGCGAACGCTGGAACTGGTAACTTCACAGTTGTCCAAAACACAGCCGCAAACCTGAATGCTGCTGTTGTTGGTACTGGTGTGGCTGGTACTCCTGCTGGTGGTGTGCTCACTGTCCAAGGTGCGTCTGGTGCAACCGCCCTTCCTGTTACAAATCAAAAAGCTGCAACATCGTCACTTTCAAACGTGCCTGGTTCGGCCACTAGCGTGACGTTGTTGGCTGCAAATGCAAATAGGCTTGGCGCTACAATATACAACGATTCAAGTTCTACGCTATATGTAAAATACGGAACAACAGCATCAAACTCAAGTTTTACTATTAGACTGCTAGCGCAAGCATATCACGAGGTTGTATTTGATTACATCGGAAGGATTGATGGTATTTGGAATGCCTCTACTGGAAATGCTAGAATCACAGAACTAACAGCTTAATTGTGGGTATATTCTAGGGCAAAGGAAATGTAATGAGCGGAGAATCACCAGCATCAACACTATTTAATGCAGCTGGAGTAGAGCTTGCAGTAACTACCGGATCATCAATTCCAGTTGGTACACCTGCCTTATTGCTGGCCGGAGAAGATAGCACTGGAAATGCTCAGAGACTTACGGTTGATGGTTATGGTAGGCAAATAATCGTAAGCGATCCTGACAGTCCAATATCCATTAGCGGAAGCATTACTGCCACAAATCCATCTGTTGGCGTGTTGGGAGGAACTCCACCATTATCGGCCACACAAATTGGTGGACCAAATAATGATGGGGTGTTCAACGTATTGGAGGTTACCAGACAAGGTCACATGCCGGTTGCTGCACAAGCTTTGAACGGGTATGCCGGAGAGGTTACCCAGTGGCCGGTAGACAATCAGATTAGAAAGTCACTGACGGCCGATGACTTTGGTGGATTATACACACGTGGTCAGGTAATGACCGATGAAGGGTCTTTTACTGATGTTTTTTCCACGCTTGAAACGTCGTTGACGGGAACAGTATCTTTCGAGAACAATTCTGTAAACGTTGTTGGTGTTGGAACCGCATTTTTGTCAGAGATAAACTACTATAGCTTGGTAAAAAAAGCAACTGACGCCGATTCTCTGCTGGTAGAGGTTGAAGCAGTGTTGAGCGACACTGAGCTTCGGCTGTCTTCGCCATACCAAGGAACCACTGCTTCGGGTGTCAGCGCTGTTGAGACGCATTGGTATAAGCAGACTGCGTCCGGCGGTACCATAACGATATCCAGCAATACGTGTGTTCTGACAGTGCTGCAAGACAGCGCACAAGCGGCTGGCATTGAGACAATCGGTGACTACGTACCATTTCTTGGCACGATACGCGCACAGTTGAGTGCGCGTGCTACCAATCAGACGACTTGGATTGGTTACGCTGATACGTTATGGAATGGGGTAACAGGCGCACACGCTTGTTTCTTGTTTGATGGTACGACCAACACAACGGTGAAATGCAGCTCTGGTACTGGTCGCACTACCAATACGTACCAGGAAACGACGGTTACGATTCCTGGCGGTTTAAACAGTTCGTCACCTCAAAATTACCGAATCGTGCCTTGGCAAGGCCAGGTCGCGTTTTTCATCAACGGCAACCAGGTAGCGGTTCACGACCAGTACGTTATCCCTCCATATGTTGACGTGCGCTTCGGTATTTATACAGTGAACACTAGCACTGCCACAGACCTTACGGTTACTCTGTATGGCACGGTTTACGAAAGCATCGACAGGTTTGATGTACGTGTGTATAACACTAACGCAGATCTGCTACAGGCGACGGTTAGTGGTAAGACGACAACAGGTCTGACAGTCCCTCTTCAGGTGAGTACGGCCGGTATTGCAGTAGTATCAGGCGCTGTAACACTATCTGGTACATCGAATACAGTTCGTGGCAACGTCACACAATACACAGCTGATGGTACGGCGGCTGTTGCAAACTCGTTGCCGGTAATTGCGCAGATGTTGGCAACCAAAGCCGGCGCTAATACTCTTGACCGTTTGTGGGCTGGTCCGACGAATGCTGATGGTGAGGCTGTAGAAACAGTCGGTGCGCTTCTTGTGAAGGACAGGTTGTACGGATTCAATGGTACAACCTGGGACCGTTTACGCTCTACTACTGCAAACGGTTTGGCTGTTGATGTAAGTCGTGTTCAGGGGACTGTCACTGTTGGCGGTATCAATGCTGCTGGTGGAGGTATAACTGGAAATCCTTTGCGTATCGGTGGCAGTGATGGTTCAAATACCAGAGATATCCAAACAGACACTGCTGGAAATCTGGAGATAGTGGGTACCGGTGTTGCTGGTACTCCCGCTGGCGGAGTGCTCAGTATTCAGGGCGTTGCTGGCGGTACGGCAATCCCTGTAAGTGGCACTGTAACCGCAGCAAATGCATCTGTTTCAACCACAGGATCAGCTCCTCCAGCATCAGCAACGTATGTTGGTGCAAAAGTAGGTACAACAGAGCCATCATATACAAACGGTAATATGGAGGCACCATCGCTTACCACAGCTGGGCGTCTTCGTGTTGATTCTCAGTTCCTGAATGTTGTAGACTCTGGAAACTCCACTACAACTCCGCTTGGTGCCAATGCTACGTTCACAGGAACTGCGGTAGATCTCCTGGCATATGCCAGTATTACATACTCAGTATTTACAGATCAGGATAGCGCTGCAAATGGCGTTGTATGTCAGTTCAGTCCTGACAATGTAAACTGGGATGATCGTATAATAAATACCAAAACCGCAGACGGAACTGTCAGCGATTTTTCGGCGCGTTCACATGACCGATATTTCCGTATCAAGTACACTAACGGAGCCACACCACAGACCACTTTCAGATTTCAGACGATTCTGAAGCGATACATGCCAGCTGGTGATACTACTGGTGTGGATCATCCGCCACACTCTGGTGATGATGCTCTTCTGGTAAAAGCCGTAATGTCTGGTAAGTCTACGGTTGGTGGTGTTACGTATGTTGATGTTAAAGTAAACCCATCTGGAACAATCCAGATTGGTGGTGGTGATACGCCAGCAGAAGGACATGCAAATCCAACAGACGCACAGCTTTCAACCGCTTTTAATATGGGTTGGAATGGTTCTACATGGGACCGTATTCAGGCGCATGGCAACGACATAGATAGTGATACCGTTGAGACAACCGGCTCTCTTGCTGTGTGCTCTCACAACATGATGTTCAACGGCACTTCTTGGGATCGTATACGTGGAACCATAGCCAATGGGCAGCTCGTTGATGTGTCCAGGGTGCAGGGCAGCGTAGCTGTTACTGGTACGTTCTGGCAGGCAACACAACCTGTTTCTGGCACTATAACGGCAGCTCAGGCAACTGCGGCAAATCTTAATGCAACTGTAGTTCAAGGTAATGCAGGAACTGCGGCTCAAGGATGGTTTGCCAAGGTCACAGACGGAACGAATACAGCAGCTGTCAAAGCGGCTTCTACTGCGGCAGTTGCTTCAGATCCTGCTTTGGTAGTGGCTATATCTCCTAACAACTCACTTACCGTAAAAGAACCAAGACCAAGCTCTGCATCACAAGCAAACGTAGCAATCAGTGCCACAAGCGTAACACTATTGGCATCTAATACAAACAGGCTTCGTTACTCTGTTATAAATGACACAAACAAACAAGCATATGTATCTCACAGTGGAGCGGCCAGCACAACAAATTACAAATACACATTGCAACCTGGTGAATATTACGAAGATCCGTTTCCTTGTTTTACCGGTGCTGTAACAATAATCTGGTCAGGTTCTGGTACTGGTTCCGCTAGGGTAACCGAGGAGACATAATGCCAATTTATTCTCAACCAACAGCAAAGTCAGTAACCACCTTAACAAAAGAACCAAGTGGCTGGGCTGATAGAACCACCGCTACGATAAGCCGGGTGAATGGAACGCTTACATTTAGCGTAGCCCCTGTAAGCGGCTCTTTCACAATTTACATCAAAGGCATACCATATACATATACATCAACACAAAACGTTACTTGGACAGACACTGAAGGAACATGGTTTTTCTATTTTGATACTAGCGGTGTTTTGACATCAACACAAGATGCAAATGTATGGACCACTGCGTTGCTTGGTGATGGGGTGTTGGTAGCATCATTGTATTGGGATGCAACAAATAATGTCAGTTTTATATTCTCAGAAGAACGTCACGGTTTTATGGAACCAAATACGCATTTGGAATTCCACAATGCATTTGGAACTCAATGGGTATCTGGCGGTCTTATATCTCCAACAACCGTTTCTGGTACTGGTGGAAATGCTTCTGATGCTCAGCTTGGCGTCAGTACGGTTACCATTTACGATGAAGACATAAGGTTGACATGGTCTAACGGATCTCCGCAAACCATGAATAATCCAGCCGCTATACCGGTATACTACAAATCTGGAGCCAGTGGATATTGGAGAAAGAAAACAGCAGATAGTTGGCCATTTATTTACTCTGGTACTGCCGGTTATACTGGAGCGAATGGACGTATTCCATATAACCAGAACAATGCTGGAACATGGTCACTTACACAAATTGCTCAAAGCAACTATGTTTTGATACATCTGTATGCTACAAATGATATTGTTGAACCGATAATAGCCATACAAGGACAAACAGAGTATACCAGTCTAGCATTGGCCCAGTCAGGAGCCACTACAGAGTTGTTGAGTATTTCAACTACCGTAAAAGGATTGAGTATTGAAATAACACCTCTTGGTTCTTTGGTGTTACAATCAAACAGCGGTTATACAAATACACCAAAAGCAAGATTTCAACCAGCTACAGCGGCCGGTGCTTCGTATATTGATTTTCGTGGCAATACTTTTAGAAGCGGTATGGGTAGTGGTGTTACAATTCATAGTCAATTGACCGGTTTAACAGCTCCAGCAGATGACCATACACAATACCCATTATCAGCTGGTCGTGCTGGTGGTCAGACATTGATTGGTGGAACCGCAGCAAGCGAGAATCTTACATTACAAAGCACTGCAAATGCTACCAGGGGAAATATACTGTCATTGGACAGTTTATTTCTAAGCACTAATGGTAGTACAATATCTCCTGACGCTCCAAGGACTATAGGTTTCGATAACCTATCTTCTGGTGAAGCTGGACGAATCCAATTCGGAGATACTAACAACGCATGGCAAAATGGTTATGACCAGTTGATGCAGATGTATGCATATTGGCAAATACAGATATATGGCCGAAGAACGGGCACAGCCGTACCATGGACATCATATGGATCTGCTCCAAGCACTGCTAGTTTACAAGTCATAAACACTGATGTCAATGCAGTGGCAATCGAAATAAAGGGAGCATCATCACAGGCCGCCAACCTTCAAAACTGGGTAAACTCATCTGGAACGGCTCTGGCAAGAGTTGATGCTTCTGGAAATATCTCTTTCAACTCAACACAGACAGTAGACGGCGTTGATGTTTCTGCGATCTATGCAGCTAGCAGCCCTTTGCAAACCTATTCATTAGCCTTGAGTGACGCACAGGTAAATGTGTATGGTACAACTTCAACGTTCTATGGAATTGTAATTCCAGCCTACACAGTTAGCATAAAAACCATTCAAGCATACGTATACCAATCTGCATCTGGCAACATCCAGTGTGGTTTATACAATGCCGCTACTGGAGCTAGAATTGCTACAACAGACTCGGTTTCGTCTAGTACGACCGGTATTAAAACAATGACATTCGCAACGGCACAATCCCTAACTAAAGGAACAGCCTATTATTTGGCTATATCTTGTACCGCTAACGGCTCTACGTTTGCCGGTAAAACAGTAGGTACCTGGAACACAACGCCAAGGCCATCTGCTTACGAAAACAACAACAGATTGCCGGCAACGCTTACATCAAACTCATCAACAAGTTTGGTTTGGATGGCAGCATTCACCGCATAAGGAGATAACAATCATGGTAACTAAGTCAGTTTTGTCTTTTGAAATTTCAGAAATAGCCGGTAAAGGCGTCAACATACCAGTTCTTACCCGTGAGCTTGAGGATGCCGGCTTGGTTGGAGGGATTGTAAGCAGGGACATAACATCTGTGTATGTTGAATTTGCAACATTGCTTACACCAGAACAGGAAACAACATGCAATACTACGGTACTTGCACACCAAGCATTACCCTTCAATGCAACAGATCAGGACGCAAACGATCCAACCGAAAAAACCATTATAGCTGGAGCTGATTGGGTTGATGTTGGAGAATTTGATACTGGTCCTTTGCCAGCAGGAAAATACGCCACACAATGGTCTTCTGAAACAATGATAAATACAGAGGCTATTGGAAATAGAATTGAGGTTCATTTGTTGATGTGGTATCCTGTTCCAAATCCAGGTGGTGGTTATATCATGATGTGGGTAGAGGTAAGTAATGAAGCTCACAATCTCCCAGCATGGCAGAAATATCAAGATGGAGCTTGGATTAGTAGACGTGCCGGAGAATCATTCAAGTACAAGATACAGGCACGCTCTATTGGTTGCGATGGTATTGTTCGCCGCGTTAGATTTGGATTAGCACCATTGAGCATTCATAACTAAACTGCACTGTTTTGATGAATAACCAGGCATTGCTATGAGAGGTAAAATATGGGCGTAACACCAAAAATCATGCAAGGAAAAGATTACAATTTTTTCCAAAGAGTAACCATCAACAGCAATACGTTTGCACAAATTTCTGATATCACCATACCATTCAGAAACAGCAATATGGGTTTCTCTATGATATTTGAGGGAAGTGGAATTATTGAATACTCTTTCAATGGCAACACTGTTCATGGTGATATGGACAGTACGGCGCTGACAAAGGGCCTGGTATTCGACAACAGAAAAATCAGTGCTGTGTGGTTCCGGTTGAAGACGGCCGGTGCTGGTGTAACCCTTAGATTCGAAGCATGGGCGGTGTAATATGTCAGGATTTCTAGGAGGAGGCGGTTCTGGTGGTGGAGGCGGTGGGTCTGATGGCTACGCTGCCACTGGTACATTTATCTATCGTGAAGGTGAACCATCCCCTTCAGGAAATGTGTATTCATCTTGGGCCGCTGCCTATGCTGCCAGAACGGCATTCAAAGGAAGCGCAATCATAGAGATTGATAGTCGTTTTGGATCGCCAACAATCCCTGCTGGTGTTTATGACATGTCAGTTACAAAACTGACAGGTTCATATTTTAACGATCCTGTATATGTTGCGCCAAGAGTTGATGTTTATGGACAGTTCACAAACCTATCACATATTGAACATATTAGTCTTTACATTCACTCTGATGGAGCTATGATAAAAACTCAACCATCAGAGTTTGTTATGCTGCAAATGTTTGATACTAATATAGTAAACCATAATGGTGGTTTGCTTAACCTTGTAAATTCACAGTGTTTCATTAACTTGTGGCACATAAGTGGTTTTCACGTTTCTGCTGGTGGACCAAACATCAACGTTGATAGTACATCAGGTGTGGTGATGGGTATTGGCTTGTTTGGCGGTTTTGACGATTATACCTTTGGAGGTGCTGGAAGTGCATATGTTTATGTAGACAGAACCTCATACCACCAAAATACACAACCAATTGCCGATTTAATCTTGGTAATAGCCGAAGCATGGTCTGAACAAATCACGGTATCATATGCTGGCGCACAGTTGCCGGCTGCCGGGGTAACTCGTCATGCTGATGTATCTGGCGGTGCTGCTCTTAATGTAACTTCAGGATGGACAGAAAAATACCCATATCGTGGTTTGACTATAGCTCGTCAGGCTGGTGGCCCGGCAAACGTTACATACACCGTAACATTCACGGCTCCAAATGGTAAGGAAGTAACTGAAGATGTAACGGTAGCGGCTGGAGGTTCTGCTCAAACAAACAACGCCGGTCCAATTGCTAAGGTTACGACATCAGTTGATCCTGTTGGTACAACGAGTTTTACTACAGGTAATTCGTTTTTTGCTGGAGGAAGCGTACGCTCTGTAGCGCATCTATTTGCTGATGGTAATGAGATTTTGTACACATTCTATCCAGATACATCAGCCATACTTCCAACCGGAACAGTTCCAAACGGAACCGTTGCGTTCTCTGCAATAGTACACACGCTTCCAGTATTTACAGCATAATCAGGATAATTATGATAATACGAAAAAAAGACGGATCTGAGGTGGAATCCGCAGAAAGCATTTCTGTTGGTGATATTATCGAAATCAAAACACCAAATGGTTTCAGGAAAGGTATGGTGGTTAGCAGGGTTACCAAAACCAAAGAACAAATAGAAAAAGAACTTGCAGAGATACCAAAGAGATAAGTTATATCCCTTTACATGGCGATATTCTTAGACTCAAACGCTCATGTGGCGATGAACAAATCAGCACTAAGAGCGTTGGATGATTTTCATTCATCTTTGGCGGGCCATGGTAATCCTATGGCCCTTTCTCTTCCTGGCAGAGAAGCAAGTTCAGCAATAGAAAATGCACGCTCTAAAATTGCTGCTTTGATTGGTGCAGAATCACACAATCAAATTATCTTCACCTCAACATGCACACAGGCTTGCGAATGGGCTTTGAACTTCATCAAAGCCAAAAACCCAAAGAACATATTCTACTCGCCTTTAGAGCATTCGGCCATTAGACATACCGTTGGCGTTATGTTCCCAAATGGTGTTGAATTAAGCACCTCCAAAGACGGCAATACGGGTTGTGTGTTCCCGCCTCCACCAAACAGTTTTTTCATCTGTATTCATGCTCAAAACGAAATAGGCACACTACAGAACATTGAAGCCATTCAGGCCCCGTTGTTCAGTGATATGAGCCAAAGCCTAGCCAGAATACCAATCAACGTTTCAAGAATACCAAACCTTCAACTTGCCGCTTTTGGAGCCCACAAATTTGGAGGGCCTTCTGGGGTGGGTTTTCTATACATGAAAGACACATCTTGGTGGAAGGCGGTGGAGCCAAGCACCAATCGTTATTACACAGATAGACCCGGAACACCTGATACTGGCAGTATTGTAGCTACAGCCGCTGCTTTGGAAGAAGCCATGAGAACACTACCAGAACGCTATGAGCGTATGGTTAGGTTTCGTGATGTATTGGAACGTGAAATAGAAAGCCTTGGTTTGAAAATAATCGGCAAAAGCGCAGCTAGAATTCCAAGCACTACATCTGTTCATATCGGTGAACGCATGGGTCCTTATCTAATGAGTCAGCTTGAAACAGAAGGTATATTTATAGGTCTTGGAACTGCGTGTGCTGCTCTTGGCAGTGTGATGGGGCCAAATCCTTTAATGACAAGGTTGGGATATGGAGGGCATGCTCATGATTTCATTAGGATATCGCATTTTGGAGATTACGCCGAAAAAGAAGCACACATCGTTGCAAAGGCGTTGAAGAAGTATTGCCCGAGGGTGAGTGATCTTCCGTGATATATCCAAGAGAATGAAGCTTAAAAAGGTATCTTGCGAGATCTGCGGCGAGTCATCGAAAGCCACTCTTCATACTCACCATATCGTTGAAAGAACCAATCCAGAATCAACCGAAGATTGGTCAAACCTGTGCGTAATTTGCGCCAATTGTCACAATAAAGTTCACGCTAACACAATCAAGATCATTGGGGTTTATCCCTCTACAAAACCGCCATATGGAAGGTTCCTTGTTTTTGAGGAAAATGGCATAAGTAATCTTCCTGGTGTAAAAGATCCGTATATTGTGTCAAAGCCAAAATCTATGAGGTTAACAAATGTCGAAACCGAAAGTTCAAAATGATAAAGCGTTCATAAATGGTATTCTGGCCAAGGCCCGTCAGCAAGGGGTTGAGGAGAGGGTAAAGAATATTCTAGCCAAATGTGAAGATAATGTAAAGGGATGTAGGTCAGACATTGAGCGTAAGCATATAGTACATTTGGCATTGATTGAGATACACAAAACCATTGGTTGTGTGGGTCCTTTGGTAGTGGATGGTATAGAGCTTTTGCCCGCAGACCCTAGCTATCAGGAAGCTATAGATTGGCATAAAGGTTTGGTAAGATTGGATTAATCTTTGCATATCTGCGCATGAAAACAAGAGGAAGATATGCAAGTAGAAAAATACATCGGTGAAGTTATATGGTTTGAACCCCGTCGTGGATTTGGATTCATTTCAAGGGCAGGCGAACCGGATCTTTTCGTTCATTGGTCAGATATAAAGGTTGAAGGTTTCAAGACGCTAAAGAAAGGTCAGAAAGTGGCTTATTCAATTGGTCTCAACAAGCGCAAGGAACCAAAAGCAACTGAGGTTGTTATTGTAGACGATGTAGAATTCTCATTGGAGAAAGATGTCGCAGCTACCAACACTGATCCCGCATAAGAAAACCGAAGCACAGTTATGGATCACCAACATATCTCGTCAAAAAGATATTCAGCTTGGTGATCTTAGGCTGACGGTAAGACGCGGTAAAAGTTACAATCTTCTTGATAAAAAACACTTCCACTACACGGAAGAGCAAATCAGAGCCAGCATTGCTAGTGGTTCTATTTTCAAGAAAAGAGATGTAATAAGAGTGCGTGAAGTTGCGCCTGTTGTTTACAATATGCGAGTTGACATATACAACGGACCAAGAGATGGTATTCGTCCAGTAAGACAGCAACCACCTCCAGAGCACAAGCAATTTGCCGAGCTTGATTTTGATGAGGTATCTGATGATAGTCCTCAAGCCCAAGAACAGTATGCAGCAGAAACGGCAGAGCTTGATTTGATGGATAAGATGCCTGCTTTGCCTGTGGATCCAAAGTACCGTAAAATGGATAGTGAATAACCCAGCATAGGTTCATGGGAGCAGCAACATACATTTTCGCAAATCCAGGTCAAATAGTGCGTCTTATAGAACAGACGCTTGATGGGTATGGTGACCGCACTGATGGATATGTTCCTGTAGTCCAAAGTGTTGTGTTCCCTGACCTGACAAACGCTGCCGGATACCCTCGTCAGATGAGTCGAATTGATGTTGGCTTGTATGCTCATGGAATACAACTTCCAACAGGGGTTGATTCTTTGGGTACATACGTTATCAGCGTCTACTATCAGGAATCCGGCCTATCAAAATGGGATGCGTTTGCCATCAATGTTGCAAGGCCATTTGGCAATACGATAGTTACTCCGGCATAATTAGGAGGGATGAACAATGGCAACACTTCCAAGATCTTCTATAATCCAGCCATCTGACACTGTGGCTTTGTGTGCCAAATTTGCCGGACCCGATGGCCAGCCAACAGACCTTGATGCGTTTCCAAATGTCACGATAGTTCAACCAAGTGGTAATTCCATTGGTCCAATAACTAGCGGAATAAAACACATAGCCACTGGAGAATATGAGTATGACTATTCTGTTGGTCTTTTCCCTCCGCTTGGAACCTGGCGCGATGTTTGGCGTGGGATTATGGCTGGATTTGAGGTTATCGGAGAGTTTACATTCACCGTTTACACAACCCAGACTCCAGGTCTAAACACAGATGGATACGAACATCTTGGCGATGATCCTGGTTTCAACTACTCTCAAGTTGCTATTCATAACATCAACGTTCTAATGAAATCTGTCAGGGCAAGACTAAAGAGCCGTGGCAAAAAACTAGACAAGGATGAATACGGAAATGAGATATACAAAGATTGCGATATCTTTTCTGTTGATGAGTTAGTGACGTTCATTGCCCGTTCTCTTTCGGCATTCAATGAGATACCGCACTTTACAATGTTCACATTCGAAGACACACCTATTTTGGAGCAGTTCCACGATGTCTTGGTGCAGGGCGCGGTGATTTTTGCAATGGGCGCTCAGGCGTTGATTGAGCGTGGTAGAGAATTCCAGATACAAGATAACGGAGTTGGATTTACACCACCAACCATTTCTGAGCTTCTAAACTCACAAATGGGTACTGAACTTACCAACTGGACAGAGCGCGTAAAGCAAATCAAGGGAAATATGCGCCCTAGTCCAATAGCTCTTGGAACGCTTTCATTTACATCCGGAGCAAGCCCGCAATTCCGCAGACTTAGGCATCTCCGTCAGCGTAAAATCTATTAAGCGTTTTTTTTCATCATCCTCGCTAGGTGCGTATATACATCATCGCATATCGTGGCTTTTTAACAATGAGACGCAAAGCTTACGAAGACGTGAATCGAAAGTTCTACGCCAAGCCTGTGGGAGTTGATCAGACACCAGGACTTTGCGGACCAGCTGTTCTTAAAAGTGTTCTTCACTACTATGGAATACACGAGGATCTTGAGGATATTACCAAGAAAATCAAGGCTACTCCAGAGAAGGGAATAGAAGCACCTGAGCTTGTTAGGGCCGCGAAACAGTATGGCCTCAAAGCCTTCATAGATGATGATTCTTCATTCAAGGACATCAAGAAGTTTTTGGATCAAGGTTGTCAGGTTATTGTGGAATGGTTCAAGGCTGATGACTCTCATTATTCTGTGGTTGAAGAAGTTACAGACGATGAAATAGCTATTATGGACCCTGAGCTTGGCGAGGTTAAATACATAACTCATGAAGAGTTTGAGCCAATGTGGTTCACTTTCCCGCACAATGACGATCACAAGAAACCGGCAGATAAGCGCATCATTGTAATGTGGAAAGAAGACAAGCTTGGCGAAAAGAGAATGCCAACATATAAGAAACATCAGGGCCCGCCAAAGGACAGGGCCCTAAATGAAATCTTGGAAAAGAAAGTTGGTCATGTTTTTGGATATGATATTTATCTTGTTGATGGTGAGGCTACAAGAAACTCATTGGACATTGACTTTGTGATGGGGGGAAACCCAGGAAGATACAAGTATGTTCCAAACAACCAGATTTGGATTGAGTCACATTACGGTGATGAAGAGTTGATTCCGATTGTTGTACATGAGATTGTAGAGTGTGAGTACATGATACGTGATGGGGACACGTATGACAAAGCGCACGACAAGGCCACCAAAAACGAAGAAGATTTGCGTAAGCATGACAAAAAGATCGAGAATTTGGAAGAGGCAGAGGAGTACATCACAGGAATCTTCGGAAAAAAGAGTGACAGGGCTTTAGCAGGGCTATTGCCTATGGGTGCTTTGAGCCGGTTTGCTTCTTGGTATGCGCAGGCTGTTACGAAGCGGATATAAGTAGAAGCATGGAACATTTGATTGAAATGGTTAAATTCAGGTTGTCTTCTACTGGCCAGGTGAAAAACGCTGATGGCACACTTGTTGAAACGAACATTTTCAGCGAAGATCAGATAAGAAAAGCATTGGAACTATCATTGTCAGCGTTCAATAGTTACAAAGAGCCAACGAACTACAGTTTTGAGGAAGTTGTTGAGAGAAACTACTCAGATATCATTACGTTGCATGCTTGTATAACGCTGCTTGAGGCTCAGGCATTGATGGAAAAGGGCCGTGAGTACGTTATCACCGATGGAGATTGCACATCTTTTCAGCCGGCTATTCTGTCTGATTTCTTGATACACTTGGCACAAACGATGTGGCATCGTTGGTGTGACCTGATGACAAGAATATAAATTGGACTTTGGAACCTGCGCATATTGTGGGTTCTTAAAGATGAAGAAGCGATCTACCCCAATTGCGGATTTTTCCCAAATTCTGAAGGAAGCTGGACCTGTGCCCGTTCCGCCAGGCGCTGTTGCTCGTCCATTGGCTCCTCCGCCACGTGCTCCGATAGCTGCCCCAAGAGCGCCGCTGCGTGCTCCTGTGCCTATGCCAGAGGCTCCTACGGGTATTCGTCCACCGCCTTCTCCACATCCGCTTCCATCATTTAACGTTGAACCTGCAAAGGCTCCTGCGGCATCTGTTGCAACAGAACCAACGGCCCCAAAACCAGGTCTTCGTCAAAGGATAACTGATTTTTTCAAGTCAAAATTAAACAGAGAGCCAACACCAGAAGAAGTGACGGCAGCCGAAGACAAAGTAAAAGCAAAAACAGAAGCCGACTCAATGAGGGCGGCTGAAAGGGCCAAAGCGCAGGCAGAAACCGCCGCAAAAACTCAAGAACAGACGGCAAAACTAGACAAAGCAGCCGAAGATATTGCTGACAAAATAGACCCGCGTTCAAGGGGAGATATCTGGAAACAAATTGAAAAACTTATACCAGAAGAAATGCTGAAGGCAGAAAAGGATGGTGGTTTAAGTTATGAAGAATTGACAAGGTTGAAGATCAAGGTCAAAGAGGCTGTATATGCAAATAGAGCCAAAGCTCGTTCTAACGCGTTCAAACAAAAAGTTTCAACGCTTGGTTCTAGGTTTGTAAATGCATTGCAAGGTGGAAGTACACAGGTCAACGCAGCTATGGCCATTGGTTCTGTAGTTACTATTGCATACTATATGTTTTGTGGTCGTGCTCCAGCGGCTAAGTCAGAAGATGCAGCAAAGGTCACGGGGTTGATATCGCAAGTCAATGTTGAAGCTCCGAGAATGGATACCTTGCTTACTTCCATAGATGTTGCAGAAAAAACCATTGCATCATCTGGTGCAACAATACCAGAAGTAGGACAGGCAACTGCCGCACTGACCAGCTTGAAGCAATCAGCTACGTCAGTTAAAAATTCATCAGTAAATCTTGATGACTTGAATACTGTACAAAATTTCGTAAATCAATTGACGGCATTAGCAACCCAATGTGATACTTTCATAAGGGTGGCCGCTACACTATCACAAAGCGGAAAGTCTCCAGAGATTGATCGTGCTCTGGATGCTACAAGTGATACTGCTGCTGAGATTATGGTTGAGATTAAAGCTACAAAAGAAGAGCTAGGAAAAGCAAAAACAAAAGCGTCAGCGGGTGGGGCAGGTGCTAAACTTGCATCAAAAATTGAATCAATATGCAAGGCCACAGACATTTATTGTGGTAAAATTGCATATGCTGAGTTGTTTAGTACAATAATGTTTGCAATAGGTATATATGGCGTTGCGGCAATGACAAGTGCATTCATCAATTCACTTACCCACATGCAAACAGATATTAACGGTTTGAAATCCAAGCTTGAAGAAATGATTGGTTTGGTTGAGAAGCAGAGAGCAGATGGTTTTGGCCAGTTTGAATCTATTTTCAATGACTGGGAAAAAAGCGCAAAGACAACGGTTAGGTTGATTGATGGCGTGTTGCAAACTCCAAAAGACAAGATGGACAAAAGCCAGATTGAAAATGCAACTAAATTTTTGGAAGCGGCCCAGCAAACACTATACTCTAGCGGAGCTGTGCTTGGTGCTCTAAAACAAATGCAAGGTTTATTCAGTGGTGTTGGAGAATTGATTCATGGCATCAGTTTGAACTTTGGGTTTGATCTGACACGTTGGGAGGCTTTCAATGCCGCCACAGGACAGGTATCAGGTTCTTTGTCTTTGGTTATAAAGCAGGTTGAAACGGCTCTAAAGAACGCTTCTGAGGTTGGCAAAAAAGCACATATGGAAGCGGCTGAAAAAGGACCAACACAAGAACAATTAGCTTACAAACAACCAAAACCAATAACAGGAACGTTCGCAGATCTTGCACTACTAAACGTTGGGTAATCCATGAAAGAGGTACATACCAAAGGTATCCCACATAGAAAGCTTAGGCCCATCATTCAGGATTTCAAAGACAAAATCCGAAACAATGATGTGGTCAAAGACATGTTCAAAGAGCATGGCGTAAGCATGGATGAACTTGATCTTGTGCCGATGTGTTTTGCTCATATACCTGTCACGGCTCGTACAGATCATGGCGTCATCTATCTAAACGTTGACATGTTAAAAGATGGAAATATAGAAGACAAGGATGACCATTTCATTGTCCATGAGATGACCCATTACCTTCAACAAACAAATGGCACCAAGCCCACGCCAGGGTCAACAGATGATACCTATCTTGATAACCCTGCCGAACAAGAAAGCTTCCAGAACCAAACCAAGTACATCTCAGAAACAGACGGCCCAGAAGAGGCCAAAGAGTACGTTGATGATTTGTTGGAACACTTCGAGGTTCCTAAAAAAGACCGCAAGAAAAGAGAGAAACAACTGCTGGATTTGGCTAGATCTGTCGGTGTTGTTATGCAAAGACATGGATAATCTTGCATACAAACGATGAGCTGCATTCCTGTTGTCTTCCGTAGTTTTGACTATGCATTGAGCGGTTTGAAAGCCGTTTCTCCGCGTGGTGATGGCTATACTATTGACGTTGAGTGGTACAAGTCATACGTTACTCCTCAAAATTACGAGGTTTACTACAACATCTATTACGCCACAAACAACACGGATACTTTTTCAGAGGGTATCAAGTTCATATCAAACTCCCCAAGCCTTAGCATAACCCTACGTGATGGTTTCAAGCCAGGGGACGTATACTACTTTGCTGTCAGGGCCACAGCATTTCCTCCTGGCACTTTCAACTTTGCCCTCTTGCCAGTAGCCGGGGATAACCTTGCCATCCTGCCAGAAACAGCGTTGTCGCAAAACATCTCTAGCACTGACCTACAGATACCAGTTATAGATGCTACAGGTTTTCCAGGGGCTGGAACTGTACAAATTGGCACTGAGATCATCGGATACTCTGCCGTTGACCTTGTGGACAACACTCTGATACTAGCTAACCCTGGTCAAAGAGGGCTTTATGGTACACAAGCCAGGTCACATACCACAGACGGGTATGATGGATACAACTATACCGATGGTTTCGTGAGGTTTTTCTCTGGATTTGAGGATAAAAATTCTGTCATCGGTCTTGGTATAAACAAATTCTCGATGCAATACCCTCGCACCAACGCTGATGGGTACAAGGATAGGGTTGATGTTGTGACTTCAGCCAAGAATCTAGCTGCCAATGAGACTGAGTACACAGATTTTCCGATGTTTGATTACGCCGGATACCGCAGAACGAGTCCAAAAGACCTGTTGTCAGGAAAATGCCTCGGCACTTATTTCGGAGGAGAACTTGGATGCGCCGATGGATACGATTCTCTTGGCGGTTTGCGTGGAGTTTCTGTCCAAGATCAGATGTTGCAACGTCAAGAGATGCTTTTGGAAACTGATGGCGATGATTGCATCCTGTTCAAGCGCATGTGGGAAGGAAAAGTATCCAAACATTACGATTCAACCAAAGAGAACACTGCCTACAGAGGTTTGGACAACCATGGAACATCATTGGTTGGAGGATACTCTCAGTATTTCTATCCAAGGAACTCAAGTGGGCGTATCAAGGTTCGTTTTTCACCAATCAAAGAGAATTTTGAACGCCAAGAAGCTGGTTTGGAAAATGTTTTCACAGGATCTTGTTGGACATTGGTAGTTCCAGTCCTTCAGGATGGAGATTTCATCATTCGTTTCAACAAAGACGGAACGGAAGAGTGGAGATATGAGATTTTGGACGTAGAGCGCAACAAAACTCTACTCATGGATAGCGGTTTACAGAAATTCACCGTAGCTCGTGTCAGGAAAACAGACCCAATATGCCAGGTGAGGGTAATTCGTGACACCAGCATGTTCCCTAAGGAGCTTTTGACTGGAATTGGTATGGTTGCCGGCCCCGGTGGCATTCCAGCTCACATGCACAGGATTGTTGTATCACAAGATAAAATAGTGAGCGTTTCTCAAATTAATCAAACAACATCAATCGCCCAAGGTCATACGCATGACGTAGTTGGGGGTGAAATATTAGAATCTCTTGGGCACACTCATAAAATTACTTTGTAATGACACATGTACAGTGTCAAGTATGGTAATAATGATGTATTGCCTTATGAAACGCATTGAGAGTTTATTGAACATTGACGCACAACAGCTTACAGAAGACTATAAAAATCTTGGTTCTTTGAGAGAGATTGCCAAAAAATACAAAACTAGTCACAACGCTGTTGCTGGTATGTTTACGCGATTTGGAATTGTCTATCGTTCTAGAAACTGGAAAAGAACAGATGTGAATGATTGTTTTTTTGATATGGATATGTTAGATGAGAGGTCCGCCTATTGGGCAGGTTTTATAGCAGCCGATGGTTGTGTTTACAAGAAAACTCTCAGAATATCGCTATCTGAAGAAGATTTGAGTCATCTAATCAAATTCAAAGATAATATTCAATATGCCGGTAACATATTAAAAAGCGTGAATAAACTGAGTCGTCACAATAAAAAATGGAAAAACGTTAATATGGTAACCATTAGTATAACATCAGCGCAAATAGTAGAAGCGCTTCTGTGTCTTGGTATAACAGAACGCAAAACCAAAACACTTGAATTTCCGAACTTGCCAGATCATTTAATTAAACACTTTTGCAGAGGATATTTTGATGGTGATGGCAGCTGGTCATTTTGGAAACCGCGAACCAGACCAAATCATTCAAAACAGCTTATGTTTTGCTTGAGAGGAACCGAAAAATTCTTGAATGTGTTTAACGAAAATCTTGTTAGAGGGTGTGGTTTGGACCAAAACAAACTTAGAAAAAAAACAGACGGCGATGGAAAAACACACGTTCTAGCATACACAGGCAATATAATTTGTGAGAGAATAGCCAAATGGATGTACGATGGCTCTTCTACATATTTAGTAAGAAAATTTGAAAAAGCTCTTGGACATACTCACATCGGTCTTCTTATTTGATCTAACCTAATATTTGGACATAAGGCTATGGCAAGAGATAAATGGCAGGGTAGCACACGAGTTAGAGAAGGTGGATTTCTTGTAACACATAAGCAAGATTTCCTTCTGCACGTCCAAGGTTCAGCTGACATAAGCCAGGCCAGAACCGATTGGCGTCATACTGCCGATCAAATCGACATGAACGGTCCTCTTCCCATGCCTTTTGATGCCCCAGACGTTCAGCGTACACTTGAGAAAATTGTTGATTTGGTTGGGCAAGGATTCGTTACCATCGGTGATGGTTATATGGTTGATGAATACGGCATTGGCACTGATGGCTATGCTGCTAAAGACCTGTACGATGCCTTTCAATCCGCTTTTGCCAAGAGAAGGATTGCTACCACGGGCGGAATCATTGTCGTAAAGTCTGGTGACTACATTCTAAAAACCACTGTGGTTGTTCCAGCCGGATACACCATTTTTGCCGAACCAAATGGTGCAAGAATCACTAGTGAAGTTGTTGGTGGTCCAGCTTTCAAGTTCTCGGCATCCACAGATACCATAGATATCGGAGATTCTACCAACCCAGAGGTTCAAACAAAGCAAAGCCGTATGTGGAACCTTACCATATTCGACAACAGATATGGAAACGTTGCTTTTGGTGGTCCATCAGCTCCATCTAAACCACTTGTTGAAATTGATCAAGCAGCAAACGTTTTCATTGATATGTGTATGTTTGTTGGTAGGTACCTTGCCTCTGGTGGAAGTGTAACAACCTCAGCTATTGCCGTATCTGGGGTGGCAGGGCCATTTTACCCAACAATCTTGCATGTACACAAATCTATTTTTGATGTTGTTTCCACGGCGGTAGCATTCAACCCGATTATTACATCAACCTGTGAGTTGCGTGTAGAGCAATGCAGAGCAAGAACATTTACAACAGCAATTACAGATTCTTTTGTTCGCACCATTATCGGCAAGATATTTGTGCATAACAACTATCATATTTCTTTTACACCAACAGGATCAACGGCCGGTTCGTTCATCAATATAATGAACCCACTAATCTCTGATGCCGCTGATGGTTTTGTTAGTGTTATTGGGAACCAAGGCGGACTTAGAATACCAGACCTTGCCTCAACAAATAACATAGCAAAAAGCCATTTCATTCTTGACTCTCGCCCAACACCATGGGCTTACAAGCTATTGGACATCGGCAATGGTTGGGGAAGCGTAAATGGAAACTCTTGGTACATTACTGTTGGTGATGGTATACACTCAACAGGAGATTTCACAGGAGTAGACGCTCTAGATCGTGTAAATGCTTTGTGTAACACCGAGTTAACTGCTTTGTTTTCAAGAACAGAGCAGGTAGTTATTGTAAACCCAGGCTCATACACAACTACCACCGCTCTAAATATAGGAAAGTTGATTGGTAACGTTTCTCCAAACGAAACACTGGGAACAAGCAAGAAAGTCATAGTTAGTCTCGGGTCAAACTCTCAGATAGCCTCTAGCGGCGTATATGACAACATGATTGGTAAGGCCGAGAACATTGATTTCTTTGCATCTGGTAATTTCCAAAGGATACGATCCGATCTTAACGGTGTTCAGGACCGAAACCTGTTCAAGAACTGCAACTTCACCGATGTAAGCATTTTGATTGACAACTATGAAGGATCTGTTGTTAGCAACTGTCATTTCACACAGACAGGAACATACGAAGATCAAATTGGTCTCGTTGTATCTTCTGATAACCTATCTATTGTTGAGGGTTGTGTATTCGACGGCTATGGATATGCACTTTCTCAATCTTCTTGGGATGGAATGACCGTCCTGAGAGATTGCGCATTCACACAGCACTTCAACTATGACGGATATCAGAACGTAATCAGGAATATAGATCCAATATATGATCAGTCAGTTTACATTTCAATAGGAAACCTGACCAGCAAGACAATAATTGATAATGTTACAGTAAATAGCGGTTCATACCCAATTAGCTCCGCTATGCTTGATATGGTTCCAAAATATATCGTTGTAAAAGGAAACGAATCAGTAGCAATTAGAAATAGTCGTTTCATGGGACCAGATCAAGTAACTTCTACTGGTCCAATTGTAAACTGCTTTGTAGCTCCCGGTATCTCTGCCACAATTACAGATAATGAATTCATGGGAGCTTTACCGCTACACATCTCTGAGTTCAATCTGGTAAATGGGTTTACTCTTGGTGGTGATTTGAATGTGTCTAACAATCAAATAAAACACTATCTTGGTACCATGACAGCCGTGGCATCTGGAATGGTTATTGACATAAGCTTGGCAGGCGGTTTGTTCTACTCAAACTGTGATGGATACGATGGTTACGATGGGTATGGTGGAGATGGTTACGATGGATACGGAACAGACGGATACATACCAGTCACCGATCCTTTCGACGGACAGTTCCCATTCAGCAGCGTGGATGTAACCAATAACAGAATCATTGGACTGTACCGTGGAGGTTTGGCGCCGGTTCAGTATGTAACATCAAGTTATACAAACCTAGCTTTATGCCAAATCTATGCACCAGGGTGGTCTGTAAACTTCAATGAGAATGAAGTGGTTTACGCATGTGATGACAGCCCTCTTCCACCAGGAATATACAGCCAATCTGCGGTATTTATCAACAACGCCAGAGCGATGCCGATCTTTTCCAAAGCCGGGGTAAAAAACAATGGCATATATCATAAGTGTGATGGATACCAGGGACAATTCTTGAGCGGGCTATATGTCATAACCGATGTTTTGCAAGCTCAGGGCAATAACTTCCTTTCTTGGTATTGCACTAACCAAGACGTTGAGGACGGATACTTGTTTAGGGCTTATATCAGAACCGAAACACATAGAGCTGGCTCATTGATACAGAACAATAGTTTCAATGCCAACGTTGAAAATTCAATGAGTTATCCGATATACATAGACACAACATCTGATGGTTACGGAGCCATCAGCGAAAACTATTTTGATTCCACTATGAGTGGTTCAATAAAAACAGGCGATGGATTTGGACACTGGCTATTGACAGACAGAAACTACGCACCAACCACAAGCGGTTACTTGGTACGTGTTGATTTCTAAGGAGTGTAAGAATGAATGATCAAGTTTTGAATGCGTTTTTCTCGATACAGACGGTTGTTTTCTGTGTTGTTGTTTACACAATAGTACAGATAGTGAGAAGTACCCTTGAACGTCTGTATAAGGCACTTCACTTGAAGGTTTCTGCACACTTTGAGGAACACTTGAAGGATTTTTGGGAGCAGTGGTTCCTACCAGGAGCACCAATCATTACCGGATTTTTGCTGGGTTGGCTTGTTTCACAATATCCGTATCCAGACCCGTTTGTAAAGACACTTGGAGGAAGGATGTTCTTTGGAATTGTCGCTGGTGGAGCTAGCGGTTACGTCTATCGTTTTTTCCGCTTCTATGTGAAGAAGTTTCTACCACCAGAGGTCAATAAGAAACTAGATTCGGTTCTTGGAACTGTTCCTAGCATTTCTCCCGACAGCACCCCTCCAACAGCAGAGGGTGAAAAACCAAACGCTGAGTCAAAAGCCGATGAAGCTCAAAAAACAAACGATAATCCGTAATAGGAAGTCATGACAGTATATCCACAAGCCATAGATGATGACAAAACAATAATCAGAATCGATGACAACCTTTCAGATCTTGGTGGTATCTCAATCAACCAACTCAGAGAAGCTGTTTTCGCTTTGGAAAAAACCATTGGTACGATGGTTTTTGGTGCCAAGTCTTCCTTGACAGATAGGCTTGCGGTATCTCTGAATGACGATGGAACAATTCGTACAGAGGCGCTTCAAGCTGTCGGTTTGGCCACACTCCCAATCACAAATTCTCAGGTTGCACCTAATGCCGGCATTCTTGAATCAAAACTATCTCTATCTTATTCAACCGGAGACCTGAACACTCGTTTGGTATCTCAATTGAATCAGATTAACAACCTGAATGACCTGTTCATAGCCAACAGATCAAATCTTGGCATACACACTGCTGGCGGACAGTTTTTAGTTGATGGTTCTACTCCAGCAAGACACGTAGCCAGCCAGATAGACATCAACGCAGTCCCATTTGACGCAAGAGATGCTGCATTTGTGTGGACAGGTATCAAGGATAAATATGGAAATCTGCGTAGCGCCACCCAGGTTTCCCAGGCCATACAACAAGTAAATGACGACCTTGTAAATCATGAGAATTTGACAACGGGCGCTCACCCGGCAACTGCCATTACAGTTGATGCAACCAAATTTACCACAATATACGGAGCCTCAAACGTTCAACAGGCTTTGGAGTTCTTGGATGACAATGAAACCAAGTCATCTGGCATTGATAGAGCAACAATGGGCTCCAATGGTATTCCAAGAGCAGCAAGAGGACAAGCTTTCAACTTGCCTGACGGATATCACATCAACGTTGTCCCACCAACACCGGTTGTTACGTTCCTGGCCCAACCAGCACACACGGCTCCAAGAGATTCTACAACAAACGGAGATGATCTTGTCAGATTTTATCCAACTGACAATACAAACTACGTTTTTGATTCTATGTTTACCAATGTTGTGGTTGGTGATATCATAAGAATCAATTACGGAAATGGAATTGAAGGTGTATTCGAAATTGCATCGATAAGGTTGGATGCTGGCCTTGAATGGCAAGTAAGGATCAATGGCTATAACCTGGCAGATGGAGCTGGTGTTGCTAGAATTGATCGTCCACGTTTTGACACAACCACAAGAGGTGCTTTTGCTGTAGCTATGGCTCCTCCAGATGTTAATCCGGATCTTGGTTGTGCTACAAATGCTTCTAGTGTGATTGTTGGCAGCCCTCGTGGTGCTGTTGCTGTTGGTGTTGGATTTGATCCAAACCAACTAGACAAAAATCACTATGCTTTGTATCTTAGACTATACCCAACAGGTGTTCCGTCTGTTTTTGTAGACCTCCCTGGTATAGACGTAACCGGAAACCTCGGCTCAACACCGGGACACTATAATCTTGATATTGTTGTAGAGGAAACAAACAAGCAGCTTAGGAAAGCTGGTTACAACTATCGTTTCATAGCATTTGCATCAAAGGGCGAATACGGTATTATGCTTGCTGATGCAATAAATCTAGCATCATTCAGTATTATTACTGGTACTGTTGATAACACACAGGTGGTGGTTGGATCGTATATCAGTAACGTCATCGGAGATGCTACTGACGGATATGATGCTTTGGGTCTTGGCGCAACAAGGGCAGGATACGCTTCACCAGCACAGTCAACGTATACAAACGCACAAGCCGCAGCAGGGTTCAGCACAAGAATTATTGCCCCTGTAAAAAATAGAAACGGAATTATCAACGGTGTTAGAAGAGATTTTCTTGCTAATGCTGGACAAACTGGTGTAAATGATTTCTGGACAGCTACAATAACAAATACAAATGTAGATTTTGCTGCTGGAACTGTAACTGTACAATATACGGTTGCGGCAGATTTGGCAACACAAGAACTTGCAGTTGGTAAAACATTGGTTGTGCAGCCTGTAACAACACCTGGAACCAATGTCTCTGACTATGGACGATTCATCATCGGGAGCGTAACATATAGTGCTGGAACAACCATCATATCTGTTATCAATGGTGTTCATGGACAGGGAACGGCCATCAGTCCAACACTACCTGTTGGAGCACAGGTAAGGCTTTACTTCTCCAATGATTCTGTGTCTTTTGATGGTTTGAATCTCGCTGGTAACGGTGTTGATTCAAATGATTTTCATAGATATCACGAGGTATTTGTAGATCAAGACTCAAATACATTTGCTGTTGAGAGAGCCCGTATGGAAAAGGGCGGAATGACAGCAGGAAAGCTTGATACAAATCTTTCAGGTTGGAGAATACGTCAAGTATCTCCAAAATTGAGCGGATACAGGACAGGTTCAGGTTTCAACCACTGGGTTCGTTTTGTAATCAGCTCTTGGAACCAGACAACAGGAGAGTTTACTGGCTATCTGTGTGAACCAAGTGGAACCCTTGTAACAAAAAACAAGGGACCAGTTGTTATTGGTAAGAAAAATCATCCAGTTAGGTTCTATGATATAAGCGGTGTAAACTTTATAGACATAGAATACCGTGAAAATGACATTTCTCCTGGTGTTGTGCTTTTGCCAGACACAACGGCAAGATATGCTGACATAGAGCTGTTCCAAAGCATGACAACAGACGATGAGGTGTTCTTATTGGCTGGTGTAAGCCATAACGTCAAAACAATCACTGCTGTCACTGACCTTAGAGAGTTTGGAACGCTTAGTGAAAGGAATTTTACAGATTCGGCTATTCGTTTCATTGAGGCTGGAGAACGTCACCTGCATGCAAATGGTATTGTAAGAGGTTTTGAATACCAAAGCACAGTAAGAGGTTCATTGCTATTCTTTGCCGGTGGTATGGCGGTTGTCAATGGTAAATTTGTTGCCGTTGATGCGTTGAACGTCAAAATACCAGACATCAATACAACAAGATCTACAACTGTTCAATTCTTTATTTGTGTAACAGAGCTTGGACAGTTGAAAGCTGTTGTAAAATCTGACGGTCAGCAATTCTTTACAACCGATAACTATTTTGTAGAATCACTTACTTTCCAAGAGATTGTTGACAGAAGAAAAGACCTTCTTGTGTTGGCAAGGGCCTCTGTCACATTCTCTGGTGGATTACCAACAAGCGTATCGGTTACAGATGCCAGAAGATTCTCAACAAACGAAAGCATCAACCATTATTCGTGGTCTAACGATGATGGATACATGGCGTCGTTCAGGAACACTGATTCCATCGGTGTTTGGGTTGATGAATATGGAATATCAGAAATTGAACTAAGGTATCTAAAGATTACCGATACAACACCATCAATAAATATATCTGCGTCAAAACAACTAACAATCAAAGGCGGTTTGATTGAGGTTAATGCAAATAACGGTTTGACAATTGGTACAAATATAAAACTTCAAAACGCAAAAATAGTATATGCACCAACGTCAACGTTTGTAGAAAATGATATTGTAAATGTTGTGAACAATAACGCGGCTGTATTTCTGACAGCCGGTTCCAACAACATGTCTATTGATAATTGTTATCTGTACTCAAGCACAAATAGAAGACCACCATACATTGCGATGTATTCTGGTTTTAGCAATAGAACGCTAGATGTGCAAATATCTAATAACAAGTTTGTTGACAACGGTTTGGCTAATTCGGATGTTGCGATAGCTGTCATAAATACAGATCCGATGGGTGTAATGTTCCCAGCAATCAAAAACTGGATCATTGATAATAACACTGTAAGTTCAAAACAAACGTTATTGATAACATCAAAAACAAATCCAAACCCTGTTGCTGTAGACGGAGAGATAACCAACATAAGCGGTGTATTGGTTGATAACGTAACAATTTCAAACAATATTTTTGGTGCTATCGCGTACTCCGTTATCGGTGATGGCCCTGGTCATTTCAAGATTAATAAAAACACAGCTGACGTGATATTGTCGGGTGTTGGTGCTACAATTCATCCAATTACGCATACCTATGGGCTTGGCATCAACGAATTGTCACTAATGGGGGCGTATACAACAATCAGTGATAACAAAACAGGAACAATCAAAACAGAGGCTGTAAAAACAACGATAGTATCTGATAACATTGTTAACAAAGACGATGCCAATGTAACAATTACAAGATTTATTCCACTACAAACACAACAGTCTTACGGAATCACAATTCTACAAGATGACGGTGATACCACATCAAAGGCGGTTTGTATTGGAAATGAGATAACAGGTTCGTTTGACCACCCAATCCACTTCATTGCTGGCGGAACGATTAGCGGGAACACCATCTCTGGTATTGCTACTGGTGGGTGTGGAATATACTCGGTTGGTGAAGAGCCTAACCAGATAACATCAATAAACGGAAACACAATACAGCGCGGTACCACAACAATCAGCGCATATATTTCCGCAAGTGATTCAACTGCAATTGTTGGAAACGCTTTTGACAAGTTTGGCGTTGGTGATGGGTATGGTGATGGGTATGTGGACGGATACTTCGGAGCTGATGGTTACACTATCATTGGTGGAAACTATGCGGCTCACAACATCAATCAGGTTGTAAAACAGGGCATCAATCTTCAGAATTCAATTCCTTTGATTGGTGCGGTTGACCACGTGTGGGTAAATGACCCTACAACATTTGAGGTTGCTGATATCAAGACTGCCAAAAACATATACTCAATAAATAACCTTGATATAATAAGCACTTGGACTTTCAACGGGTTCAGTGATGTAGCAGAAAGAGCCACGGCTGGTATATACATACCTCTCGATTCGTGGCTTCCAAGAGAGTCATTTGTGCTTGAGTTCTCATTTGGATGGAATATATCCCACGCTCCAACACAAGGTACACTCAATTTCTCATTCAATGGCGTTACATTTCATTCTGTTGATTTGAGCGTTACGACAGCGGGTGCGGCAGTGTACTACAGTAATTATCTAGTGACAGGTTTGAGGCCACCGAACCCACAGTCAATTCGTAAGTTCATCAAGGTTTGGGTAACCGATCTGGTAACGGATACAATTCCGAAGCAAACAATCCAAATATCAAGTCCAAACATAACTTGGGCGTATTAAATGCCAAAGGCCAGGGATGAAACCCTGGCCTTTTAAATTTGCAATTTGTATTTCAAGGAGTGAGGCAACACCAACCGTTAAGTCCGGAAGCAATGGGGGTTTTTGCACACCTGGTGGCTGTAGAAGGAGGGGCTACACATTTGAAAGCTGCAAAGAAATATGCATAACCACCTTCGCTACAAAATGTTGGAAGATTCGATCCTGATGACGGTTCACAAGTACAACCGCCAGTACAAGTAGAAGGAACGTTAGCGGTATTTCCTGTATTATTGTTGCCGGCTACACTGCCACTTCCAGTTGTATTTCCGGTTCCAGCTGTGTTGCCAGTATTTCCATTCCCAGATCCAGCATTGCCAGATCCAGCATTGCCGGTCCCTCCGCCGCCAGCATTGCCCGACCCTGTGTTGCCAACATTTCCAGTTCCAGCGTCACCGGATCCGGCCTCACCAGATCCTTTGTTACCGGATCCAGCATCACCAGATCCGTTGTTACCGGATCCTGCAATTATGGTGGGTTCTCCGGCAATATTGATAGGCATACCGGCAACACCTGGATTTTTACCAGCAATTACGGGTTCCTTGCCAGCGGCGGCGTTGTTTCCAGCATTTCCGTTTGAGACGTAATTTGCTGTATTGCCTGTATTTGGAGCTCCGGCGGGTTGCTCAACATCTGGCCTGGCCTCGAACCCTGGGCCTGAGCAAGCAACAGCTGAAAAGCAAAGGGCAGCGAGTATCAGCTTGTTCATGTTATTTTCCTCTGGTTTGGTTGCTCAAGCTGTTGATTGCCAGTGTAACTCTTCTTGTTCGGATGTCAACGGGGTCTTTTCGTTTTACCTACACTGGAATAAGATGCTGAATCGCGTCATCTATGTTTGCTTCTGAATCGTTATCGAGAGCAATCAAGTGCTTAGCTAGCAGATATACACGAAAAGATGCCTGTCAAGGAACGTGGCGGCGAATATTTCCGCATACGACCATGGTCAATCCAACAACCGGCATTCCTTCTTTTGGCACACCAGCCGTTGGCAACCTGGAAAGATCAGATCTCTACGGGATATACAACGTTGTCCAGAACACCCTGATGGCTTATCCGAAGGATTTGGTTGTCAGCGTGTTGAGAGACGAATTTAGTAAAGATTCGTATTATCATTTTGTTTTAGACGAATTCGGTTTCCCAAAAACCCCGGATCATACTGACATGCCATTGGATGCTGGTTTCAATGACGATCAGACAACCAGAATTTTCATTGGGGAGCCTTGGAGATTTGATGTAATCCTGTATCCTGCAATTTTAGTGAAAATAACCTCAGCCAAATACGTACCAATCTCGATGAGTAGAAATAAGTATGTAGTTGAGTATGATAGGCAGTTATTTGCAGATGGATATGGAAACTACAAAGAAGTTATGACGCCTTTGTATTACGATGTTGCTGGTGTGTGGGAAGGCAACATGCAGATTGATATTATTGATCGTGACATACTTTCTAGGGATAATCTAGTAAGTCTAGTGATGTTGATGCTTGCTGATGTGAAGTATGAAAACTTCAGGAAAGCTGGTTTGGTATTGAAACCACCATCTCTTAGCGGTTTGACTGAGGGAGATGACAGACAGCAAGAAAAAATATACAAGGCAACAATAAGTGTTGATTACAGAACAGAGTGGCGCAGGCTCATCCCTATAGAGAAGATTGTTGATAAAATCAATGTTTGTCTGGAATTTGGCCAGATTGTTAACAATCAAGTAACCGGGCCAACCAATCCAAACTTTGATATCAACATAAGCCTTAGCATTCTTGATCAAATAGAGAACTTGTAACGCATAACCAAGCATAGTTTTGAGGCTTAGCGTGTAAGGGTAATAATTGAGCATAACACCAAGCATAACCCACTTCAACATGGCAAGCATTTTTAGGAGAGTCTGATGGCGGCAAATATAGAAGGAGCTTCTAGAGCAGTACCTGGAACATACACAAGAACCGAAACCCTGCAAAGAGGGGTTAGTGTTCCTGCTGGTGCCCGTATTGCAATGATCATGGGCGAAGGTTTGACCCAGGAAACGCTGGTCGGATCGGCCAACGGAAATGGCAATGACGGTTTCAATTCAACCTACACATCAACAACAGGTTCTGATGGACGTCACTTCCTTCTTGGTCGTGGATCCGTAACCGTTGCCCCTGTGATTGAAAACAGGTCTCGTCTTTTCAAGAATGGAGTTGAGTTATCCGTTCTTGAGGGTGTAATAGATAACGCTGCGTTTGACAGTAGGTTTGATGCCAAGCTGGATCCGCTTACCGGACAGATTGTTCTTCAAGCTGCCAGACTTGTCGATCAGGGTGGAAGTCTATACAAGGCCTCTCTATCCAACGTAGGAACAGGAACCATCCAGAACCTTCAGCTTGTTGATGTCAATGCGCCGCCAGAGACTTGGACCATCAGATGCTCAAGTGTTCGTAGAGATGGGTATGGAAACCCAATAGATGGTTATGCTAAATTCATTGCTCGTGGTTCTGTCAGCGGTTTGATTCTTGATGGTTATGGAAACCAGATTACATGGCAGTCAAACGGCACGGTAGTCTCTAACGGAATTCTCAGCTTCTCTATCGTAGAGGGTTTGATCAAGTTCCAAGAGGGAGATTCGTTTACGCTGGCCACAACAGCTGGAGCGTTGGTAGCTGGAGACTCTTTGAGTGCCAGGTACATCCCAGAGATATACCTAGAAGACCCAGAGTTTTTCACTGACTTGAATCAGTTGGTAGCCAAGCATGGTCAGCCAAGCACCACAGACGGAAGGCTGTCTTTGGGAGCGCAGTTGGCATTTGCTAACGGAACGCCAGGAGTATTTACACTACAGACAAAGCCATCATTGCCACGTAGAATTTCGTATTCTCTGGTAACTTCGGCTTCTGGTCTGACAAGCATTGACGACCTTACATTCGAGCTTCCGCTGAATGTGGTACCAGACGCTGACAGTAATATCAACTTCTTTGTAACGAACCCAATATCCAAGGCTGAGACACAGGTCATACCAAACAAGGTATCATTCTTCGACCCAACAATCACAGCCAACCCAGCATCGTTTGTGTACGGAGCATATAGCTGGTCATACACGGTCATTCTTGATGACTCGGTACCAAAGCAGGGAATAGATGGTGTTTTGACTGTCACCGGCCCAACAACGGCTACATTGTCCAGTTTGACGGTGGCGTTTGACTCAAGCGATGTTTCTGTAACAAGAACGGTCAAGATCTATGACTCTCTGAATGGAAATGACGGAACGTATGCGATAGCCAGCGTAAGTGGTGGAGTGATGACGCTCTACAGTGGAACAGGATTTGGAACAAACGAAACAGGAGTTAGATTCGATGTTTTGGATTCCTCGGCACAGAGCTCAAAAATCTTGTTTACACAGGATCTGGCACTGGCACTAGGCTCAGCTCTTAGGGCAACTGTAGTGGATGTCAAAGACGCACCGTTCTTTGATGCTGGATGGTTGGATGCATTTGCAGCGGCCGAGAAGGTCACTGTACAGATGATTGTACCACTTCCTGCACAAACAATCTCTGCAATCTTCCAGAACGGCAAGGTACACGTAGAGAAGATGAGTGATATCAGGAACAAGAATGAAAGAGTTCTTTTGATAGGAGCCATCAACGGTTTGACACCAGAAAACATCACTGGACAGAAGCCAGCAGCTGTTGAGGACATTGGTATCCTTGAGGGTATCCAGGGAGACAGCGTATCTGAGATTCTGGCCGGAAACACCGAAGATCTAGCTAACTACTCTATCTTTGATAACTACGGTGACAGCTACCGCGTATTCTACTTCTACCCTGACCAGATTGTTGTTCAGATTGGAGCTGACAACGTTATAGTTGATGGTTTCTTCATGGCGGCAGCAGCGGCTGGATACTTCTCCGGCAACTCCTCTATCAACGAGCCATTGACCAACAAGAGGCTGTCAGGATTCTCTATTCTGCGTAACCGTTTGTACTCACCAATCGTACAAGAGAACATTGTAAATAGCGGCGCAACCCTACTGGTACCAGTTGCCGGTGGTGGTCGCGTAATCTGGGGTAAGACAACCACGATAAGCCTGGCTGCGGAAGAGCAGGAGATGAGCATCATCTTCATTCGTGACTCTATTGCCAGCTCTATGCGTAGGGCGTTCCTGCCATACATTGGTCGCCCAGAGAGCCCAACATTCCAAACATCTCTATATGCAGTAGCCCAAGGGTTGATGCAGAGCTTCATTGAGCAGAGACTGATCACAGCCTACGCAGGTTTGACAGTGAAGCGTGATGATGTTGAGCCAAGACAGTGGAATATAACGGTTGCAGTACAGCCTACATATCCTGTCAACTGGATTTACATCAAGATTAATGTTGGAAGGCTGGATTAATTTCAACTTCGATGAACTAAAAGGTGAACAATGGCATACCCTCATACAGGATCTATTCTAACAGCAGGTGGCGACAATAAAGGCGCCAACACAACCCGCACCTCAGTAAGCACCAATATCATCATCGTTGTTGATGGAAATCCGGTGGGTGCGATAAAGCAAATCAGCATCAACGAACAGCGTACCATTGAGCAGATCAAGGAAATTGGCACTGATGGTAGCGTTGACTCTGTTCCAAAGTCAGCCACCAAGATAACTGGTGACTGTCAGCGTGTAAGGTTTGATAACCTTCGCGTGGCAACAGCGTTCTCCCGTGGCTTCGTTCACGTAGCCGCCCAGCGCGTACCGTTTGACATTCTGATATTGGATATCTTTGGTGCTACAGAAGATGAGCAAGGAAACATTGACCCATCAGGTGTTGTTACTACCGTTTTGAAAAATGTGTGGATTAACAAACTTGATACAAGATACAACTCTGATGATTACATAATCACAGAAGGCATGGGCTTTGAAGCTGAGTTCATCTACAGCTATGTTGGAAACGGACAATCTGCAACCAATGCAGTCAGCGCTCGTCCTCTCAACTTCATTGACAACGATCCATTCGAGAAACAGGCGGATCTTGGAAAGAGGCGTGGAGCGTTGGATGCAGCTGGACTTATCAATGTTGTGGATTCTATTGCTACAACCTGATATATGACAGTGTATGGGAAAGATTAGAAGTTCAGTTAGTTCTCCAATATCAGAACCTCAGGGAATTCCAAACGTTTCCAAAAGGGTTTTTACAGTACCAGACGGTCATGGATCAGATGACGATATACCTCCGGAGAGGAATTTTGTAACCTCCGGAGGTAAACGTTTTGAGCTTCCAGAGGGTGCAAGACAGATTTCTCCTGGTGAGTTTCATGAGACCAGAAGCCGCATGCAACAAATGGCGGAACAACCCAAACAAGCTCAGTTGCAAGAGGCTAAAACAAGGGTTGAAATTATAACTGGTATTGGTAGAAAAACAAAGGATGTTCCTGTTGATATGGGGAACGGACAGGTAACCACATTCTCTATCAGAACATTGAAAGGCAAGGAGCATTTTGCGCTTGCTGAGGTTATTGAGGGTTCAAAGACAATTAGGACCCATGATGGCGAAATGATGATGACGATCACAAGCGCCTATGACATACGTATTGAGACATTGAAGCATGCGTTGTATGCTATTGATGGTGTTGATATCAATGTTGTTCTTGGTGTGTCTGCAAGACCGCTGGAAGAACAACTAGCTGCAAGAGAGGACTTGCTCCATGATATGGATGATGCCTTTACAAAGAAATTGTACAAGACATATGAAGAACTTTTGCAGGATATTGCGGACAAATTCGGTGTGAAGAACGAAAAAGACGCAAAGGAGTTGGCCGAAGCCATAAATAAAAGTGGCGAGGCTCCCTGAGCATCAGTTCCTATTCTTTCTTGTAGAGCTGTTTAGAAAGCCTCCTGACGATCCTTTTTATGAGCATATTAACCCATATTTGAAGATATGGTTGTATGAGTGCTGGATACACAAACAGGAAGTTGAAATAAAGCGAATGAGAGATCACGCTTTGTTCATAGGCTCATTCTCTAACCCAGAGGCTGCTAACAAATACTACAAACTTGAAAATCCGGACTTCAAATCAACAGACGAAGAAGAAACGGCCAAGATGGTTCGCAAGCAGATTTTGGAAGAGGAGAAGCAAAAATCCGGCAAGGGAAGAAAACGTCGCAAACTTGTTAGGTGATTAGAATGGCTGAAATATTTACCACAGAACAGATTCAGGCTTTTGCAGATAAAGCTGGTGCTGCAAAAGATTCGGTTATGGCGTGGTGGAATAGTCTTACCGGTATTCAAAAATCACTTGTAACAACAGCCACCATAACGGAGCAGTTTAAAGGTAAAATACAAGACCTTGACAAGATAGTAAAAGAGACGCTAACATCTTCTGATGCTCTTTCTGGTGCGATGAAACGATTGCAAGAGAATGTTGGTTTCTCCTCTGAGAAATTTGAACAATTCGCGCAGAGCATAGAAAGGGCGGCTGGGAAAGCTACAAATTTCCAGATTCAAACAATGATGCTTATGGAGCCGATGCTTGGTGTTCTTCCAAAAATACCAACAGCATTTGGTAACATGGGAGATGCTGGGGATATAGCCGGAACCAAAATTGCCAATAGTTTTTCTATAGCTATTCCCTATCTTGAAAAACTGGGTTCTTTTGGGGCAGCTGGCGCAGCAATGTTCAAAGAATATACCGCTGGCGCAGATAGAGCCAATGGTCTTGAAAGAAGCATAGTTAGCCTTGTTTCAAGTGCCGGAGGCTTGAATTCTATGCTTGTTGAAAACGGACAATTAACAGGTGAGGTTCTTGACAGAAGATATGCAACCTTTACCAGAAGGATGCATGAGATTGGAGATGCTACTGGGCACACAATAAGTGAAACCATGAATTTCGCTCAGGCTCTTGGTGCGATTCCAGAAGCTCTTAACCAGCCAATTAAATTATTGGATGGTGTTCGTGGTTCGTTATCATCTATGAGTCAGCTTGAAGCAAGTCTAACACTTGCCTCTTCATATGGATTGAAGCACGGAGATGTTGTTGCCAGATTGACAGAGCTGTATCAGCGTTTTGGCACTCGTGGTACTGAGGCGTTTGAGTCTGTCAATGGAATATACAAAGCGGCTCAAGACCTGAACATGCCATTGAGCAACGTAACTAAAATTGTCACTGATTCTGCTAATCATTTCAAGCTTCTTGGTGATAATACACAAGCCGCAACCAATGTTCTAAGGGCATTTGGATCTGCACTGAAGGACAGTAACCTTGGACCGGAAGGTGTAGAAAGAATTGTTGCATCAATGTCGGTAGGCGTTTCAAAAATGAGCGAGAGCCAGCAGGCTTTTGTATCTGCGTCTACTGGCGGGCCTGGCGGATTGGCTGGCGCATACCAAATCGAAAACGCCATTCAAGAAGGCAAAATGGATGAGGTTCTTGGCCGAACAATGGAGGCCATGAAACGCGAGTTCGGCGGTCCAATACTTACTTTGAAAGATGCCGCTTCTGATCCTTCCAAATCAGGAGAGTTCTATAAGCAGGTACAATACCTTACTAAAGTAACTGGCATTGCAAGTGATAAACATGAGGCATATCGTATCTTGGAAGGAATGCAGAAAGGCGCTTTGGATGAAACTCAGATCGGAAGAAGGGCAAAGGGACCTGAGTTAAAGCAAGCACTGGAAAGGGGACATTTCCTACAAGAGCGCGGAAACACAGAACTAACCAGGATTTACAATAGGATTAGTGAATACAACATAATTCAAGCGGCTGTTGAGCGTGGGGCCATATCAAAAATCATTGGTGCCGAGGGTTTTACAGGTCTTGGAGAAAGCATGAGAACAGCCGGTGGTAGGGCTGGTGCTGGCGGCGCTCTTGGACAATCATATGATGAAAATGGGAATGTATTGAGTACCACAAGGATGGCAAGGGAAAGTTTTCAAGGCGCTGTCCAAGCTCCGCTTGATGTTGTACACAAAATAGCGCCAATGCTTGCTCCGTTAGTAGGAAGTTTAAAAGACCACACACAAGCATTTCTTACCGGAGGAAAGATTAAACAAACAACTAGGACAGCTGGTTTCATAAGCACAAGACCAACAAAAGCAGAGGGTCACAAATGGGGGCAGCCTGGTTTTGGAGTATCGCCGGCCGCAAGAGGAATGCCATCTTTTCCAGGTCCTAATGCTGCCGGCGCCCAAGGCTTTACCATCAATCAAGGCAAACCATTTGCGCTTGAACCGGTCAAAGGAACTATTGATGTTCATATCAAATTCTCCGATATAAAAGATGGGTTGTCTGATCTTGTTAAAAAAGAACTCAAGATTCAAGGCAGAGAAAACCAGTTCGGTAGAAACGCTGGTGTTAAGCCATGAGGCATAATCAGCCATATTTGGTATGGTGTATGATCTTCAAGGACAAGCAGAAAACACGTACAGAATAACTCAAGGAGCGGTAAATGGACCATCTCCAGATCCTCCTGGTTTTACTGATACGGCATCAATACCAAGCAAAACCGGAAATGCTGTAAGACAAGCTCGTTTTCAATCCAATAGAGCTGCTACTGCTCGTCGAAACCTTATTCGTTGGTTCGTGCCTGAGACCGGTATTGTTGAGATGTTTGTTAACCCATCTTCAATCAAATACACAGAAAAGAAGGTGATTTCAGAAACAAGAACCAGGGGAGGTTATGTTCTTCAATACTGGGGAGAGGAACTTGAAACCCTAAACATCACTGGAAATACAGCAAGCTCTGGTATTGAGGGAATCAATGTCCTCAGAGACATATACAGAAACGAACAGGTATCCACAGATCCTTTGGCCATTGCGTTGACCGCTTATCGCGAGAAGCAAAACGCAACCGCCAAGTCTGAGTTTACAGTTGACAATTTCTTCGGTGGCGTTGGAAACCTTCTTCAGGGCGCGGCAGACGATGTGTTTCGCTCAGTCAATAACCTTGTGCAGTATGGAAACATCAACCCTAGCGTTCCAAGACCAACTCTAGCCTCAATGGCCTTTACAGTAGAGATGTATTGGTCAGGTTGGGTGTTCAGAGGTTACTTTACTGATTGTGCTGTTGATGAAACAGCAGATAGCCTTGGTTTGTTCAATTATCATATCAACTTCAAAGTAACACAGATGAGAGGATGGAGAAATAACTTCATGCCTTGGCATAGGTCTGCTGTCAACGGTCCATCCAACTCGGACCCTCAATATGGCCGTCCTTATTCGTTTGCGTATATGAAAAGGCAAACACCACAACCAAATATTGTTGGTGGTAGGGAGATTCTTCCCCCTTTGCTAACTCCTACAACTGGAATAGATCCAAACACAGAAATAACAACCAATACATCTATGAATCGTTTGCCAAACAACGTTATACCAATTCAACAATCATTGACAAGCGGTCGTGCTATTATTGGTAAATGAAAACAGGTGGATATAAGGTAAGTCATGGGATTTCTTTCAGGTCTTGGCGATGTCATCAACGATCAGTTGGGCACAGGTGAAAATACAACACACTCACTTGACTCAAGTGATGGCGTTGTAAAAGGTTACGGAAAACTGGGCTCATATGCTCAGAAGATAGATCAGTCTGCCGAACGTTCCTACATAGAAGACGGTTTCATCCGTAACTTTGGCCCAAGACTGAGAAACATCATTTTCCAAGAGCCAGACGTTGTTATTGTAATCAAAAAGAGGATGTTCTCTTCTTTGATAAACAATCATAAACTTGACCTTCTAGAAGAAAAAGAACAACTTGTAGTAAGGGCTGCTAAGAAACTGTTTCAGAATAAGTGTCGTTTAATATCAGCATATGAGAGATTGATCAAGGTTGAAAAGATGACTGTTGAGGCCGGTACGTTCAATACGTATCTTGGCCCAATGGTATTGAACTCTCTGGATGCTTTGGCTCCGGTTCTTGCATTGATGGGAATACCTATCGACCCATCAACACAAAGGGCATTTGAGACACTTCGCCGTATTCTTGCTTACTCAGAGCCAGCCTCAGTATCTGGGTGGACCAATACTGATTGGGATAGCGAGTTTGGAAACTCCTATGTTGGAGAGGGGCCAGGAACGTTTGAGCTTACGGTGGCAAGCTCAATCAGTACAACCACATCAACTGAGCTTGGAGAAGGCAAAGCAGATCTTACTTTTGAGGACCCATACAACCTAATGTCCATTACAGAACAGGACATAGATCAGGCTTTGACAGATGCATCAAACCTATTCGTATCTGGTAGGTTTTTCAAATTCACAGAAATTGAAACACAGAATAGAGTTGAGGAGCTGAAGCGCAAGCTCGCACTGATAAGAGCCAACAGGGGCGCCAGCAACATTACCATAATGATTTCAGAAGGAACACTGCTTAGCCAGCGTGTTCGTGCAGTTGTAGATGAAGAAGGTATAGAGATCAAGTTCACATACAACACTGGCGTTCAAGAGGCTTTCAAGGGGTTCGAGAAAGCAAAAAGCTTCAAGGACGGAGCGTCATCTGTTGGAAGCCTATTCTCAAATGGCGGCATTACATTTGATCCTCTGTTTGTTGTTGATAATGCTGAGCTGGTAAAAAATAGAGAAGGACCAGGGAACAAGCTTACGCAGGAAGAGGCCAAAATTCTTGCTGATCTGATCAAGTCAATATACAGCTTGATCAGTTTCAGGAAAACCAGCCAAAGAACGTTGAGCCGTCAAAATGCCGAACTCAACTATGCCAGAAACAGACTCAGGATGATGTTCAATGGTCGTCACATCATTCAGCCAATGGACGTTGTCAACATTTTCATAACAACCAAGACTTATTACGATGAGCAGCTGACCAATGGTTTCAAGAACGTATTTTCTGGTACCGGAAACTTGCGCCTGGCAGAGAAGTTCGACTCTTTGTTTTCTGGTATCAACAACAGTCTGAATCAGTTGCTTGGAAAGACATCCTATGATGACCTTGAGAAAAACGCTATTGTAGGACCGGAGTTCCCGATGTGGCTTTGGAGGATGTTCAAGAATGACATCACCAAGCAGGCAGCAGGTACGTGTGTATTCGTTGGAATATGCACAAACGTTTCTAGCAACTACTCGGCCGCTAATGGTAAGTTCAATCTAAACGTTTCATGCAAGGATAACGCTCACTACTTTGAGCTTGGACAGGTAAACTTCCAGCCAGCTGCTGATGTGTTCAACTCAAGTATCTATGATCCGCTTACTCCTTTTGATGTTAGTTTCGACGCAGCAACGGGAGCGCCACTAACATCCAATTCTGAGAACTACTTTCCTCCTTTGCTACCACAGAACCAAACCTTGCTTCAGACAGGTAAAGCCAGTTTCAGAACTGGCCCAAACAAAGGAGAGCAAGCAACCCCATTCCTTTATGGGGTCAATGATAAAGAGTACGCTTTCAATAACTTCAACCGTGTTTTGAATGACCCGGCAGGTCTTGTGTATCGCTGGAAACAAGGAATACAAACCATAACAAAATTTGGAAGACCATCCCCAGTAAGTAGCCCAGAGCAAGAGCGTTCTGTGGTTCTTACAGATCATCCTTTTGCTGGCCAAGACATGATGAATGTGTTGTCATCTTTGATCACCGGAGAACCTTACAACTATGTCACATTTTTGAAAGCTGCTATTGCTAATGGTAACTCTGGCGGAATCACTAATACAAATGGGTCTCCTCCAGCCCAGTCATTTTTGGAAGGTTTGATGTATGACCTCCAAAAGAACAACGCAATATGGGGCAATTTCGTACCATTCAAGAAACTGGTCATACCAAGAAGTTTGAATGAATTTATTGCAAAGACTACCCTTCAGGCGTTGCAGGTTAATAACCAATTGAGTACACAGCTAAGGGAACGTGCGAAACTTATGGATGAGATAGCCCTGACCAATAATGGTATGGCAAAAGATCCTTATTCAACACTTCCTAAAGATGAAAACGGATACTACAAACAAAGAAGTGACGCCAACCCAACCATAATAATAAACCAGCTCAAGAGACAGTTGGACAGTGTCAATAAATCTGTAAACAATTTGCAGAACGCATACATGGACACAATCAAAAACGCGCATGCTCCAAGCCCTGAATATGGTGTTGCGATTATTGGTAGTAACATAGATATCGTCAACGGAAATCAGTCAAATGTAAACGTCAAGAAACAAGCAGCGGCAGAGGATGATCGTCGTCGCAAACTACACTCCATCACACAGAGAAGGTTATGGGATGTCAAGGCCAACACTGATAAAAACCTATTCATTGTTGATGATCAGTATGACAACAATCTTGACTTGCAAGCATTTGAGAGAAAGATTGGCGGGAAGATGGAAATCTTCAGCAGTACATACGCCACAGTGATGGAGAAGATCAAAACTGTAAAAAGTTTCTTGGGGCTTGAGGTGTTTGCCAATACACAAGGACACATAGAGGTAAGACCACCACAGTACAATAAGATTCCAAGCAGCGTATTCTACCGCATGTTCCGCACCAGGGATGAAACAGGGTTTAGGGTATTTCCTGAGTTTCTTGAAAGCCTGTATTTCAATCAGCTTCAAGGTCTGTTTGATAGGATAGAGATCGTAGAAGATCACATACGCCTTCGTTGCATTGCGCTTGGAGCAACTGATGACAGAACCAGTAAAGACCTTATTCTTAAATATCCTGAGTTTGCGTTCATAACAGATGAGAATACGGGTAAAATTACAGAAGGGTTGAGGCTCATGATTATGCAGGCTCACCCAGATCTGAAAGAGGGCCTGCAAAGCGAAGCTCTGAAAACACTTGATAAAAGCACAGCTACTTTCTCTGCTGTTGCCGGTGTTTCAAAACTGTTTGATGCGGTAACCCAAGCAAAACTCACAGAAGGAGCTGCCAACTATAGCATCTCTAACATGTCTGAGAACAGCGCCAAAATACGTGAGCGTCTGCGGTCAAAAACAGGACAAGAACCACCAAGCATAGTTGATATGTTTGGAACAAGTAAAGTTGGTGTTCTTGGTAAATCTGTAAGCCAGGTTGATAGGCTGGCGGTTGTAGATCAATTAGCAACGTTTCTTTCAGAGCGTCAAGAGGTTATCAAGTCCGCTACCAATGCAATGAAGAACTTGAAAGATGGTTTGTCACTAGTAGCGCCACAGGTACAGAAGTCATTTCAAATAGATTCTGAGGGAACAGCTGTTACGTTGGGATCAAACGGCTCTGGTAATTTTGCAAGATCAGTAACTACTCCATTCCTAGCTCAGAAGACAGGAATACCACAACCTTTGCGCCATATGATTGAGTATGAGCAGGATGATGAATACGGTCCTGGTTCTGGCAATCGCTACATCATCAAAGGCAGCATGTACTCTTCTCTTTCAATAAGAGAAACACCACCAAAGCACACAATGATTAGCGTAACCGGGCTTATTGAACAAGGTTTTGTAGATCCTCCTTCTGATATGAATACAAGCTCTGATGGAAATGGCATGACAACCGCTTATGCAGTTGATTATGACATGTGGTATATGTACGGATTCCGCGTAGCGCCAGTTACAAAGATTCCATTTTTCGGAGATCCAAAAGCTCAGTGTGCTCCTTTTGCAATAGCTCAGCTATTGCAAAACAGAGAGGAAATTCTAAGCGGCACGATTGAGATGAACGCTTACAACGAGTTTTACCAACCAGGAGATGTTGTTTACATAGAGGACAAGAATCTGTTGTTCTATGTAAGGTCTGTCTCACACAAGATGAACGAGTTCAAGAGCCTTTCTACCACACTTGAATTGACATACGGCCATTCACCTGGCGAATATCTACCTAATATGCTGGATGTGGTTGGTAAGGTTATTTACAACGCTAAGGGATTCCATGGTGCGTTTAGAAGCGATAGGTATGATTCAGTTGGAGCAAGGCGTCCGCTTGGGGTTATCATATACAATGCTACACAACCATCAGCTACCAAGGCCAATACCAATCCAACAGCGGTGGCATCTTCTAGAAGCAGCAGTAATGTAAATCAAAACGCCACAACAGCTGGGGCTACCAAAATCAACAACATCACAAAAGCCCTGTTTGGTGGCGCTTTTGGAACTCGTAACAAAGGTATTCTTTCCAATATCATGCTTGGAACATCTGGTGCTTTGAATCAGATGCATCTGCAAAGGACAAAGGCGTACATTGTGTTGAGGTATTACAGCCCAAGTGACAGAGAAGAAGAAATGCTGAATGCCGCTGATGCAATCAAACAGTGGTTGGTTGACCCTACACAATTCTCACAATCAACTCAAACCCTAATATCTGGTGGAGGAGGTGCGCCAAAGAATGGGTTTGGAATATCAGAAGATGACATCATCATAGAACGAGTTGATCTTGATAAGAACGAATATGACACCGTAGACCCTGAAGAACAAGATACTCAACCAAATGATCAGGGACCGTCTTCTGCGGCATGGTCTGTGGCATGGGAGCTTGGAGGCGTAAAGCAGAAGCCAAAAGAGCTTGTGAAAAAGATGTCTGAGAATGTTATAGATGTGTTTATTGCTTACTACAAGATACCGGCTGCTCAAACCACAACCAAAGACCAAACCAGCCAATCTGGACAGGCCAGTGCCGAAACTGTTATAGTTGCAAATAGGAGAGGCTAATGTCAGACTACGGACAGCTTTTACACTCAATCAAGTTCGGCTCGATTGATAGTTATGATTTTACCAACAACCGAGTGCGTGTTGAAATTCCTGGTGAAAGCACAACAAAATACACAACCGATGTTCCGGCTGGTTGGCGCGGACCCAAGGGAGAGTTCTCTGGAGGTTATCCTGCCAAAGGTACTCCAGTCATGCTTGGGCTTACTACAGGTAACAGATACACAATCGTAGCCTATGCCACCTCAAACACTGGTGGAAACTTTGAGTGGAACGGTGTCAGACGCGTTGACATGAGCAAACTCAACAAAGAGGGCATGTGGGGTACCCTCATCACCAATGACATCCATATCATTCTTGACCCAGATCAAGGCGTCAAGACTGGTGACTCGAAACAGTATATCCAACAAGACCCAATCAAGAAGATATTCACTGCCAATTTCGATCAGCACATGGCCTTTAGCCAATCGCACAGAAGCGTTACAGGCCCAGTGTTTAGGGATATTCGTGTTGATAGAACTCGTGGTATCAAAGGCTCAGCGCTTACTGACCATTTCTCACAAGGTCCACAAGGCTCCCTTACCAAAATAGGATTGGACGCAAAAAACTCTGTGGATTCTGCTCCAGGCAACACATCCATCAGCAAATCAGGTAAACGTAACCCTGGTTTTGTGGAGAGTCATACCACCTACTATGAGTTTGAAAACGCTTATGGATTTACAACAGATCACAACGAGATAAAACAGCTTGATGGAGAAGACCCAGATCAGATTGGCGCATTCAGCCGTTACGATAGCAGAACCAATGTTCTAAGCTTGAGCATGGAGGCCCCTAACCATCTTGTGGAGACGGTTACAGGCACACTCGTTGACCTATATGGTAACATTCTTGACATCAATAGAGCCGTACTGCCAAACGGACAGAAAGAACTGACATTCAAGGGTAGTGATAAGCCTGCTTCAGAGGTGTACAAGAAACTTAGACAATTCACCTCTAAGAGTGTGGCATATCACTGGGAATTGAATGCTAGAAAACCTGGATTCGATCTTCCTGACTACAATAACCAGTCTGACTACATCAGGGCGCGTAGCACTTTCTTCTGCGAGGTTGATAAAGAAGGACAATTCAAAGTCAATGTTCCAGCATCTAGTGAAACTGGCAACGTACCGCTTCATACACGCTACGATAACTTCTCTGCTTTGAATGGGGCAAGCAAGAACGGAGACAGAACAGAGTTTGTTAGAAACGCTACTGATGGTACAGATGTAAAGCTTGTGGCTTTTGGTAAGGGATTTGCAACCCTCAAGAGTGGAGATCCAGATCTTCAGGCTTATGCGGCTCCTTTGGACAGGCTGACCAAAACACAAATCACACTTGGAACTGTGTTTCATGATCTGTCAACTACAATGGATTTGCACAAGAGCACACAACCAACACCGCTCTATCCACAAAGCTATTTTACAACCATAGGGCCACAGATTACTGATGTGGTATCAAAAGAGGTAGTTGTATATGGTGATGGGGCAAATGCTGGAGGACGAAGCGGCACCATAGCATTGGATGGTTTCTTATCCCTGAGCGTTGGCGCCAATACGGTGGATCGTCAAAGCCTGTGGTTGGATACAGCCGGAAGCATAGTTGGAGCTATTGGAAGAGATAGGTTCAACAGGTCTATGACATTGCAACTAGACGGTGACATGTATGTCCAGATAGGGGCCGAGGGAGTCACTGGAGATAGCCGCTTCTCTGATGTACAAAGACTGAAAAATGGAACACTTGACATAAGGGTTGTAAACCAAGGTGGACAACAGATAATAAGAATAGATTCTCGTGGTGTTTACATATACACACCTCAAGCAATTGAAGTTGTTTCTCAAGGAAACCTAACACTAAAATCAAGAGCCGATATGTATCTTGATGCAGAGGGTATATACTTCTACACAGGAAAAAGCTCAGGTGGGCGTTATTTGGAAAGAAGCCTAGCTACAATACCTTAAACCACAGGAAATTCTACCATGGTATGTAATCCAGCAGACAACTCATTCGACCTTCCGGTTTTGCCACCGTTGAATATTCCTGGTATTGGAAATCCTACTTCTGTTCCAAAATTGCCAATTCCAGATGTAACAATTCCAGAAGGCATACCAGAAGACATCATTGCGCTGATAGATCAGATTTCAGCCTTGTTCCCAACTGGAATAAAACTTGGACCAAATCCAGGTAAGTTTTTCAAAGACGTAATGGATGCTATTGCCAACCTGTTTACGGTGATAGCTCCATTCCTTGCTTTCTACAAATTCATACAGGCCATTCTTGATATCATTGTATGTATCATTGATGTAATCTGTGCTTTATTGAACCCATTTGCTTTACCTGGAGCAGTGATGAAGCTGTTCAAGAAATGCATTCCTAATTTCTTGAGCCTGTTTCCGTTTTTAGCTCTTATCGTAATGATTATTGCTCTACTTCTATTGCTGTTGGCTATTATAGAGTATATAATCAATGTAATAATTGATGTCATAAACCAGATTATACAGAACATAAAAAGGCTTGAGGAGGCTTTTAGAGCAAGTGACTCTGAGGGCATTCTAGCCATCATCAGGAAAATCTCATACCTGCTGTGTTTGATACAGAACGTATTTGCAATCCTGATAGCATTGCAATCACTACTGGCAATCATCCAGCCGCTAATGGAGCTGAGTGGATTTGGAATATGTAGCGACAAGGATGCATGCTGTGGCCCTGACTTCTGCCCTCCGTTCATCAAGAACAACCCAGATGGAATCAAGGGTAACGTTGGGCACCTTTACTACATGCCACAAATCAACCAAACACCAGATCCATCACTTACAGTGCCTATGGATTTGGCCCCAAGAAGAGCGGAGTTTTGGCAGTTTTTTGAGGAGGCGAATTCAGCTCCTAACATCATTGCCTCAATCATCACTCCATCTCCAAATCTAGGACTTACGTTCTGGGCAGAGGGAGAGTCTTACGCCGACGACGCCAACAAGATCAAGGTTCCATATCTTCTTGATATGACCTTCCTGATTGATCCAAAACAATTTGGGCATACCGATGACAAACTAGGAAGGCGCAAATTCCAGATTAAAGACATCATTATCAAACAGAAGCCTACAACTTTCCGCAAAAACTACAATGACGCTACTGGAAACGCTTCTGTCTACATACCAAACGGAGTGGCTGTTATCGGCGGTGGAACGGTATGGGAAGTTCAGAGCGATGGGTCTCTCACCTCATACATGGTCAATGGTAAGCAAGCTACGCTAAATACATTCATTCATCTTCCTACCACAAATGCCATTGCCCTACCGTCTACCGATGATGGTTACATGATAAATCAGATTGAGTATACATTCAGGTGGAACTATGAAATGCTGGTAGACAAGCGCCTTACCTCAATGATGTGTAATCCGCTTTTGGCAAGTGAATCGGCTGTCATAAACGTCGAGAATGACAACATGTCAACAATGGCAAAGATTGGTCCAATGCCAGATCCATCCAAAACGGTTGCAGCATGTAACAAGTGTATCTCAGAGTTCAGAAAGGGTATCAACGAAGATACGGCCAATGCTTTGCAGGCTTGTTTGCTTAGTAACCTCAACGGACTAAAGGATGAGACAACGGCGTATTTGTGCAACGCCATCACGGTGGCCGCTAACAGGTTTACAAGCGATGTATCAGTTACTCCTAAAGTACAGTTTGTGACGCTGCCAATCAAGGTTGCTGTAACGCTCAAGGACAAGAGCGGAACGCAGTTGGCTGTCAAAATTCCAACAGACCTTGGTGAGTGTATTGCAAAATCCATAACAGCACGTTCTGTTGTTGGACCAAACGGAGAACCAACACTTGGAAAGATAAGCGAGTTCTCATATGATGGTTACGGGCAATTTGTAGCAGATCTTACAACCAAGGAAGCTGGTGTCGGTTACTTGCAAGCGTATATCAAAGACGAATCAATATCGCGAATACTGAACCGTGACAACCTTACTATAAATTCGTCTTTTGAGGAGCTACTTGTCCAGTATGAGTTTGTGGGCGGAGTCAGACCTACAAGCCGCAGAACGGTTCTTAGCGAGGAGCGTGGTGGCGATCAGACGGTTGATCGTTTTGATGCGAGCGATACTTCCAAGGATGGTAGCTAATGGCTGAGATAGACAAACTTCTAGAAGATGCTGCGAAAATTGATGAGGCTGTCAAAGAAGAGTACCTTGATGATGTTCAAGATTTGAATCTTGACCTGAACAAGCTATACAATGATTGGATCGTTCCAATTGAAAACATACGCAGCAAGACTGTTATCAATGTAAGCGCTGGACCCAAGATCGGTAAAGAGGGCGTGATTGATGATTCTGGAGAAAGCCAAGAGCCTCAAGAAAGCCGGGCCCATGCATTTTTGCGTGGGCTTGGAATACCTGTTGTAGCCTCTGATGGTAAGTTTTTCAATCCTGGCTTCAACCCTAAGAAAACTTCAGCTCAGCAACAGGAGATTCTATCAATCTCAGGTAATGTAGCTCAAGTCGTTAGAGTGATGCAGGCTAAAAGGGAAATAGACACCAAAGCCAGGCGTAATATATTCCGTAATGCCGGGCAAGATGCTGCGCTGTTTTCTTTGGCGTTATCATTGCCAGAGGGTCAGAAGAAATTCAACAACATGAAAGAAGGCGCTGACCCCTTGGAGAAAGATTCCCAAGAACTATCAATACCAAACCGCCATACAATCATCAACAAGGTTTACACCAAGAACGCCGATGGAAACTTTGATGCATTCAGCGAGAAAGAGACATTCAGTGTTGGCAACTCTCACATGATACGTCCTTTGACAACTGATCCTCTTATCTGCTCTACTGTAAGAACACGTGACAGACAGCTTTGTGTACCATTCCCTGAAAACAACAATGATACCTATAAATCACAGAAGCTAAAGCTTAAAAGGTGTGGACTTGAGCTTATCATCAGGCTCAGGTTGAAGCAGAGGTCTGTGCCCGAGGATGCTGCGGCAGCTCTATCTTTTCCAGAAATCAAGGATGTGATAGGTGATAACACTATGGGTATTTCCACACAGCAACTAAAGCAATTGAAAGCGGCTCTTGGGAACCTGGATCCATATGCCCCAAGCGTTGATGACATGATCAATGCCAGCAACTTTATTGAGCTTAGGACCCTTGATGAGTATGTCAGGACTCTAAAAGGTGTTATCATTATTTATGCTCAAGCTTTGGATACTATAAAACGGGTAAGTAGTGAAATAACATGGGTTCCGTTTTGCCGTGACCGTGGTCCAGAAGGTGGAACACAGATGATTCCCGGTTTCGCTGTTCCAAGAAAATTCCTTAAATCATGGGAGCTTGAGAGGCGGATTATTGGCCTAAAAGCCAGGGCGCAAATAGCAAAGAACCAGCAGAATCTTGGTTCTGTAACCGATGATGGCCAACCATCAGATGAAGACAAGATAGATTACAGTGACTTTGTATTCTCTCAGCACAACAATGTGGTAAGCACTTTTGATAATGAGTTAGCACAAGCGGAACAGCAAAAGAAACAACTAGAGACAGAGGCCAGTGATGCCATCAGAACTATTGAGATAGTGATGGGTGAGGTTTCTGGACTTGGCCTAGTTGACATATTGGCAGTTCATATTGCTCTATGGTCACTTGATATCTCTGTTTTGCTTAGTCTTCTTGATGATGCCGCAGCTGAAAGACTGTGGAATTTGAAGTATCTACGTACTCAAGAAGTTCAGGATAGAAAAGATAACGGATCTGATATTGAAACTGCTTTGAAAAAGTTTGATGACAGGGTTTATAGCATTCTTTCGTATTCAGACATGATCTTCGACATTGTAACTGGAAATTACAAGTCAGGAATCGGAGACGTACCAAGAGGGTAAATATGTCATTTGATTTGAAGCTGTTCAATGGAGACTTGGTTATCGGAAAGAAAGGTGACGTGGACATAGTTGAAAATGGGGATAAACTTGTCCAAGATGTTCTGAAGATAGTCAGCACTCCGCTGGGGTCCAATCCATTTTTTCCTTGGTATGGTTCTCCCATGAGTTCAGCTTTGATTGGAACTGGGTATGAAGAAGAGTTCATAAGTACAGTTGCTTCCCAGCAGCTCAACGCAGCTCTTGATAACCTGAAGCAACTTCAGAACCAGCAAAAGCAATACAATCAAATAATTACGCCGGCTGAGCAAATCGCCGCTGTGCAAGATGTTTCGGTAAATCAGGACGCTCACGATCCAAGATTTTACATAGTGAGGCTAACCGTTATTTCCAAGGCCTTTCAGCGGGTTGAACCAACGTTTGCTGTTCCAATCAGCTAAACAACCACGCATTCTCAGGCATAACAGAGCCAGCACTAAGGTGTTGGATATATGCTATTTTGAGGCCGAGGAGACATGGTAAATATCAAGACATCGGATGAAATCATCCTTGAAATTTTGGACTTCTTGCGAACGGCGATACCTCAACTTGATCTGAAGCCAGGAACCGTTGCGCGAGATTTGTTCGTTGATGCTCCCGGTAATCAGCTTGGTAGCTTGTATGATGAGCTGGCAAATGTCAGCGGTTCTCAATCGCTAAGCCAGGCGCTTGGTTCGGATCTTGATGATATTGCTGCAAATTTCGGCGCCATAAGAAAACAGGGTTCCCGCGCCTCAGGAACAGCCCTGCTTACTTTCAACGCTATTGATGCTGACATTCCAATCAACTCTGGAGACATTGTTGTAGCCACGAACGGCACTTCTTTCCAGGTAGTCAACAGCATGACCGTGGGAGCGGCCAGCAAGAACACCTACAGAGCGGTTGCGGCCAAATACGCAGCTGACTTGAATTTCCTTGGAATCACAGATCAGTATGCAGTTGAAGTGAATGTTCAGGCCACAACCTCTGGAATCGGTGGAAACATATCCAAGTATACCCTGACATCTACTACAATCTCGGGCGTATCAAATGTAACAAACGTAGTGTCATTTGGTGGTGGTTCTGATGTTGAAACTGACGAAGCCCTCAAACGCAGAGTGTATGGAATTTTCTCTGGTTCAAATACCGGTACCACAGCAGGTTATCGTGACACTGTAAGAGGAGACCCTGAGGTTATTGATGCGGTTGTGGTTGGGCCAGGAGACCCTTTGATGACAAGGGACGGCACCATAGTAAACGTAGCTGAGGATGGCACGAAAACAATCGTATCAGAGGGAACCGGAGGAAAGGTTGATATTTACACTTTTGGCTTCCGTCTTACACAAGTGATAGATAGCTACATCTATCATGACAAGAGCAACAAGGACGATCCAACAGATCCAATCAATGATTTCGTTCTTGGACAGATTGATTCAGATGCCGGAAAGAGCGTAACCAGGAAAAGGATTGATGACCTGCAAAACGGAGTTTTGCCTGACCAACCTGTAAATAACATCATTCAAGTGTCTGGTTCAAACAGCGGATCAAACTATGTAGAGATGAGTGTTGATTCGCTGGGGCGTGTATCTGGAAACTATGAACTACTCAAGGACACAGGGGCTTACGCCGGTAGTGTTTGGGGTTTCGATAAACTGCACTGGATAAGTAATCACATTAGCGGATTTGAAGAGGACCAGACCAAAGGCAAGTTCAATAGCGTTGACCCCACAGGATTCTCTGACGTGTTGAACATCTCTGGCATAAAGCAGAACATCCAGGTGATCAATGAAAACAGTAAAGTAAACCCATCTGATAGGTCTTCCATACAGCTGTTCCACGCTCCATTGACATCTGTCAGCAGGGTATACAACCAGACAACAGGAGAAAGGTATACCGTTTCAAATCAGAACCCTGACGGATCGGGAAGCACCAACACATCTGGAAGAATTATCATCTCTGGTAATTCTCTGCCGTCTGTCAGTGATATTCTACAGGTAGACTACACCTGGATATTCAGCTACGATCCAACATTCGATTTTGACAACAAGTCAACATCAAACAATCCAAGAGAGGTTCTTGACAGCATAGATTGGGGATACTCAAGCGCTGTTAGAAGGGAAGAGTCAGTAATTGCCGCAAGTGGTAGTCAGAAAATAGTTACCACTACCCATCCAGTCAACGCTGTCATATCTGTAAACTCATTTGTTGAAGATTCATCAGTTGTAACACTGATTAGCAATCGTCTGGCTGTAGTTGTTACAGGACAAGTAACCAACGTCATATCAGTATACCAAAGCACAACAGAGGCAGAGTTCTACAATACCGGAGCTAATGACGGTAGTTTTAGCGGGTTTGCTATCTTCTTGCCAACCGATACACCTGCAAAAATTGGTGAAAGTGTGTTGGTAAGATACAATGCCAACAACCTGTTCATGGACAACGGTATATCTGGAAACTTCAGCAGCAACATAATTACTCTTCCATCTGGAGTGACGGCTTTGGCAGGTACCATTGTGGAGTGTACCTACATTGCTGATATCAGGCAGCTTCTCCCGGCAACAACGATATCCACGCTGCCAGTCATGCGTAACTTGAACTCTTTCCAGAACACAGCTAATACAAGTTTTGGAAATCAGCTAACCACACACTTGTACAGTTATGGAACAACAATAAGAAAGAACCTCGTTCTGGCGCCAAGCAGACTGAAGCTTACCATTGCCGGAACAATCTCGCCTGGAACCATGACGGTATCTGGCACAACGTTCCAAGGTATTTTTGATGGTGTATTCGTCGCTAGTGCTAATGGGTTGGCACACGATCTGTCTTCTTTGATTAGACAGGCGCTTGGACAAAACAGCAATCAAACGGTCCCGTCCAACGTCTCGATTGTAAGGCTTGTGAAATTTGAGAAGGTTGAGACAACATCTGATCTTCAGGTGCTAAGTGTCCTGACCAACTATGACATCACAGGGTACAAGATGCAATCCAATGATTTTGCCAAAGATACCGCTTTGGCAAACACGCTGCTAACACCATCTCAGATTGAGTTGCCATCAACCCTGACTAACACAGAAAATATGCCAAAGATTGGTGACAGATTCAGGGTCACGTTCTACATCTCAAAAACCGGCGATGTAGAAAGCGTTCCATTCAGCAAGAGCGGTACGCTGTACACTGACAAGATATTTGCCTTTGTTGATACGATATCTGTATCGAATGGATTTACATCAACAGCTTCACAGTCAGCAACACTAAGTGTAGCGGCTCAGAACCAACCAGTACAAGGATCAAGGTACACCGCTACATACGATTATCTTGCACCAAAACCAAACGAAAGAATCACAATACAGTACAACAAGAATACTGTGATATCAGACAACACGTTCCAGATTGAAAGAACAAGAACCATTGGCGCTGACGTGCTGGTAAAAGCGGCTGAGCCTGTTTTAGTGGATGCTTCCTTGTCTGTTGTTGTACAGTCTAATTTCACCAATTCAAGTACAGTAATCAAACAGAACATACAAGACGCTGTGGTATCAGCCCTAAATGCTCAGTCTCTTGGCACTATTGTGGATGCCTCTGATTTGGTCAATACAGCCTACACAATCAGCGGAGTTGATAGGGTAAGAATAACACACTTCAACTACGCAAATACAGTTGGTAACCTACTAAGCATCACGGCAGAGAAAAACCAGTATATCCAAGCGAACAACGTTGAGATAACCATTGAAGAGAGATAATGGCAAATCTAAGAGTTCTTGACATAAATGCAGCTGACAGCAGAACCATCAAGGTCAGGTTTTCAAGCCCTGTAACTGAGTATGTTTCTGCGTCAAACGTTCTTGTGGTTTCTAAAGAAAGCGGCATCCCAGATGCTGAGGTTATTGGTGTCTCAACGACAGATGACATCCTGATCATAGAAACGCAACCAATGACACCATTCAGCAGGTATGATGTCATATTCAGATCCACTAACGCAGTGAAGTTTACCAGCGTAGACGGCCAAAGCTATCTGGTAGAGGATGGTCAAGCCAATGTTCGCCAGGTTTTGGGTTCAGAAGACCCTGATAATCAGATACGAGATTATCTGGCTATGGCTATCGGTGGAATGGAAGGTGTATACGACATATCAAGAGAGTCTTTGGTAAGAACCATTCTAAACATGTTGTCTGATGAAATCAGAAAAGCAAAAGCTGACATTCGCGAATCGAAAAGCGCTGTGTTTTTGAGAAGGTTCGTAAAAGACGAGCAGAAGGTACGTGGGTTTGGTCCGTGGGATCGTTTGAATCAGGAAGGCGCTTACAGTGTGGTTCGTGTTGGTCTTCAACCAACCGATACCACAATCCCCGGTTCTATACCTTTCTCCTATTTCCCACACGATCCGGTAACACTACAAAGAGTCGTTATATCGAAAGAAACCCTGTCTGCTGGCTTTGGTTCTGGAACTTTTGATGGGTTATTGCTTACAGTTGAGAATAGTCCTGTAACAAAACTAAAGTCTGTCTCCATCCAGTACGAGAACGGTGATGTGTACAACTACAACATATCCTCATACGGTTACAGAATCAACAACACTCGCTATGATAGTCAATTTTCTCGTACATTGGTAACACTGGAAGATAACCAGTTCCAACTTAGTGATGATCTTCTTGATGATGCTACGTTTGTTTTGCCAGGTGGTAATGACAAAATAGTTGTCTCATATGAGTACAAGAATCTTGGCATCAATGTCGATGAGCAGTCCGTTACCGTAACTCAAGTGATACCTGTTGTAAGAGAGCCAGCCCCAGCATTGTCTACGGTTTTCTCGCTGATAGGTGGTCCGGTAGTGACGGCTGGAGATCAGATTCCAACGTCAGGCGGGGTGGTTTTTCTAGACCCTTACTCGGCCACACCATTTAGAAACATACATCCGGCTTTCTTGAGAGAGCTACCATACAGACAGGAAGGATTGCCAAAGCAACCAGGCGAGTATTGTGTTGATTACAGCACAGGAAGAGTCTACGTCTATGGGGCCTCTTCCAATGATGGTACTGGTTATTTCCCTCCGGCCATGACGTATAACTACCGCAAGTCATATGTCTCTAAACTGGACTACACCTATGTACCAGAATACATGGACTTGGTTGCATCTCCTTTGAGAGAGTTGATTGGGCAACCGGCCAAAATCAACTTCAACCTACAGGTTTCTCTAGTCCCAGGAAAGGACTATGTTGCCAATGTACATGAGGAATCACGTAACGAACGCATAGGAAACAAGATAGCTTCTCTTGGTTCCGTTTACACATCACACTCCCCAATCACCAATGTATTCAGAGTTTACAATGAAACAAGTGGTGAGGTGTACACAATCAACAGATTCAACAAGAACAGAATCTATTACTCATACAGAACTCCGCCAAACATCCAAGATGCCATAAGAGAACGCGCAACGTTCGCTCAGGTATTGAATGAACAGCTTGTTTTGGATTCGGAGACAATCAATGGTCTTGGAACAAGGATTTTCAAGTTCGTTTTGAGAAATAGCGTTGTGATATCTGCAACGGATGATTCAATAGGATCTAATTACAACACAAGCGCAACATTCAGCAGGCCTGACATTTTTGGTACAGAGCTTTACTATGATGGACAAGAGCTTCCTGTATCAACCAACATCAACAGGATAACTGTAGGGGATTACCAGATCAACTACAGAACTGGCGAGGTATATGTTGGTGTTCCAAATTCTCAAGAAGCAAATGTAGGAAGCATTACCTACAAGAAAAAAGTCATAGCGCCAAACAACCCACACGTAATATCTGTGTCCGATGTTTACTACAGCATTGCGCAAAACACAGGTATAACCAAAAAACTTGATTTCACGTCATTCGATGATGGAGAGATAACCCCAAGTGTGGTTGATCCTTCTGATGAAAGGTTCACGAACAATGACACCTCTGCACCGTACTTTTTCTACAATGGTACTATAACTGTAACTGATGACATCAAAACAGTCAGAGGTGTTTATGATGCCTACGATCTGAACAACAACCGTTCTCCGGTAAACTTTGCTGACAGTGCGAGCTGGGACGCTAACGTAATCACACTCTCTGCAACTGGAATCAACCAAACGGCCACAGTGGTAGTTGGGCCTGGGCTGGTTATCTCAACGCCATTCATATCTCCTGGCATGAATGTATCACTTGCCATCAGCGCAATCAGAGCTTCAGACAACCAGCAGTTGATAGATGGGTACGAAACAATCAGTGGAAATGACATAACCCTTAGTGTTACATCAGGGGCTGTGGTTGGTGATGTTGTAAACGTCATATACACAATAGTTCTAAATGGCGCGTCAACACCTGTTGTCGATTACAACAAGGGAGATTATTTCGTTGACTATAGCTACTTATTAGACGAAATCCTGGTGACATACGAGTGGGGAGATAATGTCATAGACTTCAGGACAAGCAAAGCCCTTGACGAGAATGATGAATACTATGTTTCGTACATAGTTGGAGCCTTGCGCGATGACCTGTTGAAAAACTTTGGTTCAATGGTCCAGATTGATGAGCTTCAGGCTTTTGATGAGGACATGGATCGTGAGATTTACAGAGCGGCTTTGTCTGGTGCTCTGCAAACGTTTACACAGGGACCAACGCTTCCAGCCATGAAACAGCTTGTAGCTTTCATAACCAAAATCGAACCAGAGATTGTGGAAGCTTTGTTCAATGCTTGGACGCTTGGCACCAGCTATCTTGGAAAAGTAGAGCCATCAGTATTGGGCGCTCCTGAATTCGTTTCAGCGGTATTCGATCAAGGATTGCTTGCAAACAAGAAACAGGACGCGGTAGCATTCCCGATATCCAACAATCTTCGTCTAGAAGAGGGCACCATTCAGATGTTTGTCATACCAGAATGGAACGGTCTTGACAATGACGCAGCGCTTACGTTCGAGCTGTTCAAAGACGGCTATAACATGGTCTCTCGTGACATATACATTGGAGCTACTGGATACAACCCAACCATAGTTGATGGCAAGTTCACAGTTAGCCGTCTTGATGAGCCTTCCCCAATAGGAATACCAGCTACCATTTACACGAACAAGGGAATGTTCATATACTATGACATTGACGTAAGCCAATGGAAAGTATTAGCCAAAGATATACCAGCCATTACAGATGGGTATATGTACTCAGGCACCATCACAAGCGATGGTAGTTTCTACAACGCAAAAAACATCCCTGGACTTGGGGAGCCTTCTGACGTGATACGATCTGGTATCAAAACCATTGATTTTGAGCTCCATCTTGACGGCTATGATGTAGCTGGCCCTGATGGGTACAATGGTCTTCCAGATGGTTATGTACCAGGATACTCTTTTGACGGAATTCAGTTCATGTCAGATAGGGACCATTACCTGTTCGACTTTGGAAGAAGCGAATTTGAGAACAGATTCTCTTTGTACAAGGACGGAAGAGGTTATTTGGTATTCGAGGTTTGGGACAAGGGAGGAACACCATATTCCTCAGCTCCGCCAAGAAGAAAGAATGTATACCAAGTCAGTGCAGATATCAGCTCTTGGAAGGTTGGAGAGAAACATAACGTTGCGGCGTCTTGGATACTGAATTCTGTCGATAAACGAGACGAGATGCATCTGTTTGTTGATGGTTTCGAGACACCAAACGTGGCCAGGTACGGAAACATTCCAAGCATAGCATCTTCCAATAGGTTCCGTACCGTTGTTCCAGAACAGGTTGTTGGAACTGTTACAAAGACATCCATAGCCGGAAATGACCTGAAGACAACCGCCGGTCTTCAAACCGTTACATCCGCTACCCAAAATTTCTCTGCATCTGGTATTGTTCCTGGCGATACAATCCAAATCAACGAACAAGGATTTGGAACATATACAATTGTATTTGTAAATGGAAATGAGCTTACACTGACATCAAGCATGCCAGCCTCTCTTGATGACGCCAGGTTCTCTGTCAACCCAGCCACATTCATTGTTTCAACTGAGGTTGATATCTACAAGAACATTGCAGTGTTTGTTTCTTCTGGCGGCGTTGAAACAGAGATACCAGGACAGAGCGCTAGTATCCCTTCTTACAGCATAGGGCGCAACGCTAACAACCAAAGAATACTAACTATTCTTGGTAATGTGAGTGTTGGTGATACTGTGTTACTAAAAACATTTGGATTGAACCACAGACGCTCAAGAGACAAGCTTTACCTATGGTCAGATGGAGAGTCTATTCTAAAGACACAGCTTCCACCTCCAATCAATCTGGATGACGTTATTATAAAGGCTGTTCCACTTACTCTCACGCCAATCGGACCAGCAAACTCAACTTTGATTCTTGGTGATTTCCAGGCCTCTCTTACTGGCATTGGCCAACCAACCAACTCCACTACAGGTCGTCATCTTGAGATAAGGATTACTGGTGATAATACCAATTTCACTAACCCTGTAACTGTAACAATCAATGGAACATCAAGCGCTGGGCCATCTGAGATTGTAACGTTTACACAGCCAGGCAAGAAGAGCACTGTTGCCAATTGGAAGACAATTACCTCCGTTGATGTTGTTGTAACCCCATCAATCACAACCAAGGACGCTACAGGCGTTGAGATAAAAGAACTGTACTCGGTAACGGTACCTGATGGAAGCACTAATGTACCGGTGATTAGGTATGCTTACAGAACCCAATCAGGATCTGCTCTTGAGGGTGTTGGTGGTGGTTCTCCAATAGTCTCCGATACCATGGGTGCTTTCTACGACTCTGATATTGGAAACCTACTTGAGATTACATCACCCCCAAGCGTGGCTGGAATATACACAATTGCTGATCGTCTTGATTCAAACACGATAAGGATTGATACGGGTTTGACCACAGCGTTCTCAAACGGAACTTATGGGGTTTACAATATCTCTATAGGAAGAAGCGGTTTCCAAAACGGTTTCTTTTTCTTGGAGAAAAAAAACGTTACCAATCAGCCTTATGGCCTACCAAAGGGCTGGTATGAGATTGACTATGCCACATATCTAGCTGTGCCGATGGATCCGATTGACAATATCAACGCTTTCGTTGGCAATGATATGACTGGAAACAAGCCATCAAACGCAATCATTGATGAGCTTAGAATACTGAACATGCAGCTAACGGATACAAGGGTTGGGGAAACCATTGGCGAGAATGAGGATTCAATCACGGTCGATGCTTCTGCATTTTCACCTTTTGTTAAAACAAAAGACACTCTGACACTACTTCACTTTGACGAGAACCCTCCAATAAATGATGTTGATTTTTATAGATTTGCAACAAAGGAATACATACAATCAGGCACCAGTGTAAACGACAGGTTTGGAAAGTCAATTGTAGTAAAGGATAAGGGTCTGGTGTTTGATAACGAGGGCAAACTATCCACAAATAAAGAGGGCATGATTGAGTTCTGGGTAAACCCAAGATTTGACACCTTCAACGATCCGAACGTAAGGGTATATTTTGATGCATCGGCTAATGCTGTTGAAACCGTGACAAGCATAACCAAGGGTAGGGTTATGGTAAACGGTCGTGTAAGCCGCGTTGTTTCTGTAAAACTGGCATCTGATCCGAAGAGTTCTGATGATTATTTTGCAGGTGGTACGATTGATACTGACAGAAAAACACTGATACTGAATCGTCCTTTACCATACCAACAGACTCCAGTGATTGTATCTTATGTTCCATCTGGATCTGCTGGAGATAGGATTGTCATTGCAAAGGACAGTGATGGCGGAATCACGTTCACGGTTTGGGCTTCTGGAAAAGAGTATCAGGTAAGACAGATGGTATTCTGGCCTCGTGATACCTGGCACAGAATCAGGGCATCTTTCAAGTTCAATCGTCCTGACCACAACGATGAAATAAGACTGTTTGTGGATGGAGAGGAAAGAGGAACTATTCTGTTCGGAACCAATTTGGTGTTCGGTCCTGAGTCAATCTTTGGACAGGCCCCTGTAGGCGCAGGATCATCTCTGATTGATGATATAAATTTCACCGATACCGTAACACAATTTTCATTAGGCCAAGATTTCACGGGGGCGTATGGAGCGCAGGCCAGATTTGACAACTTGAAAATATCAAACAAGTCAATCAACCCGCTTGTGGTTGGCGGGCAGTCCAAGGATGTGTATTACAACATAAACAAGGATTTCATTTACCCATCAATAGAGGATGCTTTTACGACGTTCTTGTTTGATTTCGATCAGTTGGTTGAAAAAGTGACTGATTTTGCGATACTGAGAGATCCAACTGTTGGTATATTCAACTTCGATTTGAACATCATTGATTCTTTCGGCATAGTGCTAGGTGATGCAAAGGTAAAGAAGGTTCTAGAAGCCATGATTGCAGCGCTAAAGCCAGCCGTATCCAAGGCTAACATTACCTATGTGAAGTGAGAAATATGAACAATAGAACAACAGTGTCACAAGTTGAGCCTCGTTGGTACGATGGACAGAGGGTAGATCAGACGGACATGCAGCTAGAGCAGGACCGTGGGGTAAAAACCGATGCATCTATCATCAGTAACCATGTGGGTTCTGGCGTACTTCCATCAGCCATTTATGCCCCTGTGTTATTCGATAGTGATAACATGTTTCCTGACCAAGTGGCTTTGGTGGCTTCAAAAGACTTTGATGGTACTGGTCTAAGACCATTGCTTCAGCCGAGCGATCCAAACCTTGGAAATCAGCTAGAGGTCGAATACACAGACTCTGATATTTTCGGGATGGCTACTGCCTTTGGCCGTCTATCGGTCAAGGCTCTAATCATAGGACTTGACTTCCAGGGAAACACGCAATACGACCGTTTCTATTTTCACACCAAGGAAAAGCAGGTTACCAGAAAGCATTACGCCAAGATATTGAGTGTGTTGTTCAATGACTTTTTGGGCAACAGCAACTGTTCAAGAACGCTAGGTGGGCGTGTAATCATCAGGGAAGCAGAGAGCTTTGAGCTTTCAAGAGACCCTATAATGATATCCCAAGATCTATCACCAAACCTGTTCTTCAGGGATTTTAAGATCTCTAACTTCTCAACATCGCCAAATCCAACGGTAACCCTTTACCAAACATTGCAAGAGGCAATGGGCTCAGAGTACACAGTTGATTCTTTGAACATCAACACAACGGTAAAGCGCAATGTCTATTTGGCGGCAGGTGATGTTACAACCAAACTAGCCCAGAAGTTTCAAGCATCAACTGACAACATTCAGAAGATATCTATCTTGTTAGGTGTTGATGAGAACACTACAGTATCTGACGAAAACAAGTTTGATTGGAGCGGAGAGTTCGTAGTTAGCGTATATGCGTTACAGACAACCGTCAGCAATCCATCAGACCTTGTACCACAGTTGGCTATAGAATTTGATCCTAACCCAGAACCAATTACTCAGTTCACGTTTGATCAAGAGAGTCTGAGAGACCTTGGGTACGTTTTGAACAACGTGCTTCAACCGGTTGACTTCATATTCGGGGCGTCTGCTCTTGGAAACAAAATCAACCCCGTTGTTGTGCCTGGAAAATACTATGCAATCAGCATCTGTAGGGCCGGGGACACAACCAACGGAAACATATTTACTGGCGTTGGTAATAGCTTTAGCACAGCTGACAGGTTCAGTATTTTCAGTGGTATTTGGTCTGACGTACCAAGCGAGGACATGTGGTATCAGGTTTGGACAGATGCAGCCAAGGTAGCTGACGGTCAGGCTTATGATGGTGGCAATGGTGTACAGATACCAAAAACCATTGTCAATTCTGTAGGTGCCACGGTTGATAATTCGTTGAGTGGTCAGTCATTCAATGAAACGGGCCAGAACACGCTTAACACAGCTGTTGTGGAAGCTGTTCTAACGCCAAGTGGTCAGGAACAGGATGAGCGTACTGGAAGTCCGGTGTATTCAAGGCAGCAGTTTGAGGCGGCCGTCAGCTTTGTATCAAGCTCATCTCTGACAACTCTAAAGGAGTCTGGAGATCCTTTGATTATCGGATGTGCCAGGGACACAAACCCAAAGAGCAATTCCATCATCAAAGGCATTCAGAATATACCAGGACTTACCAAGGGGAATACCTTCAAGGTGGTGAACCCGGATCCAAACTTGCTTTCACAGCAGTTGGTTGGAAGTAAGTTGATACCTAACGATGACTGTGAGGGTCTGGATTACAGAATCTTCGAGGTCAGGGTGTGCTTGGATGGTTATGGAGATGTCAATGGCGATGGCATCATTGACCAGTACGATGTTTACAGAGCTTCTGAACTGTTGTCAGAATCGATATACAGTTCCACCACGCAGCAGAAGATCATAGATGGATACATTGATCCGCTAGAGCTTCTGCGTGCTGATGTGAATGGAGATGGTTTTGTAACCGCTGAGGACATCAATCTTATATCTGCGTTCGTCTCACGCACCATAACATCCTTCCCTGTTGGAACTAGTTTCCGTCACATTGAGCTGGTGGTTCAAGAGAGTATTGGCAGGTATGATGGTTACTTTGATTGTGGTGATGGGTATGTAAGGCTTGATGGGTACGTTGGTAAAAATGTCATTCCAATAGAAGACCTGAATCAGTACGATTTAGTGTATGATGGTTACAACTCCCCAGTAAACATGGAGTTGAATGATCCTATATTCAGAACAGTGCCGTTCAGCCCGATACCATACAAGATAAGGCCACAGGCATTCTGGCAGGATTGGTTGGTTCAATTCAGTAGTGAGGCGAGGATTGTTCCAGCAGTATTCACGTCTTTTGTGGAGGAACCAAAACTAAGAGATAGTCATGGTCAATGTTTGGAAGCATCGCTCACACTGTGTGAGGATCCGTTAGCTTTCGGAAGTCCATGCAACCCTGGTAAGAATGATTTTCTTATTCCTGACAACTTATTCATAAAGCGTGGTCAGATTCTAAACGCTGATGGAACATTTTTCAAGCAGGATTTTGAGATTGGAATAATCAACATTGAGCTACCACAAGAGCAGTTCATAGAGACGCCAATCAATGTGTTTGAGAAATTTGTTTGCAACAGTGCTGGAAATGGTTTTACAACAGCTGGTTTCAAGGCAATGAAATTTGCTGATTGTTCGTGGGTTGAGCCAGACGCAATACTCAAAAACCAAGTAAGGTTTGGTGTTGCTTTGCAATCAATTGTACCAAACAGCGATGGTTACGATCCGATAGATGGTTACGGAATTATCATTGACGAGTTGGTTGGCGTTTACATGGACAATCTAACCGGTATCATGACGCTATCGATGAAAGACCTGTTATATGAGCCAGTATACAGAACACTTGTTACAAGGATAGAGGTTACTGTGTACTTGAAGAAAGCAGGATGGAACAACCAGATGGTTTACGTCACGCCAGATCAGGTCGCCGGCTTGTTCTTGTAAAATGTCATATGAAGGAAGTTTGACAGATGAAAATAAAAATACAACAATTCCTTTTTGGCGTTAACCATTCTTGGGCGTTTGTTGGTCAGAATCTAGGAAGATCTCTGCTGAAACTTGGGCATGATGTAGAGTTCGTTTCAACAGATGGAATAGTTGAAAAATATGTTCCATCTGATTTGAAGCCGCACGTTAGAATCAAGCCAACCGGAATTTATGACTGCCAAATAAGTTATACAGCTCCGCATAATTGGCATTATTATCTTGCACACGGCACAAAGAACAAATTTGGAATATGGAATTACGAATATAACAATCGTCAATTTACAGATGAATATAGAACCCTATTAGCTGGGTTTGCCAAGCATTACAAAGCATGTAATTATGTATTGCCATCATCTGAGTTTACGAGAGAAGTATTCAGGAGCATGTCTATTCCAGATGAAAAGATGAGGGTAGTGCCCCACGGCATCAACCTTGAAGATTTCGCTTCAGAAAAAGCCATAACACTAAGAACTAACAAGAAAAGAAAAATACTCCTAAACATTGCCCAACCACACAAGCGCAAGGCACTTCATTTGGCTCTGAAGGCATTTGGAAAAGCATTCACGAAAGATGATGATGTTTGTTTAGTTGCCAAGGTGTTCAAAGAGAATAAGAAAGACCACCAATTTGATGTTGACTTTCCTTCCCTGTATAGAACGTTCGAGAGCAAATTTCCGAATCATGCAGAGGTCGAGTTCGTATATGATTTCATCCCAAACATTGCAGAGATTTACAAAGCATGTGATGTGAACTTCTCGGCAACATTTGCGGAATGCTGGCATCTTCCATCACTTGAAGCATTGGCAGCAGGAATAATTAACGTAGTTCCAAGATATGGTGGTCAACTTGATTTCTGCAATGATGAGAACTCTTTGTTAATAGATGGGTCAGTTGTAAGAGCACCAAGAGATCATCAATATTGGCAGTTCAATCCTTATGCTGTTCATTTTGAAATAGACACAGATAATGCGGCTAAGAAACTGCAACAGGCTGTTTTTGAGCATGATTCGCTGAAGGCGAAGTTTCAGTCGAGAATGCTAGACACCGCCAAACAATTTACCTGGGATTCCGCTGCAACACAAATTCTCAATCTCTGTGAGTGAATTTTCTTGTTTCGGAAATGCTAAAAACTGCGCCAAGGTTAATTAACTTAAGATCTATCTATTAATCAGATCATTTAGCAAGGAGTATGCCAATGAAGCCAAGACTGTCCATCGTTGTTCCGGCCTACAACAACTACGCAGAATACACTAAGAAATGCCTTGAGGATCTAGTTAAGCTGCCGGAAAATCATCAGATTATTCTGGTGGACAATGGAAGTACCGATGGAACACAAGAGCTTGTAAACTACCATTGGTTTCCTGGGGATTTGTTTGGGGTACCTGCTCCTGTTCCAGACGAAACACTGGATGATGATGCTTCTTGGGCCAAGCAGCTACGAGAACAGCGCTTATATGTCAGGGCCAACGGAGAAAACTTGGGTTTCGCCAAGGCTTGTAACATCGGATATCAGGCGGCCAAAGAGAACGGGGCGGAATTCGTAATGTTCTTGAACAACGATATACGAGTTCGCAGCAATCATGCCGAGTGGACAAAACCAATTCTAGAAGTGGCGGCTTCTGGCAGGTTGGCCGGACCAACCATGGGACTTTTGGATAACAGTTTTGTTTTTGTTGGCGAGTATGCACGAATGCCATCTGGTAAAAACGTGTATATGAGCGGGTGGTGTATCACAGCATCGATAGATACCTGGGAAAAACTTGTTCCTGAAAATCACATCGGTCCTTTCTGCGAAGATTTTGGATTGGCGTTCCACGAAGATACTGACCTTGGTTTCCGAGCACGCAAACTTGGAATTGAGTTTGGTATAGTTCCAATTCCAGTTCATCATTTTGGTCATAAAACAACTGACAAATTAAACACCAGTCTGTTATACAGGCAGTCTCGTGTTGTGTTCATGAAAAAATGGGGATGATATGACAGTTCTTCATATACTTACATTGAATTGGAATGGCATCGGTATTATCGGTGATCTTCACAAATCACTGAAGCCAGCTCTTGATGTTTTGAAAGATATACAGACTGTTTGGCATGTTAGAGACAATGGCTCAACCGATGGTTCGCTTGAGTATATCAACACAATCAAAGATATTCCAACAAACATATTGGCAGCTGGTCATAACAGGGATTCATTTGCTGGTGGTGTAAATTCTCTTTGGTGTGAAGCAAAGCCAAATGACAATGACTATCTCCTTCTTTTGAATAATGACGTGGTGTTTTTTGATCCTACGTCAATTGAAAAGATGATCAGCCTACAGAAAGCAACCAAGGCAGGGGTTGTTGGGGCAAGGTTACTATTCACAGGAACGAACAAACTACAACACGCTGGTGTCATTTTCAGCGATAGGTATGGGAGAATGCCTTTCCATTATCGCCCAAATGAACCAACGGATGCCGCTGCTGAGAAGAACCGTTATTTCCAAGCCGTAACCGCTGCGTGTTGCCTGGTGAAGGCGGGAGCTTTTGCCAAGATCGGTGGTTTGGACGAAGGTTATCGTTGGGCCTTTGAAGACATAGATATGTGTTTGGCTATTGGAAAAGATCATAAGATTGTCTATTGTGGCAACACCGGCATCTTCCATGGCGAGAGTGTAAGCTTGAAAAAGAACAATGTGAATAAGTTGTTCTTGAACCCAAACGTAAAACTGTTCAGGGAGAAGTGGACAGGTAAGTATAAGATAGATCACGATGCGTATTTGCGTGATGTAAATTTCAACGTTGTTTGACGATGGCAAAGAAGCGGTGTTACAAGCCTCAGTTTTTCCCATTCTGCCCTGGTATTCAGTGGAAGGTTGAGAGGGGCAAATACGTAGTTCCAGAGGTTGATTCTGAGACGTGGCAGAAAACCATTCATGGCAAAGAGATTGTTGTTACTGTTTTTGGAGGACTGTTAGAGTCCTTCATCTCTTTAAGCGTACTTGAAGCCATAACATCAATTGAACCTTCCAGAAACGTAACATGGCTTGGCAACGCTGGTTTCAATCAACTGTTACAACTGCATGGTTTGTGTAAAAGCTCCTCTATTGGTTTGACTAAGGAGCATCTTGCCAAATATCCTGCGCCTGTGTTTTTCGATCAGGACAACAGGGTATACTTCAACGTATTGAACAACTACCTGACACGCTATAGTTATTGGGGAGAAAACCCAGAGACCGTTGATGACCCGGTGGTGAAGCAGATATTCTCCAATTCACTATTGCCGTGGAACTATCAGGTTCCGAGACTGAGGGCTTTGAATCCTGTTGATTCTAGCAAGATCATGAAAGACAACAAGGATAGGGTTATCCTTTTTGTTTTGGATGGTGTATACGAACATTCTTTCAAAACTCTAGAGTGGGGTGTTCACAACATCAGAGAGTTGGCGGCCATGTTGTTTGGCAAAAAGTTCAAGGTGGTTGTGGCTACTGATAAACCTGGACCGTTCTATGGTACGAAAGCTGTGCCGATTCCATGTGACCAAAAAACCGTACTCACCATGATTAGCAAGGCATGGATGGTTTTGTCACCAACGATAGATTGGCTTTTGATTGCCCTGATGCTTTCCAAGGCTATCGTTGTCGAGAATCATATTGGAGAGATTCCACCTGCGTTTGATTTATTTGCAAACGCCGAATTTCTTAACGCTCAGAACGTTATATCAACAGATCACAACGATAGGATATCACCAATAGATATTTACGCACTGTGTTGCAATGAGGGATTATGACAAGTAAAGTTTGTTTGATGATGGTCACGTACAACCGCCTTGCTCTAACCAGGCGTACCATGGTTGGCCTTGGTAAAAGCATTCAGATGCCGTTCGATATGGTGGTTGTTGATAATGGTTCGGCTGATGGAACGGTGTCCTATTTCGATAGTCGTGATTTTGACACTGACATCGGTAACAAGCCAGATTGGAAACAGAACAAACTATCCAACCTATTCATCACTGACAACAAAGAGAACAAGGGGATTGCGATTGGAAGGAACCAAGCTCTCAAGCATGGGATGGAAGGAGGGTACGATTGGCTTGTTACCTTGGATAATGATGTGGAGATGCCCGAGGGTTGGCTAGAGGAAGCAATCTCAATTCTATCAGCTAACAGAAGCTACGGTGCTATTGGTGTGAATATGGAAAATACACCATATCCTTTGGTTACCAAGAATGGATTTACTTTCCAAGATAAACCGGCAGGCAACCTTGGAACTGCCTGTATAGTGTTCCCGAAATCAACACCAAAGATGCTTGGATACTTCAACACAGAATACGGAAGGTATGGTGAGGAGGATGCTGATTACGGCATGAGGATACGTGTTGCCGGTTTCAAACTGGGATACATTGAAAGAATGGGGACACACTTTGGCGAGGGTGAGTTGGACAAAGGTGAGTATAGAGAATTTAAGACTAAGGCTCATAGGGATAATCTGAGAAAGTTTCAGGAGAATTGTGCGGCTTATGCCCAACGCCGAAAGCCTATATTTATCCCATATAAGGACTGATATGTTTCAGAAAGTGATAAAAAACGAAGATCTAAAAAACTACATATTATCTTCCAATCATACCTTTTCTTCTGGCGAATTCACCACCATTCAACCAAAGTTCGGTTTGTTGACTTTGGATTTTTCAAGTGAGCCTGATGCTGTTTCTTGTTTGTTGAGGTTCAGGAGAGTATCTGGTAATGGGCTTGTTATTCTCACAGCTGACTCAATCACCAAAGAGATTCAGATCATTTCTCAAACATCTCAAGAGGCAGCTTTCGAGCTTGGTCCTTCTAAGATTCTGAAAATACAAAGAGCCAATAGAAGTAGTGGTGATCTTTGTTTGTCTCAAGTTTCATTAGTATACAGGACACAGCAAGCAGTCGAACCCAATCTGATAGGTGAGCTGAAAAAAGCCAAGAGCTATAGCCTTATCAGAGTAGTTGATGGAAAGCTGTTCGCTAGTGGTGGTGGCGGAAGCATTGAAAGCTCATCAATCTCAAACATACAAACAGATCCTCCTGGTGTGTTTAAGAAGACAGATACAGGTGTTGTTTTCAATGATTCGTGTGTAATAACCTCATTAAGTATAGATGTAAATGAAAGCGTCCAAAAACATGTTGTCGATGTTGTTGTCAAAGCACAACCTGAACCTATTGAGCCTACGGTTTTGACAAAGGAGACAGAATACGTTCCAACAGATCCTATAGTGGTTAATAAAACCTTTGTGTACGACACTTCATCGAGTCATTTCAACCCGGCTTTCTGCGTAAAGTCTTCTGAGGTTAATGGAAACTCTGCTGTAATTGATTTTGACGGATCATACACAATACCTCTAAAGATGCTTGGCGAAAAAACCGGATACAGCGTTACGGTTGAAGTAGAGAGGGTTAATGGTAATGGAAAGTTTGCATTTGGTATTCTGCCTGACACGGAGACCATCAATGTAAAGGTGGCAGCTGGTGCGTCTAGAACATTTGGTTGTACGGTTTTCATTGAAGATGCTGGAAGGGATTATAGTTTCTCAATCTGGAGGACTGCATCTTCTGTTGGTAAAATAAGGGTAAACAGAATAGTTATCAAGCCAGATGGGGCTATTCGTTCTGCCAGGTTTGCCGCTAGAGAGAATCATGTCACTCATCAGCCAATCGGATACATACCAAATGCCCCATATGCCTCTAAGCTTGAACAGAAGGCGCCTGAATTCACTGGTCGTGATATACTTTCATCAGCTAGGCCTTTGTCTATTCCAATTGCCAGGTGCAACGGAGATATGGTAATGCGTTCTGCTATGCAGTATTCGGCAGAGCAAGGATATTTGTGGAATCTGTTGAACAACGTGTCTTTGCCGTGGGATAGGTCTACGTCAAAAAGATTTGTACCAGTTACACATGATGGTTTTATTGTAATAATCAACAGGGACTATCAGCTTACAAACAACGTTTTGAAGAAGCTTACAAACTCTAGTAATGTGGTTGTTGTGGGGGCTAGAGGGGTTTATCCTAATTGCATAATATCAATCAATGACTATACTGAGTACGAGTGCGTGATGGATGTGCTTGAAAGAAGCTCAGCTGTAGTGGATACAGCGGACTCTGGTATAGTTCCGTTATTACACGTACTTGGAAAGAGGTTTGTTGATATCAATGGAACGTTAGAGGACTTCTAACATCTTCTTGTACACTGTTGTATTTACGATTCTGGAACACAATCCGTTAGGATCTGATAACGTAGTACGAATAGCAGATCTAAATAGTTCATAGTCCTGTTTACCGTAGTTTTTGATAACATCAATGATTGCGGGATTGATGTTGATATTTGATCCGTTCTTTGTGACAAACTTTCTAAGATCAATGTAAGTGTGTTCTGGCAGGTTGAAAGAGTCTATGTTGTAGCATCCCATGTACATTGGGACCGTGCCTGAGAATATAGAATCAGGTAGTTTTTCCGTCATGTAGTTCTTGGAATACACTGGGTCATATGTGTTCTCAGAGCATAGAGAAAAACAGAATTTTGCAATGGTTTGTGCTTTATTGTCAACTCTGCCTTTGTAGTATGATCTGTTCAATGGCATTGTACCGAACCAAGAAACTTTAATACCTGAATTGTAAAACAAATCAGCCAGCATAACTCTAAGATTATATATACTGGCCGGATGATCTGAATGTTTTGCATTTGCAACAATAACAATCTCTTTTTCTCTATTTTCCCAAGGAAACCATGAGTCAACTATATTTGGGTTCTCTCCGTAAAAATAACTTGGGTAGTTTATCTGTACTGTATTTTTTAGTGTTGGGAAAGCTTCCGAACACCATGTAAAAACCTTCTTGAATTTACTGAGAAAACCTACATCATAATCATTTGGAGAAACCACTATTGGTTCAAGTATAAGGGCACTATCTTCTGGTCTTGGATTGTTGTTAGCATACCATCCAGTGAATACATTTGGAACGCTTTCTTTACGGGCATTGGACATGTACACTGATCCATCATCTCCTTGGTAGTGTAAATACGGCTCTCCATAATGTGATTGATAGATTACGTTTACTTCTCTTGTCACCATGTTAGCTCATATACCAGGATATATGTACGTTTGTGAGTGAAACATCGACAATGACACATAGGTTTGTAGCTTGCATACCATCGTACAACAATAGCCAATGGTATGAGAAGAATCTCCTATCCGTTATGTCACAGCAATACGCTGATTTTCGGGTAATCATCACAGATGACTGTTCTACCGATGGGGGCGGAGATCAGATCGAATCATTGATCGAGCGCAAGAATTTTGGCAATGTTGTAACTTTGATTAGAAACCCTGAACGTCTTGGGGCTATGGCGAATATGTACAACATGTACCGTATGTGCGATGACAAAGAGATCATCGTACACATTGATGGTGATGATTGGCTAGCTCACGATAAGGTTTTTCAGAAGTTGAATGAAGTATACCAAGACCAGAACATTTGGCTTACTTACGGCCAGCATCAATTATATCCAGATGGTGGGCTTGGCTGTTCAAGAGAGATTCCGAAACACGTTATTGACAAAAACTCTTTCAGAAGGTTTAGATGGTGTTCTTCACACTTGCGTACTTTTTATGCGGCATTGGCCAAGAACATCTGCATGATAGACTGTATGATTAATGGGGAATTTTATCCGATGACTAGCGATCTGGCTACCATGTTTCCCATGCTGGAAATGGCTGGTCATCACCAAAAATTCATACCAGACATTCTTTACATCTACAATTACTCATCTGACATAAATGACGCAAAGGTAAATATAAAGTTGCAACAAAATCTTGAGAGGTTTATACGAAGTAAACCTTCATACAGTAAACTGGAAGCTCTATGAACAAGTTTGTATTTGTAATGCCATCGTATCAGAACAAAGACTGGTATGAAAAGAACCTAACATCTGTACTGGGACAAACATATCCACACTGGAGAGCTATCTATACTGACGATGCTTCTCCAGATGGAACGGGTAAACTGGTAGAAGAATTCCTGAGGCATTTTGACAAGGGTGGCAGGTTCAAACTTTGGCGAAGAACAGAGCGTGTTGGTGCCATGGCCAACATTTACGAAATGTCTCATACCTGCGATGATGACGAGATACTTATCCACCTCGATGGTGATGATTGGTTGCCGGATAACGACACACTGAACAGATTGAATAAAGTGTATGGTCGAGGAAACGTTTGGATTACTTATGGGCAATACAGGTCTTATCCAGACCAGAGGATTGGGTGTGCAAAACAGATACCGGACAACGTGATTGCCAACAATAGTTTCCGTTCATATGACTGGTGCACCTCTCACATGCGTACCTACTACGCTTGGCTTTTCAAGAAGGTGAAACGTGAAGACTTTATGTACAATGACAAGTTCATAGAGATGACTAGTGATTTGTGGACGATGTTTCCAATGCTAGAGATGGCTGGGCCCAATCAGGCGTTCATCTCTGATGTTATGTACATTTACAACTACGGAACACCACTCAACGATGCCAAGGTCAATGGTGGTTTACAGACAAAGCTTGAGCATATTGTCAGGTCTAAGGCGCCATACCAAAGGATTGTAAATAGATGACAGCAACATTCTCTCATCTTGGTTCATATGGAAGGCTGGCTAATGGGCTTTTCCAGATAGCCGCAACCGTTGGGTATGCCAGAAAGCATGGTGACAACTTTCTTTTCCCTAAGTGGCAGTACCAGGACGCTTTCGAGATAGGTAAGCTTGGATGTTTTGGTAACCCACGGTGTATACAGTTTTCAAAGTATGTTGAGCCGAAGTTTGCATACACAGAGATACCTAAAATTCAAAACATAGATCTTTATGGGTATTTCCAGAGTCCGAAGTATTTTCAGCACTGTGAGGGAGAGATTAAGAAGTTGCTAACACCAAGCGAGAACAAAGACGATCCTGCCATGTTCCGTGGAATCTGTAGTGTTCATGTAAGGAGAGGAGATTACGTTCACCTTAGCCATTGTCATCCGCCATTGACCATGGACTATTACAGGGCTGCTATGGATAAAGTACCAGCATCCAGGTTCATGATTTTCTCTGATGATGTAGCTTGGTGCCGTGAGAATTTCGGACATGACTCAAGGTGTATAGTGACAGATCCGGCAGATCCTGTTGTTGATTTTTCATTACAGCGCATTTGTAATTACAACATCATAGCCAACTCATCCTTTTCATGGTGGGCGGCATGGTTAAATCCGCATGAAGACAAGGTTATAGTAGCTCCTAGTAAGTGGTTTGGTCCCAGTCTGGAGAAAGACCATCCAACAAACGATTTGATTCCAGAGTCATGGGTGAGAGTATGAGAGTTTTGTTTGCCCCATTAAATTTCGGTGACGTAATACAGGATGGAATATACGATGCGTTCATTCAACTTGGTTGTGAGTTTCGTGTTTTCGACTTCATGTCCAAATATCTGAAAACCAAAAACCATAACACCATACGTGATGAGTTTGTGAGAGAGGTTCGGGCATTCAAGCCGCACCTGGCATTGTTCCAGATACAGCATACGTCAGTTATAGACGGTGACACTATTAGCCGGGCCAAGGCAGAGTTTCCTGATATGGTGACCGTCAACTGGACAGGAGATGTTAGAAACTACATACCATCAACCTACAAGGATGTAGCCAGGGCGTGTGATTTCAACCTCATATCTTCCACTGGACAATTGCAGATGTTTGAGAGCGGTATTGGAAAGGCTATTGGATACTGGCAGATTGGATACAATCCTAAACTGTATAAGCCAGCAGATTATCCGGTCAGAGAGTTTGAGAATGATGCCGTATTCATTGGAAATTGTGACTTGAATGAGAGGTATCCTGGCACAAATGACAGGCAGAATACGTGCCGTCTTCTGAGGGGCGCTTTCGGATCAAGGTTCAAGCTGTATGGAACTCGTTGGCCACAAGGGCTGGGTAGTCTTGGAAGCGTTGATCAAAGAACAATATCATCAATCTATCATAAAACATGCGCACTTGTAAGTGTGAATCACTACAACGATTTGTCACATTACTTTTCTGATAGATTGTTGATGTGTATGGCTTCAGGAAGACCGACAATCTCTTTGAAGTTTCCAAACATAGAAACATACTTTACAAACATGTGTGATCTGGTGGTTGTTGATTCTGTAGATCAGATACCGGATAAGGTTAGGATGTTGAAAGACAACCCTGAGCTGGCAAATTTCATTGGCACCTCTGGAGCTGCCAAGGTACGGGCCGAACACACCTATTTTAGCAGAGTAAAAGAACTGTTTAACATAGTTGGATTAACATGAATCTTAATGAAAACACAATACATTGCATTGGTGATAGTCATGTTTCTGTGTTTACTGGACAAGACGTTATATCAAACGGTTTCCATGGCGAAGAAGATACATTACCGTATTTCAAGACATATCGTTTGGGAGCGTGTTTGGCATACAACACACTGACAGAGGGTCACGGAAACAGATCTTCATTTTTCAAGATTCTGTTAGCATTGCCGCCTACCGATTTCATACTCCTATCATATGGTGAGATTGATTGTAGGGTACATATACTACGACAAGCAGAGAAGCAGGGTAAAACCAAGTACAGTGTTGCCATAGGATGTGCGGCTAGGTACTTCAGGTTTGTGTTAGAGGTTTTTTGGCTTGGGTACAAGAACCTTATAGTCTACGCAGCTCCTCCAACACCATACAACACCCCAACTCCAGAAGACCTGAGATACAACGAGGATCTGCCTCATAGTGGAAGTTATGAGGATAGAAGATACGTTACCAGCGTCTTCAACAAGGCATTGAAGAGAATGTGCAAGAGGAGCGGTATACATTTCCTTTCTGTTGAAGACGTTGTATTGAAGGATGGCCTGGTAAAAGATGATAGTTTCTTCATGGACAAGGTACACTTATCACAGAAGGTCATGCCACACATAGAGCAAGAAATAAAAGGATTCAAATGAACGAGTTTGAGGAAATGGTAGAGCTGTGCAAAAGGGATAACGCTGAGAAAGACCTGATGTACAAGTTTGATTTGAACAGTGATAGTTTTGTGGTTGATTTGGGTGGATATCACGGAGATTGGTCAGCAGAGATAGCTAAGAGATACAATCCAAACATTGTTATTGTGGAGGCTGTTCCAGATTTCTACAACGGAATTGTAGAGAGGTTCAAGGACAACACAAAAATTGCAACGCTAAATTTCGCTGTTGGAAATGAGGTTGGTAGAGATGTTATATCTGTAGAGAATGATGGATCTAGTTTGTTTGGTGTTTCGTTTGCTCACGTGGTGAGTGTGTCGGTAGAGCGTCTGAGTAATCTTATCCCAAACGATAGTGTAATTGACCTGCTAAAGATGAATATAGAAGGGTCTGAGTACGATGTGTTTCAAGACCTATTTGAATCAAAGATGATAAACAACATTCGCAATTTGGTGGTTCAGTTTCACAAGATTACAAAGATACCATCTGTAGAAAGGCGGAACGAAATACGCGCAATGCTGAGTCAAACACATACATGCGAATGGAACTATGAGTTCGTGTTTGAGTGCTGGAAAATGAATATTTGAGCGAGATGAACCAATGAAAGAGATGTGCTTCTATAACGATTTTCATAACGGTGATGTTCATTTGTCTCGTGGCCTGGTTAGATATATAGTTAAAGAGCGCCCATCGCTAAAATACAGTTACATTCATGGGTGTAATGCCGATCTTCTTAGTGATATAGAAAACGTTACGCTTGTACAAGATCGAAGCGCATTGGATTTGATTTGCAAACACAGGTATGAGTGGGGTTTTTCTATAGATGAGATTTTGTACGTAAACACTTGGTATGGTTCTTGTGAACATAGAAACATGCACAAATACGGCCTGACCTTTGACTGTTTATTAAATGTGCTCAATGATATTACTAGTCATACATTAGATCTTGATCTGCGTACCGTTGATGCAAAGATACTATTCCCATGGATTGATTTCTCAAAATACCAAATTCAACAAGCAACAGGTAAGTTATCAGGTATTGCAAAGCCAATGGTAATGGTTGCGAACAACCTAGCACTAAGCGGGCAGGCTGAGAACTTCTCATTCAACCCTGTCATAGACACGCTTTCAGATAGGTATCCAAATGTGTTATTTGTGGTAACAAACAAGATAGATCCAGTCAACAAGCAAAACGTAATGTATGTATCTGATATCGTTGGTAAAAACGGGTTCGACTTAAATGAGTTGGCATATGTATCAACGTATTGCAGTGTTATTGTTGGGCGGCCATCTGGTCCGTTTTCATTTGCTTTAAATCGTGTCAATATGTTTGATAGGACTTGTGATATGCTGTCTATCTCAAACCTCCAAAACTCAGATGAGTTTTGGATTGGACCAATGCTATCTGGTAAACTGCGATACAGTGGAATTTGCAAAAACTACAACACCAACGATATGTCTGTTATCATTAAGATGGTTGATGAATTGATACAGAAAAACCTATAACTAATCCCATTACCAATGTTTTACATTGATCCGGTTGTTGGTGAAGATGGCAGTGATATATAGATGGTCATGCGCAAATGAGTTATTATACCAGTAGCGCGCAAAGGTTAATCATGTCAGATACGCTTGGTAGCATTATAGACAAACTGATCACTGCTGATTTGAAAATGTGGAACAACCAGGAGTTGCTTTACGAGATTCGTAGGATGACATTCGATGAGTTCAAGGAAAAATATTGGGCCACAGAAGATGGTGCAGAGCGCTTGTGGAAATATCTCAAGAAAGCATGTGACCTAAACCTTCAACGAAATGCTCTTATAGATGAAATTGACGAGGCAGTGGTTGAAGTGGTCAAAGCCGCTCAATCAGGGGAAGACCTAGACAATGGAAAATTCATCCAACGAAAACACAAAACATACTAAATTTTCTGGTAATCGTCAGTTTTTCTTTTCACAAGACGATGATTTCAAACTGCCAAGGCAATCCTCGTTTGATTTTGCAAAAGTCATAGCTGACTATGTAACCAAACATGACAACCTGAAGGTTCTGGAAATAGGACCTTCAGGATCGTTTGATCCAAATACTTCATACGATGAATTTGATACCTCAAGTTTGATACGTCAGTCTTGCAAATCATCACAGTATTTGACATGCGATCTTGTTGATACTAGGTGTGACTATACTTGTTCTGTAGAAAATCTGTCGAGCCTTGGAGTGAAGTTTGATGTCATTGTAATGCTATCGGTTCTTGAGCATGTACGTGATGTTTTCTCGGTTCCAGAAGAACTACACAAATCATTAAATGATGGAGGTGTAGTATTCATTAGCACTCCTTTTCTGTTCAAGGTACATGGCCCAGTGCCAGATTATTGGCGTCTGACACAATACTCATATGATGTTTTGTTTGGTAGTTTGTTTGATCTTGATGTAACCACTTACCCACCGAATCAACTTGGCAAGAATTCGTTTCCTTTATGTTTCAATGTAGTTGCGGAGAAGAAATGAAAGTGTTGTTTTTGGGTGGTGGAAGGCGCAATTCTTTGGCTAGAAGATTCAAGGCTAAAGGCTGTGAGGTTTTAGCTTACGAACTTTCAGAGAGCGTTCCAATAGCCAAAGAATGTAAAGTGATTGTTGGTAAACCATGGCAGACTGCGGAACGTCATGTATCTGAAGTCTGTTCTGAGTATGGTATAAATTTGACGATACCACTTGATGATAGAGCAACCTTGATTGCTGCTAGTATATCTATGGCCGGTGTGGTCAAATCGCCAACATCAACTGTTGAAACAAACAATATATGTTTAGATAAACGTGCATTTGAATCCTCAATTGTACTTGGTACAAACATTCCTTATCCAACGCTAAGTGATGATTTTAAAATCATTCGAAAACCTAGATTCGGTTTTAATTCAAAAAACATTTCTGTAGTTGAAAATATAACAGAGAAAGATGAAGATTTCGTATATCAAAGTTTCATAGAAAACGGGATTGAGTATTCTGTTGATTGTTATTTTGATGTTGACTCACATTTGGTAGGGGCTGTTCCAAGGACAAGGTTATTGGTACAAGGTGGTGAGGTTGCAAAGAGCCAAACCGTATCAAGAGAAAGTTTAGACTATCAACTTCTCAGAAGTTATGTTCATGAGCTTGGTTCAGTGTTGAATATGAGGGGGCCTGCGTGTGTTCAATTCATCAAGCATCCAATCACCGGTATTTTTTACATCATGGAAGCAAACGCTAGGTTTGGCGGTGGCGTAATACTATCTTTAGAAGCTGGATTTGATATCATACAAATGATTCTAGATGAGTATATAAACGACAAGGCTGTTTCGTGCTATGAAAAATGGACAGAAAACCTTGTAATGCATAGGTATTTTGATGAGTATTTCTACGAAGAAAAGATATGTGTTTGATCTTGATGGGACGTTGTGCGAAGAGCGCCCTACTTTTGAGAGGTCTTTATCTCAACCAATTACAACAATGATTGAGTTTGTAAATTGTCTATATGACCATGGACATAGAATTACAATCTATACCGCCAGAAGCTGGGCTGAGTATGAAATGACAGAACACTGGTTGAAAGCAAACAGCGTTAGATATCATACGCTTCTTTGTGGTAAACCGATATATGATACCTGGATAGACGATAGGGCAATCAATGTCAAAGACGTCCAGGTGAAAAATGATTCCGATATATGCACCTTACCTAAATGAAAACATACTTAAATACGCTCATCAGGCGATTGACTCTACATGGATATCGTCAAAAGGTAGGTTTCTTGAGGAGGCTACCTATGACATTGCTAATTTTTACGAACATAGGAAATTGCCGCTATTGTGTAGCAACGGTACAACGGCAATGCACCTTCTGGCTAGGTGCTTAAAAAAATACCACCCTCATATCAAAAAGATCATTGTACAAAACAATGTGTATGTAGCTGCATGGAACGCGTTCCTTTTTGACCAGAGTTATGAGCTAGAAGCTGTTGATGCTTCTGTTGATACCTGGAACTATGATCTTGATTTGTTATACGATGTTCTTGGTAAGCAAAACATTGAAGAAACTGCCTTGTTAGTTGTACACAATGTTGGCAACATCATAAACGTTCCAAAAATTCAAAGGGATTGGCCTGGACTTGTTGTAGTGGAAGATAACTGTGAGGGTTTTGGCGGAACCTACGAGGACATGAGGTCAGGTGAAGCTGCTGTGTTTTCGGCTATCAGTTTCTTCGGTAACAAAAACATTACTAGCGGTGAGGGCGGGGCCATTATCTTGAACACGCAAGAAGAACATGATTTTGCGTTTTGTTTACATGGACAAGGACAATCATCCAAGCGTTTTATTCATGATGAGCTTGGTTACAACTACCGTATGACCAATATACAAGCAGCTATCCTTCATGGACAGATGCTTGCGTACTCTGAGATAGCAGATAAAAAACGAAAACTATTCGCTGCGTACCAATCTCTCTTAGAAAACGTTGAAGATGTTGTTTTACCACAGATAGAACCAGGAACCACACACTCTAATTGGATGTTTGGTATTCGTGTGCTGAATGGTAATTACAGCGATATGGAATCGTTTTTCAATGAGCGTGCGATAGAGGTAAGGCCAATGTTCTATCCCATGACCTCTCACAAGTATCTTGGTCACATAAAACAGAACGGTCTAAAAGTGGCGAAGCAACTAAACCAAGAGTGTTTGATTTTACCAAGCTATCCTGACTTAAAAGATCACGAGATATATCACGTTGTGCAAACACTTAAGTGTTATGTAGAAGGAGTTAAATGAGGAAAGCGTGCATCACTGGAATTACTGGGCAAACGGGTAGCTATCTAACAGAACTTTTGCTTGATAAAGGCTACGAAATTCACGGCATGGTCAGACGTAGCAGCTCTTTCAACACAGAGCGTATCGACCATGTATTCGATAGAGTAAAATTGGTCTACGGAGATCTTTCTGACTACTCTTCTATCTCTAACTGGATCCAAAAGGTTCAACCAGACGAGTTCTATAACCTGGGGGCCATGAGCCATGTTCGTGTGTCGTTTGATATCCCAGAGTACACAATGGACATTGGAGCTACTGGAGTGGTGCGTTGTCTGGAGGCTATTCGTCAACACAGTCCTAAAACCAAGTTCCTACAAGCTTCTACCAGCGAACTGTTTGGTGGTTTCAATCCGCCACAGAACGAGAACTCTCCATTCTATCCGCGTTCACCATATGGAGCGGCCAAGATTGCTGGTTACTGGTCTACCATAAACTACAGAGAGGCATATAACATTTACGCAGTGAATTCAATCAGTTACAATCACGAATCAAGCAGGAGAGGTGAGACATTTGTAACGCGAAAGATTACAAGAGCGGCTACTCGCATCAAGCTTGGTTTACAAGACAAACTTGTTCTTGGTAATCTATCAGCCAAGCGTGACTGGAATCATGCCAAAGATGTAGCGAATGCCATGTGGCTGATGATGAACGCCCCTCAGGCTGATAACTGGGTTGTGTCTTCTGGTGAGATGCACTCTGTTCAAGAGTTTGCAGAGATGGTGTTCAAGAAATTAGACCTTGACTGGAATAGGTACGTTGAAAGCGATGCTAAGTATTTTCGACCAACAGAAGTCGAGGAACTGTGTGGCGATAGCACTAAAATTAGGACCCAGCTTGGTTGGAAACCAGAATATTCATTTGAGCAACTTGTTGACGAAATGATTCAACATGATTTGAAATTAGCTGGACAAGAGCTTATCATAAAAAGGATGTGAGATGAAGAAAATACTAGTTACCGGATCTGGCTCTTTTTTGGGTCAGCATGTGGTTCCGTTGCTTAAAAGCGTTACTGGTTTCGAGGTTCTAACACCACGTAGAGATGAGCTGGATCTTTTCGACAGGGCACAGACAAAAACGTATCTGCGTAGACACCAGCCAGATACCATCCTTCATATGGCGGCTCTTTGTGGTGGGATTGGAGCAAACAAAAATAGCCCTGCCATGTTCCTTCAGCGCAACGTTGAGATGACCATGAACTTGTTTGAGGGGGTCCTGTTCACCAATAGATACAATGACAGCGTGCCATACTTTCGTGGGTTCGAACCAATCCAACGTGTCTATGGACTTGGTTCGGTGTGTATGTATCCGAAGTTCACTCCGGTGCCATTCAAGGAGGAGAACATCTGGAACGGCATGCCAGAGGAAACCAATTTTCCATACGGCGAGTCAAAAAGGGTTTTGCTGGTGATGCAGCAGGCATATCGCAAACAGTTCGGACTTCGTGGTGCTCATCTGGTTCCTGTCAACATGTACGGCGAGCATGACCACTTTGACCTTGAGAACAGTCACGTCATTCCAGCTCTCATTCGTAAGTTCGTGGAGGCCAGGGATTTCGACATTCCATCTGTTGAAGTGTGGGGCAACGGCGAGGCTACCAGAGAGTTCTTGTATGCTGGAGATTGTGCCAAAGCTATCGTTAAAGCTGTGACCACCTCTTTGGACTACAATGAACCTATAAATCTCGGCACTGGCGTTGATATATCAATCAAGAGGCTGGCCGAGAAGATTAAGAATCTCACCGGATACAACGGACAGATAACCTTCACTGGTGATGTGGTTATCAACGGTCAGCCAGCCAGACGCTTAGATGTTAGCAGGGCCAAGGAAGTTTTGGATTGGCAGGCTGAGATCGACCTGGATAATGGATTATACAAAACCATACATTGGTTTGAAAAGAATTTGAAGGAACAACGTGTTCACACCTAAATTGATCAATACATTAAGCAAGATACAAGAGAAGATTACCGATATCCCTCTTGATAAATTTGAAACCATATCCAAAGAGGTTATGGCTTTGGATGCTCTTTGCGATAAGCTTTCGGAAAAGAAAGAAGAGCAGAGTATTTTCACTGAGAAAGACCTTGAGTCAATACACTTCCTTGAAAAATATGTCAGGGAATGTATTGCAAAGAAAGCGCAAAAGAAGGTTGATAAACCAACTGGTATCAGGGCTCGTTTCGATTTTTGGAAAGCAGTAAAACCATACAATGTTACAGTTGAAGAGGTCAACGTCATCAAGGATAAGAAAGAGGTTATCAAGGGCAAAAGGGAAGAAGCTCAGACTTTTGATCTTACGACAGAAGATTTGCAGAAGTTTGTTGATGGCACTTTGACAATGGCTGATTTGGCTAAGATGATCAAACCCCTTAGCGAGGCTGATAAAGAGCTATTGAAACCAATACCTCCGGTTTGGGAAAAGGAAACGTCAACAGATGAGGTAAAAGAAAACAAACCCGTAAAAACACTTGAGTATTTCCAGAAGAATAAGGGCAAGTGGGTAAGGGCAGATTGGTTTACTAAGCACGAACAAGAGAAAGAGGAAAAGGCAAAGCAAGAGCAAGATGAAAAAGCCAGGGCAGACGAACTCAAAGTAGAGATTGTTAAAAACACCACAAGGGTCAATGACATCAAACACAAACTTGAGGTTTTCTGTCGTAAACTGTTATCTATCACATTAAACAAACCAGTTGCCGAAGAGACTTACAATCCAGATGACAAATATCCTTGGAATGTAAAATCACAAGCAAACTCTCTAATATCTCAATGCAACAAGATATTGGTTCTTATCAAGGGCATTGATAGAGCCTGTTTTCACAAGCATCATGGTGGTAAAGATGCCATTTCAAACGATGAGCTTTCCAAACAGTTGATGAAAGCTATCGTTGATTTTGGTGCCATAGATAGCGATGTCCAAACATTCCTTAACAAATACTACGATGAGTCTATTGATATCATCCATCCTGTTAGAAAACTAAGTGATGTAAAGCTTGATTACATAGCGGAGCAGCAAAAGAACAAAGAAGAACTCATAAAAGCTGAGCGTGAGTTTGCTTCCACCATTGGGTTTGGACCACGCCAGAAAACAGTTGGTCGTGGGGCTGGTGGTTGGTTTGTCATGGCCGGTGATAAACTTGGTGATGTTGAAATACTGACAGCCAAGAAAGTTGGTATGACAAAGAAGAGAGACTATGTGAAAGAGCTTAAGTCTTTGAAGGTGTCTGACATTAAGAAATGGGTTGTCAGCATTTGGAACCACAAAATAATGAAGAAGCCAACAGAAGCTCAGAAAATCAAAGAGCGTTTTGAGAAGCTTGGTCTGGATGGTTAATTGGGTAGGCTATGGGAAAGAAGCAGAAGATACTTGTGACAGGAAGTGGTGGTTTCTGTCAATATTGTGATATTTAGATATGTTTACATCAAAACGTCACGTTAGAGATAAGAACGGAAAACTCAAATTTGAGTTTCTAATAAAGTGTCAGTGTTGCAATGTTGAAAAATGGGTCATGTGTTCAATAACACGGGCCAGAAATATGAAATATTGCTCTCGCAAGTGTATCAATATAGGAAAAAAACATACACAAGAGTGGAAAGACTCTATTTCAGAACGCAATTTAGGATCTAATAACCATTTCTTTGGAAAAAAGCACACACAACAAACAAAACAAAAAATGTCAGATTCACATGAACACAAAAATGTTTACTGGATCATGAAAGAAAAGCTTAAGCCAGATGAGTTTGTAATATATTGGGGAAAATTACTGCAACAAGTTCGTAGGAGATAAAAACCATTTCTTTGGAAAGCAACATACACAAGAGACGCGTCAACACCTGTCGGAAGTTAGGTCTATAGGTATAGCTAACGGAACAATAGACATTAAACCTAGTCATTATGGGTTGAAGGGTTATTACACATCAACAAAAACAAATACCAAATTTAGATTTGACTCTTTCGTTGAGCTAATAAGAATGAATTTGCTAGACAATGACGATGAAGTTGTTTCATGGACAAAAAGACACGGTATTAGAATAAAATACATATTAGACGGCGTAATGAAACGTTACATTCCAGATTTTATGATAGTGAAAAAGGACGGTAGTACGGTAATAGAAGAAGTTAAAGGATATGAAAATGCAAAAAAGAAAGAATGTAAATTTCAGGCTTTGTGTGAATTCTGTATAGAAAACGGATATATTTCGAGCATTGTGACATATGAGCATATCCGGTCTATTTGTCCAAAAGAGTTTGGGAAAAGCTTATGCTCCCTTAGAGGGTATTACAAAAAGGGTGATTTGTCGTGGATAAAAAGAAAAAATTACTTATAACTGGAACAGGCGGCTTCATTTTTGGAAACTTCATCAGACAGGCATTGTTCAACAAGAAGCCATACGTTCTTTCCAGCATAGATAGGGTCAAGGAGACGCATGTCCTTTACAATATCTATGTGAACCAGGACCATGCTTTCTACATAGCTGATCTTAGAGATAATCACACGTTGAACATCATAGTGAAAAAGGAGGAGCCGGATATCATAATCCATGGTGCGTCTGAGAACGCACCGTCCTCCTTTGTCAGCTGTAATGTTGTAGGAACGCAAAACGTAATCGATGTCTGTGCTGATAATGGGTGTAAGTTGATCTACGTTAGCACAGATGAGGTTTTTGGGCCTCAATCATCTGAGAAAGATCCTCGTTGGACTGAGAATAGCCCACTCAAACCGGTTACTCCTTTTGCCGCATCAAAAGCCGCAGGGGAGTTGTTGGTCAAGGCTGCGAGAGGGTTGAACTACAACATTGTCAGGCTATCGAACGTATATGGTATGTGGCAGCCACAGAACAAACTCATTCCCAAAATAGTAAAGAGTGTTCTGTCTGAAACTCCGTTTACCATGTACGGTAAGGGAGATGAGCTAAGGGAGTGGACACATGTCTATGACGTGTGTTCTGCCATTTTCCAACTCGTGGATAACTGGACCGCTAACGAGGTTTACAATGTTAGCTCAAACCAAGAGTTCATGAATGTTGAAGTATTTCAGATGGTTTGCAATGTTTTGGGCAAAGGGCATAATCTGTTAAAGTTCTCGGAAGCCAAAGAGAAAATTGCTTCACGATATGCGATGAACGCTGATAAGATCAAATCTCTTGGCTGGAAACCAAACTATGCTAAATTGAAAGAAGGTTTAACTGACACTTGCCAATGGTATGTAAGTAATCAATTTGTTCTAAGGATGTAAAATAGTCGAGTTTGGCAAACGATCAGAAAAATCAAAAAGAGGTATTGTCATGACAGCTAGAACATCTAAGGAAACAATACAGAGACAGGAGATAGAGGATAACATGACTAACGAAGAAAACACAGAGGCAAAGCCGCAAGAAAATGAGAAGAAGGTTTCGGATGAGACCGAAGCAAAACTAGCAGCTCTCAAAGCAAAGTTCGCGGCAAAGGAGGAGAAAGTGCCACCACGTATAGTAGCTCAAAAAGAGGTTAGTATCAGGTTCGGTGTAGTAGGCTCTGGACAGGCTGGCTCACGTTTGGCCGAGGCCCTGTACAAGCTAAGCTATCCCGCTGTTGTTATCAATACCGCTAGACAAGATCTGGCTGACATTGATGTTCCAGAAACCAACAAACTGCTACTTGAGTACGGTCTTGGTGGTGCTGCAAAAGATCTCAGCATTGGACACGCGGCTGCTGAGGCTTTCTCTGATGACATCAAGGACACACTCAGGAAGCACTTGAGAGATCAGGAAATCATCCTGTTCTGCACATCGCTTGGTGGTGGTTCTGGTGCCGGTTCTTCAGAGGTTATAGTAGACATCCTTGTTCAGACACTGGAAGTTCCGGTGGTTGTTCTTACTGTACTTCCACAGGCCAGTGATGACACTCAGGTCAAACACAACGCTCTACAGACATTGAGCAAGTTCGCCAAGATGGTTCAGGGCAAGAAAATTGCTAACCTGATTGTTGCTGACAACGCCAAGATTGAGAGCGTGTTCAGTGACGTTAGCCCGTTCAATTTTTTCAAGGTATCTAACCAGGCTATTGTAAACCCGATAGATGTCTTCAATACTTTGAGCACATACACATCAGCAGTAAAACCGCTTGACTCCAATGAGTTTGCCAAGCTGTTCTTGGATGGTCAGGGTCTCACGGTGTACGGAACCATGAAGGTTTCTAACTATGAGGATGAGATGGCTATTGCTCAGAGTTTGATTGAGAACCTGGGCGGTAACCTTCTGGCTTCTGGGTTTGATACCAAGCAGGCCAGATATGCTGGATTCATGCTCGTAGCTCCATCTGCGGTTTGGGAAAAGATCCCATCCTCAAGTTTGCATTATGCCAACAGTTTGATTGATGAGGCTTGTGCCAATCCGCGTGGTATTTTCCGTGGTATCTATGCGGTTGAGAATGGTGAGGATTGCATCACTGTGTATAGCATGTTCTCTGGACTTGGTTTGCCAACTGATCGTGTTGAGCAGTTGAAGAATGAAACCAAGGAGAGAATGGCTGCCGCTGATAAGAAAGACAATGACAGGAACCTTACCCTGAAGCTTGATGTTGGAGAGTCCAGCGTTTCTGCTGCTGAAGACATCAAGAAAAAGATTGCGGCCAAGAAATCCGCTTTCGGTATGCTTCATGGTAAGGCGATTGATGACAGGAGAAAGAGATGAAATCGTATTCGTGTATCCTTGGGTGGATAGGAGACAAGTAACCAAGACCAGTCAGCAGTGGTTGGCTTCTGGTTCCTTGGATTGATGACAAGGCTCCAGAGCCAGGAACTCCGGTACAACTTACGGTTGCCAATAACAAAGTTGTACTAAAACCCTGCAATTCAACCGAGGATTGTTGTGGGATTGTAAATCATGTCGTAGAAGATCCTGCACAAGCTGGTATTCAAACGATACTTGTCCGTTTCGATAGGTCAATATACACAACAACCATATACGATGTTGAGAAAAGGTATCCGGTAAACGCCAGGATATTTGTCAGGGATGGCAAGTTTACAACAGAGTCTAATGGAGATGAGTATTCAATTGGGTTTGTGACAATACCACCAACATCCACAGACTCTGTCTTGAAGTTCTTTTGGTTCTAACAGGAGAAAGATGACGATACCAAGTAACGTTGTTCATAAGTACAGCAAATTTGCAAGTGTGTTCGTTGAGACAGGAACTCATATTGGTAAGACGGTGCTTGCCGCTCACAACGCTGGTTTCAAGCGCATCTATACCATTGAGCTTGCCGATCACTTCTACGCAGATGCTGTCAAGAAATTTGCAGGTTATCCTGGTATCAAGTGCATCCATGGTGATTCTTCTAAGAAACTGAAAGAGGTGTTGGCTGAGTTAGATGAACGCGCTGTGTTTTGGCTGGATGGTCATTGGAGCATGGGGGACACGGCGCGTGGGGATAAGGACGTTCCACTTTGTGAAGAGCTGGAATCAATTGCCAATCATCACATCAAAAATCATATCTTGTTGATTGATGATATACGATTGTTTGGAGACAAATCAGAAGCAGTTACAGGTTGGCACACCTTATCTGTTGATAAGATAAAAGCCTTGTGTTTGAAGATTAATCCAGAATACAAATTCAGTTATGAGAATGGACACGTGCCAAATGATATCCTAGTAGCAATGGCATAAGAGGTTTACATGGGACATATATTTGCTAAAAATCTAGTGATTCATTCTAAAGGTGACAAATCATCTGACACAATGGTGTACTTGACATCTTGTCAGTCACTAAGAGACATGTCAAGCACAAGAGATGAAAAACGAGAAGATCGTTGGGTTACTTTTGGGTTACTTCAGCAGGTGTCATTCTCGGCAAACGCTGACCGTCCTTGTACTCAGGTGAATTTCGGATGTTTGGCTTTCAGTGCTGGTGAACTTCTAGACCTTCCAGTCAGGGAAGATTTTGAGGGAGGGATTACATTTTTCTTTGAGGACTTCGGCCAGTTCCCGCCAATACCACACAAGATTATCATTCTCGATCATACCGTAAACCCGATTGGATTCATAAACAGGGCCGATTTCAGTTGTGATGTAACTACCAACAAGACCAATGTTGAGTTGTTTTACATGATTGAATCGCCTAGCGTGGACAGGTTCAATCAGCTTCCTTCGTGGATCAAAAGGAACCCGTTGAATTTCCGAGAAACTTTGCACGAGAGATGAAAGCCGTTTACGATACATAAACATGGTTTCGATTATCAGGTTTGAAAATTCATGTCAGATTATTGAAGAAGACGATGTAGACCTATACAAACAGGTTGACCGTTTATTGTCGTACAAGATACAGGGCGCAGAGTATTCCAAGGCATACAAGGGGTACACGAACGCACAAGGCGAGGAGGTATCTTGGGACGGGCATCGTCACATCATGTCTTCTACTGGGCGCTTCCCTCCTGGGTTATTTGAGCGTGTCAAAGAGTTCTATAACCAACACGGCATATTCCCTGAGGTTATAGACAAGCGCCATGTAAGGGAGCTGGCTCAGGAAATCAGCATCATCTCAAAACTGAGGGAGCTTGATAAAGAGCCAAGACCTTACCAGATTGATGCTGTTGAAAAAGCTGTCCAAACGGATCGTGGCATCATTCGTATAGCCACAGGCGGAGGGAAAACACTGGTAGCCGGGCTCATCACAGCCAAACTAGGCAAGCGCACCATTATCTATGTTATTGGTAAGGACTTGCTTTACCAGCTTCAGAGTTTCTTCTCTGATATCTTCGGTACGGAGATAGGGATCATTGGGGATGGTAAATGTGAGATACGTGACATCAACATCGCTACTGTGTGGAGCGTTGGAAAGGTTCTTGGAATAAAGAAAACCAAATTACTTGATGATGAGGGTAATACCAAAGAGAAGGATATTGATCCATCTAAGTTCAAGTACATCAAGCAAATGCTTCTTGATGCAAAGGTTCATATATTGGATGAGTGTCACCTTGCGGCTTGTGACACTGTTCAGACAATAGCAAAGAACATCAAAGCCGAGTACGTGTATGGCATGAGCGCATCTCCATGGAGAGATGATGGCGCTGATTTACTTATTGAGGCTTTTCTTGGCAGGAAGATAGTTGATCTGTCTGCAAAGAAGCTGATCGAGCAAGGCTGGTTGGTTCCGCCTGACATCAGGTTCCTTGCGCCTGCTCCGTACCCTTACAAGAGCGGCGCATACCCAAAGATCTACTCCAAATACATTGTGGAGAATGCTCAAAGGAACCAAATGATTCTCAAAGGGGCCACGAAACTGGTCGAGCAGGGCTTCCCGACTTTGGTTCTCTTCCACAGCATCAAGCATGGCGAGAGCCTTAAACAGCTATTGTCACAGAACCTTTCTGTTGGATTGCTTAGTGGAGAAGATAACCAGAAGCAACGAGACAAGATAAAGGATCAGCTTGAGGAAGGAAAGATACAGTGCATTATTGCCAGCAAGATATTCGACATCGGAATAGACCTTCCAACTCTATCTGGTCTCATTGTATCTGGTGGCGGTAAATCATCTGTAAGAGCTTTGCAGCGAATAGGTAGAGTCATCCGAAAGAATCCAGGCAAAAAGAAAGCTGCCGTATTAGACTTTGCCGATCAGGCGCCACACCTTAATGATCACGCCCATACACGCAAAGAGATATATTCTCAGGAGTTCGATGTAAAATGGCCGGAAGAACAAAAACAACCAAAGTAAGTGGTCTAAAACTTGACGGTGAGCCAAACGCGGCTTGGCGCAAGTTTAAAGAGCGGTTGGAAAAGTATGACTCAAAACCGGTGACAGAATGGAAAGCAGAAGAACTGCTCGGACATATATGCAAGCGCTATCGTGAGCTTGGTAGTGAGTTCGAGTATGCCCTTTCCTACAGTGGGCCTCCTTCCAAGTGTAAGGAGATCTACTGCGTTAGGAGAATGGTTCTGGCTCTTGGAAATGAAGATCCTGTCATTTCCAAGAACTATATCGACTGGTTGTTCGACACCATCATCATCCCTAAGAAGGTTACTCTAACGAGCGTTGCCTACTTTTTCACCGATGCTTTCATACGTGATTTCAAGATAGATCGCAAGAAGAGCAAAAAGGTCACGAGGAATACTCAGATACCTCATGAGTTTGAGATAGCTGCCGAAGAGTTGCAGCTTTCAATTATGACGTATGGAGACCTGGCTTTTGCCAAGGCTGCCATAGATCAGGATCCTACCAATGAGGACTATGCCCCTTACCACACACTGTTTCAGAAGCTTTCTTCCATGGGTTTTGATCCAAATACACTTGGGACAATGGATGTATGATTGGTAAATGTATAAAGGTCACCTGTCATAATGGATTTATTCAAGAGGGAATAGTTGAGCAATTTTCAGATGATAGAATGGATCTGAAATTAATTGACGGCTCTACACTAATACTCTTGAATCCCAAGACGCACATTTTCACGATACACGTATTTGGGGAGGTGCAAGACAAACCCAAGGCTGTTGCAAAAGATACAACAGAGCTGGAAGCAAAAGAAAAATTTAGCCATGAGTTGAGGTTCAAGAGTTTGGCGGAGCTACATAAGCTCAAGGCACACGAAGAGCAAAGAACAGCAAAAGAGCTTTTAACATCTAAATCGATTTCTACAATTGCACCAGAGGTGAAATTTGAATACCCAAACTTCGGAAGTTTACGACAGCCCGGTCAACCCCTTCCAAAACGTCCCAAGAAAAAAGCTAGATCAGGCGCTAAATGACACACTGAAAGTATTCTCCAAGAGTGGAGTGTTGACAAAAGACGGAGTTCATTTGACTGAAGCATTCCAAAGGTACTGGCAATCAAATATACCTGTAGACTACTGGTTCAGAGACATGAACGAATTCAAGGGAGATAAGTCCCTTGTAAAACGATACCAAGAGATCGTAAAGGACATTGAGAAAACATACACAGAAGGGGTTCGTGTGTGTTTTGCAGGTAAACACGGCTCCGGCAAAAGCATGGTGTGTTCATGCATTCTGAAGCGTGTTGTTGAGCAGGGCAAGTACACGGCTCTGTATGTAAACCTGACAGATATCATCAATGTAATGACATCCCCAAACGGCGATAGGGACGAGTCACGCAGGCTTCTTCTTGAAACTGATTTTTTGGTAATAGATGAAGTTGATCAGCGTTTCATGGGAACGGAGAACGCTGCTGACTTGTTTGGAAGAATTCTTGAGCCTGTCATTAGAACGCGCATACAGAATCGTATGCCTGTTTTCTTTTGCACAAACAGCCCAAATGTAACTGACAGTTTTACCGGCTCTTTGAAAGCTAGTTTTTCTAGTTTAATGCATATGGTTCAGTTACATGCCATTATGCCTGGTAAAGATTTCCGCACAGATGAGAAGGGGTCCAAATGATGATTGAGGAACTTGATCTTAACATACTGAAAACCATTACTCAGGACAAGGTACAGGCTCTTACTTTCTCATATCGTTATGACCACTCTCTGTTTGCTCCAGAGGCTCAGCGATTTGGCAAATGTGTACTTGACTACATCAAGTCATTTAGATCTCCTCCAACCAAACGCACACTGATTGATAGGTACAAGGATAATCAGGACCTTGTAAATCACATTGGGGATGTTTGGGATCAGCTGGACGCTCTGGAGTATGACCAGAAAGAGTACACCTATGATGTTGGGCGTCTGAAGCGCCGGTTTCAGGAAACAGCTGTTGATGAGATTAGGGTCAAGGCAGAGAACGAACATCCAGAAAACCCAGAGGAGTTTTTCAAGAGTCTTTCTCTGTCAATTCAGAAGGTTGTTTCTCTTGACCTTGAGAGAACCCATATACAGAAGCCTGTTGGCGATCATATAGAGGAGTTCAAGGACCAATATGATGCCCGTCAACAAAGGCCAGATGATGTTCCTGAGATAAAAACCAAGTACAGCATGATGGATGCAATCACTGGTGGCCTGGCCCCCGGCGAATTGATTATGCTTGGTGGTGAAACCAACTCTGGAAAGAGCATGTTGCTTAACAACATGGCTCGCCAGTTGTGGATGCAGGAAAATACTATTGATACTCCTTCCACAGAATTTGTAAAGGGTTTCAATGTTCTTTATTTCTCGTTGGAGATGTCTTACAACGAGTGTTTCATAAGGTTCCTGGCTAGCGTTGCCAATGTTCCACAGAGGGGTTTGCAGCGCCCTCATGAGAACCCTCTTTCTCCCGAGGAAGAAGAAAGAGTTGCTAAGGCATTCAAATTCATAGAAGAATATCAGAATGCCGGCTACTATTTTGACATAGTAGATGTTCCGCGCAACCTTACTATTGAGGAGGTAGAGCTAAGATATCACGATGCATTGCTAAGATATCATCCAGACATTATTGTAGTAGACTACATGGGCTTGATGCATTCGATTGCATTTTCCAAAGAACCTGATTGGTTGAAGATGGGAGCCTATGCCGCGTCTCTTCATGAGTTTGCCAGAGCTTATAACTGTGTTGTTATCACAGCGGCTCAGTTGACGGACCTGAAGCGTAACAGTAATTCACAGAAGGGTGAGGATTCAAAGAGGGTTGGCACACATAGGTGGGGACGATCCAGTTTGATAATGCATCACGTAAATCTAGGTATCCAGATTGAAACCAGACCCAATGAACGTGTGTACCCTGATATGCAAATTCACGCAGTGAAGAATAGGAAGGGTCCGTTGGGGCAGGGTAGTCTAGTGAAAAACTTCGCCAATGCGTTACTGATTGATGTCCCATTCGATGAGACAGAGATACCGGGAGACGTATCAGCGAACATACCTGATTTGATCAAAGCTATACAAGAGGCAAAGAACAAATTGGAAAATTCGACCAATGACTGTTGACGATAAACTTAGCAAACCCCTTGGAGGGTTTGAGACCGTAGCGAGAGCTGTTCGTATTGAAATAGATCCTACAACAAATGATATGTATCTTGTGTTTAGGATTATTGACGAGAGATTCAAAAGAAAAGTTCGAGAGAACTGGAACAACGATATACCAGTTGAGGTACAGGGTTTAAGCCTTGTTGAAAGAAAATAGGATTAATATGCCAACATACGAACATTTATGTCAAGAATGTAATCACGAATGGGAAGACATCTATAGTATTAGGGATGCCGTTCCAGAAGAGTGTCCGAAGTGCTCATGCAAAGGCAAGGTTATTCGATTAATTTCGAGGCCAACAGTCAGGGTTGAATTAACAGGTCGAGAGCTTGTACAGAAACTAAAAGCTGAAGGTAAAGCTTTGGCCAAGGAAGCTCAAAAAAATGAAACCTTGGCAGCCAATCTATATGGATTGGGCTAGCCCTAGCAGGAGTTATATTGAATAATGAACAACTTGAAGAGATCAAATCTCTATTGAACGAATTCGTTGCAGTACGCAGAAAATGTAAAAAATCAAAGAGCCAAAAACTTAAGAAGCAGTTTGATGATTTGCTACAGATATGTGCGTCTAAACTTGATTTCTTGGTAGACAGCAGAACCAAGAGATACAAGAAATTTGCTAATTATGAGGATCTGAAACAAGACGGAAGGTTAGCTTTGTTTTTAGCCTTGCAGTCTTATGATCCTGAGAAGGGCGATTTCTTTTGGTGGGCCAATAAATACATCAAGACGAAAATCAGTCGAGAAGCCAATCGCCATTCCACTATCAAGATACCACTAAAGCATACCAAGTACGTTCAACCGTACAAAGTTGCAACGATACCCATAATTACAGACACCGCGCCAACACCGGTTGAATCTATCAATGAAGTTGAAACAAGCTCTCTTATTCGACAGGCGATAGACAAATTGCCAGAAGATCAAAAGAACGCCATTAGACTTCATTTTGAGTTTGATACACATAGAAATGAAACATCTTCTTCTGTTGGTAAGATTTGTGAGAAGCTAAACATATCAAGACCAAGTTGCTTGAAGCTGTTGAATGACGCAAAGAAAACATTGAAACACGAACTTACATCTCAGTTTAAGGAATGACCTATGAGACCCGCAATATCTGACGAAGTATGGACACAGAATTATCGTGGACCTGATGAAATAACACTGCAAGATACTTGGGAAAGACAGGCTAGGGCTTGTGCGAGTGTAGAGGACCCAAGTGTAAGGGATCAGGTATATCATCAGTTCAAATGGTTGCTTGATGATTTCAAGGGTATTGCGGGTGGTCGTATCACAGCTAATCTTGGTATAGACGGAAGAGCCGCCACTACTTTGATGAACTGTTTCCTACCTGGAACAAAGGTTCTCACGAACAAAGGATACATTCCTATAGAGGATATTTCAATAGGAGATGTCGTTCTAACACATCGTGGTAACTGGAAAACTGTTCACAATATTTTATGCAGAGAATACGCTGGAAATATTGATGTATATCAGTCTTCTTTCTTGAATAACACACTTTCAACAACACCAGAACACAAGTTCTACCAAGGTGATGAACGGTGGAAAGAATCGTCTGAAAACGATACTCTTACCTTTCCCAAAATCTCTTTCGGTAAAGAGTATGTGACCGTTGACGTATCAGTTTTTGCAGGTCCAGAGATGCTGCGTGATGAAAATTACGTTTGGTATTTTAAAGAGAGCTTTGGAGGTAATGGATGTATAGTATCAAAGCCATGCGAAAAGGTAAATCGGCACATTGTTGTTGATGAAGATTTTGCATATGTGCTAGGAAGGTTTATTGGAGACGGATCTGTTTTCAAGACACTAAAAACACACTTCACAAATACTGCTATGAATATTGTTTTTTCCTCAAAAGAGGAGGGGGCAATGTACAAATGCCAACAAATACTTACAGATAAATTTGGTCCAACATTCAATGTAAACAAAGGCGTAACGTATCATTACATAAGAAAACACAATATTGTTGTTGCGGCTTTCCTTACGGCAATGTGTGGTTTTGGCTTTGATGGCAAACATGTTCCATCGGTCATATTTGAATCACCAAAATCAGTAGTCAAATCTTTTCTGCTTGGGTTGTTAGATGCTGATGGTATGGTGACTAAAAACGGTATAATCAAAATCACCTTATCAAACGAAGGATTGATAGATAGTATCAAATCGTTAATGAATGCCATAGGGCTATTTCCAAGGAAAACAATTGCCCATAACAAGCATGTAACAAATGCATCTCCTGCATGGATGTTATCCGTTAGCCTAAGCAACGGCCAAACGTTGTTTGGTCAAATGTTGAAGGTATATGACGATGACAGGTTGATGAGAAAGTTCTCTGTAGGAAAACCATTCACAAAAATGGTTGAGGATGGGTCTGTTATCACACATGATTTTGTCAAACATACAGAAGATTATAGCGGGCCAGTATACAACATTTCAGTTGATACCGATGAGAGTTATGTTGTAGAGGGTGTTGTAGTTCACAACTGTTATGTCCACAATCCCTCTGACATAAACTATCAGGATTCAGATAGTATAGAGGGTATCTATGATATGCTGAAGGCCCAAGCTCACACTCTAAAAAGCGAGGGTGGGTATGGAATGAATTTCTCTTGGATTCGCCCTGCTGGTTCCTACGTAAAAGGGATCGGCGGGCGAACTCCTGGTGTTCTTAAATTCATGGAGCTTTGGGATAAGTCTTCAGAAATAATTACCATGGGTTATGAAGACCCAATTGGCAATAAGAAAAAAGAAGAGAAAAAGAAGATTCGTAAGGGTGCTCAGATGGGTGTCCTTAACATTTGGCATCCAGAAATAGAAGCATTCATAGATGCCAAGCTGGTGCCAGGCCGTCTGACCAAGTTCAATCTGTCAGTGGGTGTTACTCAGGGTTTCATGCAAGCTGTCAAAAATGACGAGACATGGAACCTTGTATTCCCTGACATAGAACATCCAGAATACAAAACAAAGTGGTTTGGTAATCTGCGTGATTGGGAATCTCAAGGATTTCCTGTCATAATACACAAGACAGTGCGTGCCCGTGATCTTTGGGAGAAGATCATGAAGGCCACTTACACCAGAAATGATCCTGGTGTATTGTTCTTGGACATAGCTAATAAATACAACCCTCTGTATTATGCAGAGGAAATTATGACTACCAATCCTTGCGGCGAAATCGGTATGTCTACTGGTGTTTGCCTGCTTTTCTCACTGAATCTTGTTAAGTACATACAGAAGAAAGAAGGTAAGTATACATTTGACTTCGACACCTTCAAGAAAGCTGTATCTATAGCAACTCGTTTTGCTGACAACATCAATGACATATCAAGGGTTCCTCTTGTTGAGTACAAGAAGTCAATGCTGGAGAAGCGCCGCATTGGTCTTGGTGTTCTTGGGCTCGGTTCATTGTTCTACATACTTGGTATCAGGTATGGTTCTGATGAGTCTTTGAAACTCACAGAAGAGATATTCAAGGCCAAGCTTGAAACTGAGTTGCTAACAAGTGCGAAGCTGGGTCAAGAAAAAGGCAGCTTCACTCTTTTTGATAAAGAAGAGTATTTTTCAAGCTATTGGTGGTTGACACTTCCAATATCAGAAGATGTCAGGCAACAGATTGAATCCATGGGATGCATGCGAAACTCACATCGCGCAGCTAATGCTCCAACAGGCAACATGAGCATTTATGCCGGGGTTGTTTCTGGTGGAATCGAACCGGTATTCCTCAAGTATTACATACGTTGGAGTATCGTGCCTGAGGGAGATAGAGCAGAGCTTCGTAAAGCTGGTTTTGAATTCCCTGATGTAAATAAGGGTGAGTGGTTTGAAACGGCAAATGTCAAACTGTCCAAAAGAGGAACAGATGAAGTTTTGCTTGGAAGTTTCAATGGTGTAAATTACCAAGTTGACAAGAACCGTGGCCTTACCAAAGAAACTCTTGTCGAGGATTATGGTTGGGCATTTGTTAAAACGGAGATGTCTGCCGAGGATATAGATGCCCGTGAAAAGGCTGGAGTATTCGCTACTACAGAAGATCTGACAGCCGAAGAGCATGTTAAGGTATTGAAGGTGTTGGCTCGTTATGTTGACATGAACAGCTCTAAGACTGTCAACGTACCGGCTGACTATCCATATGACAGTTTCAAGAATCTGTACATGGAGGCTTGGGAAGCTGGAATAAAGGGTATCACAACCTATCGTGCTGGAACGATGACTGCTGTACTTGAAAAGGTTACAGAAGACAAGTCAGAGGCATCGGGTCGTCCCACCAAGATACAGCATTCTCAGGCTCCAAAGCGTCCCAAGGATTTGGAGTGCGAGATTCATCAGCCCAAGATCAATGGCAAGAAATGGACCATTTTGGTTGGTCTTTTGCACGGTCAGCCATACGAAGTGTTTGCTGGTCCGGCTGAGAATGTTTCTATTCCAAAGAATATTACAACCGGCACTTTAAGAAGAAAAGGCAAGGGTAACTACACACTGATTGTTGGGGAAGAGGAAATCAAGGATATAGTTGAGACCTTCAGCGATCATGACAGTGCGTGGGCCACTAGAATGATTTCAATGCCGCTTCGACATGGCGTGCCGCTTGAGTTCGTATGTGAAGTCCTATCTAAAGATGGGTTTATCACTGACGTAAACAAGGTGCTTGCCAGAATATTGAAGAAGTACATGACAATTGATATCACCAACAAGACATGTCCGGCATGTGGAAGTAGCAAGGTTAACCTGGCAGAAAGCTGCTTGGTATGCCTGGAGTGTGGACACGGAAAATGTGGTTGATATGGAGCGCTCAATTCTTGCAAACATAGAAGATGCTCGGAGTATTGCCGAAGAAGAGTGCCACGCATTTGTAAAAAACACACTTCAGAACATTGGTTTGCCTGTAGAAGAGGTTTGGCCTGATATATCATTGACTGTTGAACAGAAAATCGCCCTAAGAAACATGTTGTCAAAATTCGATGTCGAGATTGTTGACGACAGGGATAAAGGGATTAAGATATATCATGAGAGGACTTTGCTGGCGGAGTGGTTCAAACCTCGGTTTGTTATGAGAGCGGACCCGGCAGCCGTAAACCCCAGTAAAAAAACATACTATGAAATCGTACTGAAAACATGGAGTATGTACGAAGACGAAGGAGATACAACAGATGAGCAAGATTGAAAAGTTGGACAAAGAACATTTGGATCTTATTCTTGTTGCACGTGATAAAGCAGCTGCGGCTTCTGCTGAGGCAGAGAAGCTTGTGTCTGCGGCCCGTATCGCAGAGCTTGAGTTCCGCGTCACAGTACAGGAAGTATTCCTTGCTAATGGCTTGGATCCAAATTGCAGAGTTGATCAGACAACTGGCAATATAACCTGGCCAGCCCCAGCGGAAGTTGTTGAAACAACAGCGGCAGCCATTGAAGAGAAGAAGGAATAACATGCTTAAAGATTTGGCAGCGTTAGTAGCTGTGCGAAATCATATTCTCAATGTGATGAATGACAAGTCAGTCACAAACAGAGATGAATTTCAGCCTTTGAATCAGCTACGTATTCGTCTTGATAAAAAATTCGTAGAGCTTGTAACAACAATAGATGTTGAAGCTCTTGGCATGCAGATAGCTCTTGGACGTTCTGATGAGGAAGAGCCAGCTGAGGACACTTCTTCATATGACAAGGTCTACGAACAGGCTTCTGCTGAGGTTGAAAAGGCTATGAAGTCTTTGTCCAATCACGGCGTAACACCAACCCCTGAGGGAGCGGTAGCTGTTGTAGAGAAAGTTCTTGATGTTCCTACAGAGGTTGCAGAAGAGATAGTTAGCAAAAAAGAAGAGATCCTTGCTGCTACCACTGCTGATGCCGAAGTGTCAAAGAGAATAGCGGAAGAAAAAGAACGCGTGGCTGCAAAGGTTGCTGCTGAAAAAGAGCTGATTCGTCAGAAGAGAGCTAGAAAAGCGGCAGAAGAAAAGAAGTCATGATATGGCACAATACGCTCGCGGCGATATTGTCACATTGAAAGATGGTGAATGGCTCCGGCGGCAGAAAGCCGCCGGAGAGGTCATCTGCCACATTCATCAGACCATTGGAAAAATGGTCAAAGAACATCAGCCAATCAATCTTAAAGAGATTGAGAATTTTGCACACGAGTATATCCTATCACATAGATGTACAAATGCATTTTATCAGTACAAAGGTTTTCCTGGTAAAATGTGTTGCTCACTGAATACAGAGTTGGTTCATGGTGTTGCAAAAGACTATCTGTTGAAAGATGGTGATGTTGTAAAGATAGACTTGGGAGCTAATTTTGAAGGAGCAATTGCCGATTGTGCATTCACATATGTATACGGCAAACCCAAGACTGAGCAGATTGGAAAACTTCTAGTTGCATGCCAGAGGGCTCTTAATGAAGCCATAGACGAAGTCGAGGTCGGTAAAAGAATCGGCAGCATAGGCAAGAAGATATTTTCAGTCTCGAAAGAAACAGGTTTTGGCGTTATAGTGGAATTTGGTGGACACGGAATAGATTACAATAAGCTTCATTCATCTCCATTTGTACCAAACAAGTCGAGAGACGATGATAGTGTTGTTATTCAGCCAGGTCTGTCAATCGCGATAGAGCCAATGTTCGTGATCGGCAACAATACGAACACCAAGACGCTAGCTGATAAGTGGACTGTTATTACTAAGGAAATTGGCGCTCATTATGAACACTCCGTGACAATTGATGAGGATGGTAAAAAACACATCATCACAAATCATGGACTGGATATTAAAGAGTTCCTGTGAGAAGTAAAAGGTCGAGAGATGAAGATAGCGTTCGCGGATGGAAGTTACATAGAACTAAGCCGGTCAAAAACCAGCAACAAAGTCTGGGTGACGGTAGCTGCTAAACAGCAATCGAACCCATTGGAGTTGGTGGTGAATGCCGCAGAGGTCGAGGCACTACAATTGTTAGATGCCTTGAAAACAATAATGGGACCTTTAGTGGTCGAAAAGGAAAAACAACAATGAGTATTAAGAGTAAGATCCAGAATTTCAAGCGTAGTGCCCTCAACAACAACACCCAGCGTGTTGCCCATACCCTTATCAGTGCCGAAGGCAAGTGGGTATCCCGCAGCAAGCTCGATGCTATTCCTTCTGTGACGGCGCGTATTCGTGACCTCCGCAAGGATCAGTTCGGTGGCTTTGATGTTGAGTGCAAGAGTTCAACAGAGCTTAAGCCCAAGAGCAAGGAAGAGAAGACGTTCTACTACCGCATCAATCCCGATACTGTGACTGATGCCAAGGTCCAGGTTTTGTTCCGCAGCGTAAGTGAGGCTAAGGAGCGCGCTGCTGCAAAAAAGGACAAGGATAAGACCAAGACCAAGACCAAGACCAAGACAAAGACCAAGAAAGCGGTCAAGAAAGCCGTAAAGCCGGCAAAGAAGGTTACCGCCAAGAAGAGCGCAGGCAAGAAGACAGCCTCTCGCCGTACCCGTGGTTCCCAGATTACCGTAACCACTGACGGAATTACGATTTCCTGATAGATATCAGGCGATACTTGCCCCAAAGGCTCGGAAGGAAACTTCCGAGCCTTTTTTATTGGCATAATGAGGGATATAGTTGAAAACTTCCAAAGAGGAAACATGTCAAACAACCCAGCGTTCCCTTATGCCAGGTATCCATTTGATTTGGATGACCACCGTCCCGTTGATACTTTTGGTGTACCAGTGGTTAGTGATGGTACAACCCCTGTAAAAGCAGAGGTTCCTAATCGTCATAGCGATATAGTTTTGGCTATTGAAGCCGAGCTTGGTCTTTTGCCAAGTGGTACGTTTGATACTGTCAGGGCGCGTTTGGATGCCATTGAAGCCATGATCCGTAGCGGCGGCGGGACAGGTGCAACAGGGCCCACAGGTGCAACAGGGCCTGTGGGCCCTACAGGAGCTACGGGTCCAACAGGAGCTACGGGTCCAACAGGATCCACCGGTCCTGCGGGTCCATTGGTTCCATTGTCAACCATTCTTGGTGTTGGAAATAGCACAGGTTCAAATAACATTGATGTTCAAGATGGGTACAAGGTTATCCTTGGAAACAATGGTCTAGGAGTTGATTCTTATGTATCTGGTGCTGTTGGTGGAGATTTCTTCCCAGGAACCATAAACCTGTACGCAAACCAAACTGCTATCAAAATTTTCCCAGTAGTAAATCCTAGTTTACCTGATGCAAGTGGTCAGATTGTACTAATCACATCCCCATATAGCACAGCGACTGGCGGTGGTAAAGAGGGTCAACTCTATGTACAGCCAGCTTTTTACATACCAGGAATAACCACTGATACTTGGGGAAGCCCTGGAGGTCTTGGGTACAACGGTATTGGTGGTGGTGTTGGTTGGTATGTAGGAGATGGATATGGAGATTTCTTTGCTGGTGGTGTAGGTTTTGGAGGCGGAGATCACTATACCAATGACACATACTCAGTAATAGACGGGTACGGTGCTAGATGGCAAACGGCATCGGCTGGTGGAACAAATGGTGGGGCATATTGGGATGGTTGGCATGTATTCCAGGGTGCTTTAGAACTAGCGCCACTACACAGAGATCCTACAAGTTTAAATCATGCAACCCTTGGTTTTGGATCTTTGCTGTATGCAAAAACAGTTTCTGGAAACGCCTACAGCTCTCCAAAAGTGACGCCTGTTATCAATGAACTTTTCTGGAAACGTCAGGATGATACTGTTGAGCAAATAACCGGAATGAACTACGCAACCCAAACGTGGGTTGATGGGTATTTCGCTTCTTGGGGGTTACCACAAGTTCTAGGAATCAATCCTAACACCTCTGGTCATGACATAATAATGACTACAACTGACAAGTTTCAGTTCAGTCATGGTTACATCCAGAACACAACATCATTCAACGTAAATGTTGATACCGGAATTGACTACATACTGACGGTTGACAATAACATTATTGCTGGAAACTCACACTCTGTAACGGGCGTTGTAGTTGGAGCTGTAATTGCTGGTGGTAGCAACAACACCATAACAGACACAAATAACTCTGTTATTGGTGGTGGTACACAGAATACCATAATTGATGCTACCGGATCATCAATACTATCTGGAATCGATGGGTACATAGCATATTCCAAAGGCTCAATAATATCAGGAGGAATACAAAACACAATCACTGTACTTGATTCTTCTTGGGATGGCTACAACGTAATTAGCGGTGGCGCCAGAAACAGCATCATTAATAGCTCTGAATCTGCTATTTTTTCTGGTTACAACAACAAAATAACAGCCCTTGATGGTCTGGTAGTTAGTGGTGACTCTAATATAATTTCAGGAGGAAGAAACAATGAGATTATGCTTGGTTTTGGAAGTACGATTGCTGGTGGCCAAGGCAACAAATCTATTGGTTTCAATGTTTGGTCAATATGGCCTAGCCAAACATTTATTGGAGGCGGTACAGACAATTTGGTTATTGGAAATTTCAATGCACCAATCATCGTTGGTGGAGAACGTAATGTTATAGCTGCAGTTAATAGTAGCGTGGGTGATGTGGTCGTAGGTGGTGAGGACAACATCATTGGAGCCACTGTACTTGGAACAGCCACAACATCAGTGTCTGGATCTACAGTGACATTGGTTATTGGACACGGTGTAACAGCATCAATAATCGGAGAGTACATACTAATCTCCGATTCAGAAAATATCGGAAACAACGGAAGATTTGCAATAACAGCGGTTCCAACAACCGGTACAATTGAGTATACAAATGCTAGTGCAGTTACTGGTACAACTGTATATTTCTTGCTAGACATCTTCAACCTGTCATTAAACAACTTTATAGGATCTGGAGACTCAAACAAGATTCTGTCTAATATCAAAAATAGCGCAAGTGATCAGAATGTAATTACAGGCGGTTCACACAACACAATCAGTGCTATAGCTACACACAGTGCAATCACGAACGTAATTGGTGGTGGACAAACAAACTCCATATACGGCGGCCTTGCTCATTTTATTGGTGCTGGTCAAGATAACACAATAAGCTCTAGTTCTGTTGGTAATTCTGTTGCGTGTTCAATTGTTTCGGGTATAGATAACTCTATTGGTGCAACCAATGACACCTATGAATCATCAATACTTGGCGGTCAACAAAATACAATTGACGCTTTTGATGGAAGTTCTGGAACATATCAGTCAATTATACTTGGTGGTCAAAATAACTATATAGGACGCACTCCAAATTCTCTAAGCGTTCAATCTATGATTGGTGTTGGTGGGTACAACACGGTTTCATCTATCTGGGGAACTTTGGGTAGCGGATACTACAACGCTTTATCTAATGATACAGCAACACCAAATGCCCAATCCAGAGTCCAAGGTGGATCTTCACTTGTAAATGGTTCTCATAACTTCATCCTGAATGAGCAAGAAGCATTCATTGGAACCGGTTACAAGAATACTATTGTTGTTGGACAGGGGGATACAATTGTTGGCGGAGAGTCCAACACAATAGGTGGTATTGGAAGTTTCCAAGCAACAACAACAATTGTATCACAAGCTGCTCCAATACCAATTCCAACAGATTCTGATACCAGCCTGCATTTCAGATTTGCAGAAAGTGCAGCGCCTTTCCTTAGCTCCGGTGTTAGTGCTCTATCACTTTCTGTTTTGGGCAACGCTCCAACTGTAACCACAAGTGTAAATGAGGTGTTTGGAAGCGCTGTTCAATTCAATGCAGATGGATTGTTAACATCAAATGACACCACGGTTGGAGAGGTTAGCGGAACGGCATGTACCATCACTATGTGGGTTAAGATTCCGTCAGTAATTGCTAGCGGAGTTTTCCTTGCGAAAAAGTATGATTCATCTGTCAACGTTTGGGGATATCCGTTTATTTCTGTATACATGGCCCTTGAAGCGGCTTTGGACGGATCTTGGAACGTCTCACTAACAACAGGGGGAACGCTTACAGGAATAACAGTACCAACCGTTATCCCAATAGATACATGGACATTGATTGGTTTCACTTATGATGGTAGCGTTGTAAAAACATACCACAATGGTAGCTTGGTAAATGTAACCCCATTGGTTGGATCGATAGATTGGGGAGCACATGGACCGTGGTGTGTTGGTGGTGGTATCAGTAGTAGCACTGGTATTCAGCTTAATAACGCCACAGTTGACGACATAAGAATTGAAGGTGTTGTAAGAGATGCAACGTACATGTCAAACATGTACAATGCTACTGGTCTGAAATTCAATGTTGGAACTACACTTCCACCATATGATGTTTGGGGAGATAACGTTGTCATAAACCATGCAGCAACTCCCGCAAACAATAGCGTTGCAACTCCTTTCAAGGCTGTTGGATACATATCAACGAGCGAGGAGATTGTGTATTACAATCCTGCCGGAAGCGCGCCAGATTATGGAATAGCCGGCCCACGAGGTATTTCGTTTCCGGGCGTTACCTGGGAGTTGTATGGACCGAACGGAGCAAATGGTTCTGATAACTTCATTGGCAATGGTAGTCTTAACCGTATTGATTCTCTTGGTAAATATCAATCTAACTACAGCTCCGTTGTTGGTGGTTATTCTAACGTAATCTCATCTTGTGCAGGTGCATTTGTTGGTGGTGGTAATGGTAACTCTATCACAAACGCATCCAACTATAGCGCTATTGTTGGTGGACAGAATGGAAAGATTTCAAATTCTACGAAATCTTTTATCGGAAGCGGAGACGGTGCAACTATAAACAACTCTTCAGCGGTTGGTGTTATAATTGGATGTGGAATCAATGGTAACATAAATGGTAGTCAGTCTTCTGTTGTTGGTGTTTTAGGTAGCGGGCCAAACACAATTGGTGGCGCTGGTATCAGGTATAGCCACCTTGGTGTTATGATGGGTAATGAAACCATCACTGATAGCGCCCTTCAATACTCAAACATTGGTGTCATGCTTAATGGAGCCACCATTAACAATGGAGGGTTGAATTACAGCAATATTGGTTATATGAATTACTCTGTAACCATCAGTAATACTGGTGTTCAAAACTCAACCATTGGATATATAAGCGCCGGTGCTGTTGTTAACAATGTCTCAAGCTCATCTATTGGGTACCTACAGTCCGTAACTATAAACTCATCAGGTATATCTGGTTCATCTGTTGGTTATCTTGGAAGTGGAACAACAGTAACAAGTGCTGGTATTAGCTCGTCAAATATCGGAAGGATGAGTGGTGGTATAACCATAGACCAAAACGGAATACTATCTTCCAACGTTGGTTTTGTTGGTAGCGGTGGAGCGATAAGTCAGATACTTGACGCTGATATAGGTCTAATAAACGGAAACATATCACTAACACAAAACGGAATTCAGCACTCATCTGTTGGATATATTGGTGCTTCGACAACAATTGCTGATGGTGGTGTCACGTACTCTGCTATTGGGTATATGTCAGGAAATACCTTAAACGATGGTGGTATAACCCACTCTTCAGTTGGAATAATGGATGGAGCATCTACCATTACCAATAACGGTATACAAAGATCTGCCATTGGTTATATTTCAGCAAGCTCCACAATAAACAATGTTCAATATTCACACATAGGAACGTTATCTGGCGGTGCAACGATTGGCACAGATGGCGTTACATACTCTACCATTGGATACATTAGTGGTGGAGCTAATATCTCTGCAATCTCTTACTCTGGTATTGTGGCAATAACCGGAGGTGCAAGCATCAACGCAAGTGCCAACGGAACGGTTGTTTCACAATCGTTCATTGGTTTGATGCAAGGTGGAACATCGGTTAGTTGCAATACAGGAAAGGGTATTGTAAACTCTTGTGTCGGGTATTTTGATGGTGGTGTTACAGTTGCTGGTGACGGTATCACAGGATCATATGTAGGACGTATTGGTGGCGGAACCAACATCAACGGATCTGGAATACTTGGAGCTTCGTTCATTGGTCTTGTTGATGGTGGTTGCACTGTCAATAACGTAAGCGGCTCATCTCTGGTTAGGGTTGGTGGTGGTATATCAGCAACCAACATTTCTAACTCTTTTGTTGGAAATGCTTTTGCTGGACCAACGATCTCCGGTCTAACAACTACATTTATTGGTATAATCCAAAGTGGTAGTACGGCATCAACCGTTGGATACAGCTTCCTTGGAACGCTAAACAACGGCGGAAGCGTTACAAATAGCAACTATGCTTTCTTTGGTGTTTGCGGAAATAGCAGCTCTATTGCTGATAGTAACAACGCGTTCATTGGTGCCGGTGTATCAAATACAATATCAAACGCAGACTACTCAACAATTGTCAATGGTAACAATTGCCATGTTGAAGCTGACTACGGAGAGGCTTCTGGTAAAAACAGCTCAGCAAGGTTGGTTGGACAGGTTGTCAGATCTTTGGGTCAGTTTGCTACACAGGCTGATAACCAGGTTTCAAATCTCATAGTAAATGGAACCGCCCCAGGAGGCCTTGCTTTTGCTCTTGAAATTCCTGGTGATGGATATGTAACTCTTGAGAATGACAAGGTTTACGACATCTCTATCAGGGTTGTTGTAACGACCACATCTGGTTCTTTGCTAAGGGCAAGGTTCAATCTTGATGTTTTGGCATACAAGCAATCTGGTGTGGTTTACATTGATGATGTAACTACGGTAAGTTCAGTGATTGCTGGAACAGACTGGAACGTTACAGTTGACTCTGGCCCAGGCACGGATGTTCTAAACATTGTGATAGATTCTTCTACTTACATACAAGACAGAAGAGCAATGGCAACGGTAGAGTGGAGAGAAATTGGAGTAGTATGACAAATACAAGGCAAACAGTTATCGTTGATGCCACCGTACACTATGATGGATATGTGGTAACGTATGATGCCGGATTAGATGCATACATACCAAAACCAAATTCTGCTACAGTTTCAACAAGTGTGGAAGATGTGTCGGGCACTGGGGCAACCATTGCAGACCCATCATCAATGTCAAAACGGGTGAGGATGTTGGGCGCGGCGGCATGTACAGTGACGTTACCAGCTGATTCATCAATCAGTGACGGGGCAGTATGGAGCTTCAAGGATGTGCAAGGTAATGCAGGATCCTACACTTACACAGTGGCTGTAAATAGTCCTATGACAATTGACGGTTCATCTTCATTTGTATTACCATCAGCCGCTCATAGCTCAGTGACAATTGCTTACCACAAAGCAACCAAGAACTGGGAAGTGCAATGACATACATACCACTAATGGCCAACTCCATAAAAGTGGATGATATGGTGAGCTATAGTAGCTTCATCAAAATGTTGCTGCATTGTGAAGGGGCGGAAGGTTCCACGTCAATCATAGAATCCAGTTCAGCGGCTTTGCCAGTAACCGCCTCTGGAAATGCCAAAATTACACTGGCGCGTAGTAAGCTTGGCACAGGATCTATATCGCTTGATGGAAACACGTCAAGCAAAGTAACTGTTAACAATTCTTCAGGTGCCTTGGCACTTGGCACTTCTGACTTTACACTAGAAGGGTATTTCTATTTCACAACGATAAGTGCAGGGTACCAACCACTTATTTGTGCCTCTAACAGCGGAGATGGTCAGGGTCCGGTCCTGATAATGGAGACTAACAATCGTCCAACATTTATAGTGTCTACAACTGGAAGTGGTTGGGCGGCATGGGTACAAGCAGACTATCCACCAACGTTGGGGTGGAACCATATAGCTGTTGTCAGGTATGGACCTCGTTTGATGTTGTTTCTTAATGGAGTAAGGCAAGCTACCGGATCATACATGGTCAACACTGGCTCTATATTTTCAAGCGCTACATGGCACATTGGACACTACCCATATTTCCCAGGTGGAGCAAGAACTTTAAATGGAAATGTTGATGAGGTGTGTCTGACGGTTGGTAAGGCGAAATACCTAGATTCTTTCGTTCCGCCGACCATACCTTTTTTGGATCCGTCACCGCCAGCGTTTCCAAAATTTGGAGAAATGCGTCGTAACAATGATGGAACGGTGTATCTATGTACAAATAAAAACACTAACACATGGATACCAAAAAGCTCTGCGAAAGTTTACAAAGCAGATAATGGTAGAGTAGAGTTTCTTTGTAATTTGAATGGCCCAAACGGATCTACAACATTTACCGATGTTGGACCAAACCAAATGCCAATTTTGGTTGGAGCCGGAAGTCCTGTAATCAGTACCACAAGATCAAAATTCGGAAACGGCTCTTTATACCTAAATGGCTCGTCATACCTTAGGGTTGATAACTTGGCGCAAGTTATGAACTTAGCGTCAAAGAATTTTACAATAGAGTATTTTCTGTACCAGGAAACACGTGGGTCCAGCGTAAGCGTTGGTGGTTTTCAAAATAACTCAGATCAAGAGGGGCCTCTTTTAACCTTGAGTAGTGGATATCCTCAGGTATGGTATAATTTACCAACTTCAAGTACATGGACCAATTTCCAAGGAACTTCCACAATTCCAACAGGACAATGGAATCATTATGCTCTAACAAGATCTCAGAACATATTTACACACTGGTTGAACGGAACTGCGATAGGTACAATGGACCTTGGTGATAGGATATCAACGAGTAACAACTTTTACATTGGAGGTTATCCTGGGTACATAAATTGGACTGGTTATATGGAGCAGGTTCGTGTGACTATTGGTAGGGCCATGTATCAGAAAGCTTTCACACCGCCAGCCGGTCCCTTCACATATCCATGAGGGTTCATGACTTATTCAACCTTGACAACAAAAGATGCTACAGTGGATGATGGATTGAAATTCTATGACACTCTTTTCCATTGTCGTGGCAATGGCACTAACGGATCCACTACATTTACAGATATAAGCCCAAATGAAATATCATTGGTAGCATCTGGTCACGCACAAGTATCAACTGCCGTTACAAAATTTGGCAACGGATCTTTATATGTAGATGGTTATACGGTTGCTGACGGATATTCTTGTGTAGAAGGTGACAACGGAGCTGCTCAAATATACGTGGGTAATTCTGATTATTGTATGGAAACGTGGTTCTATCTAAACTCATGGGGGGCATTTCTTATGGGGGCTGGTTTGGATAGGGATGGCCAAGGCACCGTATTACACGTTGATGCTGGTGGAACTCATCAGCTTTGCACCACATACCACATAGGAACAACCGGATCTGGTTACAGTTTGTTCGAGTGGAGTATTGCCAGTTCTATTGGTGTTACTTTAAATACCTGGCATCACGCAGCTGTTGTAAGAGATGGTGAAATGGGTGTTATGAGAGTGTTCTTGGATGGTGTTCCTGGTAGTTACTATTCAATTGGAACAAATGAAATACATATGTTTGGTGGTAGACTTTGGTTGGGTGCTTGTCCATTTGGTAGAATCAGTACCACCATGAATGGTTATCTAGAGGAGATGAGAATCACAGTGGGTAGCCCAATGTATCGCGGTCCATTCACACCTCCAGCGGCCCCATTTTCTGGTAAACAAGCATATCCGGCTGATGGTGTTACAGGGGAGGTTAGAGATGGTACTATTGGAATGTACGTATGCGATTCCCCTTCGTACAAAAGATGGACACGATTGAATGTGATAAGGTGAAATATGACGTATCTTCCTATTGGTAAAAAAGACGCTGAAACGGAACCTCTATTAGACCATCTTTACACTAAGTTTCAACTAAGTGGTGATAGTTTTACAGATGTTAGTTTAAGTGCATTACCAATAAGCAATACAAGTGTAACCATTGATACTAACATAAAACAATACGGAAATAGCTCTTTGTATTTTAATGGTGCGTCAAAACTGTTGATACAAAACTATGCAAAGAAGATTGTGTTTTCAACATATCCATGGACTATTGAGATGTGGTTACGTTGGGGGCAGCCTGGGCAATATGGGCCAATGATATTTACAGGGACTGGCCAACGTATGACTCCCAATGTGCTTGGTCAAGGAACTGTATTTAATTTCGCCTACACAGCTGCCAACGGCAATGTAACTTCATTTCTACAAACAACAGAATCTCAGAATGTTTGGTATCATTACGCAATACAGAGAGAAGAAAACAGAATTTACATGTATCTTAATGGAAATAGAGATTTGAGTAGTAACGCCACAAAGACGGTTGATCAGATTTGGCCGATACTTACAGAGGATGATTTTAGTATGGGTTGGGCACCATCATGGGGAGGTTTGAGCTGGGCGCATGCAGAGTTCACCGGATGGATTCAAGATTTCAGAATTACCATAGGAAAAAACAGATACACAGGACCCACATTCACCCCTCCAACACAACCATTGCCAATTCCAGTAGCTCCTCCATCAGATCAGATTGGTAAAGTAAAAACAGATCTTGATGGAAAGTTCTGGATCTATGGGCATCTAAACAATACGCAACAAGGATGGCGTTTACTTTGAGAAGTCAACGTGTATGACTTTGCCATCGGCTGGTGTAACGCTCTCTACAACTTTCAGTATTGTTTGATAAGGCTTCTCAAAATTAATGCTAGCGGCAATCTGAGATGATGGTATTTTCAGATCGGTATCACAGGTTTTACACCACAAGTGCAAGGCAAACCCTGACTTGTGACCAATGATGTTCCATTGTACTGCTTGTGCCTTGCAAGAGCATATTGGTTCTGAACATGTGATTGTGAAATCTGTAAGCATACCCAGATCTATATCCACCACAAAACAAAAGAGCCCCCATGAGGAGGCTCTTTCGGAGGAGGCTCTTTCGCTTGTTTGTTGGTTGCTTTACTTGGTATTAGCGCCGCCAACCTGGACAGAACCAGCTACGCCGCCAGCTCCACCAAAAGACGCACCAGCTACAGAGGTAGCTGGAGCAACTGGGGCAGGAACGGTTTCCTGACATGCCGCAAACACAAACAAAGAAAGAACTAGAATCGCTATACTTTTCATTTGAACAAACTCCTTAGTATGGTATTGCATTGGCATCGCTAATCGCTTGCTCAATGTCAACGTAATTTAATCCGGCCGTGTCTATTTTGTTTCTTGTTAGATTGTAGTGGTTTACTATTCCACTATAACTTTCAGCGTCTGGTAACACTGTAGTAATCACATTGTCATCGGAATCGCGAGGGAATTTTGCAGGTACATTTGGGAACAGTTGAGTATACCCTGCAATCAATCGTACAAGAGAATTGATCTGTGCTTCTGTTGGAGTGAAAACAAGCATCTGTTGACCATGTACTGTAGCCATTGCTGTTTCGTGTGGCTGTACATTGTACTTCTGTTGATTGGCTTCACTGTAGAGGTTTTTATTCTCCCATGCTTGTGGCATGTAAGCAATCTCTACGCCTGATCCAAGGTTGTTGAAAACACCTCCCTGTGACCAGGCTCCATGTGTTATATCCAAACATTGATACACTGTAGCATAATTGTTCACACTATCGTCATCTATGATGAAATTTACAGACAGGCCACGAGCCAACAGGCCTTGGAAGCAGCTTTTGGCAGTGTAAGTGACTGACCAATGAACAGCAAACTGCTTTATGGTATTCTGCAAATCTTCAAAGCTAAGGCTTCTTACATTGTATTTCTTTTTGGGAGTGAAGTCAAAACCACCATCTTCATCCCACTTAATTACTGGACAACCTATATCTACAGATTGTTCTCCAGCGTATATGCTTGTTCCCATGCTTTATCCTTTTTTCTCTGGTTTGAAATTCCCTTTCACTATATCAGCCATAGTTATTGGGTATTGAAAATGATCTCTGTCCTTGAATCCGAAGCTACCGTCACCACCCCACTTCAATCCAAGATCCTGTCCAAATTTCCCAAGACTATCCCACCAGCTCTCTGGTTTTTTCCACGCCATCTGTTCTTTCTCTATCGGAACAACGTCAACGGCTAGACCAAAGTTGTGCAGTGAGCTTCCTGGTTTGGCGTTGGTAACTATAGTAAGAGCTTTGCCGTTTTTGTCTTCTTTTACGGTACGACCCTGGTCATACAACTCTTGCTGTCTGGCATTGCTTCTATACCCTTCAACAATACGAAGCCTGACTCCAACTTGAGCCGCACTCTCCAACAGTTTCTTTACCATTGGTTGGAATCTTGAATCCAACTCTGACAGCCGTGACATAGACATGGAATCCACCTCAACTGGCGTTCCTGATCCGATGCCCTGGTGTTGAGGTTCTTCCGTTGCTGCCGGTGTCTTGGTGGCTGAAGAAACCTCTGGCTGCTGTTGTTGAGCAGGCGCTACCTCTGATTGATCGTTTATCGGAGGCGCACCTTGCCAAAACTGTTTCATCAGTGTTGAGACCTGTTTCTCAACATCAGACATACCTGTATCGGCGGTAGTAGTATTGCTGTCTAATGCGGCTTTATAGAAAGCTGTTGAGTATTGGTATAGGCGCTTAAAATCCATGACAAGATGCTAGAATATACGCATCAACTTAGGGTTGAGGTTTTGTTTTTGCGCTTCTTCACCTTATTGCGCACCAAGCCTTTTTCCAGCCCTCGTTTGATGTGGTTCAACAGGTTATCAGGTATAGGTGATTTATCAATTGACTCGAAAGAAAAAGGGTACACACAGACAACATAGTCATCTGAATTGTACCCTGCTTCTTTAATCAGATCGTTGACCTCATTTGTCAGAGCTGTAAACATTGAGACCAGAGAGTGCCTAAGTTCTGTTTTGAACTCAAGCAATTCATCTGGCTTTAGAACGTCTTTGGTTTTGGCCACACACTCTTCCACAAGTTTATCAGCCATACTTTCTCATTCTGGAAGATCGTAGACCACAACATTGATATTGCGCTTGATCAGTTCGTCATCAATTATTTGCTGAACCTTAGCCCAATCACCTCCAGCCAAACCGCAACCGATACGTGGCATGTGGGCAGTGCCGTTGTACTCGCTGATTTCATCACCGGCTTTGGACAGACACTTTTTCAGAGCCTCATAACGGATTGGTGGCTCGCCTTTTTCATCTTCACCAATGCCATGCTGTGCAATCATGTTGATAATTGCAAGGTCACTGAGAACCTGAATAACCTGAATCTCTCCTAGCGGAATCTTTCCAAACTTCAGGCGCCAGAGGTTACGATACTCTGATTCGGCCTTTGGCCAGCGTTTTGCCAAAGCTCCTGAAAATCCGGCGCCATATCCGCCTACGTCATTACATACCTGAAGGATGTATCGCATGTTACTGCCCTGAGGCTGTGTTGCATCACCCTTGATGAACTTGAATGTACCCTGTGGGCCAAACTTGCTTGGTTTTCTCATTTTACTTTTTCCTGTATATTATACGACCCCTAGTCATATTGTATGGATCTAATTCCACTTCTACAATATCACCGTCCACTATCTTTATGTTATGAGTTCTAATCTTACCTGACAATTGACATAGAACTATTGTCGGACCTTTTTCTGTTTGAATTGAAACAGTAAAGAACCCATTACCTTTAGCGGCTTCTACTCGGCCGTCGAATCTTGGTTTATCATCTGAAGACACTTCAATTTCCTTTTTAAATAATCATCCTCAACGGGAACACCACTCACAAATACTTCGTTGAATATATCTTGTTCCAAAATCGGAATATGTTTCAATGACAGAGAGTTGAGTTCTCTTGCTTCGTTTTCAAGGTAGGATACAGTTACCATGTTGAGAATAACGTATCCCAACAGCAATGGACTGAAGTTGTATAGCCAACTCGACCCGAAAAGTGATGACCTGAGTAGACCATCATTTCCCAAAAACACCAATACAGATTTAGAAGAAGAGAAAAAACCAGCCATCCAATAACTATGTTTCATTATCTGGCCTGGTTTTGATTTCCTTAGGATATCACCCGTTTGATATAACACTGTTTTGGCAGGACAAACCACACCCATGCGATTTTTTGTCAATCGCAAACGGTTCCCCTCGGCATCCCTCCACTCCATCCACGAATCGTTCGGATGGAGCAAACACATATCAACGATCAAATCAAATGATTCGTTGCCTAAGTAAGCTTTTGCACTCGCTTTTTCTTTCGTGTATCTATCGCTCATCCTACCAACGATGTGTTATCACGTATAGGACAAAATGGTTTTGTCAGTGTCTTGTGCCTGGTTGCTTTCTCCCTGGCGTGCATCATAGCAATCTCTTCTTTCTGTATCTTGTTAAATGTGAACCAGTTTTGAGAAAGATGAGGCAATTGCTCAGATACAATCATACCAGACTGAAACTCAATACACCAGTCTTGTGTGTATATTCTTTCATTGAATTTGTCTGTCCAAAGACCAGGCCACAGTTTCTCTGACAGATCTCTAATCTCTGAATAATACAGCTCGTATATCGGAAGTATGTCAGTTAGTAAAGCTGATGTTTTTCTATAGCTCCTTGAATACAAACCCTGTGTTCTATCAATTAAACCAAGAACAACACCTTGGTTTGCCTCTGCTATATTGCTAAGTTCAATAACTGTGAAATTGTCTTTTGCAATAATGTTGTTGCCAGAAGGGTATGTGTGTTTAAGTATGTGTTCTGATTGAGTGTTAAAAACAGGCATCACCCCGATCTTGCCGCCAATCAGTTCTGTTGTTTTACAGGCGCAGTGCAATACAATAGCTGAGTTTCTACTGCCATCAAAACCAACCACTAGTTTTTTGAGACCATATTTAGAGGTATAGTCTCCAATCCACTTGGCGATATGAAGGACCAATTGATCAGCGTCGTGAATCATCGCTTTACATTCTTTAGCGCATTCTCAAGAATGCTTTTCAAATCGAGGCCCTTCATATCTGGAACCTCTGGTTTCTCAACTGTCTTGTATACCTTTACGGCTTCCAAGGCTATAGTGGAAGCGTCAATTAACAGTTCATCTCTATTGGGGATGATAGCTCCACGTGCTTGAATGGCTGTGGTAAAAACATGGTACCAAACCTGAAACTCTTCGTATTTCATATTACCTTCATTTGAATGAAAGAAGCCTTTGGATTTCTCGACCAAAACGGCTCAAGCCTTCTCCGCCGTGATTGAGCATAGGAGGCCACCACTTGTCGTCGAACACCCACGCAAACCAACTGTTCAATCCCATGGTGTAATCAAGCTCACGCTCGTACTTTGGATTGATACTCATCATCTCTGGAGTCCATCCCGTTTCTGTAATCACAACAGGATGCTCCATACGGCATGTGCCAATCTGCTGAAATGTACGGAACTTGAAATCCGCTACTTCACGCAGAAACACAGATTCTGAATTGGTAGGGTGCTCTGGTGGATAAAGGTGAGCTGTATATGCTATGTTTTCACCTTTGACAGGAATCATTATAGATGGAGACAAATCATTGCACATAAGCGGTGTGCCAACTAACAACAACTTATCTGTCAGCTGTCTAATATCATATACCAATTCATTCATGAAAGGTATGTATTGGTTCCAGCTTTTTATCAGAGATGCTTTGACAATTGGCAGACAGTCAGCATTTATAGGCTCATTGAAAACCTCAAAAACTATATTTGGGTCTGTAAACTTTGGTGCAGCTTCGCGCCAGAACTGTTTAGCCACACCCAGGGTTTGGGCGTTCATATCGTGGATGATATGAAGGTCAATAACAACTTTCAAACCCAAACCAAGAGCCTCGGATACTATTGGTTCAAGCACCTTTTCAAGGTAGTTTGAATTTGGTTTCCAGGGGTTTGCTGATATGTCTTTGGTATCTTTTGATACCTGTGTGTATACAGGCAGCCTAATAGAATTAGCTCCCATTAGGCGTATCTGTTTGATTTTGTCAACGGCATTTGTTTCCTGACCAATGTCCTTTAGGGACACGCCACGGAACAAGAACAAATCACCATCAAACAGTATGTCATTCTTTACTGTCCGAAACATTTTTCGCCCTCACATATCTTCTCAGGTTGCCGAGGCGAACCTTTGGGTTCTGAAGAACAGGATCCTCTAGAACGTCTTGAAGTTTAGAGTGTTCTTTGTGGGCGGGCAGATGAACCTGGAACAGCTCTGTGTACTCGCAGCCAAAAGCAGCCCAATCCTCAGCCCTGTTGAAAAAGATATCATCAGCATTTAGATCAAGACACATTCTGACGAAATCGGGCATCTCATGATAGTTTGGCCTATAGACTACGAAAGAAAACTTCAGGTATTCAAGCTGGCCACTTGACCTTAGACTAGATATAAACCTCAGGTTCTCTTGAAGAATCTCCCAAGAGAAACCGCGTCTTACATCCTCGTATGTCTTTTTGGAAGCGGCATCTATTGACACCTCTATCTTCTTGGTTTTCTTTCTAATATCTTCTGGTAAAGAGTCCCAGCGTTCTTTGGTAAGCAGCGTTCCATTTGTATGGAACATGATTTTCTTCGCCGCTACATCCTCTGATTTCAACCAAGCTCTGACATGCGGGCTGGAGAAAGGATCCCCAGACCCTATCATGATTATCTCTCCAATATCTCCCATGTCCTGTATTCGTTTCTTCAAGACATCGTGACGTTGGAAATTCATATCAACTATGATGTCTTTCCTACAAGACACGCAGTAGAGATTGCATGTCATATCGTATGCAGCATTGACAATCTCTGGTTTGTTACGAACCGTTGGTGGTTCGTCTTCCATTGGAGATCCATGTTCATCAGGTGAGTTGAGCCATGGACACTTCTGCTCACAACAGAATTTGTATGAACCATCAAGAATGCTATCACGGAATTCTTTGGCTTTTTCTCCGTGCCAAATTTCCAGACCGTCTTTAATCTGGAGGTTACCAACATAGGCTGTGTTCTCGTCTTTCAACCAGCCTTTTACACATAGGAATACATTGCCGTTGGTAGACACATCCATACGGCGGAAAGGCATGCTACAGTATTTCATAATGTCCTGTTATACCAAGCTGTTTGGCTATTGACTCATCATCTATCGGCGCCCACTTGTCACGGTCAGGCCATTTTTTCATGATCTGGGCCGCACGCCATATAGCGGTGTTTACCATATCACCAGTCTCTCTTTTGATTTGGCCGATGACAGGTGACTCTTCCATATTAGACAGGTCAACCTTGACTGGCTCCATCAAACCATCACACGTACCATTTACAATATCAGGCTCAAACATACCTGACATAAAGAACATGTGACCGCTGTTTCCAATCATGATTTCATTATCTGAAATCAACCATGTGTGCTTTGTATTTGGGTATCTGAAATAGCACCAATGATACCTTGATGTTCTGTATATCTTGGCACCATACCCGGCCATCTCACGCACCCATACAAGGTCTTCTCCCCAATCCATGTATGTAAACAGGATTGACTCTTTGACCCTTCCGGTAACGGTAGGGCCGTGTATGAATGGAAGTTCTGCTTCTGCGTTCTCTGGCCATTTGGTAAGACAATACAACCTACCATCTGTCAAACGCATGAAAGAAGATGTCTTACCAACAATATCACCCTTATGTATGTTAGAGGCAATTTCTTCTAGATACACTGGGCCGTAGTAGTCATCATCATCCCAGGTGGTCCATATGTCATCACCAAAACCGTTGTCTTTCAGATAGAGCAAGGCTTCGTTTTTAGCATATGACTGATGTGGCCTGGATGTTAGAATGACATCAGGTTCAATTCCTGCTTTTTTGCAGGCGCCTACAGCCTGTCCATTCTCAACTATCAGAAGTTTTTTGTTATGATAGGTTTGAGATTTGAACAGGTCTACGACCCATTGAAGTTGATGTGGTCTTGAAAAAGGTACCACACACCAAATTGTAGGATTTTTCATGGAGGAGGTGGCTCGTATAGGAATACTTCTACTGTTGTAAAGAAATCTTGATGACCGTCAGCTTGTAATGCTCCGCGTTGGATGGCAAAGCAAATCCTATCAGCGTTGAAAACCTCTTCATCAACACCTGGCATAATTGGTTTAACGCTAGCGCCGGTCGCAGGATCAGCAGTTGGGTCCTTGGAATTTTGATACCAAAATACGTATTCGCTCATACCCCATCCAAAACAATTTGGAATAGAACATGAACAACTAGGCCAGTATACACAGTTTTGTTCTACAAGCCTGATACTTGGCGTCAAAAACCCAGGATCAACTGTGGTGGGTTCTCTACCCGAATGATCACCAGGAGCATCCTGATCAAGGTTTCTTCCAGTAAAAACAGCTGTACAACGAATGGAACCGCTTGATGACAGTCCAGCTTGATTGTACCAAATTGTAGTAAAATCAATTATGAATGTGCCAGCTGATATCCTTGTGCTCTCGAACGGTTTCGAGAAATCAAGAATGGTGTTCAGGTGTATCCCAGAGGTAGGTCCGTTGCCAAAAAGAAAAGGCAACGGAGGGTATTGAATCCTGTCCTCGTAGGACTTCTTTAACATTAGCTTGTGCTTGATCATATTCTCTCACATGAAGAATGCTTTCCTCCATATATCGGAATATCAACCAAGCAGCTTCTTTATCCAGTTCTTGGTGTCATCTATACTTGATACTCTGACGTTATCAAGCCCAATTTCAACAGAAGCATAATCGCACCCTCCTTCAAATAATGAATCACCAACATAGACAATATCATCTTTTGATATGCGAAGCTGCTGCATCAGCTCGTCAATACCGAACTTCCGGCCACAGGAACGCGGCGTGAAATCGATGGAGGTCAGGCCAGCTACCTTTACCTCAAAGGTTGGCAATTCCTGCGCAAGGCGAGGCAACACAGCAAGGCGCTTCTTGGCTTCGGGATCCCACTTGGCCTTCTCTTCCAGCGGGGCCTTCTGTCCAAGTGCGGAGAAGGTTACCTGTGTTTCGCGGTCTTCTACCTGCTTACCCCAAAGCTTCTCTGGAGTGAGTTCGGGAACCGCTTTCAACACTGACTCAATAACACGGTGAGCTTTTTCTATCTCCGTCTTTGTTGGGTTGGAATGATATTTAGCTATCCAACCATATTTGGACCAAGTTTGATACAGGGCGCCACCAGATGACGCAAGTATGTAAAGGTTATTCAATAGCTTCGTATCTTCGGTACCTATACTTCCAAGGAACTGTTTCTGGATTGTCTTCCAAGAAAGGCCAGATATAACCGCAACGTTATATTTACCTGTCTCAAGTATTTTCCTTAGCAGTGATGCCATCTCCTTATCGAGGGGCTGCTTGGACTCAGTAAGCGTACCATTCAAATCAAATACGATTGTTTTCATACTTTGTGCATTTAATTGTGCATGATGTTATTGTTGTTTGAACGGCCTGTTATCTATCAGGCAGATCAATATCATATGCGTGCCGGGTAGGTTTCTCGACCGGAAAGTTTCTAGCAAGGCCTTAAAAGCAAAAGGCCCGTCCGACCGAAGTCGAGACGAGCCTTTGTTGGTAGCGTGTGTAGTAAATGACAGCGAAAAAAAAGATCCGACCTTTTATTTGGTTTTGAATTCGAGATGAAAGATCGGTTGCGCGCTGTCTAGTCGGGCGGGAGGGATTCGAACCCCCAACTATTCGCTTATGAGGCGACTTTTCTAACCGTTGAAATACCACCCGAAACGGCAACGAAATTATGTAGACAATAGGCCGGCTTTTTACACCGTTTCCAAAGCCTCCGATGGATTCGAACCACCTAGCGCCAATTGATGATAGATGAAATGTCTACGAGCGCGTTGCCAGAAATTAAAGAGTAACGAAAATTGCAGGACCACTGTTTTTTGTGCTACAATTACAACACATCCAGCCTTTCGACCGGAGCTGGGATTCGAACCCAGACCTCTTAATTCTCAATTTAGGATGAATGATCCCACTGCGCGTTACTCGGTGCTTCGTTCTATGTTTCCACAGAATGAAACGAGAGCGTAAAGTAAACCGAGAATATTGATAGATTCTCGATTGGGGTTTCTGCACGATGCCTGCTTTTTTGGAGGCAAACGCATATTCTCGGATTGTCTTTGAGACAGTTGAAAGGTGTTAGAGGGTGAGAGCTATGTTTCAGCAATGTACAGCAGTTTCAGATTGTTCTTCTGAAAAAGAGTTAGCCGATTTAGATTCCCACATTCAACAGCTTAACTTTCGCCTCAGACGTGTTTTGAAGAATGTCAAGACAGTCAGAGAATCTTGCAAAACCACTGCCCAAGTTATTGGTGAGATAAATGGCCACTTCGAAAACCACAAATGATCTTTTCTTAGAGAGACTTGCAGAGGGCTTGGATTCAACATCAAAGCTTACTCATGCTTTATTGTCTGAGATCAGAGATTCTGAAGCGGATTTTGCCTCCATCAAAACCGAGCTGTCAATACTAAGAGAGAACGTTAAAGGACTGTCAGAGATTGTCAGGGAAGGTAATGGAGCCACATCTATTCTCACACGTATTGCGCTTATTGAGGCGCGAATACAGAACATTGAGAAGTGGATGGAAACCCACATCGATCTTCATCAGGAGGAAAACGCTGACGTGAGCAAGGCTCAGGAACAGCTGAAAGACCTCGATAAGAAGATCGCCGCGTTAACTTCAGTTGTCAATGAACTAAAATCTCACGCCGATGATATTGAGAAGAAGAGGCGCGAGAGTATAGACCGCGAGCTAGAGCTTCAGCACGAGGACAAGAAGAGCAAGATAGGGGTAGCTGCCGAAAGACAGCAGACCATTATCAAAGTCCTTGGTGCCCTGTTGTTGGCCGTGCTTGGCGCTGCTGGTGGCTATTTAGCGAATTCTTGTCATGGGACCGCCGGAGCGGCGCAGCCAAGGAGCGTTATTGTTGCCCCCTCGGCTGCCCCTATCCTAGCTCAACCGGCCGAGCCGATCAAGGAGAATCTGACTCCTCAACCGCCGTCACAGCCGCTTCTTCAGCCTTCGGTTTCTGCTGTTGCAAAACGAACTCGTTGAGATCAAAATCCCTGATCGCCTTGACAATGTTGATACCAACATACTCAAGGTTCTTGAACAGTGCCGGTGTCATAGTCTGATACACGGTGACACTACGATCACCGAAATCAGCGCTGTGCCACTGGTAGTTGCTGGCATTGATAACCCAAAGCTCTGCCTCTGGGTTGACCTTCTTGCGATACTCAGCCCAAGCCCTTGTCAAAGGAGTGCCAGCGTTCTGCTGCTCATCAGTGATCAAAACCATCAAATCAAGCTTACGCTTGCTGTTGGTTGCGTTCTCGATTGCCAGAGAAACCGTAGTTCCACCGGCAACCCTGAGAGCCAACAGATTCTTAACCTGATTCTTGCGATTCAGGCCAGTGATCCTTGGGCACATACCGCTAGCGTAGCCGTAACGACCTCCGTGACCCTCCTCATACAAGGCGTTATCAAAAGTTGTGAACCAAAGGTTTGTAGCCTTTAGGAATGGCACTGCCAACAGACCAGCAGTCTGAAGAGGCTCCCCGTTCATAGAACCAGAGATATCAACAGACACACCAACTCTCTTACCTTCAATGGTAGGCATTGGTACGTCCAATGTTGCAACCATTGCATCGATAAGAATGTCCTTGACCTTTTCGTGCTTGGCGAAAATGTATGGCTTTGCAAAGTCAAGCGGAAGAGAGCGGCCATTCTGAACCTCTCCCATCTTTAGCTTGAGCGCGGTCAGTCCATCCGTGGTGTCGAAGACATTGCGCTCTTCGAGAGAACGGATGTTGAGCAACAGAGCTGTCAAACCCATCTGAGTCATCGAGGCCATTGCAAGAGGACCCTTGAGTCCCGCAAAACCCTTAACAACATCCCATGGGATTTCATTTTCCAGCATCATATCAGCGATCTTCTTTGGATCACTGAGCTTCTTCATCATCTCAACAGCAACCTGCTTGGAACCGGTTGCCTCGGCCTTACGACCGTCCAAGACATACAGAATGACGTTTGCACGACCGTCTGTATAACGTGGGTGAACCAAACGAACGAGCTGATTCAAAGCAGTTGGATACTTGAGCGTGAAGTTTTCAAGCTTCTTATATCCCCACTTCTCCATTGCCGCGCGCACCCACTTCTGAGCACGCGAACCAAAACCACGACCCAACTGCTTGCTCTTGCACAGCTCCACGAACTGGATCAATTGACCAGGGTGGAATGTGCTAAGCAATGCAATAGCTGCCTGCTTATTTACAGGAGAATCCAAGAACTGCTCGTTTGCAGATCCGGCAATGGCAGCAAGAGCTACCTTAACCATACCTTTCATATGGCTATTGCGGGCAAAGCAAGCCGCCTTGAGCAGGTACTCAGGGTCCAGCTTCGCGCGGTCAATGAGCAACGGCAGAGCTTCTTTTGCCGCGTCATCAACAGAGCGATAAAACTGGTTCTTAAGAATACCAGTCAAAAGAACACGAGCAACCGAATCTTCAGGAAGCTCATTCTTGGACAGATATTCCGTCTTGGTCACAACCTTCTCAGGCTGACCCAACAGAGCCTTAACAAAAGAAGTGGACTTAACCTTGTTTGTTGTCTTATTCATGGTGAATTTCTCCTATAAACGCGCCCTGATAAACAGAGCGAAATGAGCCGTTTGCAATCGCCCAACGGCGACGGATTGCTCGCAAACTCTGAAATGGTCACAGCCACTGGAATCAAACCAGTGTCGGTAAACCCTAGCCATTAACAATAGGTAAATCTATTGTTAAATCAGGCACTGTGTGTATATCGAATATGCAGTCGATTACTTGCGTTTTTGACTCTTTGACTTGGACTGTTTAGCCCTTGCCTTCATTGAAGAGTCTTTATCTTTGGCCACATTTCCCTTCGGGGTAGCTCCCTTGGGAGGAGTGGGGCGCTGCATTTCTAATCTTGGAGTGTTATCCCCACCGAGCCCGAGCATAGCTGGAACCACGGACGGAGGCAAGCCATTTTCCTTCGCCTTGCGCCTTGCGGCCTTGCGCTTGTTTCTGGCTTGGCGGCGCTTGGTTTGCTGCGCCTCCAATTCAGCAGAAGCTTCACGTATCAACTGATCTACAAGTACGTTGCTCATCTTACCTCAACATTCAATTCTGTAGTATGCCCATAACGATTCAAAAATCGTCCATCTGATCTGCGAATTTCGTAATTAGGTTTGACAGGGTATGAGGCTCACGTTTAATGAGTGCTACATATTCTGTTTTAGAGTTCACAAGCCAGTTCACAAGATCTACTGTGTTTATCGCATCAATCTCAGCAGAGTGCGCCCCAATCTTTGGAGTTATTCCAATACCAATCAGGAAGTTATTGAGACCAAACTTTACCTTTGGCTCTCCTTGAGCTGCTGCAATTTTTTCAGCAAGTCCATGTTTCTTGACAGCTAATTGTGCGTACTGTTTTGTACACAACCAAAGGTCTGCCGGAAATTCTTTGTCACATGACTTCCAGGCCGCGTGACAGAACTTCCTATCAAAAGGTGCGTTGTGAGCGTAGATACATCTATGCGCTCTGGTTTTGCCATCCTCTTCAAAAAAGGCATCGATTATGTCAATGGCCTCTTTCAATGGGATGCCAACATCAAGGTCATCGACAATTTTACCCTGTATTTCGAGGGCTTGTGGACTTGCCCGCTCAGGATTATCAACCTTTATGTCTACTGATAGCTGCTTTCCTGTAGAAAGTCTTATGACAGAGAATTGGTTAATTTGATGCCATTCACATTTTAGACCAGTTGTTTCAGTGTCTATAATGTAGTATTCTATATCATTCGCGGCCATTGACTATCAACTTTCTAACTTTGAATTGGTTGTCAGACACAACCTCTCGACTCAAAAATTCTTTACGAGCTTGATTAATGAAGATGGGAATTCTTTTACAGTTGTTTTTATCTTTCTCAACTTTGGCATTGAGAATTCTGGAGGCTGTCTAAGTTTGGCACTTCCTTGCTCTGATATCTTGAGGGCTTCTTTCTCATCCTCTGCAATAACATCCAAGGTAAGTCTAACAGGAACAATCCCCTCAACAACAACCGTGTATTGCTTTTTCTCTTTGGGTTTATCTTTTGGTTTCTCTTCTTTTTTCTTTGCGGCCATGCAAGATCATATACCCCTGGTTATCAGAAAGTTGTCTATTAGATTGGTGAATTCTGAATTGCCGGTGGCTATTGACCTATCTCTGAGCTGTTGAAGCAGACCAAGATAATGCTTATTCTTTTGCCACTTGTCAGAAAGAAGGCGAAGCTCTTCCTTGAGCTTTCGATTCTCTCTATGCATTTCAACAACTGTTTCAAGAGCATCCATCTCTAGTATGTTTAGTTCATAGCAGATGCTTTTTAGTATTGGACCAGCAGCTTTATCATAGTTAGATAACTCATAGTCAATAGCCTTAAGCTCTTCTGAGATGGCGTTGTAGACATCATCTCTGACATTTTTCAGAGATTGCTTTGTTACCCTTCTTATTCTTTCCAGTATATCTTCACTGATCATTTTGCACCGTCCACCGAAGGAATAAACTGTTGGGCAAGGTCAGCAAAATACTCTGGTGTCTTGGCTGTGCTCATGTCCAACTTGAACTTTGGTTTTTCTATACTGTTGTAAATCTTTTCTCTGAACTCGTCTTGTTCACGTTTACCAAGAACAGGCAAATCAACATTACTAGGCCTATTTTGCTCAAGCTCAAATATCATAGTTTGAAGAATTCTCATTTCTTGATAAGAGAATGTACGGGCACAGTAAGCCTGATCCAGCCATCCTTCAAACGCCATTGGAAAACAAATCTTAACCATGGCCGCCATCACATTGGCAAACTCACGTATCTCCCATTGCGCATGAGAATCGGCACGCAAACCCAACATGTGCAAAAGGTTATGAAGGTCCATCTTCCAATACCACTCAGTATAGGTCGAAAGAGGAAGATCAATCCTGGCAAGTTCCCTAGCTACTCCACCCTCTATAGCTAAAGAGTACATATCGGAAACTTCCTTGCGGACGTAAATTGAATCTTCATAGAAATCGTTTATGACATCGTTGCCCAACTCACCATCACGCCCTTGTTTATTACTCTTGCTTTGAGCTTTCAGATTCTCTACCTGGGGTGTATAGAACTGAAGTGGCATTACAGAATAACGCCCAGAGTATTCATTCAAGCTTGCTGTTCTATGACGCACAAGCTGTCTTGCAACAAAGATAGGAAGCCTCATGTGGAATTTCATTTCCACTTGCTCAAGAGGAGATGTGTGACGGTGTCTAATCAAGTATCTGATGAGTTTTTCATCATCACTTGTTGTTTTGGTTCCGGCTCCGTAACTGCAACGAGCCGCCTGAGCAATGGCAGCATCATTGCCGCAATAATCCAGAAGAGCGCAAAAACCGTAATCTAATACTGGAAAGTATTTGTTTAGTAAACTTTCTGCTCCTGGGGAGATTGGGCGCAAAGATTCACACATGATTCCACGTCCTTCCATATTTGATATCAGAAATTGTACTTGGTGATACGTTGTATTTTTTAGCTAGCATAGGGACCTTGTTTTGTATATCTTGTTTTATAGACAAGACAATGTCTTCGTTTAGTTTTGCGTTGTGGTGTTTTGAGCCATTTCGCGAGAATGGTTTTATGTGTAGCGTATCAGTGATATGAGTCCAAGAAACTCTTCCAATAATTGAGTGTACTACGGAAATGGTACACCCAATTTTTTTTGATATGTTTTTTGCGTTTTGCTCACAGTTCCACATATTAACAATTTCTACCACATCATCATCTTTAACAGAAGCGCAATGATGCTTTTCTCCAGTTTGTGATAGTCCAATTTTGTTTTTTGTAGCCTGTGATAATTTTCTACCAAGATATCGTTTAGATTGCAGATCTCTTCTTTTTTGTGTCCATGGTATACAATTTGGTGTGTTGGCTTTTTTGCTTGAGTTGAATCCGATTTTGTTATCGTATACTTTAAGGTGGTCTATCCAATACTGCTCCCTATCAATTAGGTATTTTGGATCGTTTACCACCTCTACTTTCTCAAAAGTGAAAGAAGCCTCACCATATTTATTCCATGCTCTTTGAAGCCGTATGCAATGATGTTTGTTTTGTCGTAAACACCTTCTATGCTCATACCATCGTTTATACATGTTTTTAGAAGAGCCAATGTATATTTTACCATTGGATGAACATGTGATCCTGTACACCGCTACAACTCTTGAATTTGCCATATACCTATGGCAAAATATTACATCAATCAACAAGGCTTACAAATCCATAATCCAATACAGGGAAGTACAGACCAAACAAAGGCTCTGCAAGTTCGTTCTTACGGAATGTTTTAGCTCTAACATTTGCTATTTCTAACTCAGTCATATTCAAACTCCAATCGTTACAACGTCATGAGGCTTGCTCTCAACAAAACCTGAGTTACTAATCTCAATGAACTCAGGGTTTAGTTTCAAATCTTTCAGATTGTCAACACCTTGATATGACATACCAGATGTGATTCCGTCCAAAAGTTTCTCAATCACTTTTTCAGCACTTCCGCGATATGGAACAAGACCAGCAACACCTTCAACGTGTGATGTCTTGTGGGTAGAACTCCCTGCGTATTTCTTGTATGATTTGCCATTCAATGTAATGATGTCACCTGGAGCTTCATCAGTCCCGGCTAACAAATTACCAATCATACACAAATCAGCAAAACACATGGCCTTGACACAATCTCCGCCATTACGAATGCCACCGTCAGCAATAAACATTGGCTGTTCAACATCATCTCGTAAAGCATACCCAATTGAATTAGCAACATCATCAAGCGCCGAGAGCTGTGGAACGCCATTGCCAGTTTCAATACGAGTTGTGCAAAGGCTACCGGGCCCAATGCCAACCTTTATTATGTCAGCTCCAGCTTTCCAAAGGAAATTGGCCCCCTCTGCTGTTGCAACATTACCAGCAATGATTAGAATGTCTTTATGGTTGTCTCTTAGTTTTGAGACAAACTTTCCAACACGTTCATGATGACCATGAGCCACATCAACACAGATGATACGACAACCTTTTTCTATGAGCTTGTCTGCAAGCAACTCATCATTTTGCTGTATACCAACGGAACATCCTATGTTATTGGTATGGACACCACCATTAGATGCAACAAGCCAGTTTTGAATTATTTCCTGTTGTGTATCAAACCTGTGAAGAAGCGCTAACCCACCAAGACAAGCGATGGTTTTAGCCATAGAAACCCCAGTAACAGTCTTCATATTGGCAGATATGATTGGTATCCTCAGACCAAAACCTCTCGGAAGTTTTACTGAAAGATCAACATTTGATCGTGATGGTACACTGCTCTTCTTTGGCTTCAGAAGAACATCATCGAACGAATAGCTTTTAGTAACTTTCATGGCGCTCCAAATGAAACGAGGTCGTAACCAATGAAGGCCACGACCTCGTTTGCTCGACGGGAAACTGTTACATCTGCCTACCAGAACCCTTCTTCCTTAAACTTTCAGCCTCTGGCATCAACTCTCCATCGGCCATTTCTTTAACAAATATCTTTGGAAAATCCCATCTACCATGGTGTTTCTTTCCCTTTTGTTCCCATACAATATCAACATCTGATAGTTTTCGTGATTCAATCTTGTCACCACGTACATATTCAGTGACCTCGGCTTTATCAACAATGCCAACATCACCATCAACATGATGAACTCTCATTCCTTTGGTAAAGTTTTCCAAAGGGTAATTGCTAAGTGGCACAGCAGAATCTCTAACAGACCAAGCAAAGGCAGCCCTTACAGATGCATCTTCTTCGTGTCTGACACCAACCACTCCGCCATTGAAACTCATTGGATACATTTTGCCGTAGTAGTTCCAAACGAACGGAGCCTCACTCATGCCCTTTGGAAAATTACCACCAGTAATCCAGTGAGATGAAAAGTCCATTTTCTTGTCATCTGTTAGGTATGGATAGAAAGCAAGTATATGACCATTGATGAACGGCCCTCCGCTTCCACCACCATCATTATAGAAACCTTTCCAGAAATCAGTATGATCTTTTCCTTGAGCAGCGGAAACAAACTCATCAAGAACAGGCTTTAGTTTATCTGTCCACCAAGACAGGCCAAGCTCATCAAAAACATTCACTCTATTGCGTATGTTTTTCCAGTCTTCTACAGAGCCTTCAAGGGTTACTCTTGGAATACCACAACGGGTTGACATGCCATAGTCAAAATAACTCTTCATTGCGTCCATCAGAGTTATCTCGCTAGCAAGCTTGGCTAGAGGTGTAGTTGTTGAGAAATCAGATACTATAAGGTCACGTTTCTTTCCAATGTATTTTCCAATCCTCTCAGAGAATTCAGGGAAAGTATCCTCCCATGGGTTTTGACCACCTTTTACAAAGTTATCTCTAGATATCTCAATGAATACTTTGCCATCAAAATCAACAAAATGCTTTCTAAGCTCCTCGGCATTTAGATTGATATGTGTGGCAAGTCCTTTGGTTATGGTCAGCCAAATAGCGTCAGGATCTAGTATTAGCGGGTAGTGACAATCAAATGAAGATTGCACAACGCTATACAGGCCCTGCGTGGACCAGCGGCGCACCAGCTGATCGGGAGTTGAACAGGCCTCAAGCGCAAACCTGTAATTTTCCTTTAGAGACTCTTTGACGGTACAAAGACTTGTCTTTTCTATTTGTGTATTGGTTTTGAATGAGCTGTTCTTTTCACAGACTTTGAATGTTACGGTCATGATGACAAATCATGACCAGCCTTGTGTTCTCGACCTATTTCAACCAGTTTTACCAATTAAAGCGCTAAGCCAAAGATCGTACAGAGCTTGTTTTCGTTTCTTGAGCTTTTTCTTTCGCCTTACTTTTTCAGGCAACGCTTTGAAGTCTTTTGTTTTAGATGCCCACTCTTTCGCCATCTCAGGATCGTTAGCGAACATCCACCTCACTTGTTTTTTACTTTGAAATGGCATCTTTCTCCAATACTGCTACAAAATCATCATACCATTTATTTACCTGACTACGGAAAGGCCACATCCAACCATATTGACCAGTAGTAAAATGATCCAACATGTTCTCTTTGAAAGATGGATTTCTCAACATTTCAACACCGTATTCTTCTGCAATACAGCGCATGGTTTCCTGGTATGCCTCCCACTCCAGTTGCGCACGGTACCAGGCCAAACCAAATGGTAATGGTATCAGTAAATATAACAAAGAATACAGAAGCATACCGTAACGTTTTTGCTGGAGGAGGTGGACCCGTTCATGTCTAAGAACCTCACTCTTCAGATTATCATGCCAAGTATACCAGGCATCTGGCACATACATTGTACTACCAATGGTGGTGATGAAGTTAGTCATGAAATCACGATTGAAAAAAAGCAGGTATGATATGACAATCATTAACCAGCTCTTGGTTTTCTGCTCTACCTTAAATCCAGGGAACTCTTTCTGAACATCACCCAGCAAATCGTCATATGTCATAATTTCTCCCACCTATATTTACCTAATTATTCACTTCCATTTATAAATCATACTATCTACTGGGCATTTCCCAATTACATCAAAAAAGTGTTGAGATTTGGATTGTGAAATGCCTATGACATATCCAGTACCACTGTTTGTTTTCTTCAATGACATACCAAGCTCGAAAGACTCGTTGAACAGTGAGCAAAGCATTTCTTGTTCTGTTTTAGTAAACGATTGTGACGACATGGTTATTGTAATCTGTTTTGTTTTTGACTCCTTTCTCCTGTGAGATGACGATCCGTCATCAAGAAACCAATGAAGAAGTGTGGTGGTTGTAACACACACGTTATTTGGAACAACCTTCTTACCAGCCGGATACCAATCTTTGTATAGAGCGTCAAGATTTTCATTGGCAAAAGATGATAGTTTGTGATATGTAAAAGACTTGCCATTGATGATGTTTGTGTCATCAACAATCCTGTCAGAAACATTGCAATCAAATAATTGATTAGCTACGAACTCAACATGATCGTAGTTTTTGTTTTTCTTGTAGAAATATGGCATGCTTAGCTGACTGCGCGGGTTAGACTTTTTCAACCCACCATCACCAAGCAAACAGCCATGCAACACCTCAAGGTTCAGACGAAACCCATCTGAACGTTTGTGTGTCTGCGCTTTACTTCTATTTCTAATCGGTATGCTGAATCGGGCAAGCGCTTGACGAACGGAGTTACCAGTCGGAGCACCTATAGACCTTGCGATGTCTAGTGTGCTCCGACCATTGTCTAGGTACTCACGGACAAGCCAGTCCCGATCATTTAAGCAAGCGTATTTTCTTGACTCCATGCCTAAATGGCATGGTATTAGTATACGGACTATACAATCTCAAGAAGGTAACGTATTCCAGACTGGTTGTTTGAATCATTGAAATCATATGTAATCATTTCATCATTCCTCAATGTCCCACCATTCATATCGGAGCCGGCTTTTCCGTACACTGAATGGTATCCGTTTGGAGGACATTTGAAAAACTGAGATCTGTTAGATTTGTGTTGCTTACCCATAGACACATCAAGCAGAAACATGAAACGAGATGAAATTGAACGGTTTCCACCTGTCCAATAACCTCCGTCGCAATAGTTTAGAGATTTTGTTGACTGCCAAGCAAAATATTTTCCATCACCAAACAAAGATCCAGTGTATACAGCTCCAGTGGGACGAATCATCAGACCGCGCCTGGTGATACCAACCAGATTGGCGCTCCTGGTACCGTGCCAGCAAAGCCAGACATTGGCATCGTTGTAGAGCTTGACCAGTGGCTTATCCAAATCTGGACGCTTCTCAGGAACCCAAAGCTTGCTCTTGTCATGAGAAAGACTCTCGGTTTCGCTGGCAAACGTATGCCTCCCGTTTTCCTTACCAATACGCTCTGTGGTTTTGATGAAGGCGGCTTCTTTGGCATCCTTGCGCTTCATTGACCAGATGCGAGCTACTTTATTGGCGTCGTATCCATGGCCACGAACCTTGGTGTCATTGAAATAGCCAGACAAGAACTTGAACAGGTCGGAAGTGGGATCGACAGTATCAAAGTCACAGTTGAGACTGAGATACTTGTCATCAGAGCTGGAGTCCGCCTTGAGCACAGCGTTGACTTGCTTGGCGTCAAGTAGGGTATCCAGGTCCCCTTCTTTGGCAACGATCTTGTCCAGAGTATCCAGCAACAAATGACTCATCTGACCACGCGCGCCGGCCCCTAGATTGTGGGGAATGGTAGCGTAGAAAGTATTGGTCAGTGCAAGGATCTCTTTTGTATCGTCAGAAGACAACCTTTTGTTGCCATTGACAATTACCTTGGCTTTATCCAGGGCTTCACGTCCCTTATCAATCTGCTCGTTTGAGAGCTGACCCAAAGGGCATTTTAGAGTCTGTGCAACGAAATTGGCCTGAGCACCGAAGAAGATATCTACAATGCGGCGCTGACCTTCGTTGAGTGAGCTTTTGGGTGCTGCATCCAAGTGTTCGGCATTCTTGAATACCACTGGCTTGGTAATCTGCTTTGCACCATCGCTACCAATAGCACGCTGGGCAACATCAATTCTCGTGTACCCTTTCTTTTCCTTGCTCTTGATGATCTTGTCCATTTCTTTCTTGGCTTCATCAAAACTGGAAAAACAGCGATACTCACGAGCTTGGACCTTACCAGTGGGGCCATACATCGTGAAGAGCTGAGCACGCCCACCGTTCTTTTCTACCTGCAACTCGGCATGATAGAACTTATTACTAGTACCTTTGGTGTTTGCCTTCTCGCCGGTCATGTCGAAGAAATTGAGTTCAACAACCTCTTTGACATCATATGAACCCTCATGAAGGATTGGGGTGTTCTGGCACTTTGCGGCAGCCATTGGTTAGTTGACCTTTCTATGCTTTGGCAAACACTTGCCTATTGATCCAGAGGATCTGATCAAATTTCATCTGGTAAGAACAAGTATCGCACTTGTAAGATTTAATCTTGCTCGGTATGAATGGCATTTTACAGGCCGGACAGGCGGCGAGCATAGAACCCTCTTTAGACATCCTAACAAGCTCTATCCCAACCTTTTGTAATTGATCTGCGTTATCTGTCATCAACAATGGATATACCATCATATAGAACCGAATATTCCGGAATTAGCGTATGGACAGAGAATTCAGAATAGCTGCCTTTAACCAACTGCGAAAGAATGCCGCAGATCCTATACCTTCATCCAACTCATTCGCGGAGACGGACTGGTCTGCTGTCGATTGGTCGAAAGCCGGAATCCTCGGAGATAAGATCCGTCAACAATTCGCAGACAACAAGTTCAAGTACAGTGGGGCTGGAATCGGGCTGAGTGTACCGAACACGCAAGTAATCTGGCCAGGACCACAGTGTATCCATCCTGACGGCTCTGTCAATATCCTTTTCTTCTTTCGTGGAGGAGGAGCGGACGTAATGAGCAAATCTTCGACCAATGCAATAGTAGTGATGGCAGATGCTGGAGGTATTGGTGGAGGAGCTAGTGCTAATCAATTCGGAAATGCTTCATTCGTAAATAGTTCAGTGCAATCAATCATAGCTCAACTAAAGAACAAATTTCCAGACAAGAATATTCATCTCGGTCATCTTGGTTTCACTGGCTGGTCTGGAGGCTACGCGCCCATTGGAAGAATACTATCCTCTGGAGGTCTAGTGAAACAACCAGATCACGTCAGTGTTCTTGACGGCATTCATGAAGGGGATCTTCACAAACCAAATGGGGCATCACTAGACAAGCAATGGAAAGGTATCATTGACGCAGCAAAAGACGGCAAAACAGAATTCACGTTTGTACACACAGCGGTGAACCCTGGATCTTATGCAAGCACAACTGATGCGGCCAATTACTTCCTGGCACACAACAATATGTCACGCCAACCAGTTGAACAATGGGATGGCAAAGGTAAAAAACCGGATTCAATAGCTTCGGCTGGTAACTTCAAAGTGGTGCAACTGTACTCTGAAGAACAGCCTTATATGGTCAAAGACCCTTCGGGGCAAAACAAACCTAACATACCTGGAACTGCCGGTTATCAGCACATACAGGCTAGAAACTCTGCCCCGGACTATCTTCCTAACTGGGCTTAATTAGGTAGGTCATCGTTATCTGGGATGTGTTCGCTTGAGACTGCATGAATCTCAACATCCAAATCATCGTTGATAAATTCACAAGTAATCTCTCCCTCAAAGTCTTCGGGTAGATCCCTGACCATTATTGCCCATGCGATAGTAGCTAAAGCCTCATCCCTAGTAAGGGTCTTTTTAAGTATTGACATCTCATAGGGATATATCAACCTCGTTTTAGCGATTCTATAATTGCTTGCGCTGCCATTTCACCATTTTCGTAGTCATTCAAGTTGAAAAGTGTTGGCCGCATGAAGCCGCTCATTCTGGCAGCTTCCACGTTCTCTGGCCTGTCATCAAAGAACGGAACGTCAGTCCAGCCGTGAGACAGGAAGAAACTCTGAAAATACAACGCCTGAGGTTTCCTAGCTCCAACCTCACATGAAAAATGACGTATGCAATCCGAGAATTCAGGAATCATATGCATCAGCAAACTAGCATGATCTGTTCCAACGTTGGACAACAAACAGACCACAGTACCGTCTGATATCAAAGATTCAACCATGTTTATCATTGGTTGACATGGCTTTACTGTGTTCAACCAAGCCTGTTGAATAGTGAGTATGTCAGATTCAGATGCATGTGGTATGGCAGTCAAAATGCACTGCTTCATATTCACAAGTCCCATATCCTGGCTGGCTTGTATGGAGGAAAGCCAATCGTAGGCGTGCAATATAGTAGGCCACCTGCTCGGATACTGTTTTACAATGGTAACCAAGAACGAATCAATGTCAACATAACACAGTACATTACCAATATCAAAGGCAACAACTTTAGCTGAGAATTTCTTCGAGGTATTCATGTAACAATTTTCCTTTTTCAACAACCAATGGCTTGGTGGTTGTTTCTTCCGATTTATCTCTTATCCATTTTATTGATTTTGAACTTCCAAAATCAACACCAATTTTAAATCTCTCAACCAATAGACCATTAAGCATTGTCTCGATATCTGGTGATGATCTGGTTATCATAGGCACCATGCCACTTGAAACAATATCAGCAACGAAACTAGTTTCACCAGTTGTCAATCTCTCGTTGCTTTTCAGGACAAGGTCATCGAAAACAGGATCGGGAGAAGAGTAACATAGCTGTGTATTGTTTGTCTCTGTGTATGGTGTAACCAGATCGTATCCATCTTCCAATCCAATGAATGAATAGACAAAATACCTATCAGCTTTAGGAAGTTTGCTAAGTAGTGTTTTTTGAGAGCGAAAGATTGGCTGGCTAACGCTTTTCAACAGAAACAATGGACTACAGTATATCAAAGGCTTGCCAAGTATAGCCGCCATATTTGCTGAGAAGAACTCAACATCACTGATGACAATGTCTGGATCCCAATCTATGATGTCGTCAATTATGAACTTTGACAGTTTCTCTGATACGGATGGTGAAAAGAGTCCAAAGTTTTTTCTGAAAAACCCACCAGTCTTAACGTCAAAGACAGGATCTAGCGCCCAATCTATCCACTGGATATATTTGGAGCGCCTATAGAAAGCCAGTATCTTGACATCGTGTTGGTGTTTGATGTGTGGAAGAAATCTCCCACCAAAGATATCAGACCCAGGTCTATCATTGATCCCTAGAAGTATCTTCATGTCATCAATAACAATCAGAGAACTTTTCTTGAATCAAAGGCTTGAAAACCTCAATGATTTTCTCGAACAGGTCTTTGGTCATTTTCACGTCACCATCAGCTCTGTGTGCTTGAGCTTTTGTGATTCCAAATGACTTCACCAGAGAACCAAGGTTGTATCGTCCGCGATGTTTACCAGTGCATACATCTATGATTCTTACAAGGTCTATCGTATCCAATATCATAGATACGTTTCTCTTGGTTCCATCCTGATTATCTATCCAATAGCCAAATGGGAAATTGTCTATATCGCCAGAACGTTCCCAGAGTTTCAATAGGAATGAATGATCGAATTCTGGATTTTGTCCGATGAATATTCTATCTTCGGCGGCGGCACCATCGGCCATGAGCCACATCTCTATGTCTGGAAGAACCTGAGATGGATGGAGATATTTCTCTTTGCCTGCGGCTGTTTTGTGTAGGATGTCTTCTTTCTTGTGTCCGTTGATTTGAAGGGCTTTATCTTCAATGTTAGCGGCACTTAGTGGTGATAGACACCATGTCTTGCTTTCTGGATCGCCTATACGCCAGAAGCAGACCTCAATTATGTCATGCTTGTTAGGGTCAGTGCCTGTAGTTTCTGTGTCAATGACGTACTCTACATAGCTCATGTGTTTAGGCTCCTGTTAATCGGTGGAGCCCTCCCACCCTGATGTCTCGACTGCTTTTTCCTGCGGGGATAGCCTATCAAAATACAGAAGGAACATGGCACATGTATTGCTCTCTACAGGAATCTCTACAACTGATTTGTACTCATTCTCAAAAATCAAGAAAGATTTTCCGCTTACTATCTTTGTGCCTTTGAATAATATCATTTTTACTCCTTTGTTATCTTGTCTGCGATATTCCTTTTGAATTCTGCTATCGAGCGCCATCCAACTCTAAATCCTTCAAGCAAAAAAGACATACCTACAGATGTTTTCATGAAGTCTTTTTCTTTTGATGTAAACCTTGAGCCCTTTATATTGAGTAGTATTTTGTTATCGTTATCAAGAACATTCCAATCTTCAAGAGCGCCGCCTTTTTCTACTGGAACGCGTTTGATTCTTAGGACTTTTCCTGGCTTGTTATCATCGTCGTTGAACAGTTCGGTATCATGCTTTGATAATGAGTTACCAACCTTACCAGCAGAGCTTCCCTCGTCATATACAAACTCATCATTTTCAACAATGTATTTCTCGTAATTCTTCATTTCAAGGCTCCATCTACAGCTAACACTCCCATAATACCGGCAGCAGCAATACCCTTTATACCGGCGCTTTCACCAGCTACGAACAAACCTTCAACTTCAGTTTCCAAATTAGATGCTATGTTTATCTTGGTGGTGTTCGTATCCACATCAGGTACATGGAAATAACCACGGGCAGATAGATTTGGAATGAATGTGTTGATTATCTCAACAGCCTCTGGCAGCCAAGCGTACTCTGGAAGAAGAGATATCTGATCTGTTTTCTTCAAGAAGCTTTTCAATTTTTCTCTGCCAACCCTATCTCCAGACAGCAGATATGACAGTTTAGCTATTCTATCTGTTTGCTGCCATCCCTCCCCATCTTGTTTGATTTTCTTTTTGATAGAGAAGAACGCCTTATCTGTTTTCCATCTATCTTCATTTGACCTGAATGATGCGATTGTAACATCAGCATGGTCCTCTTGAATTATAGAACCAAACCAATTTATAGGCCCAACAGATAGACCATCAGAGACAAACGAACAATGTGACTTGTTGAACTCTTTGAGAGTAGAGGCTGGTAATTCTGCTCTGATTCCGTATGAGGTATAATCGTTCTCAAGCAGTATTCCAAAACTTGAGTACAGTTTGTTGACCCATCTCCATCCACTTCTTCCAACACAAAGAATGAGTTTCTTGCAGGAAAAATCACCTTGTGACGTGACAACCTTGAATGATTTGCCAGTCTTCAAAATAGTGAAAACATCGGTATCAAACGACAACACGATGTTTCCGGCTTCCTCAATCTTGTCAGCAGAAATCTTTGACAACTGGTGAATCATCTCAGGAGACCACTGTTGATATGTGTGGTGTATGAAAGAGAAACCCTCTTCTTCGGCTTTTTTCTTGACTGTCTGGTTTGGCAGCTTTGTCTTGATCAGTTTGTCTGTATTGATCTCCTCTATCTGTGACGAGAAGAACTTGGTTGCCATCTTGACCTTGCGACCATCAGCAACCTCAAGAACCTTGTTGGCATCTTCCTCAACATAAACCTTTCCATCTCCGGTAGGAAAACAGCCAAACCAACCTTCAAGTTGGCGGCGTCTACGTTTGATGTGAATCGGATCTTGACGTAAGCAGTTTGGAGGAGGTGGACCAAACTCGAATACAATGCTTTTTAAGTTTTTGTGTTTCTCTGCCAGTCTCAGAGCAGCAAAAACACCAGATACCCCCGCGCCGATTATACCAATATCATAAGTTGAAGCTGTTGTCATATTGTCCTGTGTAAGATTTAACAGCTTTGATATAACGAACATTGGACGGCTTAAAAGAAAAAAGCCAAGAGGTTATCTTGGCTTAGGGCGGAAGTGGCAGGATTTGAACCTGCGGTGGGCTGTTAACCACACGACTGTTTAGCAAACAGTTACAATAAGCCGCTCTGACACACTTCCATATGAAAATTTGCGGAAGAAGAAGGAGTCAAACCTTCAAGACCTTTTGGGTTCGCCGGAGTTCGAAGCCGGTGCCATCATCTATTGGCTTGTTCTTCCAATCAGCGGAAGGTTGCGATCCCGCCTCGCAGTCCATTTATTTGGACCCTTCAAGTTTCCAACTTGAGCTGGTGCCTTGCCCAGTTAACCTTCCATTCTATATGCTGCATTATTCCAACATCCAGTGAATTGTCATCTCTGCCAATTCTTCTACTGTTCTTGCTGGGTATAGCTGATGCTCATGAAACATCAACCATTCTAGATACTCATTATCTTTAGACTCCTCTATACCTAGAAATATTCTCTCTGTTGTAAGCCAACGTCCAAAATCAACATAATCATGACGATTTGTGTAGTTTTTTGGGAACCAGAAAACAATACAGGTACTGAGGGCCATAGCCTCTCGTTCCCAAAGATAATGCTCTGGTTTTCTATCGGAGATAAAAAGTGTCAGTGTTACTTTTCTTTTGGAACAGTAGGAGCGGAATTTATTTACCCATCCTGTATTAGGTCCGGCTAAAAATATACTTCCAAGTCCATTACTGTAAATTGACTCAGAAATCTCACTGCCTGCAATACAATCTCTGATGGTCATTGAGAAACCCAAATTGGTAAAGGGAGCTAGATTGTAATCCGGCTCCCTTCGGTTTCTCGACTTGTTGCTTCGGTTGAGAAGCTATTTGAAAGCTTACTTCTTCGAGTTGCCTTGATTTGTGATTGCTTGCTGAACTGCATCGAGGGCCGTCTTTCCAGACTGAGCCTGCATCGATACCACAGCAATCTCACGAACCTCTTCTTGTAATCTCTTCACATTTGCTCGGAGATCTGTGTTCTCTGCTTCCTTTGCGATCAATGCACGCTTCAGTGACTCCAGCTCACTTTGGGCAAGCTTGAGTTCCGATTCGCTTTGCATCTTGGCAAACTTCAACTCGTTATCATGTGACGACTTCATGTTAGCCGTCACTATCTTGAGAACCTTATCAGCCTCAGCCTTTACGGTTGCGTCAAAGGAATCCAGTTTGGCCTTCCCTTCAGCAACAATTGCTTCGGCTTTCTTGAGCGCCTCTTCACGAATCTGCCACGTCTTCTCCAAATCCTCTTCGGTCTGCTTACGCTCGCGATCTCTCTGAGCCACCTTCTGACGATAGGCTTCCTCATCATTCCTGCGAGCAACCTGCTTCTGGAAAACATAGTCATCATCTTCCCGCTGACGGGTTTTGAGGACTAGATCATTGCGCTCACGAACTGCCGTGAGATGATCCTGCTCTTCCTTCTGCCAGGCTTTGCGAGCTTCTTCCTGGGCTACAGCAAAAGCAGCTTTCTTTTCCTCGTACTCACGCACAAGGTCAGCCACTGCCTGGGCCGCAATCTCTTTTCCATGAAGCTCTTCTAGCTCAGTGGTCTTGAGATCAATGGCGTCTTTCAACGTCTGAAGCTCAGCTATCTTTGCTTCGAAGATCTCTCTGACACTGTTGATTGATCTGGAGATGTCAAGATTCAATCGGGTGAGACCTGTTGCAACCTTCTCAACCGTCAACTCTGTTGCATCTTGTTCGATCTTTGCATCCCGTGCCGCTTTCAACGCTTTCGCATTGGCATCGGACTTGTCTTGGCCAGCCGCTGCTACTGCTGCGGTCACTTCGCCAATGTTGGATGGGGTTTTTGAACTCGTTGTTGTCTTCTTTTTTGCTACCATTTGTTACACTCCTATTGTCCTAACGGCCGCTCTTTTTCTCAGAGCATTATGGACATTTTGTTACACGAAACTATTGCTCAAAAGCGGCAAATACCGTTGTTTTGGTTTGGCCGCTCGCGTACAAGATCATATATCAAGCTGGCTCGGTTTGACAAGAAAATCAATCACTCTTTGGGTGATTTTTCTATCAAGACCAGAGCTGTCATCTGTCAAAAACAACCACGATGGACTGGTTGGAAAGTTGTATGGTTCGTCATCAATGGCACAGAATTTATTGATTCTATGCTCTTCCATGAATGACAAAATTTCGGTTTGACGTGACGAATCTTCTCTTGGCAGGCACTCATCTTTTGGTAGGTACAACCACCCACTCATTCCAAAAAAAAATCTGGCGTTCTACCTATAATCCTACCCATCAGAAAGTCAAGTCTTTCCGGCGCATTATCGAGCATGCATGCCAATCTGAGATGCGTCCAGAAATCGCTACCCGCGCCAATACCACTGATACGCCAAGAACTACTGACTACAATTTTGGCATCAGTTTGTTCACAGATATAGGCCAAGTTCCTGACTAACTCAGGGGCCATATCATGTCTTTTCTTTCTGCTTTCCGCAGTGTTTAGAACGCCATCAACATCAAGTGCTATGACTGGAAAATCATTGCTCATGACCAAGTTCTTTCAAAGCCTGCTGCAATAGGTATATGTGGCTTTCGCTGTCACTTGCTTGTGACATGATCAGATCATCAAGCCCAAGTGTAAGAGCATCCTTTTCTTTCAAGGCATCATACACTTTGCTTGCTACTGTCTGGAAAAGCTGCTCTGCGGCCAACGATGACTGAAGGTGTTTTGCAGGGTTACCCTTGTGCTCTTCAACAATGAACTGTGAGGCAATGTCACCAACCAACTCTTGATTGACTAGCTCACCACAAAGCCCCACCACTCTCTCGGCGGCATCATCAGCCATTTCTTGAACACCCTCGTATAGGCGCTGAAGAAGAAGGTGATGTTCATAACCAGCAGTTTCAAGATGGTTTTGATGATGTATCAAATACATCGCACGAAGAACAGCAGCGTATACTGAAAGCATCTCACAATCATCATTGTCAAGTTTGCTTTCACCACGCTCGGTGCCAATGAAACCGTCAAGGATACCTTCTGCAACTACAACAAGCGCACGTCTCTCTGAAGCTTCGCAACGGCATTTCCAACGCCTGAGCGCTTTGTTAATACAACTGTCAGGGTCCTTCTTAGTCTTGGACTTTGTGTTCTTCTTTTTATGGCCGCACATCCTATCGCAAAATGATTTCTGCTTAGGAGAACCTACAGGGGCTTTCTTTGTCCCTTCACATTTTTCAGCGGCTTTGACTAGTTGTTCTAAGATATCCATACAAGGATCTCAGAATATGCAGTGTATGTATGTTGAGTCGAGAGCCCGAATCGAACGGGCGATCTTCTAGTTTGCAGCTAGAGGCCTTACCACTTGGCTACCTCGACGTTGGAGCGGATAGCGGGGCTCGAACCCGCAACATTCTCGTTGGCAACGAGGCATTCTACCATTGAATTACATCCGCATGTTTTCAGGCAAGATTGGGAATCGACCCACAGTTTGTTGCAAAACTTTTGTGTGGCTGGCCGTGTCACAGCCCTTTGGACTCACTCCGGTTTTGTTACTCAACAAACCCATTCACGAGATGTTTGGGCATCTCTTGCTTCCTGAGAGCGGGGTACCGGATTTGAACCGGTGACATCAAACTTGGAAGGATTGCGTTCTACCGCTGAACTAACCCCGCGTGTATTTGTTATGCTACGATATTACCATCTCTCGACATGTATTTTTCCTTGAGATAGTTTAGATAGTAGTTCCTATCTTCGTTATTTGCTTCTATATCACCAGATTCAATCATCTGCTCAAGAAATTCTTTCATCTTGCCGATTTCTCTACCATCGGAAACACCAAGCTGTTCCATGATATCATGGCCAAAACCCTTTGGAAGTTTTGACTTTGATTTCTCATCTTCTTCAGCAATGGTTTTGATTCTGTTTCTTAGGTTTTCAATACGAGCAAGGATAGCGTTTTTCTTTGAGAGATGCTTAGTGGTTATGTCAGCAGCAGAAAGCAGAAGAATATCATCAAGGTATTCTCCCATTTCTTTTGCGAACCTACGAACCGCAGAGTCAGTCCAAGAAGGTTCGTATCCTTCAATGTACCCAAGATTGTACACAAGAAATTGGATACGCTTGTACAGACCAGGAGAAAACAACTTGGTTCTAAGAGAGAACTCTTTGAATATCCTAGCGCTGATGTGTTCATGCTGGTGAAACGTTACCTTTCCATCTTTGATTGAAAAGGCTTTGGCTTTGCCCATGTCATGAAACAAAGCAGCCCAACGAACCGCTAAAGATTGCGGAGCTTGTGACATAACCTGCAACGTGTGAGGCCAAATTTCCTTGAACTGTTTCTCAGCGCGAAACTCTACAACTTCTTTCAGCTCAGGAAGAAGAGGATATAGGAACCCGCTTCTTTGCAGAGCAGAAAAAACCAGATATACGTGAGGTGACAGGATTATCTTGTGGAGTATTGTAAGCTTTTCATGGTCCAAAGACAAAACGTCTTCAGCAGAAGATACAGATTCCAAAACCCCATCAAACTTGCCACGCTGAGCAAGTTGGAGTGCCTGTTGAAGAATCTTCATATAACTTTGATTACTTTTGCTGTTTTGTTTGCTATGTCTTCAATCTTAGTATCCATCCCAACATAAAACACCTTAAGGAAGCATAGATGATATTCTCTTCTGACCAGCTGTTGTCTCGAAAAAACAACCTATCCAGTTGTTAGCGCTTACGAAATCTTCGGCAAAATCGAGACATTTTTCTGCCATACAAATATCAAAGGCAAACCCGTCCTTTGGTTTGAATCCTTGCAAACATACCCAAGGACTGTCTTTCTCTTTGGTGAAGTTTTCTTCACTCCAATCAACTATTTTAAACGCACCCTTTTCTGATGGATCCAAAGAAAGTATATCGACTCTTAGATGCTGGTCTTTGATGAACTTTGCTATTGGACTATCAGAACTTGGCACAGCTAACACAACATCTTTGTTGATTAGCCTAAGCGCTTTGAGAAGCGTGCCTTTCTCAATTGCTTTATCGGAAATCAGATCTATTCGTAGCCGGCGAAGGTGGTTCCATAGGTCCGGCCACTCGGAACGCAGGCTGAGAGAGCCACGCCCAAATATGTCAGATTTCCAGCTGCCGTGCAAGTTTCCTAGCAGCCTTAGTTGCTCCGCATGGCGCAACAGCCCCTCCACCCACGCCAGCGAGCGGTCATCCGGATTTAGATCAATACACCATTCAACAAATGGAAATCGTACTGATAGATCTACCAAATCTTCCGGTGATACACTTGCGTCAGCTCCGCATATTGTTACTGTAGAAACCATCTCATTGCAATACTTCAATATGCGTGTTGTAATGCCCACAAAGGGAATCGAACCCCTATCTCTTCCTTACCAAGGAAGCCTTCTACCATTAAAATATGTGGGCTTATATGTCTAGCATGTCATCAGCAATCTTGATCCATACGTGTTTATCTGGTGCGTGATCAAAATCACCACCATCAAATGGTTCAAGAACGCTCGGCATAATCCCAGTATCATCTTCTATACGGGCATCACGTATACCATGCAAATAGTATTCGCGCAGTTTTTCTGCCACAATATTTGTAATTGCCTGTTTTACAGTGATCATACCTATATGCCGGCATATGCGCGAGTTTAGCTTTGGTAACGTTCGATCTTCTCTTCTATTTTGCGCCGAAGCATTTCAATTTTGGATTGAAGCACCGTATCTATAATAATTCCTGCACTCTCTGATCCTTTTGACTTCAAATCAAGATATGCTCTTGCAGCAAATGTTGTAAGGTGTTCATCTGTATCATTGAGAATATTACCAATGAATTCATCAGCTAGGTCTTCGTCTCGTTTTTGAAGCCTGCCACTTATCTCTATGATTTTGCAGGGGTTAGGTATATTTGCGCTCATATCTTTTTCCGATACATTCAATAAGCTTCTTTGGATCATACTCTTTACCATTTTCTTTCAACCAATCTAACCATTCATGATCTGGCGATTTTAGAATGTATGTGCTTCCAGAAGCGGTCTTCACAATAAAACCGTCAACGGCTACGATTCTCGACGTAATAACGTGAGAGACTTCACCAGGGTGTGTTGGCCGGTTAAATACATCGCCGGCCAAACACAACTCTCCGCGCTCAGGTGCTTCGTATTCATTCTTGTACCTGAGTACCGTTGACCAATTGTCTATCTCGAAAACCTCTCCTTTCATACCTTTGCCATAATTGCTTTTATTTCTTCTTTACTATGTGACAATATCATCTTATGCAATTTTCCCTGGTCAACATGTCTAAGAACACGAAATACACAAATCTTTTTCTTTTTGTCAGATATTTTCTCTGAGAACATAAGATCAAGAACCTGCGCTGGCTCTAGCTGCTCTACAACAGATTGGAAAACAGAAACAGATCTATCATTGATGAATTCCTTGATTTTCTCTGACGGAAGGAAACGCATCATAGATTTACGCACATGAGCTTTAGCACCTTTTATCAGGTACATCATATCATCTGTGTTTCGCAACACTGCCGCAATATCCAGCCGAAGCTGATGATACATTCTATCGTCTTTGGCTGCTGTAATGAACTTTGCCAGTTCAACAACCTTTTCCCTCGGAACATTTGAAATGTACCTACGATAGGAATAGTTGCAGAAGAATTTGGCAAGCTCCCCAATAGGCTTGTCAAGACAAAGCAAATCAGGACGCCTCTGCTCAACGAAATTCTTGGTTGTCTTAGGCTGAGCTTCCAACCATTCTTTGATTTTTTCAGGCGCAATTTGCTCAAGATTATGACAAATTATCCTGAGCATGTTCTTCGGAGGTTTGTCAGCAACAATGGCTTGAACAACGCGCCTTAGAGCATCACCCTCTTCTTCCGAGAACTCTCTGGCATAAGAATCTTTGTCATCATAAACCTCAAATGACAAAAGACCACGCCTTACAACTGCATACTTCTTAGTACGCATCTTTGCATTCGGGGTCTTTCCAACAACTATGTAGAACTCATTGCCATTAGCAACATAATCCTCATAGTATGTGGCATCTTCCATGGTTGTACACCAACGAGTTCCAGAGCCATAAATGATCATGGCTTGCTTGGTGTCCACACGCATCACAAGGAAATCATCATCCTCGAATATTTTTTCAGCGCCATCTTTTTTCTCTTCTTTCTCTTGGCGCTTTGATTTACCCATCTCTTTGATTATGTCTTCAAGCTCGGTAACAGTCTTGTACTTGAAGATGTCTTTCACAGAGAAACGATCAATGTTCTCGTGAAAGAACTTAAGAGTGGGTGCGATATTTTCTGGTGTCTGACCTTCTTTCAACTGTGAGGCAATCCATAGCAGATACTTATTCTTGCCACAGCTAAAGTCTTCAATGGCTAAAGCCTGATCGGCAACCTCGGGGAATTTCTTGAGCAGGATTTCTTTGCGATTCATGGAACGTCCTCGTTGGATTTGAACGAGAACGCTACCGGTTGCTCGACCTCAACTTGCGTGGACCATCTTCAAATTTACCCTCACCCGACGCATCGCTGCTTCCTCGGTTATCCCGCTGCTGATGATATTGTGATCGTCTCTCCAATACACACCAACAAATACTATCCCAGGCTCGTCCGCAATCAGTTCACACTTGGCCCAGCTAGATAGAACATCATTGGATTGACAAGCTATTTCGTCTGGAACATTCAAAGACGAAATATACCAGGCCCCACCCTCTTCACAAACAATGAAATCTATCTTACCTACCATGCTTACCTTAAGTCAAATGTGCATATGATGTTATTGCTGAACCTTGTTTCATCAAAACGATACTGTATACCAATTCCCCAGCTGACGTTGTTGGCCATGTTTATCTGTATGTTTCCAAATACAAATAAACGCGTATCTATATCATATATAATTGGCTGAAAATAGACCAGACGAGAAAGTAGTATAGGACCGTTTACAATGGTGAAAGCCTGATTCCATTGGTTATTACTATACTGAAGATCAATGTATGATGATCCAAGAAACAGTGACCAGTATCGATTCTTGACCGGCTCTATTCTCCAAGCTTTACCACCAATTGTATTCTTCTGACCATACGCATGAATACATAACGTAAGCAGAAAAACAATCGTCAGAATAATGTATCGTATTTTTGAAATCATTGGTGGTACGCCTGGTAGGGCTCGAACCTACAACCTCAGCTTTAGGAAAGCTGCACTCTATCCATTGAGTTACAGGCGCAAAGTTTACTTTCTTGATGCTCTCTTTACTGTCTCTGACCGTTTCAAGAGAACAGGATCAACTACCGAATCTGGAGGGAAAGCCATAAGCTGGGCAATCTCTTTTCTATCGCTCATCTTTCCAAACTCAGCCAAATCCTCTCTCCTGTAAATGCCAAAAGAATGCCTCATTCTCTTGAAATTATCAACATTACTTTGTCTGATATCTTTCATTGGGTAGAATTCTGTACGAAGACCATCACCATGAGGTATGCTGTGAATGTTGGCAGCATCTATACAAACAAACTTGAACTTGTGCTTTCCGTATAGCCGCAAACGATACTCAAGATCCTCAGCTCCCCAATTTACAAACTTCTCATCAAATCCACCAGATTCAACATACATATCTTTTGATAAGACAAGAAATCCAACCAGATCTTTTTTCTCTTCACATGGCGAAACTATTATGAAATGCTCTTTAGAAATGTGTTCTGATATCGAATCCCAGAAGCCTTTTGAAACGAGAGTATCAGCATCGAAATACAAAAGATAATCAGCGCCAAGATCAATGGCTTTTTTGGCACCAGCATTCAACGCTACTGTTTTTCTGAACACATCATCATAAGGTGTCATCAACAAAGCATCAACACGGCCAGGAAACATCTTAGATAGTTCGTCTTTTACCCACTGACCTGTTTTCTGTGGACAACCGAAATCAACAAGCAAGTAGTGAACGTTATCCGGTGTTCCCTTCAGAAAAGCCACCGATGTTAGTTTCACATGCTCAAGTCTTCCTTTGCATGTTGAAATACCATAAACAATATCGTTCATGTTGGTATCTATATCCGCTTTCCAAATACCACTGGTCCTTCAACTGGATCGAAAATAACAAATGGTTTCCTTCCATTTCTGATTGGCCTGGCGGAACGAGAAAGAATAGGCGCCTGATACCCATCCAGCATGACCGGCATAGGCTCCTGCTGCCGCGCATGAACTTCACTCTCTTTCGGCTTTTCTTCCGAAGAGGATTCAATACCCAGCATTACTTTAATCAAGTCAATATCAACGCCATCAGTTTCATTATACAACATGAAAGATCATGGCTGTTGCTAAAGATTCTCGACTTGATTTTGAGACTCAAGTGGGATTTAGTCTCAGTTTTTTAAGCCTTCTTTTTACCGAGTTACCGCTAACACCAATAACACGACCGGTAGCAGAATATCCGCTGGCTTCAACCATTGAAACAAGATCATTATAACTAGGCCAAGCAATCTTACTTATGACTTTAAATTTCTTTTTGCATTCCGGTGTACAAAAGAAATGCTTAGCTTTGTTTGATGCGAATTTCCTAACCTCAATACCACACACCTCACAATTAACAATAATTGGTGGTTTTGCTTTGGTGAGTGGAACAAACTCTCTTAGTTTTGTTTGTTTCTCTATAAACAATGTCTCTGTGATTTCGTGGTGTAGCTCTGCATGACAATTACTACAAACCAAATCACATTTGTCAATTTCTGTTTTTACTTTTTCCCACGACCTTGCCACAGAAGATGATATATGAAAATCCTTTTTATCTGGGTCTGTGTGGTGAAACTGTAAAGCGGCAACACACTTGTCATAACCACAGTGTATACACTTTCCGCCTTTATACTCTACAGCTTTTTTCTTGATATTTCTCCTGTACTGCGATACTGATACGCTGTTGTACAGGTTTCTTGCATTTTTTACTGGCATGAACCAATGCAAGATTATGCATACATACAACGTAAACCGTTGAGCTTTTGAGTCACGCACTAACACTATCTATATCACTGGTTTTGTTTATCTATCAACGTCCAATGTATTTCCCTGCCGAAAGTTGGAGAAGATTTTACAAACCCTTCATTCTCAAAGCTTCTTAGCCAATAGTGGCATTTTGCCTGAGAACGATTAGTCTTTTCTTCGCCCATATACTTCAGTATATCTGTAACTGATTTGGCTCCGCCCCTCAAAGCAACCAGAAGTTTTTGCTTGAAACTTGGTTCCTCTGCCGGCTTTTCCACCTTCAGCACGAAAGGATAACGCTGATTCTTATCCACCCTCATGCTTGAATGACCAAGCACTCTCATCCTGTTGTAGAATTGAGATAGAGCAAGTATTTTGGTTTTTGAACTGTTGCACCATTCAACAAAAGCCACATATAGCTCAGGTGGCTTTACACCAAATTGCTTCGTTTCCTCTGGCCCAAGATACTGAGCCTTCTCCTTCAGGAACATAGAAACAATGTCAACTTCTTTCACGGTGGTAGTGGCTGAGTTCTTTAGACTATCAGCTTCATCCTGTGTTAGAGTTACATTGGGTATGTCTGGCTTCAATCCTTGAGCCTTGAAAATCTCTGTGTGCAAAATTGCATACACCAAACCAAGGACGGTCTTTTTGTACCACTCCAAAAACTCAGGTGAATTTGAGCACTTGTCTATAAATACAGCTTCCCAAACCTGATATGGTGCGGTTTGAGCGCCATCAGGTGTTAGGTATGCTTCAGTACCCTCTCGAAGCTTTTCCCATATTTTGTTTGTGGTATCATCGGTCAACAGCAAAGGAGATGATGCCAGAAAGAACTCACGAAGATTATTGGCTTCTTTGGTATCCATAACTCAATCATCCACCATGTGTTGAGAGGTGTAGTCTTTCAGTATGCACACAAGAATCTGAGAATCAGTCAGGTCATCCCCATACTCATCCTTGGCCATAGAAATGGCCTCATGAATGATGCCGGCCTCTCTATGGGATACATCAAAAGAAAGACGGTTTTGCTTTTTCTTCTTCTTGGTTTTTTTGGGCCCGCTAAGAACCGCTTTAATCTCTTCTTTGGTAGCGTTTTTAGCAGCAGAAATCATTGCATCTAGATTATCAACACTGACATGCTTCATCAGCAATATCATCTTGTTGATATCTATGCTGTGTTTCTTTGGATCAAAAACACTAGCTAGCTCAATATAGTATTTGGAGTATACATCAGACCACTTGCGGGCTCTCTTATACAGAATCCCAAGGTCCTGTGTGACATACTCTTCCCATGAATCATATCCACAGTAGGCAAAGAAAGGAATGGTTGTCCTACCATCCTCTATGAATGCTACCCTGGTGTAGAACAAGCGCTGACACATCTCAAGGTCATTGCCAATATTTTCAGCAACAGCCTTTCTGATTTCAGAACGAAGATTTTTGGCCTGACTGCGGGGAAGAGTCTCTTTGACAGGATCTAGAATCTTTTCACACGCTGACATGTTCTTGTTCTTTCTTTGAATCGCCAAGCCAATTACTGATCGCCGGAATGTGAGTGGCTAACAATATCCCTATGGATAGAAGACACCAAATTGCAGGTTGTTCATCCTTGTTACTTGATAATAGAAACATCAACAAAGGTCCAAACAACGCGTGGTATAGTACAACCCTCCACGCCCCGTAAAACAACGGCACCACAAATGCCACAAAGATATAACTGAAATAATGCGGGTCTAGGTTTGATAACTGAAGCATCCAAGCTATGTGCCAGTTACCATGATAGGAACATGTCACCGCTCCACATATAGTCTGATCCGGTGGGCTACAGTTTGCCGGAAAACCAGGAAACATTAGCATTGACAACATAACCATCGTTGACAATGTACATGCCGATGCAATCATTCCCCAATGCTTCCATGCTTGAGGTTTGAATGATAACGCAAACATATTAATGAAGAATGGCTGGAATGCAATGTGTATGTAACTTAGGATTGTCAATACGGTATTGTAGTCATTGCCGCATTTCCCAATCCACATATAAGTAAACCCTTGCAAAGCTTCCATGCAGGAGAAGTATGCAAGGGGTAACCAACGGGCCGTGGGATGTTTGTAACGCGCTGAAAGATAAGCTCCAGCAAATCCAACTGTAGCTAGAGTGAAAGAAGCTTCACCTGACCAACACATAATTACCTGGCAGATTCTTCAGCAGCTTTAATGAACTCTTCGTCAGTCGGTTCATGTAGGCCTGTCTTACCGGCTTGATCATATTTCTCTTTCAACTCATCGATATGATAGCAAATTGGAATTTCGTTTTCTCGCTCTATAATTACACGAGGGAGAGGGCCGCAGTTTTCATTGCAGCCAACATACTCGTATACCCTGATGAAAGAGATGTTGTTCTTTTTCAACAGTTCACATGCTTGTTGTTCAAGCGGTGTCATTGGTAACCCCGCCCGGATTCCAACCGGGACGCCATTTCTGGCGGCTGATTTTAAATCAGATGCGTCTGGCAATTCCGCCACGGGGTCATACTGTTCAAAACATCACTGTTAATGATGTCACAGGATTGCTTTTGTCATGGTTAACAGCTGAAATTTGTAACGTGCCATTTATGAAAGATTCGGCAAGCCACACATTACCATCCTGATCGGTTAGGTTTTTGCCAACAATGTCATCGGTGGTTTCTGCTTTTAGAAACTGCCGCGTGCCAAAAGAACGGCTTTCAATTACCTTTATCATTGGTGTATACTTCTCCCATTTAGGAACAATCTTTGGGCGATGTTCACAGTCCCAATTTTCACAAGGACCAGTAGTTACTCTTCCGAACTTTTCCCTTTGACCATCACAACAAACATCATAGGCGTAACACACATCACAGATCCAGCGTCCGTCCTCAGTCTTGGCGTGTGATAGATAGGAAGCTCCATCTTTACACGTATCACAAGGACAGAAATCGCAGAATCTCATGATGTCTTTTCTTGGGTGGGACCGGTGGGCTTCGATCCCACGACCTTGGAGTTAAAAGCTCCCTGCTCTGACCAACTGAGCTACGGACCCTAAATAGATCCGTAGTAAAAAAACCTCACGGATCTATCGTAAGTCAGGTTTCAAACGTTTGTAGAGAGCTATAATCATGTTAACCATTTGGTGCTGGAGACTGGCTTCGAACCAGCGACCGCACGCTTACAAGGCGTGTGCTCTACCAACTGAGCTACTCCAGCATATAGTTATGTGTGTTTATTGACTGGTGTGGGATAACAGGATCGAACTGTTGGCCTCGGATGTGTAAAAACCGCGCTCCACCGCTGAGCTAATCCCGCATGTGTGATTTTTTGTGTGCAACGGAAACAATCTCTCGACCTATTTCGCAATTGACACTTGAAAATATACAGACCTATTAGTAGAAACCGATTATTTAAACGCCCTTCTCAAAAACAAACCCAAGCCTCCAAGCAAAGGCAGCAGCATGGGGAGATTCATGAAAGCATCATGAAGAGGATTTCCACAGCAATGCATTTCAATCTAGACCATTCTTTTTGAGTTGGTGTGTTTTCCTGGCCCACTGGAAATATAGAAGAACCCAATGCCATTCTTTTGAATCGAAGCCAGCCTTGTCATCGATAAGAACGGAGAAGTATGGTTTCACATCAAAACAACCAGTAAGCGTATTTTTGACCGGCGTTTCATTTACGCTCTTGAAATTCACACCAAGAGCAGATAGTTTGTCAGTATATTTGGGATAGTCTTTCTCATAGCAGCAGGTCCAAAGAACGAGATGAACCTCTGGCATTTTGGATAGCTCGCGCAAAGTGGCGATAGCTTGAGGATAGAAAATAACCTCGGCATCTTTGTACGTTGACTCGGCTATTGTATCATGGACATCAACCATGACATAGATGGTATCCCAGCCACGGTCAACGGCGGTCTTATACGCTTTCTCTATAGATCGTTCAAGACTCATAATTTAGTGCGCAAGGTAGGATTTGAACCTACACGCCCTTACAGGCAGCGAGTTTTGAGCCCGCCGCGTCTGCCAATTCCGCCACTTGCGCTTTGTGAAGAGATCAACTCTTGAGTTTTTCTTTCAGCTCTTCTACCCTTGAGGTCAGTGTTTTTATTACTTCTACAGAGGCCGCTTGAGCCATTTGCAGCTGCTCAATTTTTTCCACCTCAGGCTTCTCATTGTACACCTGATTAAGACATTGGCAGAAGTAGTTGGTATCAGACGGCAGGATACGCTCCCCCGTCTTATTGTCAACGATGACTTTCTTACCGTCAACCACAATCACGGAGAAGCGATCCACCATCATATCATACCACCTTGCTACACAGCCCGCTCAACAGCTACTTCATTATCGAACTCAACATCACGCAAACCATAGTTGATGATCACGGGCTCGCTGTATGTGGTTGATTTCATCCACTTAGGAATATATCCCTCATGGTTTGAAAGAAGAAGCTGAAGTGCCTTGTTAAAAGCCTCTCTGATATGTCCACGCATATCAAATGTAACTTTGACGGTGCGAAGGTGGGCCAATCGCTTCTCGGCAATCATACGCCCTTTAGCTTTGACAAACTGGTCTACAGGAGAGCAGAAAGAAAAAGCAGCTACATGCGTCTGAGGATTGGCGTCTTTATTGGGACGCAACATCGCCACTGTTACATACCCTAGACGGTCATAGCCAGGAACAATCACCCTGAAATATCCAAACTTAGTCATGTTGATTTCTCTTTGTTGTTTCTTTGTTGAGGGTTAGAATCCACTGTCAGATTTGAACTGACATCTTCACCAATACCATAGGTGGCTCTACCGTTGAGCTAAGTGGATGTGAAATAAGTAAACCACAAGCTTTCTTTTACCAGATTTCTTGCATGTTCTGTCACACGATCTGCAAAACCCTGGATAACTTTCTCGTCAAATGATTCGGCTGGCACAAACTCACGGATAGTAAGTAGTGGACCGCTCCAGTCAGGTATTTCAGATCCAAGAAGTTTTAGAGTACATGCCACTCTAATTCTCTGTTCATCGTATCGGCTACTCTCTATGAAACACTCGAAAGGAAAACGCTCTGCATGAGCTTTTAGATAATCACCATTACCTTTGAGTGGTATTTCTTTTCCAAATACAGTTATTGTCATTTTAGTCTTTCAACCATGAGCTGATAATACTCTGGTTCTTTCTCTACCATAATGTATTTACGTCCAAGTTTCTTTGCAGCTAGGGCAGTGCTTCCGCTACCAGCAAAGAGGTCTAATACATATTCCCCAGGCATGGAGTGTGTCTCGATCAGAATCTCACTCAGTCTGATAGGTTTTTCAGTGGGATGAACTTTGCCACGCATTATTTCGGTGACATCTGTCCACACATTTGTTCTGCGCTTGAATTCAGACTTTGCCGGGTATTTTTTATTGTAGCCTGGGTAACCTCTCTTTTCTTCTAGGAGAGGGATGTTGAACACTCTTGGTTTCTCACCGTAAACAAGCCAAGCCAATTCTTCTCTGGTGAAGAGATAGTCATTGCTTTTTCCGTAGGCTCGTTTTTTGGACCAAGTGATTACGTTACGAATTCTTAGGTGAGTTTCTTTCTCAACTTTAGAAAGAAACTCAAACCATACACGGTTCATGTGTGTACCAATGCCGCCCCACATGAACGCGCTACCACCATCAACCAGTAAGCTTTCGCATAGAGCTGCCCATTTGATGTAGTCTTGGGCAGTGACATCTTTATCCCAATCCTCGTCTACAATATCGCCGTATGGAGGATCGGTCACAATGAGTTCAACACGTTCTATACCAATTAGTTCTTTGATGAGATCGCGAACATCATTGTGAACGGTAGCATCACCATTTATGATGAGATTACCGTCATAGTTGGTGTAGTCCATCTTCTGCCACAAGCTCTTTTCTAATATCCATCAATATACGGCCGAGATAGTTTGAGCCTTTTCCGTTACACACTCCCCAGAATGTATCGTTCCATTCATTGAGTTCAACCAGCTCTTCATCACCGATATCGAGGAGCTTTTGCTTCAGTTCGGGGATTGCGAATTTCAGGCGCAGAATATTTCTCATTACATCAAGGCGTATTGCTGTCCAATCATCTCTAACAGCAATGACCTTACCAAGACGTTTGGCGTCTGAGGCTGTTTTGGACAGTCTTATACGTTCTCTATCAAAGTCATCTACGGCTTTGGCAGCTTGAAATGCATGTTCGCTGGATTTGTACTCAAGCCCATTGTACACCAAAACGCATGGGTAGAAGTTTGAAAGGAAAAATAATTTGCCAGAAAAACTTCCCATATAGGATGTCCACTTGTACCTTTTGAGGTGCCCACTCGCACTTGAAAAGTGCCCACTATTGGATTTGAACCAACAATCTCATCTTTACGAAAGATTTGCGCTACCAATTACGCCAAGCGGGCATGAGAGTGTTATACTTTTTTGTATATGTTAGGTGTTGTATTTAGAACACCATCAGCGGCGGCAAGAATGCCATAATCACCATTTGGCCATGTCACAACTATGAGGCGTATATCACAATCATCTCCCATAATTGATTTTACCGACGTGACAGCAGAAGCCTTGGAGTTCTCTAGATTTTTGTCATGAATTCTGGTAATAAAAACAGTGTTATCAAATACTCTTGTTTCGGGAAGCGATGAAATCGTCACAAAAGGCTCAGGCATATCTCGTGTGAAAGAGATCACCTCATCATCAGCGATATTGATGTTTGTTTGATTTACAATTGTTTTGTGCATGGCATCCTGGGAGGGACTTGAACCCCCAACGTTCGATTTAGAAAAACGATACTCTATCCATTGAGCTACCAGGACGTTGCACCCCCGGCAGGATTCGAACCTACGGTGAGTTTCCTCGGAAGATTAGAAATCTTCTGCCTTATCCACTAGGCTACGGGGGCGTTGTCTTTTACAGTATCAGACCGCTTTTTGGAGGCGGTGGAACTTTTCTTGCTATCGTCAGGCCTTCTTTATTGGCCCTGTTTTGAATCATCTGTTCTTGAATCTCTTGAATCATGGCATCATACTTTCTGCCACGATCAGGCATGTCATTGAAGAACCTGACGTTATCAATAGCGACAGTAACGTCTACAGCGTCCTCTTCGGCATCCACAGGAACCATGGTGTTCTTGTGCAAACCGATGGGCCCATTCTGAGTCATTACCATGAACATATCACAGCGCAACTCATAAGCTTTTTCAACTGTCACGACCGTATTTGGAACAGCGCCATCAGGAACCATTCCAACAAGACGACGATTTCCAGAATTTACAATTGCCATCATTTTATCTTGAGACATAACATATACCTTTCGAGGAAGGCAGTGGTCCCGCCCCACAAACCCGTTAAGGTTCATTCGGTGTTCAAAGCCGATCCAGTGCGCTTGTCTGGTTTACCTTCCATGTTCATTTTCTTATGTTCTACTGTGTGACAATTAGGACAAACAAGTCTAAGGTTTTCTAATTCATCTGATCCTCCGTCACAGCGCCTAATAATGTGATGTATTTCTAGTATATCAACATTATCAAGTTTACAAAACTCACAGAGCGCGCCCCCTTTCTGTTATCAGCCTTTGTTTAAGAATTCTTCTTGTTACAACCTTGTTTTTTGTTGGTGCCCCTGCGTTATTGTATTTGATACCTATTCTTGATTTGTTAGCACAAGCCCTGCTACACGTGTTTTTGTTCAGCCCTTTTTTGAACTGTGTACCGCATATAGCACATGAAACCATGATTGTGCGGCTTTTGCCATAACAAGCTTTGCTACAATAACACTTACCACTTTCAAGTTCTTTGCTTCGTTTGTAGGTTGGCTTACCACAAAATTTACAAGTGCAATTGGGGTTTTCTTGTAAATTTTTCTGGCATTGGACTCGGTCAACCTTCCGTTATCATATCAAAGACCTACCCTTATGCCTAGATATAACCCGATGTCTCCATTAAAACCAGCAGAAACGGATGGTCCTACTTGTAAATTCTGGATTAGTGGTATGTTGGCATCATGTAGGTTGTAATTGACAGGGGATAGAAAAACAGTCCCTTCTTTGGTTTGAGTTGCGTATCCAAGGCCAACAGTCAAGAAGCTGAACGTTGGATTAGCCTTTGTTTTCCCATAGCTTAGAAGACTAATACCCAAACCAGGCATTAGCTCAGCCGTCCATTTGTTGGCAACCAACCCTACATCTGTAGAGAGGTAAAGCCGAGGATCAAAACGGAAAGCAGAATCCGGATATTCTTCTTTGAGCTGTGCCTGAATCGGAACAGAATAGGTTTTATCGCCAACCTTGATGTTGAATTTACTATAGGCGAAGTGGCGGCCCTCTTCGTCCTGGCCAAGCACTGTAACAGACTGGTAGCTGCGAGGCAAGATCTGAAGCGTCCAAGGCTTCTCGGCCTTCACGTCAAAGCCAACCTCTCCAAACGGCACTGCTGTCTTGTCACTCATCGGTTCGTCAAGGCGAAGATACTGAATGTTAGCCAGATAATCTTGGGGAACCTGACAATCTCCGCAAGGTATATTAACAAATGTTGGAGGTTTTACAGTACCACCATTGTTGGCGCCCACTCCAGAAGATCCGTTATTCACAACAGGTCTTGGGCCTTGGTTTGTGGAAGCAATACCAGTCCCATTGAACCCTGGTGTATAGGCCGTAACAACATTTAGAGCTTTTACATCAGCTCCAAGAATTGCCATATCGTCTTTGATCTTCTTAAGATCAAGACCATTTTGTTTTATGATTGTTTCAAGGTCCTTCTTTGTGATGTAAGAAGCCTGAGAACGAACCAAGTTATCACCGAGGTCTTTGCTTTCAACAACGCTCTTCTCAATTACCCGAAGGCGCGCAATCATATCGTATTGTACCTTGATAATAACTACAAGGATTGATAGTACAAGAATTACAACACCACCTATAATTGCTTTGGTTTTCCAAGAGTCCATTTATTCTTCATCTTCCTCTTCAATGATAGGGGTTCCGAACGGCGGAGATGGTTTGGTTGGAATATCCGAATATCGAAAAGTATCCCTATCAAAGAAATCTACTTCAGTATCTCGCTTGCTATTACGTGATGTTTTTCCAACAAGGTTTCTCGACGACAAATCTCTTGGCAACAGAGGAGGCTTTGGCAGAGGGGGAGGTTTCAGAGCCTCCCCTTTCTGTTTTTTAAGTAGAGCGATAACCGCATCAAGAAGATCTTGCTCTTCAGGCCGAAGAGTACCATCAGAATCTCTAAGTATTCTTCTGGCCCATCTATCAGCGGCAACAAGAACATTATGCACCAGCCTTACATCATCGCCCATATATCAATACGACATCATTCCTCTATGGCTAATAGATGATCTCCAATATAGTTATGATTCAAAGAGAATTCAGGAATTTCAAAATCTTCCTTTATTCCATCGCCCTTGCAGAATTTCACACACCATCCAACCTTCTGCCATGTAGGCATCGGCCCTCGGTGAATTCCTTTATCAGCTAACATCTGAACCATTTCTGCCTGGTTTTTCTTGTGTAATTCTTTATGAGAGAAATGTTTTTGAGCAAGGCTTGATATACCATTTCTAATAGCATCTTTCTGACGCCATACAAAATAGTTATTCACTTCTTCTTTTGGTAATACAAAAGCTCTTGAATCAAATGTTGCAATTTTCTTGTGAGCTTTGTTGAGTTGCAACATGGCGTGATTGAAAGCAGCTGTAGCGATACTTGCGCTCACGCTCACAATTTTCTGTAGGCTCTTGTCAAACCAAGCCTGTGTACTGAATGTTTCGTAGTCATTGATAAGAATACTGATCTCGTCTGACTGTATGTAAGCTACTTTTGCACCGCTTATATTCTTGATTAGTGTTTTTGCTGCCTCGGTCATTGCCTTGTGCATTGTTGGATCGAAAGGCTTATCCAGACCTCTTGTGTAGGTGTGGAAATGGCATCCGTCCAAACGAATAATTAGCGGCGTTCTTGGGGTCAAATGAATCCTTGGAATGTTTTCGTAGGATTTCATTCTGTTTCCAAGGCTATCTTTTTCGGGTTTCATTTTGTATCTCCTTTGGGAATCTTCTGGTATTGAAGCATGAGCGATATTGACAGGTATGCTACAATTTTTGTAACAGCAGCCTCAAGAACTATTCAAGAGAGCCTTGAGATTGCCATGGCTCGCCATATGTCTAGCTTGGAAAAAGACCTAGCCAAATCAATGAAGCGTATTGGCTACAAACCAACTGTCATAGGGAACATAGAAAATACATTCGCTTCTGAGGATAGTGTACTTCCAATAACGCTATACACGAGAGAGAAGAAAGTTGACGGTCCAACTCTTCTTGTTGTGGCTGGTTTCCATGGTGATGAACCAGCCGGACCACTAAGTGTTCTCAGTTTTATCGAGAACAACCCAGACTATATATCAAAGGCAAACCTATCGTTTCTTCCTATTGCTAATCCATTTGGTTGTCTGAAGCTTCGCAGATGGGGTCTGAAAGAGATGGATCCAAATAGAGGTTTCTGTAGAAAGAAAGACAAGATCTCAGAAGAGGGTATCGCACTAAAGGCTAGACAAGCTGACTGGGCCGAACTTGCAAAGGATGGATTGATAGACCTTCACGAAGACCCTGATGGCAAAACAGCTTTCGTATACACATGGAACAGAGGTCCTATAAACAACCTAGCCAAAAGCATGAGCAAGAAACAGAGTATGTTTTTCAATCTTGCTCCTCAATCAGATATGAGAAAGAAATCAAATTGGGAAAGTGTTAGCAAGGGAATAATACACAACATGAAAAACGGCGGGTTTGAGGATTGGCTATTTTCAAGCGGTACAGTTCCTCACATAATCACTACAGAAACACCAGGACTACAGCGTATGAATGAGAGAGTTCAGTGCGGTGCTGAGCTTATCAAACACTTCATAGACTATCACATAGAGAATAAGGGAAAGATATGACAGACACACCAGAATATGTATGCGATTTGGAAGAAAGCCAGATACCAGCTTCTGAATGGATACCAACACTAAAAACCAATGGTGATCACTATAGCGGAACAACCCTTGAGGGAGAGTCCAGGGATCAGCAGGTGATTGATGCCGCTGGAAACACCCCAACATGGCTAAGACGTTGGATACCTGTGACATGGGAAGAGAACGGACATACGATTACTGTATTTACTCTTCCTGATTACTTCTGTGTTGGAACGGATGTCGATTTTGTGTATCCGTCAATGAATCCAGTATCTGCTGAGACATTGGGAGCACATATCAAAGCGGTGCTACCAACTAGGAAAATTGTCAATCAGATATACGCAGCGGCAGATAAAAGGGAAGAGGGCCACCCAATGACGCCAGATCAAGGATATCCATACGATGATAGTATGAGGTATACTTCACGCTGGGCAATCAATGCTGCCAAAATATGGGAGAGCGTTAATGCATCTCCAGGTATTTTCCTTCGTGGTCATAAGAAGGTGATGGTGGTCAGTCACGGGCTGGAGAAGAAGCCATCAACGAAGGTCCCATACCAGCTATACAAGCTCGGATTCTACGGCTGGAGCAAGTCCGGTCAAGCACCTGCACAGCCCTTGGTGAACGGTTCCTGGGCCATTCAGGGCCCTACTGTTGGTGGCAACATGATCGCCCATGAGTGGTGGTATGATGATTATGCTCATGCAGCCGAATTCATCCATGAAGATTGTGTGATCGATGATGTTGTCATGAAGGTAAGAGATGTAACCAAAGATCCAGAACTGTATAAGTTGGTTCTAGATCCTCCAGGTTGGGAATACCAAGGCTCACCAGATAAGCCTCTTATGTTTTCCAGCTATCACGATCTACTTCCATGAATCGGGCAAAGAATCGGGCAATGATAGCCCGATTCTCACAAGCTGGTCCATGTGTAAGGTAGCTTTCTGTTCAATGCTCGTAACGCGCTACTAACACCCTCTGTCGCTGGCTCGGGCATTATGACAGTGGGAGCTGTTGTGGCTGTTAAAGCAGCTCCAGGTGATTGCTTGCGTTCGTATACTTCAACAGCATAGAGCCAGGTCTTTCCAGCCTCAGACAATGGGAAACCTTTGTTCTTTGCTTCTTGGAATACAACAGGATCAATCCTTTCACCAGTTGCGCCCTTCAGATCATGAGGAGCAACACGCAGCTGGTATTCTTTACCATTCCAGTTGACTATCTCTGTGTAACCAACTGGCTTCTGACCAATCCATTCACGTTGCTTTGTCCTAGCAAGCTCACTCACAGACTGATGATCTTTCACTGGAACAAATTCATTGGATAGAGATGGAGCTGCCGGGGTAACAACCGAATCCTGAGGTGCATCGCTTGGTTGCCAATTTGGATTTGGTTCAGAGAATGGTGGTGTAGCTTGTCCTTGAATTGATTGTATCGCTTCATCAATCTTGGACTTGATGCCACTTGGAGGTCCGTTAGCTACCATTGACCTTACCTTGTCTGGCATGATTCTTCCGCCTTCAGCCAAACCAGAGTTCTGTTTGACTGCCAAATCCTGATACTGTGGATTTTTGAACACCGCCTCTGGGTGTTGTTTCTTGTAGGCTTCTTGGAAAGCGAGAGAGGCATATATTGAACCATCAGGGTTCTTGTACCCTCCAAAGTTCATGAGATAGATATCACCAGCAGTTTTGTTCTGTACAGGGAAACGCTGAAAGAACTTCTCGGTCCACTTCAAAGACTCTGTTGGCGGAAGGAGATAGAAATTCTCCCAAAGATGATCTGTGATACCAAGCATTTGAGCTGTTTTCTTGATAAGCTGGTTGAAACCTTGAGCAATGATTTTCCCGCCCTGAATATTACGAGCAGCAGGATCGAAACCTGATTCATTATTGATAACAGCAGCAATGTTGTATGGGTTAGCATTCAGACGTTGACACATCTGAACAAACTGAATCCAGAACTCTGCTGGCAAACCAGACCCCTTAGGACCTGAAGAGGAACTAACGGCTGCTTTGTAGAACAGCTCAGAGTGTATTGCTGCTATAGAAGCTTTTCTCATACACATTTATGGCTTCTTATGCCCTAAGAGCAAGTGACAGCTCCCTGAACGTGTTTCTGAAAGATGTGCCTCTAACATCATCAAAACAATTAGCTTCATTCAAGAAATTCTGCACTCCAACATAGTAAGGGTTCCTTAACATGTTGATTACACCAACCAAATCAGAAACCTTTGTGGTTTTCAATTCTTTGTGAGCCATGTAGCTTTCAATCTTGGCAGCAGCCTTTTCCCTGACATGTGGAGTAAGAGCAACTGGAGAGATTGACTCTCTGTGGTACACGATCTCAAAGTTTAGGTAGTAACCGCGCTCTTCACACCAATCAACCATTTCAGTAACATTGAAAACATTGAAAGCACAGATGGTGTGGTAGATCTTTCCAAGTTTATGTTTGAAAGAGTCAATGTTGCGTTCTATTACATCAAACTTGCTTGGGTATCTGATGTAGTCATTTACAGGACCAATACCATCAAGGCTGAAGTTTATGGTTGCGCTGGTAAGCTTTTCAACAGCTTCTCTTGCTCTTGGTGATATTGATGTACCATTGGATAGAATGTCAAAATGAACTCTTGGTATTGAGCCAATGCGTTCCAGCAAAGGAACAAACATTTGGTTGGTAAAAACCTCTCCGCCGCTTATCCACACACTCATACCGAAAGCCTTAGAAGACTCTATTATTGTGCGAATGATCTCTTCAATGAGAGGTTCGTTTTCAGGCCAAGCCAGATTACCAATAGCAGAGGTACCAGTTAGTATGAGTTTGCCACTATTATCTTTGGCAAAGTTGAAAGTACCATGGCTACGTGCCCATTCTGGTATCTTCTGCAACTTGTTCATTTGCTCATACCAACCAGTGCTTGAACTGGGGCTGCACATGACACAAGCTATGTTGCATTTGTTACCAAGAATCAGATTCATGTTTGTTGGCTTTATGTCTGTTTCACCATCTTCTTTGGTATGAATCTCACATATGTCTTTTGTGGCCCATCTGTTGACTTGTCTTTGGAACTGTCTTAACGATGGAGGTCCACCTTTCTCTTCAGCGTTCCAGCAATAAGAACATGTGTCAGGTTTCTCGTTGTTTAGAAACTGAAGCCTAACCTTTTTCTTCTCCGGATGGTTATGGTCTATGTTTTCATACCCAAGAGATGCCGTTGACCTACAGCACAGTTTGTGAGCGCCGTTATTGTCTATGAATGTTTGTAGCCATGGAACCGGGCAAAATGAGTCTTCCATTATCTGCGCCTCTGAATTGTTTCATTTACAATGAAACCATACTTACGTAACTCTATGTAAAGCTCACTAAACACACGTTTGAAAGATGTTCCACGAATGTCATCCAACAACTTTGCATATTTTAGAAATTCTTTCGGATCTCCGTCACCAGGAGTTACCAAAGATCCATAAAAACCCATAACATTTTCCTCAGATATTATATTTGGTTTATTTGTATTGTAATAGTCCAAGATTTTGTTAGCTGCCTTTTCTCTGATAGGAAGCGGCAAAACCCTTGGTGAATATCTATTAAACCCAAATGCGGGATTTATGTTTGCTGAAAAATCATTGGCATTGCACCACTCAAGAACATCAGAAACATTGAAAACATTAAACGCTGTAACCGTTATAAATACCTGTTTCACCCACGGCTTTACAAGTTTGGCCGTATTCTCAACAACATTCCATTTACATGGATATCTTTGATATTCAATAACATCTCCAACGCCATCTATACTAAGAATTAACTTTACGTTAGTTAATCTACCCAAAAGATCAATTTCTTTTTGGTGTATAGATGTGCCGTTAGAGAAAACTTTAACATATACATTTGGAATATTTCCAAAACGCTCTAACACGTATAAAGCGTCTTGGCGCAAAAAAAATTCACCACCAAGAAGTTTAAGGTCCAGTCCTTTATGCTGAGCCGCAGCCTGACTAACCATTACAAATACTTTTTCTTGTATTTCTGGGTTATCAAACCAATCTGTTCCAATAACCCTCATTTTGTTGTTTACTTTTTCAGCAAAAACACCAGTTTGACCAAAATCCCATTTAGATATATGTTCCCAATCATTAGTCCACCCTGTTGAAGATGGTGGCCAACACATAATACAAGCAAGATTACATTTATTCCCAAGTGTCAAATCTATACTTTTAGGAAAATATGTAGTATAACCATCTGCTTGTGTTTGTTCCACAAACATAGTTTTTGAAAATCCTTGTAATAATGTTTGACGAAGAGAAAAACCACCATTATCTTCTATCTCAAAACACTGACACGCCTCTGGAGTTTCATTGTTCAAAAACCTTAATCGAAGTTTTTTTTTATTATCGCTATTATGATCAATATCAGCACCCAAGTGCTGTGTTCTATAAAGGCAACATGGTATATGCTTACCGGTTGACTCTATAAATGTAGTTGACCACGGCGATGGGCAAAAATTATCTTTCATACTCTCCTTATGTTTTTTATATGACGTTTCCTAATTCTTCCATTTCTATCACGAGGATAATATTCCCTCATTGAATCTGGAATATCAGGTCTGGTGAAAAATTCTTCATCGGTCACTCTTGGCAGCCAGTCCCAATCTTTCGGCCATACAGACACGTGGCCATAATCAAGCCATCCTATTGCAACATTGTCAGGGTTATAGGTAGTGTCATCAGTAAGGTTTAATCTCAGATAGTTTCCAGACAAGTGTATGTCTTTATTATAGGTCCTAATCTCTGATGCGTGTACGTGGAAACTACGAACCAACTTGGATGGATTTACCGGTAAGAGCCCTGAGTTCATTAGTTCGTATGCAAACCTATTATCACAACCTAGCACTCCAACATGAAAATCTACATTAGAAACACTCAAGGGCGTCTTGAACACATAGGTATCAAATGACAGGTTGGCAGAACTACCGCTCCACCACTTGGCTTGTGCAATTGTATCGCTATTATCTATGTCAATTGGAGGATCCCATCTTGTCAAACAATAGCACATCAATTTGGATTGAAAATCAAGCAATGACAGTGTATCATCGAAGAATATGTCAGAGTTGGTAAGCGCTACAATAGTATCTGGTGGTATGTTCGCACCAATGTAGTCAACCAGTGTCTTGAAAGTTGGCCGCTGATCTGTGATGTTTATATGTGTTTTGGGGCTTTTAAATGACAAAACCCTGGAATCCTCGGTGACAATGTGAACCGAATCAACCAGAGGATTGTTCAAGTTCTTTGTCAAAGCGTAGGAGAACTCATCGTTCCTACGCTTGTTTTCCGAGAAAGCCAGGGATGTTACTAGATGAACCATACCTTATGGCATATATCATCTAGTCAGCATCATCCATTTCGTCCAAACTTTTCTTCCAATGCTGCCGTTGTTTCTTGGAGGTTTGGCGCTTGTATATTCTTCTAGCTTCGCGAGCTTCTTTTTTAGTCTCAAAACGTTGATGGCTCTTTTTCTTTAGCCATTCAATATCTTTCTCCAACTCGTCCATAACAGACCTCTGTGACACCACCGCACATGCTGAATATCTCCGTCATCCCACCCAGATTTGAACTGGGGATCTTTTCGATGTCAACGAAACGATTTAGCCGCTAATCTATGGGATGTTCTTTTGGTGGTGAGCCGAAAGGGAGTTGAACCCTCAGTCACAGGGTAAGAACCTGCTGGTTTAGCCATTAACCGACCGGCCCGAAATAGCAACGAAAGAATCGAAGACCTTGCTTGTCGGCTGCTCTACCACTGAGCTATGTGGCGGGAAACCACAGCAGGACTCGAACCTGCGACCCGCTGATTAGGATGAAGGATCCTCTACGCGTTGCTTTGTCGGGGTGGCCAGGATCGAACTGGCGACTTCTAGTTCCCAAAACTAGCGGACTACCGCTGTCCTACACCCCGTAAATCTAAATCATGTCCAGCATGTAATGCTGCGTGACAGTTTTTGCAAAGAAGAACACATGTTTCAATTTCAGTTTTAACGTTTTCCCAACACCAACCTCTTGAATATTTGAAATTAGGATCTTTTTTGGAAGGATCTAGATGATGTATATCTAAAGCTGCTTGATATTTATCATATCCACACGCTTTACATTTACCTCCAAGAAACTCCCTGGCTCTATTTTTATTTTCTTGGCCCAGTTTAGTGGTATATTTGTTGTGACACCTACCACAAACTGTTGTTTTGTTACCATAGAATTTTTCTGGATTTGTTTCTCCACAACTACATTTACGAGGGCGTGGTATTTTTGAGTCCTTGTTTTCTATTTTCCCATGTGGCCCACGTAACAAAACAAGTTTTTCTTTTTGTACCCAGTATCTAATTGTTGTTTGTGAACATTCTAGTTCTTTTGCAAGTTCATTTGTACTATATCCATTTTCAACTAGTTTTTTTAGTTTCTCGATATCCATAGTTCAATATGGTGTTGGAAACGAACGAAAGTTTTGAAGACCAACGCCCTCCGAAAGTCATGTTTCCTTGGGCCTAAATGATGCCCGCCAATTTAGGACATCGCACTGTCATATTGATGAAAGATCTTCGTGACGCGTTCGTTACATGTATCTGTTTATATCACGTGATATGCCGTGAAAGAAGAAAATCTTACGAAAGCTCCGAACGTATTTGCAATGGTTGTAATAACCCCAGTGTACTCCTGGTCCATACATCCAATCAAGTCATTGTCACCAAGATAGTCAAGTACCACAATCGAAGTACATTCACACATATGACTAAGCTTGTTTTCCTTGAACTTCTTGTTGCAAACCAAGCGCCTGTGATGATGTGGTACTTGCTTTATTTTGTTTTGGGTTCGCCCAATAAGAGTACCAAATATTGTGCTGAAAAACTTGTCCATAGTATATTCTGGATTGTATTGTTCTGTGGGAAACATCTTAAGAGTAACCCTAGAATTTTCTGTTGGACACTTATCAAACCACACAGGAGATTCTGCATTCAATACGCAAATGTCATTAGAGAAGTCACCAACATCGTAGATTGGTGTAATGGCGGCTGGATCATGAACCAGTAACCACTTAGCAGCTTCTCCATACATTTCGTGTTTGTATTTCATGCGGATACTTATATCAAGAAATAAGGAACGAAAAAGCGAAAGACCAGTTTTTTCGCGCTCTACCAGACTGAGCTATATGCTGATGTTGGGCTTTATGAGCCTTGTCAGCATAGTTGGATTCGGACCAACGACCTCGATCTCCTAAAGATGAATGATCTTTCTAACGCGTTCCTTTGTCAGGGTGAGAGGAATCGAACCTCCAGCCTCCTGGCTCCAGACCAGGCCGTCTACCAAATTGACATTACACCCTGAAATACTAACGAAAATAGCGATGACCTTGGTTTTCAATGTTCGGTTGATGAAGGATCATCTTGCGCGTTAGTTGGTTGTGGTACCCCGATTCGAACAGGGGAAAAGACCTTCAAAGGGTCCGGTTATACCGCTTAACTATACCACAGAATATATCATTTGTTAGGGCAGATGGAGTTGAACCATCAGTATTTGCGGTCAGAGCGCAACATTTTGCCAATTAAATTATGCCCTAGTATAATGGAACGTTTACTGGTGAATATTACTCTTTCCAGATCGTGTCCCTAACGTTTTTGGCAGCGTTTTGTTGATTGATCTTCAGGTTACAGCGGAAACCTGAATTATCTAGGCAAGTCCTAGCACCAGTCGGATATCTGAGAGTTGAACTCAGCGCAAAAATCTTATCAGGATTTCCAGGGCAACCGTCCCGTCCTACCCGCAATCTAGTAATATCTTGATATATCTCCGAACATAGGTCTTTCAGTTATCGGAGGTATAGTATGAAGTTCGAAAAGAGACAGAAAGCTAGAGAATTAAGAATTGGTGGAAAATCAGTACCTAACATAGCAAAAGAGCTTGGTGTGGCTAAAAGCAGTGTGAGTATGTGGGTACGTGACATTCAGCTAACAGAGGAACAAAGAAAAAACTTTGGCACCAATCAGGGTAAACATTTGTTGGCATTTTCTCAAGAGAGAAAAATTTCTAGTCTGAAGTTACGACAGAAATATCAAGAAGATGGACGTAAAAGAGCTGCTGAACATGATTTACTACATTGTATGGGCTGCATGCTATTTTGGGCAGAAGGTACAAAAGATAAAAACACAATAACGTTCACAAACTCAGATGTACACATGTTGCGTATTTTTTTGAGGTTTCTACGAGAGTGTTTTCATGTGACAAACAACCAAATCACGGTAAGGATTAATTGCTTCATAAAACATGAAGCAGATTGGGAGTCGGTCAAGCTATACTGGAAAAATGAGCTTGGTATAGATGAATCAATGTTTAGAAAACCGACGACTAAAGTTACTGACGTTGTTGAAAATTATGGTGTTTGTGCTTTGACTGTATGCAATACTGAACTAGCCCAGCAAATATATGGATCTATTCAGGAGTATGGCGGTTTCAATAACGGAATGTGTTTGGAAAACAAAAGAACAAGACGCTCTAACCAGATGAGCTAAGGTCCGTTTACTATCACTCTTGCTGTTGTTGCGCTTTCTTAATCAGCTGCACCTCTTTATATGACAAGGACAATGGAATTTCAGACTTGCAACCATCACATATACAATATGCAATAGTTTCCAATCTCACATCATCATAGTCAAGTTTTACTATTGAAGCGCAACTCGAACATGTAACAAGTTTTCCAAGTTTGCTCTGCTTTGAGCCTTCTTTTACAATCTCCATACCAACAGATATACCGAGAGAATCGTAGAGTTAGATAACGAAAAGGGCTCAGACGAAGTTTTTTCCAGCGTCCAGCCGCCGCATGTTGCCCGGTTTTACCCAGGTGGTGCGGCGCAGGGAAATCGAATCCCTGTCGTTTGAATTATCGGTTCAAGATGAATCGTCCAAAAAGCGCGTTATCTGGCGATGCTGTAAACACCCAAGCTTACAGCGTCATTTGTCACCAGTCCCCAAGATTGGAGACCTTTATACCAAGCCTTTCGAAGGCGCTAACAAGATCTGCGTTGTCCATAAAGGTATTGAAGTTGTACCTATCATCTTCCTCTTCCATTTTCCAATCTTCAATGCATTCTGGATGAGAGCATGTATTACAGTAAACCGGATTGCCATCTTCATCAAGATCTTCATTCGCTCTCTCACATTCATTTGTGTACGTTTCTGCGTAGTTCTCAACCAAAGCCTTCTGCTCTTCGGTGAGGTCTTTCTTGTACACAACGAAAGAACAGCTTGATGAATTTGATACGAAACCTGTTCTTGTCTTCATAATTACCTAGCAGTCACATCCAAGGTTCTCGACCTCTATTCCTTGCGCCTTGAAATAAGAAATCATATCAGAACTATCACACTCAACTCTATCTCTGTCAGCTGTAAAGACGTAAGCTGGTTCCGCATCACTATCATTTTCTACTCCAAAGTAAGGGTAATCACCAGAGCCTGGAACATATGAACGCTCGGCACAATCCCAAGAATTCAGATTATAGCACTTACCTTTTAGTTCTAGTTCAAAGTTCTTTATGAACCCAATCTGTTCATCTGTTAGTCCTTTCTTGATAATAACAAAGGAGCAGCTTGATGAGTTGGAAACGAATCCTTTTCTTGTCTTCATAATGTCACCTATCTTTCTTGAATGCTTTTACCTTGGCCCCTCCAGCTTTAACTTCTCGACGCCAAGCCGCCAGTCTTCGCTCAAGTTTTTTGAAATACTCGTCTGCATGCTTTCTGGTTCTTGCGCTATCGTATGCTTCTATCCAAATCCAGTTATGGTTCATTCATCTCCATTAGATGTGATATATACGCGTTTTATGACGAGAGTTCTACTTACAGGCGCTAGTGGTTTTGTTGGTTCACACATTCTTGAGCACCTTTTACTGAATACAGATTGGCAATTCGTTTGTCTTGCCGCTTGGAAACACAAAGGCACACCAGAACGTATCGAAAGAGCTATGAGAGATAACAAGGACCGTGTAACCGTGATTACACACGATTTGGTATCTCCTCTAACAGAACACACAGTAAATAGGCTTGGCAAGATAGATTACATATTGAATGTTGCGGCAGAGTCACACGTAAACCGTTCAATAGATGAGCCTGTTAGATTCGTTGAGAATAATGTACATATCGCACTAACCATGCTTGAACTTGCTAGAAAACTTCAACCATCCAAGTTTTTGCAGTTCTCTACTGATGAGGTTTATGGAGTGGCCCCAGAGGGAGTGAACCACAAGGAGTGGTCATCTATCATTCCTAGTAATCCATATTCAGCTTCCAAAGCCGCCCAGGAGGCAATCGCTATCTCATACTGGAGAACTTATGGGGTTCCTCTCATCATCACAAACACCATGAACATCTTTGGTGAAACTCAGGATGGTGAGAAGTACATTGCACAGCTTATCAGGAAGATATCAAATGAAGAGATTGTCACTGTTCATGGCAACGAGAACAACATTGGATCAAGGTACTACCTACATGCCAGAAACTGTGCTGATGCCATTTTGTTCATCGTCAAGAACATTGAACCAAGATTGTACTCTGACAGTTCAGAGGTTTTGGTTCCCGAGAGATTCAATATCGTTGGTGATGTTGAGCTGAACAATTTGGAAGTTGCCAACATGGTAGCCAAGATACTCGGTAAACCATTGAAATATGAGTTGGTTGATTTCCACAAGGGAAGGCCAGGACATGACAGGCGTTATGCTTTGGATGGAACCAAACTGAGAGAGGCTGGTTGGGCTGCTCCTATGTCATTTGAACAATCTCTTGAGAAATACATTGCGTGGACGTTGAAGCATAAGGAGTGGTTGTTGTGACCCCAGCGGGATTCGAACCCGCATTGAAGCGCTGAGAACGCTCTCGCCTAACCATTAGCGGATGGGGCCAAAATCGTGATGACATTTGCCAGCGCTGGTCATTTGTCATCACTAAACCTGGTTGTGGATTCGAACCACTATGCGCGCCTGCCTGCCTGGCTACAGATCTGTGCAGATAGTGGGTCTCGAACCCACATGTCCTTAAGGACTCTACGCTCTGAACGTAGTGCGTTTGCTTTTCGCCATATCTGCAAAAACCGGGGCTGCTCTATCCATTGAGCTAATCAACTTGTATTCAAACATTTCTTCGAACGGCACCTTCGCAAAGTGATATCCCTTTGCACTCCAGGCTTTAGCTTTCGCGTAACGTTGAGAGGAAATTGCCTTTGCAGGACTGTCATACATGTTGATATTGGATTCGAACCAATAACCAACCCCTTAGGGTGACCAGTTGGTACCGCCCCAACTACGACAGAGCCACAATCTGCCCGCTCACTTCTTGCGTTTGGTCACATTTAAACTGACGTGCTAGTTTATGTACATGGAACCTTGTGATCCCATAAACCTTACTGATTGATACTGCACTTTCTCCATTTTTGTACCTTTCAACAATTTCTGTTTTCACATTTGGTTTTAGTGTTTTTCTTACAGGGTTGTAACTATTGATAGCTAGATTTATTTGCTCTTTTCTTCTTAGTCCCATGTGAGGTTGAAGCTCTTTCATAAGAACCACAGCCCTACCTCCTTTAAGTGCTGTGGCATATGGTGTTTTGTGATGTGCCTTTTGCTTTTTACACTTGCGATAAGTAGAGCCAAAAAGCATAGCAGCTTTTGCAACAACATCTTCATCAGTCATCATCAATGTAATAGCTGGGCAATTTGGCCTGCTTGGTGGTGATTTTAGAAAAGAACCCTCACCTTCTAAAAGCCCTGCAAGCCAAATCAAATCGTATTCTTTCATGAATAATCATATATCAAGCTCAACGACTTATTACAACTGGGCCACAATCTAGTGCCTTAACCATTAGGCTACGATCACAGTGCTCATGAAGGGATTCGAACCCCCAAGCCCGAAGGCGGCAGTATTTGAAGCTGCTGTGTATACCAGTTCCACCACATGAGCGTAAGTTTCTGTATCTTTGTAGCACCGAAGGGATTTGAACCCCCACGCCCGAAGGCATCAGCTCCTAAGGCTGACGTGTCTGCCGTTCCACCACGGTGCCATATTTGTAATTTTGCACATATGCATATTTGCAGATTTACATATGAACCTAGAGAAGTATATCGTGTTACACGGCAGCCCTATCAAGCTGCCCAAGCCTCATGCAGATTTTGTTGACTTTTACTACAACAACATGATGCATGATAAGAAGTTCGGAGTTATCCATATGCGAAAGGCCAGACAGGTTGGTTTTACCAGTTTGAGTCATGGGCTTTCGTTAGCTTTGGCCATGGAAGAGGTTGTTAGGGTTTATCACCTTCATCCTACTATGGCTATGGCAGCACAGTCAGCTCAAAAAATAAACGATATGATTCTTGATGCCCCAAGAGGAATGACCAAGAAGCGCAATGGCCTTCTAAAATCTGTCATTGAAGAAAAGTTGAAATGGGGTCCTCAATGCGATACCAAAACCAGAAAAGAGTTTGAGAATGGAAGCTCAATCCTAACAGAGTCAACTGGGAACAATGCCTGCCGTTTGAGGGGAGGAAGCTGTGACATTTCTTTTTTCCATGAGTCACAGCGCATGGAGCCAGAAGCTATGAGGAACGCAAGTCATCTTTCATCCCATTCACAATTCGGTGTGCTTGGTCTTGGTGTTCAGACTTATATGTTCACACCACAAGAGGAAGATGATTATTCCGATCATATGTGGAAAGATTCAGACCAGAGGAGGTTCCACTACAGGTGCGAGAACTGCTCCTGTATGTTCCCAATCATGCAAAGCAATTTCCGTGAGATTTGGTTGTATGGATTTACCATCCGTTGTCCAGAATGTCACAGAGAGCAGGACAAGAGAAACGCCATGAAACGCGGAGAGTGGATAGCTACAGCAACCGAGTCACATGTTGCTGGATTCCATATGGACCAGTCTACCATGGAGTTTTTTAGCCGTGAGTCAATTGATGCGTGCTATAATGACAGAACCATGACGGAAAGGAATATCGCTAATGAAGTATGGGGAGAGTCTTTTCCGAAAGAACAGTAATAAAACGGGGACTGCTCTACCAATTGAGCTAATCCAACTTTGTTCGATAACTAACGCCTCTTCAAACTCGCACCGTGTGGAAATCGCGTTTTTCCGTGACAGGCTTTAGCAACAAGCCATGCAAGACATCCCCTCGCGAGGGAGCTAACACGGACTAACAGTTGCGTAAGAGTTGATAGGAGACAGTCTTATGAAGCACTGTTACTTATCGAGTCGAATGCCGGACTCGAACCGGCAACCTTCCCCTCAGTCCTGATAGCAGAAGTCGAATCTGCAACATCCAGCTTATGATGCTAGCGCTCTACCAATTGAGCTATATCAGGGAATATCATTTTTAGCTTCTTTCAACGCCTCTCTTCTATTCTTGACCTCTTGTCTTTCGTGTTGTACCCTTTTCCACTTGAGCGCTCCATGGCCTCTACGATGTTTCAAGTCTCGTCTTACCAAGAATGGAACGTTACCATGTTTTTCAATGTGCATGTTCCAATAGCGTGTTAGACGTTTCTTGATACGTGGTATCTTGTTTTCTCTTATGTGTGGCATAGAGAGAAAATCAGACATCAATTCTTCAAGAGTGTTGTATGTATCCTTCAAATAGTACATAGTGGCCTCTAAAAAGTAAGTAGAAGTGATGCCATTCCAATTTGGCGGAGATGTCTCTTCGTAAAGAGCAATCGGCATCATACATTGGTGACCCCAGTCGGATTCGAACCGACAATAAGCTGCCTGAAAAACAGCCGTCCTGAACCGTTAGACGATGGGGCCATTGAAAAGAGGATAACGAAAATTGGTTGACCTTTTGCCTTACGGCACATTACGTTTCGGTTTTTATTACTGATGTAGATGAAAGATCAAACCTGCGCGTTATCTTGGAAGCGGGTCTTGGATTTGAACCAAGGAAACTAGGCTTATGAGACCCAGGAGTTAGGCCAGACTACTCTAACCCGCGATAGTGAATAAGCAACGAAAAGATTTGAGACCCTGCCTTTCGGCTCTGTTGTGTATACCAATTCCACCATACCGGCGTTTCCACGTTTCCACCGATAGCGGGACTCGAACCCGCAAACGTATTAGGTGACAGTTTTACAAGATGAAAGATCTCGGATCGCGTTGCTTTGTGCCGCCGACAGGATTCGAACCTGCATGAACGTTTTGTGTTCCTCACGCTCTCAACGTGATATGTATACCAAATTCCATCACAGCGGCAAAGGATAACGAAAGATTGTCAGACGGGTTTTTCAACACCAGTCTGCCCATTGTTTTCAGAAGAATTGAGACTTGTTTTTACCGGCACAACCAGCATCTCAATTTGGCGGGCAGCTAAGGAATCGAACCTTAATGTCTATACGTTGGAAATATTAGATGAACCATCTAACTATGCGCGTTATCTTGGTTGCGGAGAATTGGATTTGAACCAATGACCTTCGGGTTATGGGCCCGACGAGCTACCTGACTGCTCTACCCCGCAATAATTAGCAACGAAAGGAGCGAGACCCTACATGCCCACATGGGCGATTCCCCAGTGAAAAGAACCCGAAGGTTCGGTGGGGAATTAAGTTTCGAGCTTAGATGAAAGATCCCTAACGCGTTGCTGGTCCC